GTTCCAGATGAGCCTGATGTACCAGAATTTCCAGACGAACCTGATGTTCCTGAGCTACCGCTTGTTCCTGAAGAACCTGATGTTCCAGAAGAACCAGAGGAACCGCTCGAGCCAGATGATCCACTTGTTCCTGAACTTCCTGATGTACCACTCGATCCGGATGATCCGCTTGATCCTGAAGAACCAGAAGATCCTGATGTTCCAGATGAACCTGAAGTTCCAGATGATCCACTTGAACCGGAAGAACCCGAAGTACCGCTTGATCCACTTGTTCCGGAAGATCCAGATGAACCTGATTTGCCTGATGATCCGCTTGATCCTGAAGAACCTGATGATCCGCTTGTTCCGGAAGATCCTGAAGTACCAGATGAACCGGATGTTCCTGATGAACCTGATGAACCTGAAGAACCGCTTGTTCCTGAGCTGCCGGATGTTCCAGAAGATCCAGATGATCCGCTTGTTCCGCTCGACCCAGATGTTCCGGACGATCCACTTGAACCTGACGAACCGGATGTTCCCGAAGAACCTGAGGTACCTGAACTTCCAGAAGTTCCAGAAGATCCCGATGATCCACTTGTTCCACTTGAACCTGACGTACCTGATGAGCCAGACGTTCCGCTTGATCCCGATTTTCCACTTGAACCAGATGAACCGCTAGAGCCTGATGTGCCTGAAGATCCTGAGGTACCTGAACTTCCTGAAGAACCTGATGTACCACTAGAGCCTGATGTTCCAGAACTTCCACTTGTTCCGCTAGAACCTGACGAACCACTTGTTCCTGAACTGCCGGACGTTCCGGATGATCCTGATGTTCCAGATGAACCTGATTTTCCACTTGAACCAGATGAACCTGAGCTACCTGAACTTCCGCTTGTTCCGCTTGAACCTGAGGTGCCTGAATTTCCAGATGAGCCTGATGTTCCACTCGAACCACTTGTTCCAGAAGAGCCAGAGCTTCCTGATGATCCACTTGAACCTGAGGTGCCTGAAGAGCCGGAGGTACCAGAACTTCCGCTAGTTCCGCTAGAACCAGAAGAGCCTGATGAGCCAGAGGTACCGCTCGAACCGGAAGTACCGCTTGAACCACTTGTACCAGAACTTCCGCTAGTTCCGCTTGACCCTGAGGTACCTGAGTTTCCTGAAGAACCTGACGTACCGGATGAACCTGATGTTCCTGATGATCCGGATTTTCCAGAAGAACCACTCGAACCTGAACTACCTGAGGAGCCAGAAGTTCCGCTTGAACCAGAAGAACCAGATGAACCACTTGTTCCTGAACTTCCAGATGTTCCAGAAGAGCCTGACGTGCCTGAGGAACCGGATGAGCCTGATGAACCACTTGTTCCTGAGCTTCCTGATGTTCCACTAGACCCACTTGATCCTGATGTACCTGAAGAACCAGAAGTTCCGCTTGAACCGGATGTGCCTGAGTTACCAGAAGAACCTGAAGTTCCGCTTGAACCGGAAGTTCCAGATGAACCTGATTTACCAGAAGATCCACTAGATCCAGAAGAGCCAGATGATCCACTTGATCCTGAAGTACCGCTTGATCCGCTTGTTCCTGAAGAACCAGAAGTCCCTGAATTTCCAGATGATCCGCTCGTTCCTGAGCTTCCTGATGTACCTGATGTGCCCGATGATCCACTAGTTCCTGACGAACCTGAAGTTCCACTCGACCCACTAGAGCCAGATGTTCCAGAAGAACCTGATGTGCCGGAGGAGCCGCTTGTTCCTGATGAGCCTGAGGTTCCTGAATTACCAGAAGAACCGGAAGTACCTGATGATCCGCTAGTTCCAGAAGAACCAGATGTACCGGACGATCCTGATTTACCAGAAGAACCAGAAGAACCTGACGAACCGCTGGATCCTGAAGTTCCAGATGATCCGCTAGTTCCAGATGAGCCAGAAGTTCCGCTAGAACCACTTGAACCAGATGTTCCGCTTGATCCACTTGAACCGGAAGTTCCAGATGATCCACTAGTTCCTGACGAACCTGAAGTTCCGCTCGACCCACTAGAGCCCGAAGTTCCACTTGACCCGCTAGTTCCTGAGCTTCCTGATGTACCGCTTGAACCTGAGGAACCGGAAGTTCCTGAGTTACCTGAAGAGCCTGATGTACCGGACGACCCACTCGAGCCTGAAGAACCGGAAAAACCTGATGTGCCGCTTGATCCTGATTTTCCAGAAGAGCCTGACGTTCCAGAGGATCCGCTTGAACCACTAGAACCAGAAGTACCGCTTGAACCGCTAGTACCAGATGAGCCTGACGTACCGCTCGAACCGGAAGATCCGGAAGTTCCAGATGATCCACTAGTTCCTGAGCTTCCTGATGTACCAGATGATCCACTTGATCCTGAAGTTCCCGAAGAACCGGATTTACCAGAAGATCCACTAGATCCGGAAGAGCCAGATGAGCCGCTTGAGCCTGAAGAACCTGAAGTTCCAGAAGACCCGCTTGAGCCGGAAGTTCCGGATGACCCACTAGATCCAGAGGTTCCTGAATTTCCGCTAGAACCTGATGTGCCAGATGATCCGCTTGTTCCACTTGATCCTGAAGTTCCCGAAGAACCGGATTTACCAGAAGATCCACTAGATCCGGAAGAGCCAGATGAGCCGCTTGAGCCTGAAGAACCTGAAGTTCCAGAAGAACCAGATGTGCCGGACGATCCGCTTGTGCCGGACGAACCTGATGTACCAGATGATCCGCTTGAACCTGAAGTTCCAGATGAACCACTTGAGCCGGAAGAACCGGAAGTTCCTGAGCTTCCAGATGTACCACTTGAGCTAGAAGTTCCCGATGACCCACTAGAGCCCGATGTTCCGCTTGAGCCGCTTGTGCCGGAAGAACCTGATGTACCTGACGAACCACTAGAACCTGATGTTCCAGAATTTCCAGATGATCCAGAAGTACCACTTGAACCTGAAGAGCCTGAAGTTCCGGAAGAACCGCTTGTTCCGCTTGAGCCAGACGATCCTGATGTTCCGCTTGAGCCAGACGTTCCTGAACTGCCACTTGTTCCACTAGAACCAGAAGTTCCTGAATTTCCAGAAGAACCAGAAGTACCTGAGCTTCCAGACGTTCCACTCGAACCGGATTTACCGGATGACCCGCTTGAACCAGAACTTCCTGATGAACCTGAAGATCCAGACGACCCAGATGATCCCGATGTACCTGACGAACCACTAGAACCTGATGTTCCGGAAGAACCGGAAGTACCACTTGATCCTGACGTACCTGACGACCCTGAACTACCAGAGGTTCCGGATGATCCGCTTGTTCCACTTGATCCTGATGTACCAGATGAACCACTTGTTCCGCTTGAACCAGATGTTCCAGATGATCCACTTGAACCTGAAGTACCACTTGATCCTGAGCTTCCACTTGTTCCAGAAGAACCAGAAGTTCCGGAGGAACCTGAGGTACCTGAACTTCCAGAAGTACCACTTGAACCTGAAGAACCTGAGCTGCCAGAAGTACCAGATGAACCACTTGTTCCAGAAGAACCTGATGTGCCTGAGCTTCCAGAAGATCCAGATGAACCTGACGTTCCACTCGATCCACTTGTTCCAGAGCTTCCTGACGTACCAGAAGAACCAGAAGTTCCACTTGACCCGGACGAGCCAGATTTTCCGTTTGAACCACTTGAACCCGATGATCCACTTGATCCTGACGAGCCTGAGCTTCCGCTTGTTCCAGAAGAACCAGAAGTACCGCTTGACCCAGATTTGCCAGATGATCCACTGGATCCACTTGAACCTGAAGTTCCACTTGAACCTGAGCTTCCAGATGTACCGCTTGATCCACTTGTTCCAGAAGATCCAGAAGTTCCGCTTGAACCAGATGAACCTGAAGAACCTGAGGTTCCAGATGATCCACTTGTTCCTGAAGAGCCAGAAGTACCTGATGATCCACTTGTTCCGCTTGAACCAGATGAACCTGAAATACCAGATGATCCACTTGTTCCAGAGCTTCCTGACGTACCAGAAGAACCAGAAGTTCCACTTGACCCGCTTGAGCCTGAGCTACCTGAAGTTCCACTTGACCCTGAAGTTCCTGAGCTTCCAGATGTACCAGATGACCCACTTGATCCTGAACTTCCAGATGTGCCAGACGAACCTGATGTACCACTCGATCCACTAGTTCCAGATGAGCCAGATGTTCCACTTGACCCAGACGATCCTGATGTACCGCTCGAGCCTGAGCTTCCGCTTGTTCCAGAAGATCCTGACGTTCCTGACGATCCTGATGTACCAGAAGAACCAGAAGTTCCTGAAGAACCACTAGTTCCACTCGAGCCAGAAGTTCCAGAAGACCCACTTGATCCTGATGAACCTGATGTACCAGATGATCCGCTTGTTCCTGAGCTACCTGATGTACCACTAGAACCTGACGTTCCAGAACTTCCACTTGATCCACTAGTACCTGAAGAACCTGATGATCCTGATTTTCCACTTGAACCGGAAGAACCGCTTGAGCCTGAAGATCCTGATGAACCTGATGAACCTGACGAACCGGAAGTTCCAGAACTTCCACTCGTTCCGCTTGATCCACTAGAACCACTTGTTCCTGAAGATCCTGACGTGCCAGATGATCCACTAGAACCAGAACTACCAGAAGTTCCTGACGATCCTGAAGTTCCTGATGATCCACTTGACCCAGAAGAGCCAGATGTTCCCGAGGACCCGCTTGTTCCAGATGAACCTGAAGTTCCAGATGAACCACTTGAACCAGAACTACCAGAAGAGCCCGAAGACCCGCTTGTTCCTGAAGACCCTGATGACCCGCTGGTTCCAGATGAACCTGACGTTCCGCTTGAACCGCTTGTACCTGAAGAACCGGAAGTTCCAGATGAACCACTTAAACCAGAACTACCTGATGTACCCGAAGAACCTGAGGTACCACTTGAACCAGACGTTCCTGATGATCCACTCGATCCAGATGAACCTGAAGTTCCAGATGATCCGCTTGATCCACTAGTTCCTGAGCTTCCAGATGTACCAGAAGAACCACTCGAACCTGATTTTCCAGATGAACCACTAGAGCCTGAACTTCCAGAAGAACCAGAAGAACCGCTTGAACCGGAAGAACCAGATGTTCCGCTTGAACCTGACGAACCTGAGCTACCAGAAGTACCTGAACTTCCACTTGTTCCACTCGATCCTGAGCTACCAGAAGATCCACTTGTTCCACTCGATCCTGACGTTCCTGCCGAACCGCTTGTTCCACTCGAACCAGATGATCCTGAACTACCAGAAGAACCGCTTGTTCCGCTTGATCCAGATGAACCACTAGAACCTGAAGTACCACTCGACCCGCTTGTTCCAGAGCTTCCAGAAGAACCACTTGAACCACTCGAACCTGAGGTTCCGCTTGAACCAGATGAACCGGAAGTACCAGATGATCCACTTGTTCCAGAGCTTCCACTTGACCCAGAAGATCCACTAGACCCACTTGATCCTGAGCTACCAGATGAGCCTGAGGTACCGCTAGATCCACTTGAACCGGAAGATCCAGATGTACCTGAACTACCACTTGTTCCAGAGCTTCCAGAAGTTCCAGATGAACCAGATGATCCGCTTGAACCTGACGTTCCTGAACTACCTGAAGAACCAGATGTTCCAGATGAACCACTAGAACCACTTGTACCACTACTGCCAGACGAACCTGATGTACCGCTAGATCCTGAAGTTCCTGATGATCCAGATGTACCAGAGGAACCACTTGAGCCTGAAGATCCTGATGTACCAGATGAACCTGAGGTTCCACTTGATCCACTAGAACCTGATGTGCCGCTAGAGCCAGATGTTCCAGAAGAACCGCTAGTTCCGCTTGAACCAGACGTTCCTGAACTACCCGAAGTTCCACCTGAACCTGATGAGCCAGAAGAACCTGAGGTACCAGATGATCCACTTGTTCCAGAAGAACCTGACGTTCCTGAGCTACCAGATGAACCTGAGGTTCCACTTGATCCAGAACTACCAGAGGAACCACTTGAGCCACTTGTACCACTACTACCAGATGAGCCTGATGTACCACTAGACCCTGACGTTCCCGATGAACCGGAAGTGCCTGAACTACCAGAATTACCAGAAGAGCCACTTGAACCACTTGATCCTGAAGATCCAGAGATTCCACTTGACCCACTTGTTCCAGAGCTTCCAGATGTACCTGAAGAGCCAGAAGAACCAGATGATCCACTAATGCCGCTTGATCCTGAAGATCCAGATGTGCCGGACAAACCTGAACTACCAGATGTTCCAGATGAACCACTTGAACCTGAGGTACCTGAGCTTCCAGAGGATCCGCTTGTTCCACTAGAACCAGATGATCCTGATTTTCCAGAAGAACCACTCGATCCAGAAGATCCAGAGCTGCCAGAAGAACCTGAAGACCCGGAGCTTCCGGAGGTTCCGCTTGATCCGCTAGAACCAGAAGAACCACTTGATCCACTTGTACCGCTACTACCAGAAGAGCCTGACGTACCGCTTGAACCGGAGGTACCTGAACTACCTGAAGTTCCACTCGAACCTGATGTACCACTCGATCCTGAAGATCCAGATGACCCGCTTGTTCCGCTTGAACCTGACGTACCTGAACTTCCACTTGTTCCTGATGAACCTGGGCTGCCAGATGATCCACTTGAGCCACTCGTACCACTACTACCAGAAGAACCTGATGTACCGCTAGATCCTGAAGTTCCAGATGAACCTGATGTGCCTGACGAACCAGAAGAACCGCTTGATCCACTTGAACCTGAACTACCGCTTATTCCTGAAGATCCAGAAGTACCTGAACTTCCAGACGATCCACTTGAACCTGATGTTCCTGACGAGCCAGAAGTTCCACTTGACCCTGACGTACCACTTGATCCTGAACTTCCGCTTGATCCAGACGTACCGGAAGAACCTGAGGTTCCGCTTGAACCAGACGTGCCGGAACTTCCAGAAGAACCACTTGATCCAGAAGTACCTGAACTTCCAGAAGTTCCTGATGAACCGGAAGAACCTGATTTACCTGAGGATCCACTAGATCCACTTGAACCTGAGCTTCCTGAAGAACCACTTGATCCAGATGATCCACTTGTTCCACTAGATCCTGAAGTACCGGATGAACCAGAAGTTCCACTTGATCCAGAAGATCCTGAGCTACCAGAGGTTCCTGATGAACCACTTGAACCAGACGATCCACTTGATCCAGATGTTCCAGAACTTCCTGATGTTCCACTAGATCCTGAACTGCCTGAAGAACCGGACGTTCCACTAGATCCTGAAGAACCAGAAGAGCCAGATGAACCGCTAGTTCCAGAAGAACCTGAAGTTCCAGAGCTTCCAGATGAACCACTTGAACCTGATGTACCTGAACTACCAGATGTACCCGAAGAACCTGAGGTTCCACTAGATCCTGAAGAACCAGATGATCCGCTTGTTCCTGAAGAACCACTTGAACCAGAACTACCTGAGGTCCCTGATGAACCGGAAGTACCGCTTGAACCTGACGTTCCGGATGACCCACTAGATCCGCTAGAACCAGATGTACCGCTTGATCCTGAGGTACCTGAGCTTCCAGAAGATCCAGATGAACCTGAACTACCTGATGTACCACTTGAGCCTGATGTTCCAGAAGAACCCGATGTACCTGAACTGCCAGACGTTCCAGAAGAACCTGAGCTACCAGATGTACCGCTCGAACCTGAAGTTCCTGAGCTTCCACTAGTACCGCTAGATCCTGAAGAACCTGAACTTCCTGAAGAACCATTTGATCCACTCGTTCCTGAAGAACCAGATGTTCCTGAGGATCCGCTTGTACCTGAAGAACCTGACGTACCGCTTGATCCACTCGAGCCAGATGAACCGCTAGAACCAGATGTTCCAGATGAACCACTAGATCCTGAAGTACCTGAAGAACCAGAAGTTCCACTTGACCCGCTTGACCCTGAGTTTCCAGAAGAGCCAGAGGTTCCTGAACTTCCAGACGTACCAGATGAGCCGCTTGAGCCAGAATTACCTGAACTACCAGAGGTTCCGCTCGATCCACTTGTTCCTGAAGAACCAGAAGAACCTGAGTTTCCAGATGAACCCGATGTTCCACTTGAACCACTTGAGCCACTATTTCCTGAGGAGCCTGATGTACCACTTGACCCACTAGTTCCAGATGAACCTGAAGTGCCAGATGATCCCGAAGTACCACTTGAACCGCTTGATCCTGACGATCCCGAATTTCCGCTTGAACCTGAGGTTCCGGAAGAACCTGACGTACCAGAACTTCCTGAGGACCCTGAATTACCGGAAGAACCGGATGTTCCTGAGGATCCACTAGAACCGCTTGAGCCAGAATTTCCTGACGAACCAGAAGTTCCACTAGAGCCAGAAGAACCGGAATTACCTGACGAGCCTGAAGTTCCACTTGAGCCACTTGAACCAGAAGTTCCAGAGTTACCAGAAGAACCTGAGGAGCCGGATGATCCAGAGTTTCCTGAACTTCCAGAAGTTCCACTTGAACCGGACGATCCTGAATTACCAGAAGAACCTGATGTTCCTGACGAACCACTTGACCCGCTTGAGCCAGAATTGCCGCTCGATCCTGAAGTTCCAGAAGAACCCGATGTTCCGCTAGAACCAGACGAACCGCTTGTGCCTGAGGAACCCGAATTTCCGGAAGACCCTGATGTTCCCGAAGAACCAGAAGAGCCGGAGTTTCCTGACGAACCACTTGAACCGGAAGATCCCGAGTTTCCTGAGGAGCCGGAGGTTCCTGAAGACCCACTTGATCCTGAAGTTCCCGAGGTTCCAGATTTTCCAGATGAGCCTGACGTACCGGAAGAACCGGAGGAGCCAGATGAACCCGAATTTCCAGAACTACCGGAGGTTCCACTTGATCCAGATGACCCAGATGTTCCAGAATTGCCGGACGAACCTGAGGTTCCGGAAGAACCTGAATTGCCTGAAGAACCGCTTGTTCCTGAGGAACCAGACGTTCCGCTTGAACCACTTGAACCTGAAGTTCCAGAGTTACCAGAAGAACCTGATGTTCCACTTGAACCGCTATTTCCTGAGGATCCTGATGTGCCGCTTGATCCTGAGGTTCCTGAACTTCCACTTGAACCAGATGAACCTGAAGTTCCTGAACTTCCACTTGACCCACTTGAGCCAGAATTGCCTGCCGAACCTGAAGTTCCGCTAGAACCACTTGATCCAGAATTGCCTGAACTACCGCTAGTTCCTGAAGAACCACTGGATCCAGAATTGCCAGACGAACCTGACGTACCACTTGAACCGGAGTTTCCTGAGCTTCCGCTTGTTCCTGAGCTTCCTGACGAACCAGACGTTCCGCCTCCAGCAGTATCACTCCAAAAGACGTTACCATCGTCATCGATCACTAGGACCTTGATCTTGGTTGCATCTTTCTGTACGTGGCTGAGATCGACTTGCTTAATCTGTAACTTATTTGACATTTAGACCTAACTTCATTTTGCTAAAGTTATTTATCAGCCCAAATCAAATAAACTAGTTACTAGCGATTTTGCTTTGCGTATAAAATGGCTTCTACGTATTTTGCCGAGGCGGAATCCGCTTTTATTTTTGAGAAATCGGCATCGAACGGATTCTGGTTGATGAATTCTCCCTTGTAGAATAGGGTTCCGTTCTCGTTATTTGTGACACCAGCATTGTGCATGATGTTATGGTTCTCGTACTCAGCCAAGGTAGACGTTCCCCAACTGAAAGAAAATTCTTTCGATATTCTAGGCTGTGCACCGAGTTTCATTGCATTCCACAGGACTGCCCACAGGTCAGCACACCATTTCTGGATAGGATTGTAATCCGTTAATCTCTTATCGATTTCTGCCATTTTAGCATTGACCCACTCCTCAGTTAGTGGAACTGGGCTATTTGCTACTTCTGCGGACAGAGTCTGTTTAGCTTCAGATATTTCTTGAATACGTTTGGCTCTTTCGGCTGTTTCTCTTTCTGCCATGAATCGATAGAGGGTCAGAGCATCTTGTTTAACGCTCTTCCAGTAGTCTGCAGTTACTCCCTTCATTAGGTGCTGAGCTCCGCCTGAATTGTTTTGGTTGAACTTCACCAATTCAGGATCAATGTTTGCAATCTTGCACATTTCCAAGAATAGATCCTCTCCTTTTGAACGAATGTAATCAGAACCTATGTACGAAATAGTATCGCTGAAGTACCAGAAAAGGTCTCCGTGCATGGAATCAAAATTCGGAAGTTGCCGAAAAATGATGTCTGAATCGTGGTAGAAGATGGTCTCTCCCCTGAGATTTGGGAATTTGACAAAATGTTGTTCGAGAATGTCCGGCCTCAGTATTGGGATGTACCCGAAATTATCCTTCACCGATTTTGTATAAGAAAAGAATCGAACGTAAGGGTACTTGTTTGCTAATGCTGTAAGTTCTGGAGAAGGAGAACCATTATGAGCCCACAGTACTTCTATCCAATTAGGATTTATTCCAACCTTTATGAAATTGTGAATCATTACTTCCACTTGCCAATGAAAATATGGGACGTCTGGCTGAGCAGATATGAAAACTACCTTTTTTGTCAACATCAAACAAAAGGTTTTATTAGCTTATACTTGGACTCACCTTCTTGTTTTATGGAATGGTGGTCGTAGTAGTAGTTGGAATCACTCCCAACGGTATGGTCACAGTATCGATCAGAACGTTATCTTTGGTGAACGTGTATGTTCCAGCGATAGTTGGTATCAATTGGTAGCCAGCATAGTTCAAGTTGAACGTCCATGGCAAGGTCTTGAGAGTATTGATAGGATCTGCAATGTTCGATAACGTGTAAGTCACGCTGTAAAGAGCATCCGTGAACGTAACTTCGTACGGTCCACTAGGAGCAGGATTTGCTGTGAACGTTACCGATTTGCTGGTCAATATCGTGAAGTCTATCTGGTTGGCAATCGTCGTGGTCGTAGTAGTTGGAGCAGAAGTGGTGGTCGTAGTAGTTGGAGCAGAAGTGGTGGTCGTGGTAGTTGGGGCAGTAGTTGTAGTCGTTGTCGGAGCTATCGTAGTTGTCGTTGTAGTAGTTGTAGTTATTCCAGACGTGGTGGTCGTAGTTGTAGGAATTGCTGAGATTGGGACGTCTATTTCGTACTCGCACGATGTGTTGTACGTGAACGTGTAAACTCCGATCACGGTAGGAACTTCTGCAAAATGAACGTCTGATAGATCGAACGTCCAAGGTAATGAAATCGAGAATCCGAGCAACCCAGTTAAATCGTGATTGCCGCCTAATTGATCTACAAAGGTTACGGTATGTGGTCCCACTGGAGTTCCCGTAAATGTGATCGTGTTAGGATTATTGCCATAAGGTAAAGTGAAGTTAATTGCATTTGGCGGACAGTAACCTGGAGCAGTAGTAGTTGTAGTCGTCGGAGGTTGAGTGGTTACTGGAACTCCCTTTATCAAGTAAAATGGGCTGAATGCTGTTACTTGTGCATAAATCGATCTGGTTGCATAATCTGGAGCGTACAGTCCACCTAGAATGGTCTCATCCACTAAGACTGATCCTACTTGGTGGAATATTCTTACCAAATCGAAATCTGGTTCGGTCATCGATTGTGGAAGTGTGAATTTCACTATAGCTCCAGCATCATAGACAGTATTCACATCGTGAATTGAATAAGTCAGAACGCTATTTTCCAAGTAATACCCAGAAGGAAGTGTGTACCCTCCGCTGGTAGTTGGAGTAGGCAAAGAACAAATGGTAATAGGTCCAGCAGCAGCAGTCGTTCCAATTATTTCTATTCCGAATTGTGGGAATATTATTGGCACAGTATCTGCTATTTCCGTGATGCAAGAGTATCCTGCTTGCGAGCAGTACGGATCCACCGTGAAGTAATGCAATGTAACCGTATCGTAATTCTCTAAGGTCCATCCAGCAATCGTTGGATTGAAGTACAGAACATCGGACGAGTCTATCGATCTGAGAGTAGAGGCAGTAGTTCCTCCGTCCTTGCTGAAATAAGCTGGCAAAGTTTTAACAGCATCTCCTACTCTGATCTGAAGACCATTGATGAATAGTAACATGTTGCTTGATGCTAACGGAGCCGGAACCAAGAATAAGCCAGCAGAAATAGGAGATCCATCAATTGAAACAGCATCGGCAACGGCTGACATTATTACTTCCTGCATGCATGGAGTTGCCCCGTAACCTGCTCCGGCCAATAAAGTCCAACCTGTGCTCGTCAACCAAACGTAAACTCCCTCCACCCTATTTCCTTGGGCTTCGATGTAGACCAATTCCCCTGGAATTCCGGTCGTAGGCAAAAGCCCATAAACTCTCAATCTTAACCTTAACGTATCAGTAACATCGTCCGCTATGAAATTAGCAGCGGTCACTGATCCGCTTGGATGCAGGTGTATCGTTGTAGGATAACGTCCGTCTTGTAATTGAGCACCGTACACTCTCAGTCCATTCCTAACCGTCACCCAATTCGCATCGATATTGCTGATGTCCACAGTGACTTCAGACGTTCCCTGTTCGTAATTTATGGACGTCAAGAATTCCTTTATCGCAGAAGTCAGAGTTTGAAAATTAAAATTTGACAGCTCTACTATCGAACTAGTGCTCGTATTGCTTAAGGTTTTAACTGATGTGAGCTTTACTTCAACCGACATGCTGAGCCGTTATTTTTCAGATTCCTGACCGAGAACCATTTTTTCTATGAATTCTGTTTTCGAATCCACCTTGCTGTTCATATCAACCGTTCCAGAGCGAATGATACATTCTTTCAGGTCTCCATAAATCGGGTTATTTGGACTACTCTTTATGTAAGTCAATTCGATCTTGTTCTGACCGTCCCTTTGGAATGCGCATTCTTTCAAGTAAGAGTAACGAATATCGTTCTTGTCTATGAAGTATGATTCAATGATTCTCGAAGATCTCACCTTGCAATCGTAAAGCTTGCAGTTCGTAAGTTCTCCCTCGATGTAACAACGAATGAAGTCGACATCGGAAACTGAAAAGCATTCCTTAAGGCTAGACTCTCGCACCTGAATACGCTTCAGGTCTGTGTCATAGTTCACTTGACCTTTAGTTAAGTTACCTGTGGTTATCAGGTCGAATAGTTTTTCCCTAAGGTTTGAGTAATTCGATTCGAGAACGCGTGGATCATCCTTCAAGTCAACGTAAAGCTTGATTTCTGGGAATGTCCTGACGAAATTCTCGTATGTTTTGACTGAAAGGAGAACGTCCTTCCTAGTTTTCATGAAGTCTGCAATCTTCCTGCGCTCGTTTACTGTGTACTCGTTATTGTGCGTGAGGGTCTCGTACAGGCTTTCTGCCATGTAATTGATGAGTTCGACAGCTTCCTTCTTCTTTTTCTCGTAATCCTTTCCGCCAGCATATCTCACTTCGAGGTAATTGCTAGGAAGTTTCGTGAAATTAAGGCCGAAGTACTTGGAAAATGGGAGGTTGAAATCTAATGGGCTTGATGGATTAGCATAATCCAAGCTAGCCTCAGAGATGAACTTGTTCTTTGGGTAAATGTTCAGAACCGAGTTCTTGTAGATCTTTTGAATCCTGGACTTGGCCGAGGGCCACAGATCGAAGATCTTTGCTTCGTCCAGGTTCAAAATATACTTAAAAACGTTCAGATTTTGCAGTTTTTCTTTCATGTTGAGATCGACTTCATTGAAAGAAATGTTGATATGCAACCCGGTACGTTCATTTGTGAACCCATTTTCATTGATGAAGTTGAAAACTTTGAACAGAACGTAAATTGCTTCGTTGTATGGCATTACGCCAGTGATCAGCTCATTGGTCTTCATTCCACCCGAATAGTCGGGTTCCAACTTGAACGTGTTAGGCAGGACTGGAGTTTTTCCATGGTACCGATTCGTCCAATTGACCGTTTTCCCCAAGGTCTTTGATAACTGTTCTGAGAGCTCCTTTCTCGTCAATGGAGAAAAGAACTCGAACTCAAATCCGAGCTCGACGTTATCGAATAGCTTCTTCTTGTTTATGTCTTTGTACATAGTTAGGTTATTTATTCAAGGTTTAACGGTTTATCGCAATGAATGGAGTATTTAATCTTGGCCTACAATTATCAATGATGGCAAGAGTGGATTCATCCCTAACAAACAATTGGCTTATCACGAACTCGTGATCTTCTGTTTGAATCATCGTATTGAACAGCCTGACGTTCGCAAGCCAGTAATTCGCTCCGCATATCGCGAAATTAGCAGTAGTTTCGAAATCGAATTTTCCTATGTTCTGAGTTCCAGTATTAAGAACTGGTTCTATCCCATTGAAGTTCTTCACGTTAGCTGGATCCTGAGAGAAAGAGTAAACGTTGACTTCTAACTGTCCATACTGAGCGGAAACAGGAACGGTCAGGGCATACCATTTTCCATATTCGATCGTACCTACCACAAACGTGTACGTTGTAGAATTTATCTGTACGTATATCGTTAGGGTAGGCGAGGCAGAATCCACAATAGAGCCGGAGATGATAAGACCTTTCTGCTGAGTATCATCATATCCTCTGAACAGAGTCACGACCTGTGTGCCCTTAATGAAATTCACAAGGGAACAGTACGTCATGTTCGGAGTTTCGCTTGTCGATGCAACCTTCTTGTAAACGATAGCATTGTCAGATTGCATGAAACTAACAGTTCCAGAATCTTCAAGAATGTCAACTCTTTCGGCAGTTTTGAATCCGAGAGTTTTGTAACCTTCAATGACGACGTATTTTCCTAGAGCAGAGTACGAATCCTTAGGACCATTCGTTTTTATCCTAGGTTTCGAAGTTTCTCCTATTTTGAAATTGTAGTCTCCGGTTTCTAAAGAATTGGCAAGCCAAGCAGCAAACAAATCGCTATCTTCGTATCCCCATAATTCCTTTGGTGAAGTACCAGTAAGAATCTGGTCAGTAGTACGACCAAATGAAGAAAGTGAGTAAACAGTTTGAGTCGGTTTTACTGGGCTCATATCATAATAGTACTCAATGAGTTTGGAGTAATTGAAAGTGATGTCCTGAATTTTATTTTTCAATTCTGGGTGTAAAGCCCTACGAGTCTCATCGAACCTGTCAGAAATGGTAGTGAACTGTTGCTTGTCCAATGCATCCAAAGCCTGCGAAGCAGCTTCGTTTCCGAATAACTGGTCGGACGACATGATGAGGTTATCTAGGAACTGCCTATCTTCTGGTTTCATGAACGTATCGATGTTCGGATGGAACTTGGTGAGCTGAATTTTCCAGTACATAGGTTCCATCATGAACCCCCTGTACAAGTATGATCCTTGGATTTCGTACATCCTATTCAATAAAGGAAAGTAGAGGTAGTCTTTCTTTCTTGGTTGGGTGTTTCTTCCAAACATCTGTTGAAAGTAAACATTATCTACGTGAACTTCGAATGGTATTTCGAAATCCACTCCAAATTCTTCGAATCTCGGCTTGTTATCTGGGAACTTATTTTCCGGAACCACTACTTTGATACACTTACGATTAGTGGTTTTGAAGAGGGTCCATTCTTTGAAGATGAAATCTCCACCATCCCTATCCGGTTCGGTCTTGAAGTACACTACTTCGTGGCCGAATATCTTGTTAGTCTGTAAGCTAAGTTCATGCGCGATCCCAACTGCTGTGCCTGCATCGTACGGTTTGAATAGAGCGTCCTTCTCAGCAGTTATCATTGGACATTTTTCATCGGAACACTGAACTGGAGGACTGTAATCCTGCCCTTCGCTCTGTTTAGTTTCGACTCCGATCTTTATCCATTCGATCTTTAGTGATTCGGCTAATTGATCGTATGATTCATCATCGTATTCATACTTGACTTCGAAGAAAATATCAGATTCTTCGAATTCTAGGAGTTCGAGTTCGGTCAGGTTAGTCGGCGTAAATGTGTACCATAAGGACCAATTAGCCCTATCTGTTGAGTATCTAAGTTTGCGAGTGATGTTAGGTTCCAAAGCACTGTCAAGATCGAGCTCTTCCTTATACCCATTCGGTTTCGTTAAGCGTACTGCTTTACGAACGGGTTCGCCAGTCGTGAAAATTCTGTAATTCTTGCTGTACCCGATCGAATTTTTTGCCGGGTCTGGAACAATCTTGTATGTTACTTTCTGCATTGAACCTATCTTTTTGTTATTTATCGTAGGTCAATCAGAAATGGGGACTCTAATGCATTATATGATTTCCCTGCAGCTTACGCGATCAATTTCGAACCAAATAGTTGGGCCTGAGAACTTGTCAGTATTCAGGTAGAACACTATTCCATTAAACGGAAGAGAATTTCCGACAACTGTTTCAATTACATTTACCGCATTTGTTGGACTAGCTGAATATTCAGCTGCAACAAATCCTCCGCCTGGATTAACCAGAGAAGTTCCGTTCAATCGATACAGGAATAGCGAAGCATTTGATCTGTACCAGAATTCAACTTGATAATTGTTTCTAGCTTCGACTATAGCGAAATCATTACTAACTACGCCAATGTCTCCAGTTTTGCTGGCTTGCCTGGTGATTTTTTGAACCCTATCCCGAAAGCCAACTACTATTGGAGAGTAAATGGAGTACGAGGCGAATTGCCCTGGAATAAGCCGCCATTCATCGCCCAATCCGCTTGGAGAAAGTTTATCAACCCAGTCTTCTGTTAATATTGCCATTTGTGTTCGTTAATTTTAGAAGTAATCGCTATCGCCATTAGAAACGAGTTCAGTACCAAATCCTGAAGGAGCGGTCGTAGTCGTTGTAGTTGGCGAACCGGTAGTCGTAGTGGTTGTAGTTGGCGAACCGGTAGTCGTAGTGGTTGTAGGTCCAGTAGTGGTTGTTGTAGTAGGCTGTGTGGTAGTGGTTGTAGTAACTCCCTGTGGGTGAACATCCTGTGCCGTTTGGTGAGCAGTAATGTATGAACCGGAAATAGTTACTTCAATAACATTTCCATCAGAATTAGTAGGGTGTACGTAATTCAAAAAATCATAAATTGATACATTGCTTTCCAGTGCACAAGTTAATCCATCAGCAATATTCTGACGATTTCCATGAAGCTGTAACTGAGGAAGGCTAGAGCCGGTGCCATCATAGTATCCAAATTTTGCATAAATCGAAGATTGGTCGATTGGCTGCCAATCTACTGAAGATGATCCACCATTCCATGAATAACCCATTGCAAACGGTCTCAACAGATAACCAGTGGTCATCGTTGGAGATGGAGTGGTTAAAGAAACTCCAAACTTCATTTTTTCTGAAACGTTTACGTTTGGCCAGTGATCTGGTATTCCCCTAACTATTACTTGGTAAGCTTCGCTTCCTATTGGATGTTGCATTGCTGACCAAGCAGTATCTGCAATATCTCCAACTGAAACCGACAGAGCTGCATACGGATTAGAATAGTATGGCGGCGATACTCTACCAGTAGTGGTAGAAACGGTCCAGTTCGATATTAAGAATTTTACTGTGAAGTTCACAACATTTCCGATCTTAGTCATTATTCCACTTTGACCAGAAATAGTTGGGTTAACATTGGTCAACCCAGTCGCAACAGTTGGCAGAGTTCCAAAATAAACAGTAGGAGTAAATGTCACTTCTTGATATTCATCCAACGTGTTAGAATCACTACTATTCTTAGTAGGAACTGTTCCAGTTGAAACTGGGAATGGAATTGCACTGTTTAGCCTGGAATCTTTTACCTTTAGGGCATAATTCGTGCTGCTAGAACCTATGATAACTTCCTTCGTAATATCACTAGCATAAAGGCCTAGATCTGAATCTGATTCAGCGGTCAAACCCAATGAATTGAATGTTATTCCAAGAACTTCATTCTGGACAGTCACGTTCAATTTATCGAATAGAACCCTAGTTATGGAATTGCCGGTGTCTGACTTAATAATGAGGCTGTCGTTCCAACGGTTTAGATCGAATCCCATGGCTATCTTGTGAGATACCGAAAGAGAATCTGTGCTTTTCAGATGAAGTCCATCAAGTCCGATTCCGGTTAAGGCAACGTCAGGATTAGAAGTTACTGATTCAAGGTTCTTATTGCTGAACCCGAATTGAAGTATTGAGTTATTTCCTTGCTGATCTAAATTCTTTTTGTTTATTGACCATGTGAATTTAGAGTTTAATGCAGGTCGAGTGGTGCTGTCATTCGAATGAAGGTTGAAATCTGCCAAAATTGCACTCTGTCCAGGAAGTTCAGTAGCTGTCAACCTGTACTTACGTACTCGTAAATTCTGATATGTTGGGCTTATAACATAAGTCGCTCCAGAATCAGCAGAATTAAGGTATTCTCGTATGTCATCGACTGACCCTAATTCCAATTGATGCCTATAACCAGTAGAATCAATAAATTGATCTGCTTCAATAGCTGCACTGGATGCATTGAAAAATGAGTAAAGTGAAAGAATCGATGAGTATGGGAATGCTGTATTGAGATTCGAAATGTTCGTTCCCAACCTATCTACTGCAATTTCAATGTTGTACCCATTCAGGCCAGGAGAACCAACTGCTTTTACCGTCTTTACTGTGTATGGGTCAAAATTAAACATGACTCCCTGAGCATTCTGCGAACCGTCAGTTGTCAATCTCCAGTTAGGGGGATACGACAAGTAATAATCGGCAGGCTTAGAAGCGAAACCGATTGTATTTCGATCGAGCCCTTGTGAATTCTTTACTAAAACTGCAATACGAGCAGGCGGAGCTTGTGAAATTATACCAGTAGCCCAAGGCTGTTGATCAAGATTTATGCTTCTAATGAGAGCATCGAAGTCGGTCACAAGTTCCCAAACAGTACCGTCAGTTGTTTTTGTGTAAATTCCATTGTATGTAGTTGCACCAACTGTCACTTCTCCAACATAATAGTCCCCGATTACTGAATCGGCAGGAGAGGAAGCAGAAAGATCTAATTGAATTCCGCTCGGAACTGACCACATTACTGATCCATTCTTACCAGTCAATCCAATCGGACCTATTGGTCCAGGTCCACCGGCTTCGCCAGTATCACCCTTGTCTCCAGTTTGACCAACTCCGAGAGCAATCAGTTGATTGAAGTTGAAATTTAGCTTGCTCGCTAAATCCGATTGACTATCAATCGCGAATATCTCTTTAAGATTGATGTTGACCGCCATTAAATGTACTTAATTTTTAGTTTAGGTACTAGACTGACTCCTGAACTCGATTTTTTCATTATGGAACCAGTGATAATATCTGAATTTGTAGTGTTATTTATTTTGACAGATTTGATAGACGAATAACCGGCATCGTCTAACTGCTCGTAAGGCACTTCTGCAAAGCTTATCGAGTTATCAGGTAGGGTGTAGTCGGCCTTTTCGTAGAAATCTATTGTATCGAAAGAATAGAGTTTCACCAAGTTAGTCTTACAATAATCGTACAGGTACGAATCGAACGTGTAGGTTCCAAGAGAAACTGGGTCGGTGACGATAGGTTGACCATTTTCATCAGTGAAGAACTTTTGAAATTCTGCACGCAATCTCGTATCACCAGATAGACCAAGTTCAGATAGAGCTTTTGCTACGACCTGTGGGAAATTTATCTTGAATCGTACTTCGCTAGCGTAAACTGAGTAAGCGAATTCGACCAGATTGCCGGATACTGTGAGCTTTAAGAAATCCGAATCGGATACTTCGAATTCTTGGTTTGTCAGTTCCACAAAAGTGAAAGATTCAGCTATGAATGATAGCGGAACGTTTAGCAATTTGGAAATGAATGAATAGTCTTCCGTTACCCTACGACTTCCTGGAATAGCGTCTTTGTTCTTCTTAGTGCCGTACACATAATGATAATTGAAGTCCCAACTGCTTGACAGAACTTCGTACTTATCGAAATCTATCGGGGATTCGTAGATCATTGGGTATACAGGTTCGAACTTCTGAAAATTTTCGAAATCGAGAATGTTGTAATCTGCATACTTTACGTAAGAGAATTCTGGGATCACAAAGAAGTCAGTGATAGTTGGATTCAAAAACACATTTGCTCCGGTGAATGTTATTCCACCAGTAGTAATTTCTTGCTGGAATCCTGCAACCGGTCTGAACACGATTTCGTATTCTCCCGAATACCGGTAAAGCTCGTAAGAAGCGGAAAGGTCTTCGATCAAATCGAATCCTCCAACTTCTTTTTTACTTGCAGTTTCAACTGTTATTGGAATTGAGGTTACCACCGTAGCTTTATTTAGGGAGTCTGCCTGTTCAGTTTTTATCTGTATCTGTTGGGTATTTGCCAAGTTACCGTTCTCATACGTTTCCAAGAAAATAAGATCGGACTTCTTGTCCAATAATGAAGCGAACGTAGCAAATGACAAATTCTCAAATAAGTTAGCAAAGTAACCCTTTCCTCCAAACAACTGAAATTGCTGAGAATCGATGAGCCATGTGCCAGAGTATCCACTTGGAAAACTTTGTGGACTCAAACTTAGTGTATAGCCAGTTCCGATACTTGGGATCAGAGCTACGTCAAGAACAATGACATCCGTTCCAGAAAGTCGGCTAAGAGTTAGTAAATTTTCAGAAACTCTGGAAATTGCATGATTCGTTTTTGATGGATCGCTCAAGTCAGTAGGCAAAGTTACCGAATTGTTCAAATCTACTGATGATAAAACGGTCAGGACTACCGAAACTTTTCCTGTTGAGCTTACGAACATCAACGGAGAGAATGACAGAAGAGGCTTGCTAACTCCAGGAACGCTATCATTTAATAAAGTGTCATGCGATCCGCTCACTGGATTTATGAAGTCTTCCAATTTGAATTCGGTCGTTTGGACTCCAGACAGAGTTTTTCCAGCCAAGAAGTAAGAACTTGGGTTTCCTACCGGTTCACCTACGACTCCTTGCGTGCTAATGTCAACACCAATCGATAGTTTATTATTCGAATACGCCGATTTGGTCGTATTGTATTTCTTGTCCTTAGCTGAATAAAGAAAATTGTATGTGAGATTCGATACTTCATTATCGTTGAACGAAATACGGTAATCTCCAAAAATTGACTGAAGTCCTGGAATCAATCGATTAAGCATGAGATCGTATGTCGAAGATAACGGGATTCGCTTAAGAGTCGGCCCGGCATCTTTTAGTATTCTCATTCTGGAAGCAGAATCAGTCAAATAGCATAAGCGTTCTTCACTTAGCGTTAAATATTGTGGTGGATTTTCTAAGTAATTTAAGCTGATTCCAGTTAATTTACTAGAAGATGCCATCGTAAACAAAGCAGACTCAGCAAAGGCTATTATGTAGCTTTGTGATGCATCTGCTATTTTAGTTACGACGAATGTATCTCCAGGTTTAGGAATGTACTTTACTATTGGCGTGTTAGTTTTCAAATCTATAACGAATCCTTCATTTTTGAAGTCATCATTTGAAAAACTAGGGTAATTTGAATTTAATATTGTGTCAAATATTGCATCACCGCCGACTGTATTTTTAGTCAAATATTGATACTGTACTGGAAATTTATCTTGTTCGAATTCAATAATGATGAACTGATCCTGAAATACAGTAGTTTGATCTATTCTGAGGTCTGGAAAAATAACTTCACCTAGCGGATTAACTGGGATATGCAATAAACTTGGACTTATTTCTGAAACGTCGCTTACTGCAAGTTCGATAAGGATCACTATTGACTTAGCATCCTTGTTCTCAATTATTCTGTACTTGATTGGCAGCTGCGATGACTGTAAATCTTCCTTGACCGGTTTCAAAAGAACGCTAAAGTTGTAATCCTCGAACCTGTCGGTCGTATCAAGAATCGATCCATCGCTAGAAAGTTCTGAGAAGACGAATTTTGCTCCATTGAAAATAGTAGCATACTGCTTGGTGAATTGATCCTTTGCCAATTTAGAGTACCTGAATTGTGGTCTATCGATTTCAACTCCATCTGACATCGGAATGTACGTGAAGTACTTTTCGAAATAAGCAGAATCAGAAATCATTAACTCCGTGTTGAAAGAGTCAGGGAAATAGTAGTTATTCTTCTTCACCAAATCGGTAGTCAACGAATAGTTGAAATCTGATTCGATGTAGAACCACTCGTGCGTCAATTTTTCAGGAGTAGGAGAAGTTTCATGATGTGACGGCCCAAAATTATCCTTTCCGAACATGATGTCTGAATTCAAACGATACGGATTTCCGCGAGCATCAGTTGAATCGATGATTCCCCATTTTGAAATGTAAGGAATGACTCGATTCGTATTCGAAAAATCGGTCGAGAAGTTTTCCAAGTAAACATGGTACTCGCTGATGAGGTTGTTCGCCTTGTACTTTTCTCTGTATTCGTAGGTCAATGCAGTTGGATCAGGCGAACTGTGATCGGCTCCAAATGAGAAGAACCCGGTGAAGTTCAAAAGATTGCGGTCTTCGTCGAGAATTGGAATGTCTTGCCTTATCCAGTTTTGACTTCCTACTGACAGGCTTGATTGCGTTAAGATAACGTCACCGTTTAGAACGGAATACTCGTGCAACCCTTCTGAATTCTGCCAAACGATTGTATCTACACCGCCGGTAGCAGTGTACGTGATGTCATTTACTTTTATTTCGCCAGCACCTACTGTTTTGTACACGTACTTCGTGAAGTCTAGGATTTTTGTGTTCTTAGGCACGTAATAGTACTGATATAGATCGATTTCTGGGATCTTTGCATAATTGGTGGAGTACGTATAGAAGTCAATGTCCTTGATTTCGAATATCGAGAGAACTCCGATCTTCGGCTTGTACAGTTTACGAATTTCTATCCGGTCGTACAGAACCTCAGTCGGTTCGTTATCTTTCAATTCAAGAGTTGCATTCGCAAAATACGAAGAGACTGCTGAATCGGTGAGTACCTCATTTTCGTCTATTGATACGGAAGAATTGCTCACTCTTAGTATAGTGGACCAATCCTTTTCGGTTTTTACCACTATTTGATCAAGGATTGGGGTTAACCTATCAATATTGCCGATTGGAATTATTGCTTGCTTAGTAGATTCCATTCCGCCGTCAGCGTAAACGACAGAACTTGTGGTCTTTCCGTTTATCAGAACTCGTGAGGATAACGTTCCAAGAGCCTTTACTGCCAATTCCAAGTAATGATTTCCGACTGGAAGTATTTGTACGAACATAGTAGAGTCAAAAGTCTTTCCAGTCAAAAATGAGCTCTTCAATTTTTTCACAATTTCTAGAACGGTCTTGGCTATTGTAGCTAGGTCCTTTGATTTTCCGGAAACTTTGGTAGGCACGTATATTCTCGAAGCGCCATTGTTATTGTTCGGATAAGTAAGCCAGTACTCTTCTCCATTTGGAAATACTGAAGCAGTTGGATCGTCAACGAAAACGATGTCATCGTAACGACCGGCTGATTCTAGTGGATCGAATATTGATCCATTCTGATGAAATATTCTTAACGTTTCCAGATGTTCTGGATTGCTTGTGAATTGAATTGAAACTGTTGACCGAGTATCAATGGACGAAGATTTTGCTGTTTCCTGAGAGAATAATTCCCCTGGGCCAAAGGTCAATCCTAAGTCAAGAGAAGTTTCATGAATTGAGAACTTTATTCTATTTCCGACTTCTTCCATTGATTGAACCTGAGGAAATCTCAAAGAATCATCACGTAGCTTCAAGTAAGGAAAGAAGATACTATCCCGGTCGTTCATCATTGCATCAAATGCAGTCAGATCAGTATCAACACCAATTCCACGTAAAACTACTCCATCTGAGTTAGTGATAGTGACCGTGAGATCATCGTCCTTTCTGATGGTTGCTGAAAGAGGATTGTCATTATCCTGGTTTTCATGCATTGCTTGTAAATCGATGTCGAATTGAGCAAGTTCGATTAGGTTGCAATAGAAACCGAAGTACCGATTGAAGGTGTAATCCTCGGAGGTATCATCATTGAACAGGAATTCCAAATTGAGAATTCTAGGGTGAATTATGTTATTTCTTTCGAAACCTTCGGTGATGTACTGTTCTAACTTTAATTGCGGAATCGATTTTCTGAGAGTCGAACTGAGCAATTCGGGAATTTCGACATACGTTCCGGAACCAATGGACGATCCGCGGTAAACAGAGTAACGATCTTCCTTAAAGTTGATGTACAATGGGTTCTTGGTGTACATCGGATTCTTGGTGATGTTCCTGATGTACTTTCCAATTTTTGAATTTTCGGTAAGATCGAATGCTTTTACAGCAACTGCTTTCCTGAAAAGGTCAAGAGAAAACGTTTTTCTATCGAAGGTTGGATCTGCCAGTTTCTGTTTCCATTCTCCAACAGTGTAATTTGAAGCTCCAGGAACTTTGAATATTACGAAAGCTTCTGGAACTACTGCATCTAAGTAAAGAGGTGCCAAATAACTGAACTTTTCGCTGTAATTCTTTGAGGTCAAGTACTTTGCACCGCTAGAATACAGATCGAAATCGAACTGGTCCTTAAGGTCCTTAGCTACAGTATCGATCGTTATTGTGGAGCCAATTGCGAACGAGATTTTCGTTGGAGTTTTTCCGAAATCGTAGAACTTGAACAGATTAACTTCATGTGCTGAAGCCGGATCGATTGGAAAGTTCTTGTACTTATTCTGAGCTAGCTCTGAAGTCGCATCAATTGAATTGAACCACAGGCCTCCAGCCGAATCGATTGTCAGTTTTACGTTCGATGTTAGTTTGGGATTGGTGCGTAGCAATCCGAAGCTTATTCCTCTATCGGTGAGCTTCGTGTATGTTGGACTCTGACTTGGCAAAATTCATCCAATTTTTTTAGTCAGCAGTTAATGTGATCTGACTCATTGTATTGGATTTCGATATTGTGCTGATTGGAGTTACAACCGCCGTTTCTTTTTCGTACTGTGCACTTACCATCACGTCAAATGAAAAGACATCGTCTTTCAGTTGAATATCGAATCCAATCTGTTTAGTATATTTAACATTCCGTAAACCTGCCGCAACGTTTGGACGGTATCCTCCGACATAGGTCAAGTAATCAGAACACCTGTACTGGAAGTTCAGCGGAATTTTTATAGCATTGGCTTCTCCGACTTCTACGATTCTCTTCGAAGTTGATGGACTGTATGTGGTTGCCGCAATACTTTCGTGCGAGGATGGTGATATGTAGAGGTAGGCACCGCATGTGTACTTTCCAATTAAGTACTGGTCATTCGGCAGGAATCCCTGCTTTATTGGATACCGGCCTTCGTGCAAAGTAACACTTGTGCTAGGAGCGCGATATGCAGCCTGAGTAAAGTATTTCACACCAAATGGATTGGTAGAATCTGCTTCGGACGTTTCAAAGTGAGCTGCTTGGCTGAACGGCAGAACCGTTTGTGTAGTTCCGATTGCTGGGCGATACCAAGATGAATTCCAGTTGTAATTGTACTGTCCTCCAGCCTTGATGTCTGGATGATCAGTAGATACGCAGAATTCTGAAAGTAATCCTCCACCAACTGGAGCTGTTCCAGAAATTGTTCCGTTCCAAACCGATGCGTTTAATGAAAGGCTGTAGTCAACGTTATTGATCTTCACTGTGAACGAACCTAAGGTTGGATCGAATGGTAGGTAATGACCTGCTGAATAAGGAACAACTGTGCTGATTCCAGCTTTAGTTATTGTAGTTCCGTTGTAAGAGTATGGAGCATCAGGAAATGGCGAGTATATTGCAGGCGTTGACAGTTCGTCTCCCTGAACCAGTTTTTCTGATAAGTTTAGGGACTTGTACCTTCTGTAAATTATCTGTCCCTTTACCTGCGATGACTGGTATCCCTCTATTTGCTTCAAGCCACCTGGTGTACCAGCAGTTGAATTACTTATTGATATTGGGGCAATGTCATACCTCAAGTTAAGATTATATCCGTCTGTCGCACCTCCACTAGGATTGGAAGTTGACACAATTTCGCCAGTTCCACCATTTATGGAAGCTATGAGCTGTAATGGACTTTGAGCAGTATTTTCCAGTTGGATCAAGTATTGGTTAGTAATGATCTTTCCATGATCGTAAGAAGTTACGTTTCCAGTAGTTTTCTTGATCTGATCCTTATAGTAACCTGCAAACATTTGAACGGTTTGACCACTGTTTACTGCGATCGAATTTCCGTCCTGATCAATGATGCTTACCTTTAGCACTCCAGTAGAAGTGGAAAGCGAGGTCTGTATAGAAACCAAAGTATCACTTATGTTCTTGATCTTCGTGTAAAGGTCAATGATGCTTCCGTCAGTTGCAAAGAATCCGCTGGCAATATCCTCAGATTTATGAGCGAAGTACTTATCCTTGCTGGTGAATGCTGTTCCAAGGTGAATGTCAAGACCCTTAGCGTTCAAATCGTTTTGGAAATTGATCTTTGCTTCCTCTGCGAATGCTTGCTGCGAAATCACAGAAACATCCTCGATCGTTTGCATGTTGGCTGGGAATTCTACCAGGATGCTGTTAGACCAATCCGATTCGATTGGATTGTCTGGCCATCCTGCTTCGGACAGAGTTTTTACTCTGATTTCAAGGACTTCTCCCTTTCCGATTGGTAGTTCCACCTGATTGCAATTCACTACGTCTGGATTTGCAACGTCTTCTGGAGCCCATTCGTAAAATCCTGTGCTGTTATTGTAGATCTTCGTCCTTGCTTTTCCAATGAGTTCTTTCCATGGAGAGAACGCTCCGACCACCTTATTTCCCTTAGGATCGGCGTACGTGATCTGTTCCACTGTTTCGCTAGTACCAGTCTTGCTTAAAACCCGATAGGAAACTTTGAATTGAGCAGCTTGCTGAATTCCCCTAGTCGTATTGATCGGTTCAGGAATGTGCCACATTCCCTTAACGTGATACGTTGGAGCTTTTATCAGAGTAGGAGTTCCCTTAACTGCAGTAGTCACAGAAGAGATCTTACTTGCATGAGCTGTGCTAAGAGTTGACCTGGAATCGCTTAAAGTCTTTAAGTCCTTATTCAGTTTTAGCTGCTGAGAAGCAGTAAGAGCTGCATTCGTGTTCAATTGAGCACGCTTGTCACTTATCTGCTTGTCAACCTCAGTGATCTGAGATTTTATAGCTTCAACGGATGCAATATTCTGCTTTACTTCTTGGATGTCATTTGCTGACTGTATGTGAGCATCAACCTGAACAACTTTGAAATGTTCAGCGGATAGAACCACTGGATTTGGTTTTTCGCCCAATGATGGTGGAACTTTCTTGTCCTTAGTGTAATTCAAGAACACCAAACTAAAGTCGGAAACGAATTGGTTGTAGAATTCTTCCAGGGTCAGAACTGTACCGTCCTGCATGGTGATGGTAAGTTCATTTGAAAATATGCCGAATCCTTGCGAATAATTTTGAGTAGTGACTTTCAGACGTGTGCTCGTTGGGCGGAGGAAAATCACCTGGCGCTCATTGTAGCCAACGTTTACCGGAGCAACCTTAATTACATCAAGCTGTGGTTTAATCCTAAGCTTTGCTGCACCTGTGGTCAATTCTCCAAGACCAAATATCCTGGTGAGAGTGATGCTGGTTTCGTTGGTATCGACTGCTGATACTTGGTATTCAGAATTGTCTGGAGTTATCAGAACGTCTCCCGGTTTCAAATTACGTTGAACCACTCCAGTTGGAGCAGTTGTGGATTTTTCCATGTACCTCAACGTATTGAGAATGTACTTAGTAACTGTGAGTGTCTGAGTTTCTCCCATTACGACCTTAGCCTCCTGATCGTACAGCATGTTAAGGATGTCGAACGATCCAGAAATCTTATTCTGTGAAGCTGGAAGAGATGTTTCATTCGCGTCTTCGAAATAGGCTATTGCCCTGCTATTGAGATCCTTTATGAGATCGTTGTAATTGATCGTGTTCTTACCCTTATAGGTAGAATCGAAGTAATCGAGATCAGCTTGGGTGGTGGAGGTTATGAGAACCCTAGCCACTTCGAACCTATCGATGTCCGATGATGCTATGTCGTCCACAGGAATGTTGACGTAAAGCAAAGGATTCAGGAAGGATTCGAAAAACCAGTTAGCTTTATAATTGAAATTGACAGGAGTAGTAACTGACTTACTGGAAACAGAATCCAGGTCAGAAATCACGTTGGAAAGATCTTGTAGTTCGAACGTTCTTACTTGGCCGTTCTCATCGATCACCCCGACTCTGTTCGCATTACCAGTCAATAATGAATTGAACTTATCATCGACTGCATTGACCTTGTTGGTCAAGAATGCGAAAGATGGAACAACGAATGTTTTCTCTGTTCCATCCTGTAATGTTTGGTTAATCGACACAGAGTCTGAGCTTGTCGTCAACATCATGGAGAGCTTGTTCAAGAACTCCTGCATGTTGTTTATGTCGACTCCAAGTTCGGCTAAGTAATCGGATAACGTGTTATGATCGGCCATTTGTATTATCTTATTATTTTATCAACCTGGAAGGTTAAGTTTACCGAATCAGTGCAAGTTATTTCCAGCATAGGTCTACCAGTTCTTCCAAAGTTCTGTTGAAAATCATCTTCGGATAAGGTAGCGATAATTCTACCGTAAACTGCCGATTGATTTGTCAGATTTCCTGCGTCCGTTTTTATGTAAATCACGAAATCTCCAGGAATGATTTGCGTATCGATTACGAATTTCATCACCTGTCCAGTTTTCCACTTGTTGACTGAATCGTTGATTCGAATTTCGAGGTCGGCCGGCAATGTCCAAACTGATGGATTCAAGTTAGTATTTGAAATCGGTTTGTAATGTTTCAAGTAAGTGTTCGAAACTCCAAGGTCGAACGTACAAATATTTCCGTTATTCACGGTTGTACTTGCTAAATTAACTTGTGATGAGCTCGAGTACAATTGGGCATTGTTCGAGAACGTAACTTGACCAGCAACGCTCTTATCAATGTTGACTCCATACCCATTTTTGAAAGGAGCAAAATCGTATGACATTAGGATCGATGTGCGATTGTTATACAGGTCGGTGATCTGTTGATTTAGACTGGCAATCAATTGCATGATTGCATCAGCTTCATCAAATGCAGCAACCGAAGCTTGCACAGTTGTTTCAAGAACAGATACTCTCTGATCAAGTTGATCAAGGCCTGATGTACTTACTAGGGCTTGTTTTGCTGCTAACAAGTCATTGGCAAGATTCTCAAGTTCAGTGATCTTTTCATTAAGAGTAGTTTGAATCCTACGAAGTTCGGTCATAACGTCAAGGAACAGATCGAGGCCGAATGTAGAATAATCATTGATCGATTTCTCAACTGCAACTTCCTCGATTGAAGTATCGAACTTGATGTTGATCTTATGTGCGAAAGCATTACCGTTAGTACGATTGATCACATCCGGCTTTTCTTTCATTATCATTGGGATTTCGAAATCGATTCCAGACTGTTCAACCTTGTTCAGAAAATAAATTCCGTAAAGGTTAGTCACGCTTGACGGTTCGCTCTGATTTTCCTGAGGAACTGGATCGTAAATATCGTAATAAACGAGAATTGCATTGAATTCGAAATCGTAATTAGCAACCGAATCCGCTAATTGAGCAAGGCTCTTTATGTTTGGATCGTCTGCTGCAACCGTGTAATTAGCAAGATCGAAGTCTACGACCACACCGTCCAATGTAGAACGAAGGTATTCTACTTCCCTCGTATTTCCATCGCCATCTGTGTACGTTTTGAAAATCTTTTGAACCTTTGGTGTTGAGGTTGTTGTGCTACCGTACAATCCTCCAAAGTAAGCCGCTTGATCTGTGTGGTATGTGTTATTCAATTGGTTTGCTCCCCACCAATAACTCGGTGAAATTAAGCTCCAGTCAACGATAGTATTAAGGGTATCAGTTAGTTTCTGTGTTGATGCACCGGAATCCAAATCGAAAAATGTGAGCAAATTCATTCCAGCGTATGGATGTGAATCATCCCAGTGCCTGCCGTTTAGAAATTCTACGTCAAGTGGATCTCCTGGTGAATTAAGGAGAACAATATCAGCATGGTAATTATCATCCGCTTTGGAATTGAATAGAACGGTTGGCGAAGTTCCTACATTAGTTGGAACATGAACGTATATTTCGCTGTATGAATTGTCCTTGTTTCTTACTGAATTGATGACATCAACGTCTCCGATGTACTTCACCACCCTGTTGTAAGTGGAACTCGATGCATCGTACCAGTCCTCTGCCCATCTCTTTTCTCCAGTAGGAAGGGTCGAAATGACTTCTGAACTGTTCGCTGGTCTCCAACGAATTGCTCCCATTTCCTTCATCCATTTCCAGAAGACTCTTTCCGATACATTGAGCTTCTTTTCGCGTTTGTACGAATCTTGGGAAATGAGCATGCTTTCAAAGTTCAGAGCATAATTCTCAAAACTTAGAGCCAAGTTGATGTTCTGGTTGGTGCTTAGTCCGTCCAAAAGTGGAGTTTCTCCGACCGCCATGAACTGAATTCGGTTATCAGTAGTTAACGTGGTTGGTATGCCAATCTCTGGAATTCTAAGAAGCGCAAACTTGGAGAACCTAAACTTGTTCGTATTATTGTTGAACGTTAGGTTGAGATCTTCAAGCGAGCTCTGGAATGTGTAAAACATCCCCTTTCTCGTCTGTATCGGTTTTATTAGTGGACAAACTGCCATCAATTATTGATTAGTTTTTCACCATGCAGGTATTGTGACTGCTTGTGATAGTGTAAATGGAGTTATCCACTCCTTCTTCTGACTTTGTCAGATTTATAGTAGAGCACTTAGGCCTGAAAACTGTGTCTGTTGAATTGTTGATGTTTCCAAAACGGAATGCATAAGCGGCTGAGTCTGTGCTCAGGGCAGCGATCGTTAATTCGTCTGTCGTTAACGAAGCAGGAGTAGTCCATGATGCTCCATTTATGTAACCTCTCTTATAAGGAGCGGATGCAATTGATCCATTCATAAGATTTATTCCTGCAGCAGATGGCGTATTCGAAATTGCCGGCAAAAGATTGTAATCCACTTCAGATCCATCTGACTTGTAAATCTTATTGATGATGATTGTAAATGTCTGACCCGCTGCTGGTCTGTTAGTTGAGCTTTCGTGCAGTAACAAGTAAATAGGGTTACCATAATTCGAGTACGTATTTGCAAACTTCAAGTCAACGTAAATGAATTGCGGATCGGTTTTTGAAAGTAACAGCTTAGCATAGGAATAAGTTTGCGTTCCATTGGCATTCATGGTAAGCAACCTTGGCGAGAAGGATCCACCTGAATTAGAATAGCTCTGAGTTATTGCTTGCTTAGGAATTTCAACTTCTCCGTACAGCCTGGTTTTAATTGGAGTGGTTGAATCTCCGACATACAGTCCCTTGTCTGCAACAGTGCTAGTTGTCGGGTACGTGATCGTCAGATTGCTGCTGTCCGTTCCGATAACTATCGTTGGCACTGCAACCAAAGAGCCTGCTGCAGTTGCAATATTGCTCTTATTGAGAACCATATTGTCAACTGTGAATGTGGATACGCCAGCTGATTGAGTTAAGCTTGCAATGGTCGATGCTCCAACCGTTGCCCCAGCTTTGAAGATTATGCTGTTGGACACAACTACATCCTGGGAGAATATTTTGTTTACTGGAGTATCAATGCCGATGTACTTATTGACCAAGTCAATTTCCAGGACGTTAATAATATCCTCAACCTGAGTTTGCAGCAAGGTTGTGTTTGAATTTATGATCAGTCTCATGTCTGAGATGAACGTCGCCTCCAGTAAAGGAGTTATCGCTAATGTGGTTGGAGTGAATGCCATTGTTACTTTCTTTTTTTTTATTTATTAGGACCCCTTAGTGGTGTGTCATTTCAAACTTTCTGGCGTCTAGTAGCTTTTCTACGTACTTATGGTACTCATTTACTTCCATCGCAGAAGCTACGGCAATGTCAGTAGTAACAGTTGAGACGTTTCCTCTGGTGTCCGTGGATTTTACTTCCAATAGATAGAGACCAGGTTCATCGAATCTCCATATAAAGTACGATGTTGTTTTTACTTTTGCTACTGTCGTGTTTCCGAGGTAGAGGGTCCATTCGGTTTCCATGTTAGAAGCTAAGTTAGAAATCACGATGAAGACTGGATGATAAATTGGAACGACCATCGTATTGTACGTGGCCCTCACGTTTACCATGTTCAGAGAGTTCTCGTCGTATGCCGATGGTAAATGACCAGTTTGAACGCCAAGAACATTATCGTATTCAACGTAACCTGCTTCGATCCAGTATCTTATGTCAGAAGCATTCGCTCCCTTATTCGTACGATACGAGATCAATTGATCTGGGAACGGGCAGTTCAGGAATAATAGGTCTTCGTCCAAGCTTAGATCTGCATTCGACAAAGTGGTCTGTATGCTAGCGATAGTTTCCCTATCGAAAACGTGAACTGGTTTTTCGAACGTGTAAACTGTGTCCACTATTGCCAAATCGAACTCTTCGAAATCGCCAATATCATTGATGAGGTCAATATCAACGATTATGTCATAATCTGATAGACCAATTACGTATCCTTCTGCGTATCCGCCGGAGGCATTCCTGATTCTCAAACGGTTTCCTAATGTTAGGAATGTGTTCGAATAAACGGTCGGGAATAACCAATTTGATGGGCCTGGCCATAATGGGCCGGATGGATTTGGAAATTCTTCATATGAATCGTCGGGCCATAATGATGGGCCGCTTGCTCCTATTCCAGATGGACCGATCCAATACGGATCGCAAGATGGAGTTTCCCACCATGGTCCAGAAGGACCGTACCACCATGGACCGGAAGGCCCTGACCAGAACGGGCCAGATGGGCCGATCATAGCCGTTTGAACTAGAGCACAGATGCCCAATTTTATTTCTTTTGACGAGATGTCCAGGTCAATTGAACTCGGTAAGTACGGAGTAGCATTGTAAACTCCAGATAGGGTGTAAACGAACTTCAGGATCGAGTGATTCTGTTTGTCCTGGAACTTGGCAGTAGCTTTTACTCTATCTCCAATCACTTGATAACGATACTCTTTCCAACCTGGTAGATCTGCTGATTCTAAGTAAGCAACCAAATCTTCGGGGGTCTGAATAAGAGTGAAGAATTCGATTGGATCGTATCCTCCGAACTGCATGCTTGTCAAGTAAGAGTCTGGACTGTCAATGAAAAGATTGTAAAAATCAATGTAGAACCCATCGATGTTGTCACCAACGTATCCCATTTCTGCGAACGTGACGAACTTCATATCGTTCAATGTTGCTGGGGCGTAATCCGAAATCGTAGGTTGTCCGTTAGCTGCACCAGTTCCCCACCTGTTCTTTTCTGGGCGAGTGGAGATCTCATAAGGTTCGAAACCTGTCAACGGATTGTAAATCTTGACGTCGATTTGAGGACTACCTACTCCATAATTCATGGAATAGGTGAACCAATCGAGGTAGTGTGAATAAACACTCGAAATTGGAGCATTATCCCCATTTATGTTTATGACGGTTGCGAACGGCCTGTACAATGGGCTTTCTCCCAAATCTGCTATCGTAACGTTGCTCAAGCTCTTGAAGTCGTATCTTGTCTTATCTTGGATCTTCACGAAAGCTTCAAGAACAGGTTCTTCTGACATCACCGTGATTTTCTTGTGGGCTGTCGAAGTTCCACCGTGCATGTCATGAACTTTCAAGTCTATGTTGTATTCTCCAGTGTGTGGAAGAATGTGAGGGATCTTATGGACGTTCTCCACCTTATCTCTCCATTGGAAGTAGTAATTCTGTGGGCCAGTAATGATCCATTCGATCTCGTAACCGTTCTTGTATCGGATCATTCCTATCGTAAAATGAGTATCGACTAAGTTTACGGTCCATCCGGTGCTAGTAGTGAATCCACTAGCAGTGTCAACTTGGACCTTTATTGTGTTTACTGGGTATCCAATTGGTGATAGTTCAGTAATGATTCCTTCCATGTACGAAGATTGATCGATGTTCACGGTGATCTTCACACGATTTCCGACCATGAACGATTGAATCGTTGCACATCCAAAATACTTCGTTCCAGTTCCTATCGTGTTAAGGGTGGAAGATGTTGTGGCTTCAGTAAGAATGAAATCGCCGAAAGTTATTCCGTCGAAGTCCTGTAACTGAAGGTCAGGAATGTATGCTTCGAGAACTATTGGGCAACCTATCTTTGGAAGAGTATCATCACCGTAATCCAATGGGCTGGTTTCTCCCATGTGATAGTAATCGTAATGATTGATGTCTGCATAAAATGCATACACTGCATCCATCAAGTAATCGATTTGATCCGGTGTGTACTTCTGTCCGTCCTGGTAAGGTTCAACTTGACCGAGATTGTAAGTTATTTCTGGGAATTCGGAAGTTCCATCGAGTTTTGGGTATAATGTCTTTAGATCACGGATCTTCAAGTTGGTGACAACTGAATCCGGCATTAGAACTTTTACCAAGTAAGTGTCATTGATCTGAGAAGATTCTACGTAGGTAGTGTCATCCCAGTTCCTAAGGTTGAACTTGCTGAAGTAAATAAACTCTCCAATCACGTCTTTAACCACGACATTGATCGGAAGAATTTCCTGCTTCAATTTATTCGAAATTCCGTGCAGCTTGAAGAATATTTCCTCGACGCTGAAATCGGTAGTCGATTCCACTTCTGGTAAACCGTCTTCGTCTATGTGATCACTAGCTACCGTGAATTCGTAGGCTAATGCCAGGAACTCTGTCTTCTTGAACTTTCCACCACGTTTTATCTGGCCGTTAGCATCGACCAAATCTATCTGAGTTGAATCTCCGATATTCATGAGGTCGGTCACGTCTACCGTTGCGAACTTCTTGTAGTAAAGCGAATTTGGGTCGGTGTCCTGCCAGTATTCCCTTACTCTTAGTACGTCCTTGTACCCCAATAAGCTTAGCAAATTCAAAAGCCCCTTGTACGTACCGACATACGGGTACACCTGATCAATACTTACTAGCAGGCCCTTTCGTGCTACGTTTATCTGTTGCCAGTCTGGGAGACCTTCTTTTAGGTCGTAATCCTTAAGCAACAATGCGTCTTCACGATTGAATTTTATGCCGAAGTTTTCGAGCCATATTCTGTAACGTTCGTCCTCGTCCTCGCCTTCCCCATAGAATGTCATTTCCAACACAAGGGTTGAGATAGTGGACGTGATGTAATACAGTTGAAGGACTCGAGTGTAAGATTTTTCCTGAGTCGGAGTGAATGCAACATTGATCTGTATTGGATATGCAAGGTCGATGTTTCCTACTTGATTGAAATCGCTATGATTGATTGTGAGTGATTCCTGCTTCTCCAAGTAAATGGTGGAATCTGAGTGAACGTCTTCTCTCTGGACTGTGAATAGGAAGAAGTTATCCTTTGCATCGCTGGTCACCCACTTTGCTTCGAACCTGGAGCCAGGTTCCATTTCCGGAAACTTGTAAACGTCGGGAGCTGTGTTCTCCAGCACGAATATGTTCGAACAGTCATAGAGAGCCAACGAAATTGGTAGAAAGTAATCTGCTCCTTCCCAGTAACCATTACTGTTGTAAGTTAGGTTGTACGATTCGCCTTTCTTGTCGAAAAAAACTAAATTGCTAAGATTCATGCTGATGGTGGCTCCTTTCAATTATTTATTCAAGGCTACCAGAGTTATCAGATTTAGGTTTGCACCATCCTCCTTTGTTTGGAAGTCCCGCAGCTTTGCGACGAGCATGAGCATCTTTCGTTCTTTGTGACATGATTTTCCTATGCTCTTCGGATTTCATTTTGCTCTGAAATTTCTCAGAACTCTTTACTGCCAGTCGGTTGTTTTCCTTATGCTCTTCTGTTCTAGTGAGGTTTTTATGAGATTCTGACATTTTCTTTTTGGTCTCAACTGATACAGGTGACCTATTGCTTCTTGCAATTATCAGGTTCTGTCGATGTTCGTTGCTCATTGGTGGCATTTTCCAACCAACTTTCATTTTACTACCATCGTAATTATTACCGCCATTGACTAAATTCATGCACAATGGATCAGATAATAGCGTTTCATTAATTATTTCGATTTCTTTGTCAGTTAACGCTTCTCTAGATTCACAGAATTGTAAAATTTCAAGTGAGTGATTGGATTTTCCATATTTCCTAATTGATCTCCTCAATATTTTACCTGAACCCAGATACGAATCATTCAAGTCAACAGCTGAATGCATACCTATGTAGTATTTTCCAGTTACAGAACATGTAGTTTTGTAAATGTAATGGTACTTTTTTGCTTTACGTGGCATATTACGTTGATTTTATTTCTATTTATCAACGGTTAGGTACAAAAAAGTTACAAGGTATAAATCTCAGAATCGCCAGTAAAACTCAGTGACACGAATTCGACCCTTTCTCCCTTTCCTATGTGCTTATGAATCTTCTTGAATTCCTTTGCGTACCCGTTCTTGACTATCTGCGTGAAATACGCAAAAGCATTGTTCGATTTTTCCTCGCTGAAGTTCTTCCAGTATCGTAATAGATCTAACAGGGCTGACTGGATGCAATCTTCCTCGTCTAACGGATTTGAGAAGTGCAATCTCTGTACTGCCCTATTTGCCAGGAGAACGAAGTAATCAATAGCTTTGGGGGATAGTTCACCAGCTTTATGCTGGTATCCGGTTTCTTCGTTGAGGTGACCGTACTTGCACCGTATTATCTCGTTGGTGAAGTCTCGGTTGTTGATATAAAATTTGTTATCCTTTGCTTTGGACATGGTCTTGTGGTTGTTTTAACGATTCATGAACTTTCAGAACCGCTGCGTACGCATCGATCATGTCCATGAATGGGGACTTAATATCTTGTCCCTTAATGATCAGATCGACATACTGTTCCATAACCGCATGGAGTTGACTGTTGCTTCCGGGGGAGGGGATTGTCAGGAATGCACGACACACGTCGAATTTTCCAGCGTTGCCCTTTGCCCCAATCGCGTTCTTCAACTCGCCTGGTGAAAATATAAAGACTTTCTCTCCATGTCCCATCAATACCCTGTCCAAAATAGCTTTCCGCATCATGCCAGTAGATTGGCAGATGTCCAATAACGCATTTCCTTGAGCTCCGTACGATATTCCTTCTATTGCTACTATAAGTCTGTCGTCTCCGGCTATTTCTTCGTGCACTGCAGCAACTAACGCGTCAACGAGACGCGAATAGTTCATTAGCTTCGAGCGTTCGATAATCGAGTAAGTTTCTTTTGATTTGTCTCGTGGCTCAAGGTGAATGAACCTGAAGTCTCTATACTCCAGTTCAATGTCGTCTAAGAATTTTCGGTAAATTTTTGGAATTGAGGTATTGACACACGCTATCCACTTGAAACTTTTGAAGTCTCTACTGATACAAACAGCTGGGAACTGAATCGAAAAATCTATGCCAATAACGATCAATTTTCATGGTAATCATTTATCTTTATTCTACATCAAATTTTTTTACGGTTTTGAAAAACTATGTGGAGGATTAGTGTATAAAAAGGGTGTTGGGAGGGTGTAGATAAGATTCTAAGTACCTAAGTCTACTAATATCAATAAGATATAAAATAAGATTACTTAGGAATCTTAGGACGGGCACGTACAAAAAAATCTTAAACCCAAATCACTAGGTGAGTATAATTTTGAAAAACAATCTCTATGTTCACACAAGCACAGATTGAAAAATTCCTATTTTTCGACGTAGAAACGGCAGGATCAGCAAAGAATGTTGATCAACTGTCAACAACAATGTTAAGGCAATGGGAACACCGTTGCGAGTACTTAAGGGCAATAGCCGATAAGCATCCCGAGAATGCAGCCCTATCGATAGACGAGCTTTTTCAGCAAAAAGCTGGACTTCAGGCCGAATTCGGCAGGGTAGTCTGCGTGTCTTTCGGCAAGGTCAAATTCAAAGAAGACGGCACCCTCCTAGTACAAATAGTATCGTACGCAGGCGAGGATGAAGTTGAAATTCTCAAGCAATCTTTCAAGGTCATGAATGGAATGGCGAAGAACGGCGTGAAGCTTTTCGGCCACAACATCAAGAGGTTCGACATCCCCTACCTCTGCAAGCGGGCTTTCATCAACTGTATCGAACCGGCCCTTCCTCTTCAGGTTTGGGACAAGAAACCTTGGGAAATTTCCGCCACAGATTCATCTGAATTGTGGAGCTTCGGAGCATGGCAGGAAGGATTCACCTCCCTCGAATTGTTATGCACCGTTCTCGGACTCCCAACTCCTAAGGACGACATGAAGGGCGATCAGGTTCACGATAATTTTTATGTTGGAAACATCGAAGGCATCAAGACTTACTGTCAAAAGGACGTTATTGCCCTCATTCGTGTAGCTTTTCAGCTTTCCAGCCTAAACCAATTCACAGAATCAGATATAATATTCAAGTAATACGTAAACCACATGGAAGAATACAAAACCAAACTTAATGAGGCCGAAACAATCCTCATTAGCAAAATCGTTAAAATTCCCTGCGATAAATGGACGTTCTGCACGAATGGATCAAATTATTTTTACCTGATCACTGACGAATTCAGATACGTCCTTTACGTTTCAGGTGCAACTTTAACGTCGTTACAGATTGCCAGCGAAAAGATTAGTGATAAGAACCTATCGATCAATCCGACTGATGATCTTCACGTGTACTGTGACAAATTGTTCGACGATCTTCAGCGTAAACAGTATGCAGCCACCACTAATTTAATGGTGGAAATCGATGCAAGCCTAAATAAAATAATCGAATCAGTTTGAAAGACATGAAATTCAATGCCGATGCCAGAACTCTTCTTGGTAACGGTATCAATGCCTTAGCCGAAGCTGTCAAAGTTACGTTAGGACCACGTGGAAGAAACGTGGTCATTGCTCGTGACAATAGCGTTGCTATTACGAAGGACGGAGTTACAGTCGCAAGAGAAGTACAACTAGAAAATCATATCGAAGATGTTGGAGCTCAAATGGTTAAGCAGGTTGCTAACAAGGTTTCTATCGAGGCTGGCGACGGTACTACAACCGCAACAGTACTCGCTCACGCAATTTTCACAGAAGGAAATAAACTCGTCGTTGCCGGGTCGCATCCGATGGAACTCAAAAAGGGGATCGAGGCAGCAGCTAAGGAAATCGTGCGCCTCCTTAAGGAGTCCGCAGTCAAGGTCTCTGATCTCGACAAGATCAAACAGGTCGCAACGATTTCAGCAAACAACGACGAAGTAATTGGACAGATCATTGCTGACGCAATGAAAGCCGTCACGTTCGAGGGTATCATAACCGTAGGTGAGAGTCGTACGAGTGAAACCTATGTCGAAATCGTTGAGGGTATGCAGTTCAATAACGGTTACCTTTCGCCGTACTTCATCAATAACCTCGAGAAATCGAGCGTAGAATTCGACAAACCTCTTATCCTGCTTTACGATAGTAAGATCGCCAACCTTCAGGAAATCCTGCAGTACCTCGATTATTCGAATAAGCAAGGAAGGCCAATCGTTATTCTTTGCGATGGATTCGACGGAGAAGCTCTAGGAGCCCTTCTCATGAACAAGTTAAAAGGTAACGTACGTGCTGTGGTCGTTAAAGCCCCAGGATTCGGAGAATTCAAGAAATCAAGGCTCGACGATATTGCAGCCCTTACTGGAGGAATCGTAGTTTCGCAGATGGACGGAGTTCTTCTAAAGGATTCCATCGCGAAGGACTGTGTCGGTACTTGCGATAAGGTCACGGTCACCGCAGATTCTACCACAATCATTGGTGGAGGTGGAACGGAAGAAGCAGTAAAGAACAGGATCGCCGAAATAAAGCTCCTCATCGAGAATGCTCCTAACGAATCTACCAAGATTCTTCAAAAGGAACGTCTTGCTAAGTTCGAAGGTGGTATTGCAATCATCAAGATTGGAGCCGCTTCCGAAATCGAAGCTCGTGAAAAAGCTGACCGTATTGACGATGCTCTTGGAGCAACCAGAGCAGCAATCGCGGACGGTATCATTTCTGGTGGAGGAATTCCATTAGCTCTCATTGCAGATAGATTAGAAATAACGATGCCTACTCGCGATCAGCAGTTGGGCGTAGATCTCCTAAAGAGAGCATGTCAGGAACCTTTCAGAATTATAGTTTCGAATGCAGGATTAAGTCCTGACGTTATTTGGAACAAGATCAAGGAAGGTAAGCCAACCTTAATTATTGATTATGCAGCTAACGATACTGGAGTGATCGATGTAGTTCCGAATTACGGATTCGACGTAAAGAACGAAATCTACTGCGACATGATCGATAAGGGCATCATCGACCCAGTAAAAGTAACAACCTGTGCATTGGAAAATGCCGTTTCTATTTCAGCATTGCTTCTGACCACTGATTGTTTAATGGTACAGAAACCAAATCCACCAGTGAGCCCTCAGGTTCAATAAGTCAACAGCCATCGACGAAGCGATGCCTGGACGGTAAACGTTCAGGCATTCGCTTTTTTAGGACCAGCGATAGATAAAATAAAGGCGAATAGTTAATGGAAGCAGCCGATTTCAAAGAACTTATAAGACAAGTACGTTGCGAGACAACTTCAGGTTTGGGATTCACTGAAGTAGATTTGGCCCAGGTGAAAGCTTGCGTGGAACAAGTAAAACCTATTGAAGTCGTTGAATACGCTGAACCTACTCTGAACATTGCAGATTCAAGTTGCATCCCTGGAGCTACTGCTGAACTTCAAAAAATGCTGGAAGCCCAGCAGGGTCAATTGATCATTGGCATGAAGCAGGGAATATTAAGGGCAAAAGTCCAGGAACTTCGAGACAATCTCGATACGGTTAAACAGTACTACGATGCTAGGTTCAACCTAATGTCCGAGCTTATAAACTTATCAGCTACTGGCGGAAGTGGAGCAGTAAATCAACGAATCCAGAACCTATCGGACCTTCCACCGTTAGACGGAGGCGTGCAGAACCTAATAAAGGAAGCTTTTGCCAAGATTTCGAATCAGTTGCTGGTGAATTATTCCAATTTTCCTACCAAACAAATTCCTTCTCGTACAGCTACCATCACTTTCCGGTTAATCGGTTTGAATGGAGTAACCGTAAAACTACCAAACATGCAGACCAATCAATTGGAAGATACTATAGTGAAGGTGTACGATAGCGAGTACTTGAACGTGAACGTCTTTGCCGATGTATCGTCGTTCGGTTTCGTGAATCAAGATCCTTACAATCCAACGGACAATAAACCTCTACCGAAGGAAGAGTCCGATTACGATACTTTGCCTGGGTTGTTGTACAACGGAACTCCTGGAATCGACTACGCTGGCCTTTATCGAAAGCTCTCAAAACCATTCACCTACTTGTTCACATTAGAGGAACGCGGGTTAACTCTAAACGAGGGCCTTATTGATCCAAATCTGAAGAAAATACAGGACGCTCCCACCTCCATGAAAGAAGGGGATGTGACCTACTACATACAGAGTCAACAGACATACGAAACGTTCTATGGAAATCTTGAACAGGAATATCCGAAGCGAGTAAAGAAGGAAAAGGAAGAAATTTATCCATCAGTTTGCAAGTCTTCTATTCAATCCATTGTTGAGCTCGCTCAGCGCGAGGTTGCAGAAATGTACAGGAGAAATCCATCGTACGAAACGTCTGTTGCCTTAAAATTCTATCGTAGCAGCAAGGAAGAAATCGATAAGCTCATCAAGGATACTGATGCCCAATTGAAAAAATTGGACGGTCTCGTCAAGGAGAACACGATGGACGAGGAAACGATAAAAAAGAAGATCCTCGGAATTCCGTGTTTCACCAAAGCTGGCAGCATAGTTCCAGAAACCGATCCATCGTGTGAGGGAGAAGCAAAGAAACATTTAGGAACTGACCCATTGTACTTAAGGACGATAAATCAATCGGGCGGAGATTACCCAGATTTCACGACTCAATGCTACTGGAAGGAATTCGCGAAGGCATTGAACAGGATCTGCTTGCTCCCGTACCCGGATCTGAGTGGACCTCCGCCTTCCAATCTATTATTCAGGTACTGGCCGGTCAATTGTGTCATTCCAGCAGGTCCAGCACTCGTTCTGTTGACAGTTCCACCAGTATGGAAGCCATTATTCGTTCTTCCTACTCCGTTAGGAACTCTGGTATGCTTCCTAACGATGCCAATCGCACCAATAGGAATACCTCTCCCTTCGATCTACTTATTTTTCTTGGCTCCAGACGGGACCAAGTACTTGGCATTGGCTGTCAACCTTCCATTGCTGTACACAAACACGAAGAACTTGATATTCGGATTCGAATTGGACACCTCGTCCGCTTCACAGAATCCATTGGGCCTCAGTCCTACCAATGCTTACAGGGGCTATCCGATAAAGGGAGCGTACTTGACTCCGCTAAAGGTGAGTGCTTCAGTAGCGAAAGCTACCAGGCTTGCTAACTTGGCAGTGACGATAGCTAGCGGAGAGCAGCCTGCCATAGAAAATCTTAATGGAGAAAAGCTACCGTTCAACATATCTTACGAAGATTACGCTAACGGTTACTTGAGCGAGACTGAAATGATGCTAGGAATAGTGGATGCGGTTCCGTCCAAGGAATTCGATAGGACCGTAACGCAAATGAAGGGCCAAATAAACAAGCAGATCGATAAGTTGGGAGACATGCAGACTACTGCAGTTGACTCGCTAAGGCAAAAACTGCGTAATGTCAGGGAAGCTGGGGTTACCGAAGCGGAAAAGGAAAAGGACTTGGCGACCAAGCGAATGGCAAAGAGGACAGCTAGAGCCCTGAATCCAATCACGATAGACGAGAAGATCTCCTCAGTAACTGACTCTTTCAACACGTACATCGATAACATCAAGTTCGGGACCATCCGTTTTCCAAAGGATGCGACTAAGAACAATCCAGGTCTACCAGAAGCATTGACTGCAATATTCGATCTGATAACTCTTGGTTCTGTTGGCGACCTGAAAATCGACGAAAGTGCTAAGAGCTTGAATGCTCAGATAAAGAAAGCATTGGCAAGGATAAACGTGGAAGCTTTAACCGCAAAGACGGAGTTCGATCTTGACGTAGCGGAAGACGTTGCTGAACTGAAAAGTACGTTGACTAAAATGGTCGATAAGTGTCTCGCTTATTTGAAAGGAGATACTGTCGATTTCGATTTGAGCACGGCGAAGACAAAGGAAGAGGAACAGGAAATTCTCAAGTCGAGCAGAGCTATACAGGAAATAGCTAGGGATGCTTTGACTTTCACCGCTGTAGCGCTAACAAATCCCCCTAAGATAACACTTTTCGATTTGTCCAAGAAATGTTGCGAGGTAAAACCAGTCGCAGTGTTCTCCGGGGTTCCACCATTGGTTTCGATGGCATTCACAGTTCTTTCAGCTCTGATGCAAGCTATCATTGACGAACTATCGGTTGAAGCTATAGTTGGATTCGTCGGTACGAGCAGTAGGAAAATAGGAATATCGTTCGTCACCACGCTTTTTGACGGGCTTGTTTCGGCAATACCGAACGTTTCTCTTCCTGACCCAGCTAACTTGTTACTGATGATTCAGACCTTTTTGGTTCCAATCCTATCCATACTATCCATTCCTAAGGCCTTCAATCCATTACAACCGCCATTAGTATCCCTGGTTATTCCATTGGACCCAATTTTGAAGCCTCTGATCAAGCTGTTAGTATCCGCTTTGATCGCAGCAATCTTTAAGCTAATGGACGAAGCCAACACGGCTTATATAAATTCTACCGTAAAGAAATCAACTAGGTCAACGACCAGAGATTCTGTTGTCACGGAAGGCTTATCTGGGTTGATAGGAACGTCGGACGTATTCGGAGTTTCTTCGAGCGATAATGAGACCCTAAAGCAAATATTTTCAATGGCTTGTGGTTTCGGAACTACTGTGTCAGTCTCGGTTTCCAAACCAGATATGAGTATAGACGGTACTCAATACTCGACCATAATAGGACCGGACGGAGAACAAACAAAAACAGCAGATCCAGTTTTTACCACGACCATAACCACAGCAGATGGTACAATATTCGTATTGCCAGCTTTACCATTTTTAGCTTTGGACATAACAGGATATTTCCATTTGCTTACCGGCAATGACATAATTGAGTTCGTCAGGCAATTGATAAACTCCGTATTCGATATGATAATCGCACCGCTTAAAATTGTGGTAGATTTGATTTCGAAACTAGCGCTTTCGTTGAACACGTATAGCTACAACATAATTGAAGCGGCCATACCATTGATCTCGATCATCAAACTAGCAAAGATGGCAATAGATGCTGCGATACCACCATCCGTAAAGTTAAGAGTCATAAGCCCTGACATGATAAACCTGCTTCAGCTTTCGATAATTCCAGCCCTGGAAGTGGTCGAACCTGTTCTGAAGGAGATAGCTTGGATAGGAACTACTGCTCTGTGCGCTCTGTCTTCGCCAGTAACTCTATGGAAGACCGTATCGATAGCTAGGATGGTTCACCCAATCATGAATGCTGACGATCTTCCACCTTGGGAAAGGCTGACTCATAAGAATCCGTTGTTCGCCATCTTCTTGGACGAGATTGCTTGGCGCGGGTCAATCTATTCTACTGGTTCTCTGATCTTTCAAACGAAAACTCCAGCAGTTCTTCCGTACACACCAACATTTCCTATCATGCATATTAGTCCCCATTTGACTTAAAATGAACAAATATGAAAACTTTGCCAAAAAACTTCCGTATAATTGATTTGAGTTATTCACTTAATAATTAAAAAAGATGAGCGTAAATCCAGTAAACTTGTCACCAACTACGGCTGACATTCTTAATCAACCTACCTCCAAGTATAACGAAACGATCAAGTTAGCCTCGACCGATCGCAAATCCCGAGTAAAAATCTTTTGCAAAGAGCAGTACGCTCAAGAACTGTACGATCTGTACCTCAATAACGAGGTGACCAATGAGATCGGTTCGAAAGATTTTAGCGAGGGCCAGATTTGTACGGTTATTGCTAAGTCAATCGATTTCAATGAGAAGATCATTATCGCGGAGGAAAAGTATTCAAAATCCAGCGTTATCGTAGCCTTCCGGGAATTTTCCGACGACCCAGCATCCTTAGTTGAAAATGAGGCTGCCAGAGAATTCAAGGTCATGATCACCAAGGCGAATTCCGGAGATTATTACGGCTCCGAAAAGGAAACCGCAACCATTACTAACCGTGAGAACTTGAATGAGTTCATGCGCACGGACAAGTGGTTCACAGTTAAAGTCACCAGCTTGGTTAAGGGTGGGTACTTGGCTCTGTACAAAGGAACGATCAAATGCTTCCTTCCTGGTTCACACGCTGCCGCCAACGTCATTCGCGATTTCAATGATTACTTGAATAAGGACATTCCAGTAATGATTGAGAATTACGATTCAACCAACGCTCTGTACATCGTTTCTTACAAGAAGTACGTCAAACAGACCATGTCACAGAGGGTTCACGAATTGGAATTCGGAAAGAAATACACCGGAATCCTTACGAACGACCCGTATCCATTTGGTATCTTTATCGAACTCGATGGTTACTTCACCGGCCTAATGCATCAGACCGAATTCGAGGATTATGCAGCTTTCTGCCAGAACCTCAGGTCCGGCCAGGAATTGGAATTCTACGTGAAGGACATCGCAATCAAGAAGGGAGATCCACGAATCATTTTGACCGACACCCTTGAAAAAGTAGATCCCGACAAGTTAGCTTGGCAGGAGTTCAAGAAACGTATCGAAGGAAAAACCCTGAAGTACATTTTGGATAAGAACGACTTCCATATCGAGGTCGACATGCCGGACGAAGACTCAACCTTCCGGACTGACGTAAGTCATCTTAAAGGCAAGATCCGTATCCCTAACAACGGAAACGTAACGATCCAGAGGGTCGACATTATTCGCAAAAATTTGAAGCTCGACTTTATCAATTTATAAGTGCCGCGATAAATAACTTAAAGGTATGAGTCAACCCTTAAGTGGAATTGTTTGTTGATGACCTAGTATAGCAGTCAATTTAGTATTTTCAGCTTAACTATTATCAAAAACCTAGCGCTCATATCCAATTGAATACTTTAGGCCTAGGGAAGGAGGGAGAAATCCCTCCTTTCTTTTTAATAAATAACCCTAGTAAAAAGTCTAACCCAATGGAAATACTGAAATTTGATCAATTTAGAACAAAATTGATTCTTGAAGCGGCCAGAGATGATCCAGCAGCAATGGCAGCAGGAGCACCACCTCCACCTGCTTCTCCAGCAACTGATACTCCACCGCCTCCGCCACCACCAGCTTCAGACTTGGGAACAACTCCTTCAACATTACCACCAGATCCAAATGCACCGCCTCCTGGTCCGGAAGAACCTGCCGACCTGAAATTTGTTTTCATTCAAGACGCCGCTCAGAAAAAATGGTATGGAACTCACGATAAGGATGGTGGAGTAAAGAGATTCACAATCTATTCAGTTACTAAAGAGGACCTGGATAAATGGCTTACCACCCATAAGGACGACGAAAATAAGGAAATTGTAACAGCAGCATTGAGTGGAAAGCGTCCGATGCCATCATCAGTGTATTCAGATTTCAAATGTGAAGTTACGAATGGAACGTTGGGTTCTGACAAGGGCACGATCGACATCACATTCGATTCCGAAACGGATTTCGAAAATCCTGCTACTGAAGATCTGTCTGTGGTATTTCTAAAATCAGGAAAATGATAAACGATTTTTTGAGGTTCGTTTACGAGTCAAAGTACGATTCTTTCGCTGAAAAGATAGCGGCTGATGTCATGCAGCTAGTATCGCAAGGTACGGATGGCACGACAAAAAAGAGAATCAACAAGACTATGGAATTCATCGATCTTGCGAACTTCTCGTTAGTTCTTTCGATCGTTAGGAGCTCCGTGTTCGAACCGGCAAAAAGAACCAATTTCAAGAGCTTACCCTGGGAGAGCATAAATTTCAAGCATAATGGATTCGCATTAGACGCAAATTCGTTCATCCCAAAGGACGGAGAGGATCCAGAGATAGTCCTGAACGTAGTTATCAATCCAGAAACTGAACCAGAATGCCATGATAAGCTCTATTACAAACTCTTAGACTCAATACGTCACGAACTGGAACACGTTCTGCAAAAAGGAACCAACGTCCAGTACACTCATTCTGGCAGGGAAGTCGATAAGAATCGAAAGGAATCGGAAGATTCTTACAAATATTTTTTACTTCCTGACGAAATGCCAGCAATGGTGTCAGGGATGAGACTTGCATCCATAAAAAAGGGAATTCCAATTGACCAAGAGTTCCAGGAGTATTTGGCACCAATACTTTCGACAGGTTTCATAACTCACGAGGAATTCGAAAAAGTAATGAGTGCTTGGGTAAAATTCACAATCCGCCATTTTCCTGACACTCAAATAAGTAAAAAGTACCGATTTCGTTAAAACCGATCACTGTCCACCTATATAAGACAACAAAAATAACATTTATCATGGCAAACACTTGGTTAGACAATCTGAAATCCGCGCTAAGCGAACTTGAAGTCGAGTATGCAAAATTCAGTGAAAAGGGTAACAACTCAGCAGGAACACGCGCTCGTAAACTTTTACAGGACATTAAGCTTGCTGCACAGGAAGGTCGTAACGACATCCAGGACACTAAGGCTGCTGCTAAGAAATAAGTAGGCACCTATCTCCTTTCTTTAATCAGAAAAGGGCGAGAGTGAAAACTTTAGCCCTTTTTTTGTGAAACTTTTTTGAGCCCAGTTGTACAATTTTATATCTAAAAGTCTCTAAAAAATAATCATTACGAACAATGGAAGACCTTTTTAACCTTAATCCTGACGATTTCACCGGAAAAGCTGGTGGAACAAGAAAAGTCGACGAAAACCTTTACAATCCAGGCCCTGACCAAGGTCAGAATGGCATTTACAAAGCTATCATTCGATTCGTGCCTTGGGCACAAGATCCTAAGCAGAGCAAGTACAAGAAATACTCTGCGAAGCTGGTTAATCCGTTAACGAACGAACGTCTCTTCATTGACTGTCCTTCTACTACCGGCGCACCATCAATTCTTTGGTCGCTTGATACCGAACTGAAAAATCTGAAGGAATCAGAACCTCAGACCGTTGAAGAAATCAAGAAATACTTCAACCGGTTCTACAATTACTACTCTTGCATTTACATCAAGAGAGATCCGCAGTTCCCAAACCTAGAAGGACAAATCAAGGTTTACTCTTACGGCTACGGCATTGACAACCTCATTCAACAAGAAATCAATCCGGAATCGGAAATCGTGACCGTGAAGAAAATCAATCCGTTCTCTCTTACCGAAGGTAAGGATTTCGTTCTTGTAGTAAAACGCAAGACCAAATCATGGAGAGATTACAGTGCTAGCAAGTTCATGAATGAAGTTAGTCCTCTCATCATTTCACACAATGGCAAGGAAATCCCGGTTTCTACCGAGCCTAAGGTTGCAAAATTCGCAACTGAATTCCTTAGGGCAAATTCACCGGACCTCAGCCAGTACTTCCTGAAGAAATGGACAGAAGAAGAATACGTCAAGATCGCAGAATTCATCAAGGCAATCGTTCCTTACAAGCAGATCATTGACAATTTGACTGCCAACCTAAAGGACGAGAAGATGAAGAAACTCTTCACTAGCTCCAAGACCATCACGCGTAACAGCGCACCAGCAGGCGAATCTCTTGAATTCACCCCGGCTCCAGCCAATCAACAGAAAAGCGAAGCCTTATCGATCGAGATAGACGAACCAGGCAATGAACAACCTCCAGTTTCTAACGATCCACTCGATGAGATCGAAAATGAAGCTCCTCAGTCCGAAGCTCCAGCTCCTCCTGCTAACACAGGTAAAGGAAAGAAGAACGACGAACTGAACGACCTCTTCAAAGACCTATAAAAATATCAGTTTACGGATGGAAGAAAACCTCAATAAGGCTGAAGCAGCTGTCCCTTCTAACGAGGGGACAGCTCCAACAGCTGAGAACAAACAGCCCGTGACCACTCTTTTGGGGTCTATTAGCTACAGCAGCGAAGCAGATTACGAAGCATTCCTTAACGGATTGACTTTGGAACATGCAGTCGTTATCTTGATTGCTTCCGCGAATTATGCACAAGCCAAGGGAGCATTCAGCCTGAGTGAAGCAGAACTTATCAACAAAGCTATCAAAAGGATACGCCCTGCACGGAAAGCTGAGCAACCTGCTCCAACTTCGGAACCGACAGCACAGCCTGAAACGGTGCCAGCAGAACCTGAACAAATTGAACAGCCACCTTTAGACGAAAATCAGTCATGAACATAGTTATCGACGGTAACGCATTCTTAAACGTATCAACGAGCATTGTCAAGAATATACTTGCAAACGATAAATCAGTAGGGGAGAAGTATTACGTTAACGACTTACTGTCGGACGATAAGTTCATGCTCAAACAGGCGAGCAAGGACCAATTCAGGAAATTCTCCTTAAATTACTTGGGAAGCATTTTCGCCCCATTCAAAGAGAACATCAGTTCGGTTTTTATTGTATTCGACTCCAGAAGCTGGAGAAAGCAATTCATTAAGGACCATTTTGATGAACACGGTGAGGGCGATTTTGCGTATAAGGGCTCGCGTAAGTACGATGATAAATCCTACTTGTTCTTTGAGTACTTTCAGAACGAACTTCTTCCGGATTTGGTAGAAGAGTACGGTGTGATTACTGCAAGAGTTCATGGGGCAGAAGGAGACGATTTAATCGCTTACTTATGCGAGAATGTGAAGGAAGACATCTGCATTTGGTCTGTCGACAAGGACATGACTCAACTTCTTGAAACAGGAGAGCGCAAGGTCATCCTTCTCATGCCAAAACAGCAAACGAAATTCAAAAAGATCTACACAACTACTGATTTCGATAACATCGAGAAGAAGGACGTAGATCTTTTCAACATGGAACTCGATTCAATCGATAATTCTGCCGTCATAAACGTTCTGAACGACTTGATCACCAAGGACTACAAGCATTTTCGTATCGATCCAGCTGAGGATATTTTGCTGAAAATCCTGGCAGGAGACTCTTCTGATACTATCCCACGAGTCCATCCTCGATTGACTCCAGGAAAAGTTGCGAAAACAGTTGAGCTTATCCGTGAAACCGTTGACTGGAACGATATAAAAAACCTAGTTGATATGGGTGATCCTGAGTTCATGACATTCATGAATAAGGTAATATGTGACGTTCTGAAGATAAGCGATCCTGGTGAATCTCTGACGATTCAGAATAACGTGAGCCGTAATCGTAGACTTATCAGATTGAGCACCAAGGTATTTCCACCAGAAATATTGGAAGCAATCACCGGATCAATGAACCTTAACGAACGCAGAAGATTCAATTACTTCAAGTTCAAAAAAAATTACAAGTCCTAATGATAGAAATTCACGGGTTCATCCCATTATTCGAAAGAGTTCTCATCAAGCCAGACGAGCCTGAAAAATTAACGGAAACCGGCATCATTCTTCCGGCTTCTTCCATAAAAAGACCGAATACTGGAATTGTCATGGCAATAGGGCATTTGGTTGGCCAGTCTAAGGCTCCAATCAATATCGGAGATCACGTTCTTTACTTGAGATATTCAGGTTTTGATACGGTGATAAACGGTGAGACCTATCACCTTGTCATGGTAAATGACTTAGTCGGAATTATAGATAACTCAGGTAGCAATACCTTCGAGTTAAAAGACTACAGTTAATGGAAAAGATCGTACATGACTTCAGAACTTACCTATTGAACGAATCCAAGGAGGAATCCGGTGGAATTCGTTTGTTTTGCGACATGGACGGAGTCCTAACGGACTTCGATCGTGGGTTCAAAAGATTAAAGGCCAACGAAGATCACCTTAAGCCAAAGGAATACGAGAAGAAGCATGGAAAGAATTCAATCTGGCCGTTAATTGATCATCGCGGAATAAAATTTTGGAAGCGTTTGCCGTGGAAAAGCGATGGCAGAGAGCTTTGGGATTACATTCACAGGTACTCGCCAGTCATTCTTTCGGCTCCAAGCAGAAGTCCAGATTCAGTCAAAGGGAAACTTTATTGGTTGAAGCTTAACCTTGGAATCAATGAGAAGCACCCAGCTCGAAAATTCGAAGAATGGGATGGCACGCAGAAGGTAATACTGACTGCAGATAAGGGAGCTTTTGCTGAATCCAAGAACGACATTCTAATTGACGATCGTAGGCCGAACATCGACAAATGGACGGAGGCCGGCGGAACCGGAATCCTTCATAACGATTCAACTGATACCGTCCGTATCCTGGAAGGTATAATTTCAAAACTAAAGGGCGAGCCGGACGACGATAAAGAACCGGCAGAAAAGATTGAACCTAAAAACACGGAGCAGAACGAACAGCCCGAAGATACACAAAACCAAGATCAAGGAGCATAAGTTCTCGGACTTAAACCGAGTGGTGGAGTTGACCAGATGGAATATTGGCTTGGAAGCAACCATCTATCTAAGGAGTGCGTAACTGCTCACCATCGAATCGGTCAGCCTAAAATGAAAAAGGGACTCAATTGAGTCCCTTTTTCTATTGACAAAGTCTGGGTTAGAAGGATGGAGTAAAACCCGTAGACTGCGAAGATAATTGTCCTCCAACTCGTGTGATCGTGATGCGGTTGATGAATTTGTGAATTCCTCTTGGGAAGTCAACCAGAATGTCAACGACTCCTGCATTGTTCTCCAGAACTTCAGTTCCGTTGTTGCTATCATCGAAGATAACATCGTACCATGAAATTCCACGAGCGTCTTCAACTGCTGCAAGGTAATTCTTGACCATTGTTTTAACTCTCATTCTGGTCGTAACGTCGTTCCAATCAAATAGGAAGTTAAGGAGGATACGTTCGATGTCCCTTTCAATCGTGATGAGGGCTTCTCTTACGTGAGTGTTGTTGAGGGCGGATTTTACTCTCTGGTAACCTGTGTTGTTCGAGAATACCATGACTCCGAATCCCCTACGTCTTACGATCAGGTTGAAACCTGCTGGTTCCAAGTAATCACGATCTTCGTTTATGAGATCGTATTCGATGCCGGTGATTTCAGGATCGGTTAAGATACCCCTCTTACCTGCAACGATTGAGAAGGTGTTTCCACTGGTGTATTTTTTCATGAATGTGTTTGCTACGAACATAGCTGGAGGAATGGACTTGTTCTTTCCATTCTCGTAGATGATGATGTTCGGCATGAAGTAGGAAACGTAAGAAGATAAAGGAATGCCGTTCTTTTCGCCAGTTGCGAATGAGAATAGGAATTCAGGATTCGAGTTCAAATCTCCACCAGTTGAAATTGACTGAGCGGAAACGAGGCGAGTTACTGGATCGATGAATCTTGGGCTTACTGATCTTTCGTACTGAGCGAAGGAAGGAGCATTTGCAATCACCAATAATTTTCCATGATCTGCTGCGAGCTGAGCGAGTTGCTGTTTTGATCCAGGGTAAATCTGACCTTCGAAAGAGTCGATTAAGTACCTGAAGTCCAGAGTTTCTCCGTCTGCTAATGTTGAAGCTAAATTGCTACCATTGAACATGAAGTCCAGGATGGTGTTCTGCCTTTCAGCTGTGCCGTTAGGATAGAGATTGAAATCGTCAAGGTTCATTGCTGGAATGCTGTAACCTGCGATTGAGGTAACGAAATTCTTGATTCCCTTATAAGCGCGAATCGTAGTTCCGTCGAAATTGATTCCACTGTTGTTCACATCGATCGGAGCTGCAGTTTTTACCGTGTATTTGAGAACGGTTACTGCTGAGCTTGATGGGCCGTAGCCGGTGATTGATACTTTTTGTGCATAGACTGACGTGATGCGTAGCATACGACCACGTTCTGTTCCTGCTACAACTTCGGCTTTCAGGTATTGACCAACTTTGAAGAAGTTATCAATTTCTGCCCTACGTGTTGAATTGTAAGGATAACCGGCTGCAGTGTTAGGTGTTTCGTTCTTGTTCGGGTTACCGTATAGGGTAGGATCGATGTAGAACGTGATCTGATTAGGAGCAGTGTATGTGTACTGATAGTCTCCGTCTATGAAGTAGTCGGTGTCAGTAAGATCGAAATCTTTCTTGTAGGTTGCCGAGGTTGCATTGACCATCCATAGGAAGTCGTCTCCTGCGTCCGTGATGGACTGAGCTGATACCTGGTTTAGTCGAGTAATATCGGAAAATACGTTGAATGTGATGTACTTCACTGAGCCGTTTAGTTTTACTGCTCCGTCTGATGCAATATAAAGAGAAGTAGGGGTCAAACTAGGACCGCCAGCGTATTTCAGGTAGTCTCCATTCTTTACGAATCCATTGAACCATGCATTGTAAAGCTTGCTGTTTTCGGTAGCAACTATCGTGTTAGGAGTAACTGCTGTGTTGATGTAAACTTCTCCAGCGATATACGTAGGAACGTAAGTCGATAGGAGGAAGTAGAAGTTAGAGTCGAGAGGTTTCTTGTAGCTGAGAACGTCGATGAGACCTACTGGCTCGGTGCCGGTAATACCGTCATCAACCACGTAAGCAGTTTTAGTTCCATTGTACAGGTTGAGATCATCAATACCGTATCCGACTAGGTCGAGACGCTGTTCTTCCATTGGCTCAGTTGCGGATCCGCTGTCGAACGTAGAGTTCGAAAGGTCGATTATGTCAACTTTCTTGTAGTCAATAGCGCAGTAAACTCCGGTAGTTGGGAAGTTACGGTTGAAAACTGTGTCCAGAGCAACGATTGTTCCAGTAAGATCCCTGAATCCAGGAATGATGCATCCCTGAGTTTTTGCGATTAGGGTAACTTCTTTAAGTGCTGTGAAATCGTTGATCTTCGAATTGATGAGACCAGTTGACGTAAAGTATTGCTTGTAAACAGGGTCGCTTGCAAGTTTTAGATTGTCTGTCCAGTTTCCTTCGACTACGATAAGTTCGACGAAATAATCCTGAACGATGTCATCTGGATTGAGGTATTCTGGAACTTCTGTTTTATCTCCGAGGAGAGCGAAGTATTCCTTAACCGTAATATCATAACCGGTAACATCAGCGACTCTTACGAATGCTGTGATTTCTTTGCAGGAAAGGTTAACAACGGTTAAAATCTTATTGGAATCGCGATCGGCCGTGCCGTACTGACTAGGATTGTAAATGTAATCATCACCCAATTTGATATTCTTCCATTTATTGACCATATCAACGTCAGCGAACCAAAGTTTCTGAACGTTATAGAAGTTGGACATGCTGCTCTGGTTGATATTCTCTGCCCATAGAGAGTTGGTCGAAGCAGGTTCAGAGTTGAACGTTCTGAAGTACGCTAGATCAGTTGAGGAAACCGGTAGAATGTTCAGACCAAAAACAGGACCTTGTCTCAAAGCAACGTCGAGTGTTCTGTGGAAGTAACTTCCGTTTTTCTCTAGCTTGCTGTCGGTGTCCCCGTATACGGCCTGTAGAGTTTTGCTATCCTGAATCAGTGCGACTGAATTGATAGGGCCTTTTTTGCTGGAACCTATTACAAGTCTGCCAGTGGAAATAGGAAGGGCAAGATTTTGGCTTTCATCTATTTCTATCGTGTATACGCCACTTGACTTGAACCTGTTCAGATTTAATTTTTCTGCCATCGCGTGCTATTGTTATTTTGAGTTATTTATTTATCATTCCGTTCCCAAAACCGACTTCTGTCGAATTGGGCATATCATAACTGGAATTATTTATCAAATGCTATCATGCTAAACCTAAACCGTCTCATTATTTTTGATACAATATAGAACTATAAAAAATGGTGAACTATATGCAAACAAAGATGAAATTCATAAAGATCCGTGATGTCAAAACTCCAGCATACGGTACGGTCGGCTCGGCCGGAATCGATTTCTTCGTTCCAGAGGATTTTCGAGAGCAGAGATTACATCCAGGCGATGATATTCTCATTCCGAGCGGAATAAAAGCTAACGTCCCGGATGGATACGCTCTCATTGCACATAACAAGAGCGGTATCGCAACTAAAAAGAGGCTTCAGGTTGGAGCATGCGTCGTGGACAGCGATTACCAGGGAGAAATCCACATTCACGTGTTCAATTCGAGGTCGAATGGATTGGTTGAAATTGCTCCAGGAATGAAGCTCGTGCAGTTCCTTCTTATCCCAGTAGCTAGCGCAGAACTGATCGAATGCAAGGAACTTGAAGAAGTATTCCCAGTGGAGACTGACAGAGGCCCTGGTGGTTTCGGGTCAACCAATGCAATAGAAGCTAGCTACTCGCTAACAAAATTGGGTCTCTTTTATGAAAACGAAACTCACTAGAGAAGATGTTCTGAATTGGTGGTTGCAAAAGTATCATAACACCACAGTTGAAGAGTTAGTCAAGACCCTTTCGGACGATGTAAAGAATTCAGCCGATTGGTTCAAGCTTTACCCAGTAACTCAGGAACAGCATGATGAATGGTACACGTGGGTAGTCGATGCACTAACAAAGGAACGCCGCATGTCAAAGACATACATCATCAAGCATTTCGCTTTAGATTATCTCAATTGCGCTCCGTACATTGAACAAAACAAGTAACTGAATATGATAATAAGCACAGAATTTAACGTAGATGAGTCCGCTCTAGTCGTTTCGTATTATGACGAGCAAGGAAAGATTGCATTCATCAAAAAACCGATTCCACAAACGGACCTTTTCAACTGGACCGTCACTGCAAATCCAACTGAATTCAGGAATTGGGACAATAAGTTTTTACGCAAATCTCCAAGCAAATGGTTGAGTCGCTTTCGATTGGAAGAATTGACTCAAGCTCGATTAAACCAAGCAGAACTCGACAGGATCTATTCAGACTTCAGCCCGAAGAAGTTCTACCTTGACATCGAAATAAAGCTGGAATCTCAGGAGTTTCCTGATCCAGCAAAAGCATTGATGGAAGTCAACATGATAACCTTCGTGAACGAGGAAAACATCGTTTTCACGATGTCGACCATGGACAATTTCGATCCAGAAACGGTTCAACTTCTGGAAGCGGAGGTCAATGAGTACCTCAAGTCATGTGGGCAAACGTTCGTTGTCAAGTACATGTTCTTCCAAACGGAACGAGAACTTCTAGAAGCATTCTTTTACAAAGCTCTTCCAAAAATATCGTTCCTTACTGGTTGGAACTTCATTGGCTTTGACTGGTTGTATCTCATGAATCGGGCAAAACGATTGGAAATGGATCCAATGCGTTTCATGGCTTGCAACAAACTGATCGGCCAGGCAAAACTGCCGATTCACCTTGGCCTTCTCGACTACATGGAAGTATTCAAGAACATCAAGCCGTTCAAGGTCGTTGAAAATTACAAGCTCGATTACATTGCCTACATGGTTCTAGGCATCACGAAATTGCACAACGAATATAGGTCAATGCTCGAAGCTCAGGGAGACACTTTCAATTTCGCAAAGTACAACATCATCGATACTTGCCTAGTCAAGTTAATTGACGATAAGACTGGATTATTGGAAGTAGCTTTCGCTATTTCAAAATTCGCTAGGGTCGACGTGTCGAAAATATTCAGCTCCGTATTCATTACTGAAACTATGATGTGCCGCGAATTCTTGGAAAGAGGTCGATTCATGTCGAACGATAAACGAGAGCTCGATGAGGAAGCAACGTACGACGGAGCATACATCATGAAACCGATTCCCGGATATTACAAGTACGTAATGCTCAATGACTTCGCTTCGATGTACCCGAACCTCACGATTCAGTTCAACATGTCTCCGGACGCTTACATGGGCAAGATGAAACCAGACATGGAAATTCCGGCTCACATGATATTCACAAAGAACGATACGTTATTCGCCAATACGTTCGACTCAGCAGCTAGAACGATTCTTACTCGAATGTACAATGGTCGAGTTGAAACAAAAGCAGAAAAGGAAAAGCTTGAGGAGCAATTGGAACGTGAAAAAGTGTCTGCATAACATAGGAAAAAAATTAAACAATCTAATGGCAGGATTCGATATTGACGAACTGATGTCCGTTAAGAACAGTTATCAATCGCAGAAATTTCAATGGGTAAAAACCAATGACCAAAAAAAGTTAGGGACGGTAGTCACAGTAAACGATGTCATTCCTGGTAAACGTCTAAACACGATAAACGGACCGATGCAGAGGTACAATGCTATCCTGTCAGACGGTACCAGCTTGGATACGGAAGACCTTACCAGTAGGCTAATGATGCTGCTGGATGATCAACCGCCAATGACCATCCTAGAACTTCTTTCGATAAATCTGGATGCAGGAGTCAACACTGAAGAGATCAAAGCAGCTCTTCCTGCAGACCTAAAGGAATTGTCAACACTTAAGCCTTCTGCTCCTCAACTGAATCAGGGAGCTCCAGGACATGACGATTCTAAGTTCGGACCAGGAAGAAACATGGGGCCGGCGGTCAACTCAAAGGATATTTTTGGGCTATTCTCAGTAGAGGAAACTAACCTCAATCTAAGCATTTTGGTAAAAATGCCTTCTAAACCTCTTCTCAAGATTATGTATTCGAATGCTCAGGACAAGGAACAGTTCCTAAATCAGCTGTCCGTGTATATAAATAATAGCATAACACAAATGGCCATCCACGATTCAGTAAAACGAATGTTTGGCCTGGACAAAAATAAAAAAGCTGATGACCAATAATCGTAATCCGCTAACTCCGGCACAAATCATTAAGTCAGTTTCTCCATTGGGGAGCGGTAAGTTCAATCTCATTTCGATGACTCGTGATTCCGACAGGGCGGAGAAAATTTCATCACCTGAAAATTACATTCTTATCCTTCCATTCGAAAGAACGGACGATGATAAGATCAAAGCTATTTACGGAGTGAAGTTCGAAAATCCGGCAACCGGACAGCCGGACGTAAGTCTGCTGACGGACGTCATCGATTTCGAAAAGGACACCACTTCTTTCGATTCAGTAGGACGAGCTCTTCTCGAAGAAGCTGGTCTGAACATCGAAGATGCTGGCCTGAACGAGGACGACATTTTTTACATTGGTACGATGACAACTTCCGAACCCGCCATAGCCAAGTTCAAGTGCTATGCTATCGATCTAACGAAAATCAGCAAGCCAAACGAATCCATACAATTCACGCGCAACCTGTCAAAATCCGCTTTCACCAAGGACGATTCATCAGAAATCGTAAAAATCGGATTTCACGAAATCGTTAACGGCGATTATTCGGATGCATCAATTTTAGCCGGATCCTTCCTTTTAGTTTCGTATTTTCAATGAAACTAGGTTAGCCTTTTGTGTACAAGAGAATACATAAAACTAACCAATTTTACATGGCAAAATCCCCTTTAGAAGCGTTTGCGAAGTTCAATGATCTTCTCGAAAAACGCGTGAAAGCAACAGTTGAATTAAAGGGATTCGCGGATATTAGCGAGTACATCTCAACCGGAAATTACCTCCTTAACGCCCAACTTTCGGGCTCATTGTTCGGAGGATTCCCAAACACAAGAAGCATTGGAATCGCAGGCGATCCTGGTTCTGGAAAAACTTTCCTCTGCATGAATGCAGTGCGCGAGTTACAGAACATGGGGTACTTCGTGTTTTATATTGACACAGAAGGCGCAATCGATTCCATTGACTTCCCAAAATTCGGAGCAAATCTCGACCAGCTCAAGTACTACAGGATGAAGCTGATCACGGACGTGAAGTTCTTCGTTGACGGTCTTGTCAAGCAGAAGAAAGAAAGTTCTGAACTTAAGATCGCTCTGTTCGTTGACTCCATCGGTCTGCTCAATTCTGACAAGGAAGTCGGAGACTTCGAAAAAGGAAAGAGTGTATCGGATATGGGTCTCAAAGCAAAGGACCTTCGTGCAATGTTCAGATCGTTCACACTCGATCTTTCTAATGAAAGAATTCCATTCATCTTCACGAACCACACGTACAGTGGAACTGACGTTTATTCTGGAAAAACTCCAGGCGGTGGTGGCGGTCCAGAATTCGCAGCATCAATCATTCTCATGCTCAGCAAGGGAACGTTGAAAGACGAAAACAAAACTGCAACCGGAATCATCGTCAGGTCGAGGACTCGTAAGAATCGTCTCGCTCGTCCGATTGAAATCGAATTCCACATCTCTCATCAGAAGGGCATGAACCCTTACGTCGGCCTTCAGGACTACATTAGCTGGGAAGCTTGCGGAGTCGGTCGTGGAAAGAAGCTTACCGAGAAGGAATTTTCGAAGCTGAAACCAGATGACCAGAGTGATTGTGTACAATTCGAGGTCGGAGGTGGTACGTTCTATTTCAAGCCTGGTAAGTTAGCTCAGAACTACATCCTGCGTCACAACGGTGATGAAGTTCCAGTCAAGCAGTTCTTTACTTCTAGATTGTTCACTGACACCGTCCTGCACGAGCTCGACAAAAGGGTTATCAAGCCTACGTTCAAGTATCCAGAAACAATTGACGCTCTCATGGAAGAAGAGAGCGAAGAGATCTTAGCCGACGAAAAAGAAGTCGGCGATGAACTTTAACATCCAGCCAACGCTTCCGATAAAGTACGCAATGAAGGTTCATCAAGCATTGCCGAACTATCCTACGCACCAAGATTTCATGTTTGAAATCATTTCCTATATCGTTAGGGTCACCGAACAGAAAGAAAAGGATTGGGACCCTAACGATATAAAATTCTCAGCGAAAACTCTCAAGTACATTTTTGGAGACAATGTTAAATCTGAAGAGTTCCTTGATCGTATAAAAACAATACTCAAGGATCTCATTGAATCTGGAGCATTGGCAAAGAGAGGAGAATTCATTTTCATAAGTGCTGATGAGTTCTCCAAGTACTACTCAATAAGTTAATTTACGAATATGGTAATAGATTTTAAGGAAAATATCGAACTCTTAGAGAAATTGATATTCAATTTTGTCTTAACTGAGGACGATAATGATGTTGTCATCAAGCCGAAGAGTTACGAGACTCTTGACAAGCGTGAAATATTGCCGATGATAAAGGCACACTATTTCAACGACGATACGTTACAACGTCTTTATCGTGAAGCGAAGAAGTTCTTTCTCGAATACAAGAAAATTCCGACTAAGAACGAAATTCGTCAACTGGCAAATCTCGCCAACCTCGACATCCCAGATGATAAGTTCGATAAGATCTTCGCCATCAACCTAAAGGATCACACATACGAATTCCTTTACAAGTACACAAAGGCTTTCGTATTCTACAAGAACCTGAATGAAGTGGTCATAGACACTCTCTCATGGTTAAAGACAACCGAGATAAATCCAGACAATGTCGAACTAATAACGAACGATGTTAGATCAAAGTTCAACGAAAAACTAAATCTATCTTTCACTAGTTCCGAATCCGGTCTTAGCTTCTTTAATCCAAAGGATCACATTCAGCTTTCGAAAGTTGGAACGCCTACTGGTTTCAGATTCTTCGATAAAGTTCTTGATGGTGGATGGAACCCAAAGACCCTCGTAGTTTTCCAGGGTCGTCCAAAAGTAGGAAAGTCAATGGTGCTTTCCAACATTGCAGCTAGAGCATTCCTTCATGGCAATGATATTGGTATTGCAACGCTAGAGCTTTCTGATCGAAAGTACATGAAGAGGCTCGGTGCGCAGATCCTTAACATGACGATGAAGGAATACGATACGATCCTTCGAGAAGAAGACTTGAACGGAATCATCGAGAGATTGAATCAGCTTCGAGAAACGGTTCCGAATTTGGGGAACCTCGAAGTAAAGGAATTCGGAGCAGGTACAGCATCAGCTATCGACATCGAAAATTACTTCCTTAAGGTTCAACAGAGAACTGGTATTAAGTTTAAAGTAATCGTCGTTGACTACGTTAACTTAATGAGACCGCTTCGCGACCGTGGAGACAGTTACGGTAACATCAAGTCAATCACCGAGGAATTACGCGCAGTAGCAATGCGTAACGAATGGTGCATCATTTCTGCTACTCAGATCAAGAGGGATGCAGTCGACGATCAGGACTTGAACATGTCCGACGTTGCTGAATCTTTCGGTCTCGTTCATACGGTCGACTCATTATTCGGATTGACTCGTGGACCAATGGAAAGTAGGATGAAAGTCAAACTAATAGCTAACCGAGACGGAGGATACAATGAGAGTTTCAAGATGTTCAGGCTCAATTACGAGTACGCAAAAATGATAGAGGAAACGGATCCAGCTTCCGAATTCTATTCAGACGATGATGACACGCAGTCTCTGGAAAATCAAATGAGAAATCAATACCATACAGTTCAAACTACCGAACCGCCGAACATCGATTTTTCGAGTGATCTTCCTCAACTGCCGCCACCAATAAAACCAAATAAGCAATTAGAATCGCATGATGATATTCTCGATTCTATAAAATAATGAAACCCTTTGAAAAAAGATAAAGATGAAGACATTTTCGAAGAACCAGAAGATGACCTAACCGATTCCGTAATGGAACTAGAAGGTCCGTCGTTTTTGGACCCTGAAGATCTTGAAGAGGAACAAATAGACGAAGAAGCTGAAGAAACCGAAAGGCGAAGGGTCGCGTACTCTGCATTGAAGAAGAATGATAAGATCTTCAACAATTCGTACACGATGGGCCATCCTACTGGTGAAGAGCCTGAAGAAACAAGAGCTCACACCGAAATCAGAATAGATCCAGGTTCTCCGGACTATCAGCTTTATGATAGGGATCAGCATTCAGATTTCGTCGACAATTCAATAACCCAGATTGACATACACGAATTCGTTTCGAATTCTACCGAAGTAAAGGAAATACTTGGAGACGATCCAGACAAAAAGAAGTTCGGAAAGGCCGAAGTCAATTTACTGTTCGAGAAAATTCTAGCTGGAGTAAGAGTCGGAAAGCATGCAAGTTCTTTTGTGAATCCTGTGCATGTCTTCGATTCCATTTCATCCCTAACTGGCTTAGAGTACAAGAAACTTTTCGACATGCTGAAATACGAGAACAAGGAAATTTTGCTTCTCGAACTAGACGGCAAGTATCACATTTTGGATAAGTCATCTAAAGAATTCAGAATCTACGAATAATGAAACTTGACAACATACGTAACATATATCTCATCGGAGACACTCACCTTGGAGTAAGGAATAATTCAATTGAATGGTCAGCCATTCAGAAGGATTTCTTGCTGAACCATTTCATTCACAAGATCGATAAGGATTTTGATGAGGACAGAGATATTCTCGTTTTCGAGGGAGACATTTTCCATTATCGCGAAGCAATCAATGTTAGAATACACAATGAGGCGCTTGATATATTTACTGTATTGGGTAAAAAATTCAAACGTGGAGTATTCATCATCATAGGCAATCACGATACGTATTACAAGGATAATAGCGTGGTGCACTCTCTGAGGGCAATCGGTAATTTGGCCGACAACATTCACGTGTTCGAAAATCCGGACATCCTTACCATCAATGGAAAGCACTCGTTTCTCATGCTTCCTTGGCTCGAAGATTTAGCAAAACTGAACAGCGTAATAGCTGACCATCAGTCATTCTGTTCCTACATCATTTGTCATGCTGACATAAAGGGTTTCAAGCTAAACAAGTGGGTGAAATTAGAAAAGGGATTGGAATCGGAGTCAATGAAATCGTACAAGCGAGTTTACAGTGGTCACATACACATTCGTCAGGAAAATGGAAACGTTCTGTACACCGGAACTCCATACCAAATGGATCGTGGAGACATTGGAAATACCAAGGGCTTTTACACGCTAAACGTTGAAGGAGATGAGATAGTCGAAACGTTTACCAGGAATACGAAATCTCCCATTTTCTTGAAGATAGATCTTAGCGATCTCTTAGAACTGTCAAAACCTGAGATAATTGATCTCTTTGATAATAATTTCGTGGACGTGATGGCCCGTATAGATTTCGTTAACAAATTTTCTGTGCCTCTGTTCATTGAAGAAATTGCAGGCTCAAAGCACAGAACCATTCAGTTCTTTACCTATTCGGAAAAAGAAAAGCTCAATGCACAAGCAGCCGATCCAGAGTTCAACATCGAGGACGGCTTCAACATCACAGATATTTTCAAGAGGTACTTGAAGACCAAAGATTACTCGAAGGAATTCAAGAGACAACTTGCCACCAAATTCGTTGAAATTCACGAAAACGTAAAACAAGAAAAGTCCTATGCTTAATCCATTTGTCAGCGAGTACGTCGAAGTAATCAATTCCGGCAATGGAAAATTCATTGTCATTGCTAGAACAGACATCCCAATAAACACTGTCGTAGAGATATGTCCAGTGTCAATCATTACGATGAAGGATGCAATCCTTCTTGGTAAGGCAATGCCTTCAATTAAAGCTAAGATTTTTTCGGACGAATCTGTGATGGACAAAGAATACCAGATATTCGCCCAGCTTGGTGAATTGGAATTGGAAAAACGATTGGATGAGGGCAAAATATCAAGAGAAGAGTACGTAAGGATATTACGGTCAAAGGTAAATCCTTCCGCCCTATTGGAATTAAAATCGCACATCTTTATGCTCGGCAATGGATTACTATATCAGGTGAGCGAAACGCCTAACCTGGTGTGTGCCTATCACTCAGATCAAAAGGTATGCGTTTTCAAATCTGTTCGGTACATCGCAAATGGAACCGAACTCACTTACTACAAATAATCATCGAATGAAGATACTCAATTTCTCATTTAGGAACCTGTGCTCGTACGGAAATAAATTGCAGAGCTTTACCTTCTCGGAGGATCCTCAGCTTATTTTAGTTGAAGGAAAGAACGGTGGAGGAAAGTCAACGATTTCCGATGCAATAACCTTTGCCATTTACAGTAAGTCATCGATCCGTAAGACAACTGCTCTGCCGAATCGACTCAATAAGAACGGGTACACCTACATCGATTTTATCACTGGAGCCGGAGACACTATTTCGATAGAACGTGGTCTCCAGCCAAATTTTTTAAGGTTAGCAATTAACGGAGTCGATCACAACCTTCCTGACAAACGAAGGATTGACGAATTCATTGAGGATGAGCTAGTAAAGATCCCGTTCAATATTTTTTCGAACACGATAAGCTTGTCGATAAACGAGTTCAAGAGTTTCGTAAAGTTAAGTCCAAATGACAAGAGGCAGATCATTGATAAGATATTCGGAATTGAGATCGTCAATGATATGTCGAAGAAGAACAAGGAGGATCTCAAATCTCTGAGATTAGCTCTGCATACTCTTGACGTTTCTATCGACAGCAACACGACTACTCTTAACAATTCATTGGCCCAATTGACCAATATGAAGGAGGACCTGTCGGTCCTAAAGGATGCTCGTAAAAAGGAACTCGAAGAACGTATCGCTCAATTACAAGCTGACAAAGAACTGTATCAGAAAAATTACAACGAAATGACGGTAGCCGCGACAGCTTTGGACAAAGCAGTCGCTGCAGCAAGAGAAGCAAGAACAGCAGCCCAGTTGACCATTGCTGATTGGCAGAAGAAGCTTCAGATTTACGAGAGCAATAAGTGCCCGCATTGTTTGTCAGATCTTACTGACGAGGGGCATTCGAAAATAAAGGACGAGATCGTTTGCAAGAAAACCGAACAGGAAAAATTACTCCCAGTCCTTGCTAAAAAGGTTCAGGAAGCAGAGATGACTTTGACAGAAAAGAACGGAGAAAAGGAATTCGCCAGAAACCAGTTCTACAAGGTCGAAGCTATTCTGACACCATTGAAACGAGAGCTTTCATCCCTGTCGATAGATGAAATCGAAACTGAAGGTTCCGAATACATAAACGGAGTCATCGAATCGATCAAGAAGACGCTCGAAGAAGCCAGAATCGAAAAAGGCAAGATCTCCGAACAGATCAAGATCTCTCAGGAAATGGAGGACATCCTTTCGGAGAACGGAATGAAACGTCTGCTAATGAGTCAAATCGTTCCAATTCTCAATAAGAAGATCCTAAGAACTGCAAAGATCCTCGATTTTCCATTCGCTTTCGAATTCAACATGGACTTCGATCCTATCATAACCCAATTGGGAATACAGGTTGACATAGACTCTCTTTCTACTGGCGAACAAAAGAAAATGAATCTGATAGTTTTGTTAGGCATCATTGAACTCATCAAGCTAAAGCACCACAGTGTCAATTTGCTATTCCTTGACGAAATATTCTCTTCCCTGGACGTGGAGTCCATTTACCAGGTAGTCGACCTGCTGAAAACGTTCTCGAAAAAGTATCGAATGACCGTTTTTGTAATATCGCACGATCCGCTTCCTGAGGAACTATTCGATCGAAAGCTGTCAGTAAAGAAGATAGATCACTTCTCTGACATAGAATTCTCGTAAACCGATTCACTACTTTTAAGTAAAAGATCATACAAAAACAGTACGATGATAGTATTCAAAGCAAAATCATTTGGCGAAGCATATAGGGATTCGCTAGCCCATGTCATGAAATACGGTCCAGAAAATGGTGCCAGAGGCACTAAAAGTAAGGAAATTTTGGACGTGGCTCTAGTCGTTGAAAATCCCGCACTGTGTCTTTACACTAACCCAGCCAGAAGCTCGCAGTTCAAGTACATCGCTGCAGAGTTCCTCTGGTATTACATGGGAAGAAAGGATGCAGCTTTCATTACGAAATGGGCCAAATTCTGGGATCAGATAAAGAACGATGACGGATCGTGTAATTCAGCTTATGGAAATTTGATATTCAACATTAAAAACGAGCACGGAATGTCCCAATACCAATGGGCAATGCTGAGCTTAATGAAGGATCCAAATACCAGGCAAGCTGTCATGCATTTCAACATGCCGTTACACCAGTACGAAGGAAATAAGGATTTCGTTTGTACGATGTACGTGAACATTCACATTCGTGACAACAAGTTGAATCTCAAATTGAACATTCGTAGCAATGATGCTCTATGGGGAACCCCAACGGATGCAGCATTCTTCTGTTCATTACAGATGCAAATGCTCAGTCACCTGAGACTTACCTATCCGGACCTTCAATTAGGAACTTACACGCATGTAGCCGATTCGTATCACGTTTACGACAGGCATTACGAGCTTACCGAGAAAATGTTAGAATCGGATTTCGTTCCGTGTGAATTACCTCCGGTCATGAATGATCTAATCAATCTCGATGGAACTCCAACTGGAGACCTAATCACTTTATTCAATCACGTTGACACAGGAAACCCAGAATTTTTACTTTTCCAGGACGGCGAAGATATTTACAAATGGATTCACACAAACATTACTAAGACAAAATAAATGGCATCTAGCAGACAACCGCTCATCGATCAAGTTTACATGGACATGGCTAAAATTTGGTCGAAATTATCTCATGCTTCGAGAAAGAAAGTAGGAGCATTGATCGTTAAAAATGGCACAATCATTTCCGACGGTTACAATGGAACCCCTTCTGGTTTCGAAAATGAATGTGAGGAAGTGCTCAATGACGAACAGGGCAATTTCGTTGGTTATCAGACGAAGTGGTACGTTCTTCATGCAGAGGCTAATGCCATCCTAAAGATCGCAAAGTCTACTCAGAGTTGCGAGGGTGCCACCATTTATCTTACCTGTTCTCCATGTGCAGAATGTAGCAAACTTATCCTGCAGGCAGGAATTAAAAGATTGGTCTATGACGAAGAGTATCGGGATCTAACCGGTTTACAGCTTCTTCAGAGGGCAGGAATCGAAATCAAAAAAATGGAAAATGGATGATCGACGAAACTACTCGTGTACTACAAATTGTTTTCGTAAGTGATCAGAAACAATTCATTCAAGTACTACAGAAAAAAAGAAAATCAGATTATTTACTGAATGTCAATAAAATAATACGGGACAAGTTTGGCCATGAAATCGTGGTTCCGAATAAGATCCAAGCATTCTTGATCAATTACGAGATTAAGAAAATCATTGACAAAGCAGTAAACGTTCGGAACCGTAAGTACGAGAGAATCGTTTACATCAATTCGAATTTAACGCCAAATACGATACTGAACACAATTGACTTTCTGACTAGCACGTATGGAGAGGTTCATTTCGAACCATTGTTAATCGATTTGGAAGAGGACATTTCTCCGCATATCAACATAAAGACAATAAAAAAGGGGCTATAAAGCCCCTTTCTTTTTATCTATTGAGTTCCTGAGTTATGCTCCAGTCTGATCGTCTTCCTGTCCGGGTTCGGTTCCTTCGTCTTCCTTAGGCTCTCCACCTTCTTCTTCGTCTTCAGGTTTGCAAATCTTCTCGACTGCTGCACACAATAAGTCGCAAACTGCGTCCTTTTCGATTTCCATTTCTTCGGCGATTTTGTCGATGAGCTCATTGAGATCATCTCCGAATTCGTCCATTACTTTTTCTAACTGTTCTTCGTCTACTTCGTAGCCAAGATCAGGAGTTTCTTCGGTGTTGTCACCGCCCATTGCGCCAAGGTCATCAACAGGTTCTTCAGCTTCATTTGGCATCTGATTCATCTCGTCGAAGTTTTCGTTCACGAATTGTTCAAATCTCATGATTCTACCTTCTTCTACGGACTCGGTTGCGATTGTTGGTTTTGCGTACATAACTTCAGTTGGTTTTTTCTTTGCGTCTCTGGATACTTTGTCACGGGTGACTGCTTTCCACGTGGTATCGTAATTTGGCTGATTCATTTCTTCTCCAGTTTGCGGGTTATGCAAATTTCCTTCGAAGTCACGATTTCGTTGCACTATTCTTTGATATTTATTCAAGGACTTGCGCTTATTTCCCTCGAAATCACTTTTTTCATTGGGTCCACCAAAAGGAGGTTTCTTTGGGTCCATGTACTGGTCCATTGATGGGTGGTCTCTCCTATTTACATCGAACATGTCCATTTCTTATATCTTAATTTTTTACTGACCAACTCTGGTTTCGACGTAACGGTCAGCAACGAACGGAACAGTTAGGGTAGCGATCTGATCCTGTAAGTAATCTAACTGAAGTTCATTGAACTTTGCAGTATCGAGGAACACTGGAGAGAATACGAATTCCCTGTAAATCAAACCGGCCTTATTGAACATCGTTATCTGAACGATAGCTGGGTTAGCACTCGAACCTGCGTAATCACGTTTTAGTCCCTGAGCACCGGTCATAGGATCGTAGATCAAATTTGCCCATGCTCTGAATGCATTGTAAATGTAGTTGTCGTTATCGTCATTCAAGTTCAATGAGAATTCGATTGTAAACTTCGACAACGTGGTTGCAGGTTTTGCAGCAGAGTATGCTCTTTCTGCAAACTTGTACCTCTGAACCTGTAGAGGACCTCCAGCATTACCGGAAAGTTCAGGTAATGGCCCAACCTTATTAACATGCTCCAAACTGAGGTTGTTGTTGAATCCAATCTTAGTCGAAACTGCCGGTGGAGGGGTAATTATTACTTCAAACTGGTTGAGGTATAACGGTTCGTATCTTCCAGGACCAGCTGTGTGATTTTTGAAATGAGGTAGACCAGCCATCTTGTATTGTGTTTTTTGTTTATTTATTTATTCGTGTCTTAATGAATTCCATGAGGATGAAAGTTACTACTCTTTCTTAGTCACGTGTTTCCTGTTTTTATATATCTCCTGTTTTACTCGAGCAAAACGTTCTTCTTCCCTGCTCACACGTATGCCGCTCATGAATTTCAACTTATCGCGATACTCAACTTCTTCTTCGGATTTAGGAGTCACGTGCTTTTCACCGACTGTGAACGTTAAGTCAAGAGTAGGAAGAACTTGCACTAGCAGATTCATTTCGTCTTTGGTTGTGAACTCGTCAATTTCCATCCGTTTGGATGCCATCAGGCCAGTTTTAACTTCTAGCCATATCCTTTTCGAGTTGTCCAAAGTTTCGTCTCCTAGCTTACGCACTAAGTTTTCCGAGATCTTATGCCGTATCCTAACGTTTGCACTGGACACCTGGCAGTCTATCATTCGTATCTTCTCACCATGAACTATCACGGTGTACGTCTCGGGTCCCTTGGAATCAGCAGGCTCATTAGTTTTAGCAGGTTCATTAGTTACCTCATCTTTCGGATTGGGTGAACCAGGAGCGCTTGGTTTGCTAGGTTCGCTTGGTTGATTCACAGGTTTCTGTGGAACGGTTGGAACCTGAGATACTGGCGCTTCTACTTTTTGAATAGCAGTAGGTCCAGTGGTCTGCAGAGCAGTGTTTTCGACAGAACCGAGCATAGCTTTTGCTTCGGAAACGTTTCTGAATTTTGCATCGATCACGGCATTTATCTGTTTTAGGAGAGTAGTTAGCGTATCAATTGACGTGTACTTGTAATAGGTGGCCAGACCCTGAGCCTTGGTGTAATGCAGATCTGGATAAACGGAGGTTTCGTGCAGCGTTATTTCCTGATCGGTCTGATCCCACGTGGGCTGTTGTCCAACTCCTGTGCTTTTCCAAGTTATCTTGAAACTAGCAATGGATTCAGCAATTACTCCGTTCCCTATCATTTATTATCCGATTTCTTTGTCACCCCGAAATTCTTTACCCTTGTTGGATTTCTTTTTCTTAGGATCGACAGGTTTGTAATTCGCCCAAATCTCATTGTAGATTCGGCAGGAAGCTCCCATGAAGTTAACGATACCGATGTATTTCTTTCGGTCGTCTCCGTGCATTTTAGAGATCTTCTTTCCGATCGTCCGAGCATCGCCGAGATCGAGTTCTTCGTCGTCGGCTTTTCCAACTAGGTCCTTAAGGGAATTTTCTTCCCTAACGGGCTCTACTGGAACCATCGACGTCGAAAAGGACTCAAACGTTTGGTGCACTTTATTTGACGGCTTGGTCATCGTGAGATTATTATTTTTTGTAGGACGATACCTTCTTTACCTGAGGATTAGGTGTAACTTTTCCGATTGGGAGGTTTGCCATGTTAGGCTTCACTTCTTTCGAAAGAGGTTTTCCCTTGATGACCAGGTTTGTATTGGCCTCGGTTGCTACCATTTTCTTTGGTTCGGAACCCTTTTTCGTAGGAAGAGCAGTCGTACCGGTTTTCACGCTTTTCGAAGGAACACTACCCTTACCCTTAGGCATGTCAGCCATTTCAGGTTTTACGGTTTTTGTGGTTGCTTTTCCTTTACCAGCTGGAAGGGCAGAAGTTTCAGTGCCTACTGACTTCGTGATTTGTTTACCTTTAGCGGGCGCTCCCTTAGAAAGTTCTTGGTTCATCTTTTTTTCCAAAAGATATTCCTCATAACTTAAAACTGACTTTGACATGTCGATTTCATTATTTTATGCGATTGATTCTCGCTAGGTTATTTATCAATGCTTGGTTGATAATTCTTAGTAAATAGCCAGTTGCCGCATTCGAACGTTCTATAACGACCAGCATCGTGCATTATTTCAACTGCCGTCCTGGTGTCAGTGGAGTCCTTATCCACCAGTTTATGCTTCATGAAGTTCATACGATTCATACGAATGCCGTCGATTACCCATGAATGACTTGACGTTCTTCTTTCCAGGATGAATCCTAATTTTGAATAGACTGATCTAGTAGGATCCGGCGATATGTCTATGTCACAGTAGCTTATCAAGGTCTCTGGATTGAATTCGCGAACGAACGCTGTAAGAAGTTTTGATGCTCCGCCAATTACCGATATTCCCAATTTGGTGCAAAGTCTATCGACTTCCCAGCGTTCATTTTTTCTAGTAAACGTCATGACTGAAGCTAGTCCAGCTTTATCGCTAAGACCGAAGGCAACTGTGCAGTATTTTCCGCCTTTTAGGTGATTTTCCTCACAGAACGAATATGCTGTTGAATTCGGTATTCTCGAGCATTCGTACTTCCGAGCGTACGTTACTGCTGATTTGCCCAACCAATTCAGGATCATGCTTTTTACGATCGCCGGTTTTAATTTCCAATCGTCCTCCCAAACGTTGAATATTCGTATACCACTCGATAATGCTCTTTGACTTTTATCGAAATGATACTCTTCCGATTTTTCCATCTCGCTATGCCAGTACGTACCGTTTACTTCTATTCCGATTTTTAAGTCCTTAACGTATATGTCAATTTCCGATTTTTTTAGAACGGACTTGCAATTCAGTAGAATTTCGTTAGCCTCGTAATTTTCAATGACGAAATTTGCAATTTGCTTCTCCAAATTGGAACTCATTGAAATGACTGATCTATTGCAAATTATGCAAGGATCAATGTTCATTCGGAGTTTGGAATTCACAGTACAACCGGCTGCTATGAACTCTCCACCGCATCTATCACATTTTAACTTGTACGTTTGTGTTTGTGGTAAGTATTCAACGATCGACATTTCGAATTTTGCAAGCTTCTCATTGGCGATCCGCATTGACGTTCGTTTATTTGAAACTTGTATTTTCTCTATGATACCTCTATTTTTTGCTGCGTTTTCGAAACCATATACTTTAATATTGGTTAGTTTGGTTTTTTCCAGACTGAACATATTTATCGTTCCATTTCGATCCATTGTTGTTCTCTGCTGACGATCATGTATTTCTTTATTCTGTAAGGCATGCTTTACTCCATATAATTTCATTGAGGTTTTTTCACCAGTTTCGCGAAGTGTACCCTTCCAATTATGGTCTACTCCATACAAGGCAAGCATGGTTTTTTTATACTGATCCTTTGTTGATTGTAACTTAGTTGGATGGTCGACTCCGTACTTAATGAATGTGTTTTTGCGTAACGTGCTTAACCGATTGATACTGATACATTCCTTAGCTCCACATGTCTTAGCGTATCCCTTGGAATAATTGATAAACGCTTTCAATTTTCCACACGTGCATAGACCTGATGTCTTTGGATTTGAAATAGTATACAAAATTTGGTGAGGGTCATCTGGTACCTGCAATCTATTAGACAAAAACTTTCGTAGGTTTGAATTATTTCGTATTATCGATAGCTCTTTTTGTATTCTTATGTTCTGCTCTTTTTTTTGAATGAGCGACTCTGTTAAGTATTGTAGGTATCCATTATTGTCCAGGGGTTTCATATCGCCGATAATTAGGTTTTAATTTATTTATACTAAATATCGTGTAATTTTTGCAAATTCACATGAAAAAAGCTCCACATGGGAGCTTTTTTCATATATCAATTAAGATTTAGTATCGGTTTAGTATCCAGTTGAAGGAGCAACTGAACCAGTAAGTACGCCAAGACCGTTAACGGTAATGGTGATGTACTGGGTTTCAGGATGCCAACCTGCTTCTGTGATAGCGTACCTTGATTTCAAACCAATCTTTGGTGAGAAGGTACCTTCTGCGATTGTCTGGAGAGATTCTGCCATGATGTATGGGAGGAACTTAATACCAGGTTCTTCGTCAGCGCCCTTACGAGCGATGTGGATACGGTTGTCACCGAATTTCAGGTTAGGATCAACGTACACGGTAAGTCCGTGAACTTTACCAGCTGGGTAAAGCTGACCAGGTCCCGAAGGAAGGTCATTGTTGAATGGAGCGAATGTGTAACCTGCTACGTCAGCAAGAGCTGAAGCAACACGACCGTTGGTTACGATGTGGGTTGCGGCACCGAAACGACCCCTGTGGTAAATAAGGTTAGCCATTTCGAGGATCTTCGTAACAACCCTACGCTGTAGCGTTGAGATGTTTTCGAATCCGGAACCTACTGTTAGGTCGAGGTTGGTAATACCCGAACCCTCAATTGCATTGATGTTCGTTGTGTGAGCTGCGCCGAGGACGAAGCAACGGTCAACCAATTTCTTGTTGATCGACTGAGCAACTTCGTTAACTGCAACGTTTTCCAACATGGAAATAACGTCAAAGTTCCATACGCGGTTGAGGTCCTGGATCTGCTCAACGGTTGCTGAGATAGCTACCTGATCACCTTTAGCTTCGATGAACTTGGTGAACATTTTGAGACCCATCTGGCGGAACTTGCTTACTTCAGCAACTTCCCTCTTCATTCCTTCGATCTGCGTGCCGTTTGCACCGAGGTAAGGACCATTCCATGCATCAGTTGCATAGTTGTCATCGCTCGATGTGGTGAAACCAGAAATATGGTTTTCCAGTGCGGATGCAAGACCGGGAGTGTTAGCTGCTAGCAGGGTGTAGGTCTTTACGACTGCTGCACCACCGATAGTAATGGTAGTAAATACTTCGCCGGTTTTAACGTAGTCGTTGATCTTCTTCGTTCCGTCACTACCGTCGCTGACGACTTTCCACATACCGACTCCGTCAACACGTGAGAAGCCGATGAATGAAAGGGTTAGAGCGTTACTATCAACCGTAATGGTTGCGGTATCGCCGCTGATAAGCTGTGAGAAGGTTCCACCTGCTGTAAGAACAGTGTCTCCCTTTACTGCTTCGATCTTAATTACGAATGGATCGTACTGCTGATCGAGGTTACCACCCTGGTACACGTAGTCCAGATATGGAAGGAATCCGACAGGAGCGTCCATAGGAACAACTCCTACGAGGTCGAAACCGATTGTTTTTGCTGCTACCTGAATTGCTACAGGAAGTAAGCTAGGGAACTTGTCACCGGAACCTGAGTTCGAGTAACTCTGTTTTGCACCGCCGATGAATGGGGTCATAGTGTTAACAGGAGCATGAATGCTACCCATTGCACTGATGGAACCAGGCTGCTGAAGGAATAAACCAGGGGCTACGGATTCGTTAACTGGCGAACCAGTGTTGTCGAAGATTGCATGGTAGTGAGCTACGTCAACTAACCAAGGGCGACTCTTCATAACTGCTGCGTCTGCACCATAACTCTCCAAAACAGGTATCCAAGTATCCTTGATTGACTGATCATTCAGTCTCTTGAAAATTCTTGTTGTTGCCATTTGTTTTTGAGGCTTTTTTATGATTGTGCTCTGCGCTTGAGAGCTTCAATGTACGCGTTGGAATAACCACGCTGTACTTGATTTACTTGATCTATCGATACGTAACCCTCTTTACCTTGGTTTTCGTTGATAGCTGTGTTATTTATATTTGCACTTTGTGCAATTCTTTCATTGATTCCCCTTAGATCGCGAGTGTCCCAGAAAGCTTTCGCTTGGTAAGGAGTGTTGATCACTACGGTTGAAGCTTGAGCGGCGATCCAATTGAGTTCGACTTCGTTCATCTTCTCGTATAGAGGTTTGTACTTTTCTGGCATGAAGCGAATGTAAGTAGGAGTATTCTCTGTCTGTTTGTTCATTACTGCTTCCATGATGTTGATCACTTCGGATTCATTGAAGAACACTGCTCCACGTAGTGTCTCAACGATTGCGGTCTTGATGTCCGGTTCGAGAGCGTAGAACTTCTGTTTGTTTTCAGTAGTCAAAAGCTTCAGGAACGGGTATTTGCTTTCGAGAACGGCATTTGCTGAATTCGATTTGATGTTTGCAAGGATTCCGTCAACTGCTGAAACGAGGTCTTCTACTGGAGAAGCATCCGTCACGTTAACTTTGCTTTCGTTTAGCTGAGCGACATCGGACAGTAACCTACGCGTTGTGAGCTTAGTGTTAGGACCAACTTTCTGGTTCATCGTTTCAGCAACGTATTCCGTGTAAGCGATACCCTTCTGGATGTTTCCGCCGAGGTATTCAGCATACTTGATAGCTTCGTTCAAACTCTTTGCTAGGTAATTGGAGTAATTCAAGCCCTTTGACGATTGCTCAGCAACGTATTCGGTGTACTGAATTCCCTTATCCAACTGTTCAGCTAGATAATTACCGAACTTGATACTCTTCTCTGTCATTCCGCCAACGTATTCAGCGTAATTGATGTTCTGGTTCAGTTTTTCTCCCAGGTAGTTAGAGAAGTGGATATTCTTTTCGGTCATTCCTGCTAGGTAATCGCTGTAGTCAATCACGTGATTTACCTTTTCGGCAACGTGTTCTGTGTAACCAATTCCCTTGTTCAACATTGTCGATAGGTAGTTGGTAAACTCAACGATCTTTTCCATTTCGCCAGCCAGGTAATTAGTGAACTTGACCAATTTCTCGGTAACCGGAAGGTCATCAGTTTTTTCGCTAAGAGCTAGCAAACCAGCGTTATTGTTATTGATGCTTTCACGAAGGGATTCGATTTGCTTCTTAACAACTTTTGAATACTGGTTATATTCTTCTCTTGTTACTAAGTCATTAGCCATTTGCTTTTCGTTATTTTGTAGAGTCTTGGTTTCAGGATTATTTATTTTGTAAACTCTCACAGAATCCTCGAAGTTAAAGCTTTCGGAAACATCCATCAAGTTGTTTGTTACCGAATGAGCCTTAAGGAAATCTAGGGATTCGAAGAGCATAGTGTAATTACCCTGTAGGTTTTCCGCAACCTGAGACAGGGCGGCTTGTGCGAACCCGGGCTCGGCCACGAGGTCGTACGTAAATATTTTATGAAGTTTGACCTTGCCGTTGTCAAGAACTTGACCGGCAGCTCTCGAGGAAATCGAGATTACACAACCTGCTAGAACTAAGGTTTTTGCGATTCTTCCGCTAGGTGTATCGAGAAGTTTTACTTTGATCTTTACGCTGTTGGACGCTTTATCATGGTCCAATGCGAGGATAACGTGAGACACGTTCTTTAGCGAAACGTCGAAGCTCTGTGGGTGATCGAGCTCCCCGAATAACTGGCCTTTCTTGATCTTCTCAACCAAATAGGTGAGATGAGGAAGGTATTCAGCTTCCTCGTAAACGCGGTTGTTATCGTTCTTCTGGCCAAAAACCGCACAAGTTCCGTCCATAATGATGTCACCGGTTTCAGTCGTGGTGACACCTAACGGTGTGTTCGATCTTTCTAGAATAAAGACAACGTCCTTAGGTAGTAAGGTCGGCGTTTGTAGATTTACTGCGGTAGTACTAGTCAACTCCGTGAGACTTTTTTGATATTTATAACGGGCCCACTATTAAAACAAGGGGTACCCGCTATCGTTATTTATCAAAGTCTCTAAGTAATTCTTTAAGAGTTGCTAGCTTATCGTCACTAATTTTTGAAAGGTCTGGCTTTTTGACGGTGATGTTGAATATGTATGAGCCTCGTTTGCCGAATGCCGAGACTAAACCCTGTTCAGGGATTCTCACCTGTATGTTGGAAAGGGTAGGCGAATTGATTGAGTTGATCTTGTACTTTTTGCCGAATGGATTTTGGAGAAAAAGTTCATTTGTGAACAGTATGTCGCTAAGAGAAAGTTCGACGGTTTGGACCAAATCTGAAGCATCAGTTATCTCGAGACCTTCCGTGTCGATGATGATCCGTATGAAAAGATCGCCAGTAGCTTCTCCATGGTGCCTTCTGTGAAACACATCGTCGAAGCCATCGATTTCTTGGCTTGAACCAGCATACCGCATTCTCACGATTATTCCGAGCTTTCCGCCGATCAGAGCAAGAGGATAACCATTGGTAGACAAGTTCACCTTGTACCTAACGGTCTTGTGCTCGATCTTGGATTCAGAAAGGCTTGACTTGGAAATCTGATAAGAAACTGAATCCTCGATGCCATTCATCAGTTCGGATATTTTGAAATGACGATCAACATGAATGTTCAAATGTTCGAGGTCCATCATCGAGAAAGCAACATTTCTGAATCTCGAGTACGGGTCGTTCGCTGGGTTAGCTGTTACTGGATGGTCGAGTTGGTAATCGTACTCTGCTCGTTTCTTCTTATCACTAAGAGTGGAGTAGGCTTCATTGATTTTCTTGAAATGTTCCTCTCCATTCGGATTTTTGTCCGGATGATATTCCTTGGACAGCTTTCGAAACGATTTCTTTATGTCTGTGTCCGACGTGTTACGCGCGACCTGTAGGATAGAATAATAGGTTTCGGCTTCCAAATCTGTTCGTACTTTTTTAGTATATTACTACTTAATTGAACATTTGGTTCAAAAGTCCTTAAAATAATCCGCTTTCATGCTGATTTTCACCTACTATGATGAAACTTCTAAATTTGTTTTCATGAAATCCATGGAATCAGTTAGTCGAGCATTAGATAATGCGAAAACAATTTCCTTAGTTATCTTGTCAAATAGTCAACCATCAGCGAAAGAAATTTCGCAATTGAATACTTGGTTCTCTACTACTTCCGTGATAAAACCTACTAGAGTTAAGGAACCGGATACTGCCATATCAGGTAAGCCAAATACGGAATTTGTGGAAATTCTATTAACTTATTCAGCTTACGATCAATTGTATGTCGACCCGAATATCATTCTGACAAATAAGTTAATCATCCCTATTGATACTTCACTATTTTTCAAACAGTATAGGGGTCAGCTCTCAACTAAGCTAGTTTATTTGAAGGCAGGCACGCAATTCAACACGGCATTTTCTACGATAAGCAAGGGAAAATGGATAACGAACATAACCGACATGGAATTCACGTACGTTGTTCACAATAATTTCTTGATTCCAAAGAAAGTACATCCGAACAGTATTCTTAACGGAAAAGCATTCAGTGAGTCGGCGATAACGAATATCGTAATAACTGATCAAGCAGCGATGGATATTAGCAATGTTGACTTACAGAATAGCAAAATACAAAAAATTCTAACTCAAGTACTTCCATCCACTGGGACTCGAATACTGTCACGAATTTTGAAAAAATCGGAGAGTAGCGAACTCGTACCTTTCTCAGCACTGATCGGAGAAAATAAAGAGGTTGCAATCATGAAGCCCAAACCGAAATCTGTCATCAAACATATCGTAATGGAACTGCCATTCTACGATAAAACTTCGGGAGGAATAAATCGGTCGCTGAGAATAGTGATGGAGCTTCCGTATTACTCAAAAATATGTGGAGGAGTAAGAGACAGCGTTTTAATAGCACAACAGTTTACTCCTACTGCGGAATTACGGTTTCAGCGGTTAATCTCTGAAAGTAATCCAGCTGAACTATCAACTAAATGGTCAGTTGGATTACCTGATGAATCTTTCCCTACTTGCGATATTTGCATAACGTATTCTGATAATCTGTACCTTGAAAAATTAGTGAACTTGCCACAAGTTGGAAAAGTTTACATTCTCATGCTGTCATACGGAATGAACCTTCCAGTAGAGAGAGCTAACGTTTTGAATCCAAAGGTAACCGTTCTGTGTTCGAGCAAAAAACTCGAGAAAGCAATATCTGAAGAAAAAGTAAAGGTATACCGTCTCGGTCTAGGTTTAGACATGTCAGCAATGTACGTTGATAAGGAAATTAAGAGAAAGAAGTACTTGGCCATCCTTTACAATAACATGCTAATGAAAAAGTACACCACTGCTGTGGAAGTAGCCAACACCTTGTATAAGAACAAAATCATAGATGGCGTGATAACGTTTGGACGAGAAGAGGGATATTCCAATTTCCCAAAACCGATCGGCCTGGTAAAACACTATGCTAAAGCAACGCCGGACCAGATCCGTGAAATTTTCAATACATGTCAATGCTTTCTTATGCCTTCAGTTACTGAGGGTCTAAACTTAACTCCAATAGAGTCCACTCTTTGCGGTTGCCCTGCCATACTATGTGATGGAGCAATTAACGAAGTGTTCTTCGATCGAGTAAACTGCTTCATCTCCCCACCGGAAGATACGAGCACAATGGTCGCTTTGTGTACTGAAGTAATGAATAAGTTCAATAAGTATTCCAATGCTTTTAGAAAAGACATGCAATCTCTCGTAGATACCATGACCTGGCCAGCAGTTTACGATAAACTAACGACAGTACTATTAGAAACCGAACCAAAAAACGTAGTCATAATTCCAGTTCACAATCAGTTAGATTACCTAAAGTCTTGTGTTAAAACCGTTGTAGAAAAAACCGACAATTTGAAACTTATCATTGTCAATGACGGTTCGACTGATAAGGAGATCAATTCTTGGGTGCAAGCGAACATTGACTGCACGTTAATCAATCACGAAACTCCTCAGGGCTTTTCTGCTGCTTGCAATGATGGAATCGATTTCGCTATGAAAAATTTCGATTTTCACTGTTTGTGCTTGCTTAATAGTGATACTGAGATTATTACGGATGGATGGTTCGATAAGATAGAAAGAGAAATGCGTAGACATGATCTCGGAATCGCTGGGCCGGTTAGCAATAATGCGGTTTGCCAAACTGTACGGGAACCGTTTACTTACATGAAAAATATCGAAACCAAACCAGTAATCTATACTCCGTTAGTTCATGGGTTCTGTTACTTTATCAGAAAGGACGTCATAACTAAAATCGGAATGCTGGATGGCATTCTGTTTCCGCATTACGGTAGTGAGGACGATTATTCGCTAAGATCCCTACGTTTCGGTTTTAGAAGCGCAATTGTAGGATCTGTGTTCGTAAAGCATAATGGTGAAGCTAGTTATTCTCCTAGTAAGAGAGCTGAACTATTAAAGACCAGTGTTCCTAACTTATCCAAACGTTGGGGAAATGCGCACGTAAGCGAATGCGTTTCTTTAGCTACTCAAGCCTTCAAAAAACTAAACGAAGATCTATGATAAATGTCATTCAGTTACCTGCGGAACATTATCTTAATGCAATAGAAAAAAATGAACCCTTCTCATTTTCTAGGTTCGGTGACGGTGAAGTTTTGTGCATGTTGCGCCCGGAATTTTATAAGAATCGGCCGCAGTACAAGGATTGGATATTCACATGTGGTATCGAATTGAAACAGATTTTCAAAAACAAGTATGACTATTACCACTGTTTTTTAGATTGCACATTTTGGAATAGGGGACCACACCCAGGAGACGATTTCGAAATTTTTCTTAACGAAACTTGCCCAGACTTTCTATTTTACGATGGCGAAATCTGGCAGAACCTTTCATTCTCTGGAGAAATTACGAAAATAACTAGAACGATTTCTCCGTATAATCCAGTTTTCATCGGTGGAAAGCACCTGGCAAATATGAAATACGTTACTGGGATGGATCACAATATTGAGTTGATTGCTATCGACGATAATAACGGGTACTTAGAAAGAGATCAAGTAAAGGATGCTATACTGAAAAAAGTAGAAGAAGGACATCGCCTTTTTTGTTTTAGTGCAAGCGTTCTTACTAAAGTGTTGGTGGACGAGCTTTATCCAGTAATCGGAGATTCGTGCTTCTTAATTGATTTCGGCAGTATGTTCGATCCGTACTGCGGGATTCTATCCAGGTCGACTATGGTGTCCGTTGGATTTGAAAAATTTCAACCGTACACCACTTTGCGCTTATCCTAGTGGCAGTATCGTAGTATAAAAGTAAAAATATCAATGGCATGGCAGCAAAAACTTCTTTTTATAGCGAATCTGAATTAGCTGAACTCGGATTCAAAAGCTTTGGAAAAAACGTGTTAATTAGCAGGTATGCTAGGTTTTACGGAGCATCGAGAATAACATTGGGAAATCATGTTAGGATCGATGATTTTTGCATAGTCAGTGCCGGTTCGGAAGTAATATTTGGGGACTACATACACATTGCGTGTTATGCGTCAATAATCGGTCAAGGAAAAATAGTGCTAGAAGATTTTACGAGCGTTGCAGCAAGAAGCACAATTCTTTCTTCGTGCGATGATTTTTCTGGAGCGGCACTGGTGAATCCGATGATCTCTGAAGAATTCCTCAACGTACTACATGCTCCAGTAATCATGAAAAAACATTCAGTAATTGGAGTCGGTACGGTTATTTTACCAGGAGTAACTCTCGAAGAAGGTTGTGCAGTTGGAGCTATGAGCTTGGTGAAACGTGACATTCCAGCATATCAGATATGGGTAGGAAACCCAGCCAGGTACGTCAAAGACCGTTTACCTGCATTAAAAAAATTAGAAAGGGAATTCCTAGATGCACAACTCTAAGATAATTGGAACAGGTCATTTCGTTCCAAAAACAATCCTCACCAATGAAGAAATTGTCAAGTTCGTAGACACGACTGACGAATGGATAGTAAAGAACACCGGCATAAGACAACGGCATATTTGCAGCAAATGGGAATCAACTTCGTTTTTGGGCAGTAATGCTGGATCCATTGCAATGGCTAATGCTTCAATAAAACCTGAAGAAATTGACGTGGTGATAGTGGCTACCACAACGCCAGAGAAATTGTCTCCATCAACTGCTTGCATCATAAAAGACATACTCGGTCTTAACAATGCGATCGCATTCGATATTTCTGCTGTTTGTAGTGGGTTCCTTTTTGGAATGTCCATAGCGAATGAGTACATTCAATCCGGAAAGTACAAAAATATTCTGGTGATAGGAGTAGATGCATTTTCGAACATAACTGACTGGACTCACAGGCACTGTATTTTCTTTGGAGACGGGGCTGGAGCTGTAGTAATGAGTCGGTCTGAAGAAGCTGGTTTTCTTGGGTTTACTCTGTATTCTGACAGTCTGGACCGTGCTGGCTTCTATTGTAATCCTGGAGAAAAGTTCGTAATGAATACTCGGTCAGTGTATGATACTGCTACTCGAGTAATGCCAATCGCAATACAGGGAGTCCTCGATCAAGTGGGAATGACCATTGATCAAGTCGATTACTTGGTTCCACACCAACCGAGCATCAGGATTCTCACCGAGGTCGCAAATCGAATCAACATACCTGTAGAAAAGGTAATGATGAACATGGACAAGTATGCTAATACAGTTGCTGGAACCATTCCAATCTTGCTAAACGAAACCTGGCATAATTACAAAAAGGGCGATATTATTCTATTTGCCGCAATCGGTTCAGGCTGGACGTATGGTGCAGCTCTTTATCGAGTATAAAAAATGAGAACAGTATGAAAACGATGGTAGTATTCGGTGGTACTGGTGGCTTGGGAGCAAAGCTCGTACCGCTATTAAAAGAAAGGCTTGATGAAACCGGAATACACCCAGCATACAATGTTATGGTCCTTGGGTCAAAGGACGTTGACGTGACAAATTTGTCTGAGGTCAAAGCATTTTTTGATCAATACGATGTTGACATTGTTCTGAATATGAGCGGCAAAAAATACGATGCATTCTTAAGCAAGATAACCGAAGAGGATATTCCAGAAATAGAAAGCATGTTAGCTGTTAACATGATGGGAAACGTCAACATTTTAGCTGGATGTTTACCGAACATGATAAACACGAAATGGGGGAGAGTAATTGCTATTTCGTCAGTATTCGCCGAACTTAACGTTCCAAAGAATTCTTTGTACTGCGCATCGAAGGCATTCGTTGATCGATTGATAAGCACAGCAAATAAGGAAAACATCAAATTTGGAGTAACCTGCAATACGATTCAACTTGGGTATTGGGATGGTGGAATGGGCCAACGTATTGACTTGAAATTTCAAGAATTGGCAAAGGAAAAGATCGGTCTGAAAAGATGGGGTTCAATTCCTGAATTGTACAATACCGTAAATTACATCATAGACAATGAATACGTTTGCGGTAGTAATTTAAGAATCGACGGCGGCCTATAATGAAATTAGCAGCAGGCTACATAGTCTTTGACGGCTTGGAGACTCTAGAAGGTTCTATCAAGTCCATTCGTAGTAATGTCGACGAAATCATCGTATCCTATCAGAAGATTTCATGGGGCGGAACAGAATCTTCTCCTGATTTAATCCAGAGACTTGAGGAGCTACGGGATCGTAAACTGATAGATCACATCATCGAATTTACTAAGTTCCGACCTAGCATCCTGAGAACTCCTGGTGAGGTACTCCAGGCAAAGAAATTCGAGCTGAACAAACGACAAGATTGTTTGTCCTTGGCTCTTTCCCATAACTGCTCTCATTACCTATCAATGGACGCTGACGAATTCTACAGAGCAGAAGAGTTCAAGGAAGCAAAGAGGCAGATCGAATCTGAAAACCTCGATGCTACTGCAGTTCATTACATCAATTACATTACTCCGACTCTAAACCGAGGATATGCAAGGTGGTTAGTTCCATTCATTTATCGAATCACGCCAAGGACCAGGCATCATGTCATGCAAACTCATTTTTCCGGAATTGATCCAACTCGTGGAATGATAGACGACACGTATGCAAAGTGGAAAGTTTTCGAAAAGGATACGATCTCAATGCACCACATGGAAATGCTTAGAAAGGATTTGACTGGAAAGTATCTTGCCTCCAGTAGATTCTTTCCCAATCGCGCACTTCTTCCGATTCTGGAAAAGGACGTCAGAGAATCTGTAGATTCTGGCGTTTTGAAATTCACAGCATCTCATCTTGGGGATACTAGCAATCCAAGGGACGGTCAACCTCTTTTCGAATGCGAAAATGAATTCGGACTGAATCTTTAGAACTTACTTATCGTAACTGATCTCGAAAGGACCATTGGTTTTGCAGCTTCTACTGCTGCAGTCATTGCTCCAGCTGACGCTGGCATTTTGAGGTCTATCGTGCTGGCCATCACCTTTAATAGGGCGAATAACGGTTCTCCAAGAACTGCACTGTTCTGGATCTTGCTAGGTCCGAGAATGGTGTTCTGACCGTCAATGTGCACGGTTTTTGCAGAAACGGTTGCTTTCGAACCCGTGGTTACTCTGACTTCAGAATCCGAAACAATTCGAATAACGTTTCCCTCTAAGGCGATCGTAGAAAGGTCATCCTTGTGTTCAATGATTATGTTGGAAGTTTCGTTGTCAATTCTGACAAACGATTTCTTAAGTTCCATTTGGAGTCCGATCTGTTTGTCGAACCAGAACTTGATCTCCTCATCTCCATCAAATAGGATGAAGTGGGCTCCCTCGTATTTCTTTCCACCCTTTCTCAATTGTTCCTTGATGTCCTCTCCGATTTCCTGTATCTGAATGTACTCTGGGCTGTAAATATCTCCAGTTGCGAACTGCACCTTCACTATTGCTCCGACCTTTGGGATGGAAATTGATCCGCCTCTAGCGTCCTGCCCAAAAAACATTGGTTTCGCTGCAGGCACTGCCCAAGGTATGTCTTCGACTGGAATGTCATCGAATACCGAAAACACTCGGACACGGCAACGACCTTCGTACTGTGGATCGTCAATGTCCTCAACTTTTCCCAAGTAAGTAGAAATGAAGGTTTCCTCACTCGGTACGCCAATTAGATCGCTATCTGAATATTTCATGCTTGTCTTCTACTTAGTTTGAATTTTCGGATTCAGGGTAAACGTCTCCCAAATCGGCAATTTTTTCAGGTTGTTTAACGTCAGGATAAACGTCTCCTAACGGTTCTACTGGTTTAACTGATTCCTTGTCAGGATACGCAAGGCCTATTATTGAAGCTTCTTCTTTTTCTGGATTTCCTGGATATACATCGCCTATTTCAGAAACGCTAGGACTTGTCAGGTCTCCTTGATATACGTCTCCGATTTCAGCAACCTGATTGGTAACTGGATCAATTGGGTAAGCATCTCCCATGTCAGAAATAGCAGGGGGAAGCGGCGGATCTGGATAAACGTCTCCGATGTCGCTTACTGATGGAGTCTGTTGATCTTGGTAGAGATCTCCCATGCCTGAAATCGCTGGAGCTGGAGGTTCATCGGGATAAACATCTCCAATTGTCGAAGTTGCTGGAGCTGGAGGTTCATCTGGATAAACGTCTCCAATGTTAGGCGCTGGAGGAACTGGAGGTTCATTTGGGTAAACATCGCCAATATTTGAAGCAGGCGGAACTGGCGGTTCAGTTGGGTAAATATCTCCAATTGTAGCCACCGGTATTCCAGGAGGATCCGTTGGATAAATGTCCCCAATATTTTGAACTTCTAGCGTAACTTCGTCAGGATAGAGATCTCCAAGAGTATTAACCGGGGGTCCAGGTAAAATTGTTGGGTAAGTATCACCTAATGCAGCAATTGCTGGTGTTACAGGAGTTCCCTGATAAGCTGAACCTATGCTTGCGACTGGAGCTTCGCTGGAATCTCCAGGATAAACGTCCTGATTCAGGTTACTGACCAATGGCGGACCTACAACTGGATTTCTACCGGTCAAATTTCCGCTAACATTATTCATGTCAGTCATGAATGCATTGAATCCTGAATAAGCATTTCCGATTACCTTGGTTTCAACTATCGTTTGAATTTCGTTTAGCACGGATCCAACTATCGCACCAGGAAGTCTAGTAGCGGCTTGCATGAATCTCGTTATCGAACTATTAAGCGAATCCAGTACTCCAGAGAACATTCCCATCTGCCTGAATGCATGCGCTTCGGCCAAAGAAACTGGTTCCTGAATGACCCAACCAACGTTTATGTTGAAGGACGGAGCGAACGATTTTTCTTCGGTTGCAGTCTTGTGATCGGATTGACTTCCTCCCATGAATCCGCTAAAATCGAATTCGCACATCTTGCATCTGAATTGAACTATCCTCAATCCTGAAGTAAGCTCATTTCCGTCCGCTTTGTAAAACTGCCCAGACTTATCGACTATGTCCCTAATTTCTACTAGGTCAATCACCATGTCGAACCATCTTAGATTCTCTGGAACTCGGTATGCTAACCGTTCTTGATCGTAAATTGCGTATCGATAGTTTTCCGCCATTTCAGTTAATGGCTGCTTTATCGAATCCAAGCAGTTGACGATCACGGTAGTTTTCTGATTTCCTTCCTTAACTCTGTGCATAGATTTCCAAAGATCGCCTATCCCTTGGATGGATTGAAAATACCATGGAGAATCCTGAACTTGCTTTAGCTTCAATTTGAATTGCTTTAGCGCTAGCTGTGGATCCATTCCTGCATTGAAAGGATAACCACGATAATACTCGTTCAACCAATCTTCAGTTGAGTACTCAACTATTTCGTTCGGACTTTTTGGAGAGAACGATGCGTCTAAGTTTTGAATTTCCTGAACAGTTTCTTTTAACAGTGAGGAATTAGTCAAGCCATCGAACCGAGGATACTGCTCGGACGGTGGAAAGAAATCGATCCTAAACGTTAGAAAAACCGGATCCTGAAAATCATCGACCGACGATTTTATGAACAGGTTGGTTTTCTTTATTTCTTCTATTCCTCTAGCCATTACACTTTAACTGTATTTTTTGCGGTAGGAATCATCCAATGACGCCTAGATAAAGTTACTTCAGTTTGAAACTTTCCGTCGTAATACGAATAGTTGACTGACCTAACGTAGTAAAAATCGCTCAGGGCTTTGTCAAGTATCATTGATTGAGGTTTACTGTCCAATGCAGGTATTCCAGTTTTGATGGTATTAAGCATTGGATCGTTGGTTCCATCGTCTGCCATTGTGTTAGCCATCATCGCAGATGCTTTCGACATGTAAAGGTTGACACGTACTCTACTTCCACGCATTAGATTCACGCTGAATCCAGGAAGCGTCACATTCAAAATATTTTTTTCAGTTTCCAACCAATTATGGTGATTCAATAGTTCTGCGAACTTGTAAGAAGCATGAGCATTGTTGTAATCTATTCCGCTCCAAACGTTGGTAGAAATCTTTGGCCCATCATCTGGTTTTTCTACGGAATTGGTGTATTCGGGAATCTGAACAGTTTGTGGTGCCATGCCATCGTTCGAAACAGTTGAGGTCAACGGTTCTGCAAAATGGATTCGGTAATTGGCATCGTCCTGTTTGCTAGAATCTCCATTAGCTCCATGTTCGTACCAGTAAACGTATTTTCTGACAGCGTTTTTCTTTACGATTTCTCCGTGATTGCTATCGATAGAAAAGTCCTTGATGAAAAATTCGGTCTGATTAGCTTCTGGGTAATTCGTCAAAATCATAGGAACTTCAACTTCTTCCTCTACGTTCTGTTCAGGATCTTGCCTACGTTTATCGATAACTGACTGATCCAAAGCTTGCCAACAAGTATCGATCTCTTCGTCCCTGCTGAATTGCTTTTCAACGTTCACAAAATTCAAAATGTAGTATCGATCTATGAAACAATCGAAAAAATTGCTATCGTCTCGATAAGCAAATTTCGAAACGTGATTCAAGAATGATTTATACGTGTAATTCGGCATGATCCAAGTCATCGTATCGTTAGTTCCTTCTGCTTGGTTATCGGCGAATCCCAATTGCAATTCTCCAGCAACCTTTTGCATTACCTGTAATGAAGTCAGGTTAGCGTACGATTTGGAATAGTTTCCATAGAGAAACGGAACGTTCAACTCTCCGCTCAGGGTGTACACGATGGAGGTTGAATTAGGAATTGGCATGGACGAAATCGAAGTTATTAAAAAATCGGCAGCCATCGATTTCAGTTTCTTTAATGGGGACTGTATGAATACGCTGACGATTATGTTTGATAGAGGGTAACCACGAGATGTAAAAACGTAACCGTTATCAATGATTGTTATCGAGATGGTCGGAAGTAGACCTTCTTGCCATATTTTCAAAGCTTTCACTGAATGCTTTGCAAGCCTAACTGCTCCGATCTGAACGACAGGTTCCATGAGACCTTCCCTCTGTTTGAAACCTGAGAGATTTCCCCTGAACAGTTGACGATCATTATCCTTAGCCTTACTACTTTCGAAATCTGCGTACTCGATTAAAGTTGGACGTATTGTAGCAGCCGATCGAACCAGTATCTTATTCTTTTCGGCCATGTTATGCTAGCTTATTTTTTATCAGAGTTTCTTTTAGTTTTGCTCTAGAAACTGGTTCAGGACAATCTTCTTTCTTAACGTTGGTAACGTCAGATCCAAAAATGATCTTTCCATTAGCCAGTTTAACTCCACTGTCAAGCGCTACGTTTGGTGGAACTGGCGCAGAATTAGCTGCTTGGTAAGCAGAAGTCAATGGTCCAGTTCCGGAGAAGTTTCCTCCTTGTATTATATTCGCTAATTGCCCGTTGAACCCTGTAAAGTTTCCGCTCTTCAATAAAGATTCAAGCTTTGCTAAATTACCGGAAACGGCATTTCCTCTCTGCAGCAAGTAAGCTAAGCGAGCTTTGTCTTTTCTGGTCTTTGGAGCAAGAACAACGTTAGTAGGCTTCTTTCTTATGCCGGTCAATCCAGCTGGAGTTCCTCCCAATCCCGTGCTCGCGCCAACGCTTCCAAATTTATTCAAATCCTCCGAGCTTGGAATCCTAATGATGTCGCCCGTGTTTATCGAAAATGGATTGGAATACCCGTTGTACTTCAAAAGAAGGTCAGCATATCCCTGATTCTGATAAAAATAATTGGCGATCAAGTCTGGGCGCATTGCTGTTTCTTCAGATACAACATAAGCCTTTCCTGTGTTCAATCTAACTCCAAGAAAAGAGACAGCCCTACGAATAAGGTCAACTACCACATCACCGTTAGGCTTTGTGAAATTAGGTTTATTCGCTAATGTTTTTAAGTTAAGCATATCACCACGTTAAGTTTTATCAGCTGCCCTATCGAAGTACAACCAGAGAAGCGAATCGTCCATCTTTCCATCTTGCGATTGATCGCCGGACACTTTGCCATTACCATCAACTGCAGCGTACCTATATGATTTTCGTATTCTGTTACGATAACGGTCGAACGAATTAGTACCGAGAGTTTGAACGATTGACTGTTGTTCCTCTGTCGATAATCCTTTGGCTACTGCTGCCCAATCCTTATTATTCACTTCGCCAAACGTATCGTTAGCGGACGAAGGATTTCTCATCTTGTTGAACATCATCTTAGCTTCTCCCAAGTTGAACATTCTTTCGATGGACACCTTGTCTCTAGGCTTTCCTTGTGCCAGTTTCACTGTGAATGTGCAACCGGTTGGAAAATCATCAGGTCCCATTTCTTCGTCGAACTGCATTGTGCAATTGCTGCATACCAAGTCTCCCATTACCATTATCGGATTCATTGGATTTCCTACGACCAAGTGCCATTCTCCTATTGGTCTATCAGATAAAGCCGATTTGATGGAGATCAATTTAGGAATAGCGTCTGCCAATAGAGAAGCTGTTCCAGCTTGTAAAGTTTTAGCAGTAACCGCGCTCAATTTACTAAGATCTCCGCCCAATGCACTAGAAAATATTTCTTGGCTAGATTCAACCGTTTGCTGCGTTGCTGATTTGATAGCATTTAGGATCGGAGATAATTTGTGAACAATTTCACCAAGGTCCCCATTGAAGTTAGTTCCCCAATCAGTTAACAATTTTCCCATAGTTTGAGTCATATTCTCATCGAATTTCACTCCAAGACGAGGAAAGTACCTAGCAAGCTGACCAAGAAACTGAGCATCATTGTACGTTAAGTTCAAGAAGCTAGAGATCAAATCTAGAGCTACTATCTTTGGACTAAGCCCATTGAACGAACGAAAAGAGTAATGGAAACTCAAGGTGAATGGGCTGTTCCAACCGTCCTGCATTCCTCTTGCTCTCCTTGTTGAGCTATTGATGACATTGACTGGACCATAAAGTCTATTCCAATAAGGTCCTTCTGACGTGTAGAGTTTTCTAGAGTATTCCTGTAATCTGGATTCTTGCTTGCTCAACTGTTGCAATTGAGTGTCTTCTCCGTTTAAGCCAACGTACAAAGCTTCCAGAGCTCCACCGACTTTTTCGAGACCCTTTATGTTTGAGAAAATGTTAACGATATCAGTGACAGTTACTTCATTTCCTTCTATCATTTGTGGTTCGTCAACTGTCAAGGTTTCCCAACGTAATCCCCAGTTCATTACTCCGATTTTCGAAAGAACGTTATCCGTTCCCTCTCCGAACCAAGTGACCGCCTGCGCGATCGGAACAGGATTCTTTTTTCCAGGAACACGAATGAGGTCATCGATAGGAAATGGATACCTACGCAAGGTTATCAGCCTATTGTTAGGGATCTTTCCGTAATTCTTACAGAACATGAAGTCCGTCATTGCGTACGGTTGAAAACCGGTCACGCTGTACATTGATTGCGAGCTAGCCCAGCTAATGATTGAGCTTGCAGTAGGATTGGCAAGGGTCGATGCATTCTTTATGGCATACGATTTAGCAGATAAGGCATAGTGATCCTTGAGAGCTAGGTTATCATTGATTGCTTTGTTAATGGCATCAGGAGATCTATTTTCGGCAATGGCTCTCTGTGCCATATCCTGATCGCTACGTATCTGGGCAGTAAGATCGTTCTGAATCGTGTTGTTTAGTTTGTCTGTGTATGGGTCAACCTTATTCTTTGAAGCATAACCAATAAAGTGAGCATCCGGTTGATAGACGGCACCGTTTATGAACTTGGAGTACTTAAAGATGGAGAACTTATTGAAAATGGAATCGACGTCAGCTGAGATGAGAGAACCTCCCGAAGAGGATTTATCACTTCTGTAACTGTCAGACAAGTCAATCACCAAATCTTCCTTTGGGACTCTAGCCAGAGCTTCGAGGTAATTTATCCCGCTGAATATTTCTCCAACTGAGGTATTTGGTCCAATCGGTTTACTCATTGAATGTGTCCTTATTTCTGATTATTTATTTAGGACAAACCGGAATGAGCTAAAGTAAGATGAAGTAACTAATGATTAACGTAAAATAAGTGATCTAGGATCATCCGATCATCTCGTGAAATCAAGATCAGGTTAGGTATTTCATTCCACCTTCTTTCGGCATTTCCGCCGGTTCCCCTAGCCAGTTGAACGGTTATTGCTTTCTGTTTCAAATAACTCAGAGCCTCATCGTACTCGCCGTAATTCACGAGATTTTCGACTTCTGTTGCATCGCTAGGAGCGAGCTGAACTCTGTAAATTATCGGCCATCTTTGTGGATTAGCTTGGGCTCTCATTTTTAACATTTTGATGATGCCATTGTATTTCTTTCTGGCTGCGGTTTCTGTTCCCTCCTTAGGTAATAGACCAACATGAAATAGTTCGTCGAAATCTGCCCAGTCAGCAGCTTCTGCAGGTTCCTCGATGAAAGAATCGATTCCTAAACAGTCAGCTAATCCGAAGTACCATTTTGGTTGAGCAGTTGATAGTGATTCGTTAAAAGCAGCAAATGAGGTTATTGCTCTGTTAGATTTCATTCTCTCGTTAATTTCGTCTTTTTCGTCATGCTCAACATAAGCTTCCAAGTTATCACCATATAGCCCAGGAATAACTGTCCTGTTCTCTCCATTTATTTCAATTGCTCTTTCTAGCGTTACTTCGTACCGTTTCACATCCGGTTCGTAACGAGTCGAATAAACTTCGCTCACCTTAGCCTTCGCACCGGCAATTGCTTGAAATAGCTCGCTCTTTAATTCTTCGCCATCCGCTTTTATTCTAACTACGTCGTCAACGTTAAATTCCATTCTTTGGAGTCTTATTTTCGTTAAGGAACTGTGAGAAGTTCATTATTGTCATATTGTCCTCGTAAACACTACGATGCTTCTTTTTCTTCTTTTTCTTTCCCATGTTGAAATCACCAGATCCTAACGAGTTTTCGGTAGGAACTCTAATTGCACCAGCTCTGCTTATCGAACCGGGAACTTGCATAGAAACTCCAGGAGCGACTCCGCTGTCTCCATCTTCTGTGATAGGAGCAATTGCAGGTTTCTTATCCAGGACATTTGGTCCAGGGATGAACATCCTAGAAATAGCATCAGCTTTCATCTCTCCTTCTCTTCCACCGAACAAGCGGCCTATGAACTTGGCTGCAGTGTTCAATGTTTTTGCATAGGCTCCATGAGTCTTTTCTCCAAAATCGGCCCATGCTCTTCCAGCAGATGTCATTTCTGGTTGAGCTGCAGGAAATGCACCGAGAACCGAAGTCAACCACTTCCTGAATTTCATTAGTGCAGAAGAATCGGCAATTTGTTGACCAGTAACAGGCAGAGTAGTCAATTCGTGAAGCTTGAGTTTTGTGTTGAACTTGTAATGAATTCCCTTAGCTTTTCCAAGGTCCATTGACTTGTCCCTTACTCTATTGAGAAGCTCGTCAACCATTTTGGCAAGCTCATCAGTCAAGTACTGAATGATTTCGGAAATTGACTGAGTATGAAACTTATTGTTCGTTCCGCGTAGACCATTGATCTGCTTTTTGATCTGATCGGCTTCTGAGTAAATTTCTTCCTTCGTGGTAAACAGTTTGTACCTCATGTCAAGGATCCTACGTAAGATCACAGCTTCCTGTTTGTTACGTAAAGCTTCTTCCTTTACTCGATTGAAGTTTTCTTCTCCAATCTCGGTTTTTATGGTCTGTTCGGCTTTCGCCTTCGCTTGCTTTTCTCCAGTCTGTACTTCAGGCGGGTACATTTCGATGACTTGATCAGCTGAGTCAAATGCATCAATGATTTTCCTAGCGCTGTCAAATTTTTCTTCTTGATCGGAATCTGGGCTTTCGACTATGGAGATTTCAGGTTTCACCTTATCTCCAAGGGTTGTCAAAAAGTCCATGTACTGACCGGCGAATTCCATTTTTAGAGCAGTGATTGCTTGAAGAACTTCGTCAGCGATGCGCTTAATTTCTTCGCTGTTTATGAGCTTAAATGCAGAGTAAACTTTTTCTAAAACCTGAATCCTAGCAGCTATCCTTATTTTTACAAGCATCAGTTCTTCTAACCTAGCAGTATTGATAGGATCGTCCGACATTATTGATTGAATTTCGGAATCAACGTCGGCTGCTCTGCTTTTACAGTAAGCTATGTAGCGCTTGATTTTTTCCTTGGAGAATTCGGTTCCTAGTTCTTTTTCGAAGATTGGTCTCTTTAGGTCCTGGGCAATATCAACTATTCCTCTTTCGAGAAGCTGGTCTATCAGGTAATCGACTTCGTTCCAATTATCACTAGCCTCGCCACCAGTTTCTTTCTTGTCACCGACTTTGGCTAGAGCGTCCCCAATCTTGATGATGTCAGACTCTAGTAATAAATCCTCGAATTGTTGAATTCTGTTTATCTTTAGAAACATTCTCAAAATTATTTCATTTGTAATAGGTACTGAACTTTGTTCTTCAGGCTGAGCATTTCGTCAACTATACTGAAGAGCTCAGAATCCTTATCTCTGTCGAATATCTGGTAGAACATTTCTCTGAGAATGCTGTCCACCAATTGCCAAAATGCTGGCAAAGCAATCTCATAATCGTAAAGCATTACCGAAGCTTGCCCGAATTTCAACTTATCTTTACCGTACTTCCCTGCGATCGCTTCGATCAGCACATCCATCTGGCCGATGAACGTATCATAGAACATGTCAAAATGCCTGTGTTCAGTATCGAATCCGGTCTGAAGATGAATAATTTTAGCTTGATCAGCTATCTGAAACAACGAGAGCATGAAAACTGCTACTGTTGATTCTTTTTGACCCTGTGGCTCGGTTACGTCAGGCGCATCCTGTTCCAACTGAGGATCTTCCGGAACAGTTAAAGCTTCGATCTTAAACATTTTTCTGTGTACGAATTTTTTGATTTTTCTCCCACTTGGCGAACGGAATCACCCAGAAATTACGTTCGACTTTGCTTTTTACGTAATCGTAAACTGGGTTACCCTCAGGGTGCTGGAGTACAGCATTCTTCAAAGGTTCCTTACCTGCACGGTAATTCTTAGCGTTCTGGTGAGTTTTTTCCATATCAGGATTATTTATTAGCGGAGCCTACAAATAAACTGGTATCAAAACTTTATTTCAAGTGTTAATAAAATAGATACATAAAACTGTAATAACGTAACGTTAATGAAATTTGAAGATTTAACCCAAGAGCACATCCAGACGATTTCCCAGTTATACAGGAACACGGAACTCAGTTGGGATGAACGAATGAATAGATTGAGCAACTACCTTAACAAATCAGAACGCACAGTTGCCAAATGGTTATCCCGATTTGGATTGACCGAGCGATCTATAATCGAATCACCGCAGTTAATAAAAGCAAAGGAACGCCAGCTTGGTGAAAAGAAGCGGTTCCTGATTACTTGGGCTCAAAACGATACTCCGGTAAACGAAGCTTTCATTTCCAACATGGAAAAGTACGCGGACCATATCGATGCTGACATCCACGTGATTGCCGGCCGATACAAGAATCCAACCTCAATCTTTACTGATAAGAATTACGACACCTGGGCGGAACGCATAGAGGAATACCTAGATGCTAACCGACACAATGTTCACAAGCACATGTGGATCATGTCAGACATCAAGATTCAACCGACTGCAACAGACCCGATGACGGGTCTTCGTGGTTTAACTGGAGTGAACTCTTGCGTGTTTGGATCGCCAAAGGTTCAGTTCGAGACCGTTCCTGTTCTCGAAGGAAACCTTCCGAAGATCATGATGACCACCGGAGCTTGCACAGTAAGGAACTACACCGACTCCAAATTAGGAAAGAAGGGAGAATTCCATCACACTTTGGGATTTGTCATCATTGAAATCAAGGATGATTCTACATTCTTTGTTAGGCAGATAACTGCTACAGATGATGGAAACTTTACTGACCTGAACACAAAAGTCCAGTACGATTTCGAAAAGCAAGAAAGCTCCATCAGCAAGGTGGACAAGCTTGCAGCAATCATTTTCGGAGACATCCACTTCGGCCAGCATGATCAAATGGTAGTCGACAAGACTTTAGAATTCATGGAGATCATGAAGCCAGAAAACGTTGTTCTTCATGACGTGTTCGATGGGCTTTCGATAAATCACCATGACATCAAGAATCCGTTCATCCAGTACGAACGCGAAATGAATGGGACTAATTCCCTAAAGGACGAAGTTGAGTCAATGCTAGAAGGTCTCGAAGATTTCGATGGAACTTTCAAGACCATCATCATTCGTGGAAATCACGATGACTTCCTGGATCGTTGGCTGCAAACGTCGGACTGGCGAAAGAATGGAACCTTGAAGAACTCTCTCGAGTACATGGAATACGCTTCGCTCATTCTCAGCGGAAAAGCCAAGAGCGGAGTCATCCCGTACCTCATCAAGCAGAGATTTCCAGATTTCATAACTCTTGATCGCAATGACAGCTATGTCATTAAGGACTGGGAACTCGGACAACACGGAGATCTTGGAACGAATGGAACGTGCGGTTCCATCAATCAATATAGGAACCTGAACACAAAAATTATTGTTGGTCACTATCATTCACCTGGCAGGAAGGACGGCGCACTCGCCGTGGGGACTTCGACCAAGTTAAGAGTTAACTATAACTTCGGACCTAGCAGTTGGCTGCAATCACATGTGATAGTCCATGAGGACGGTAAGGCTCAACATATCAACTTCACGAATGGGGAATTCACGACCCTATTATAAATCAAACCTCTTCACATGAAAAAAGCTCCTTACGGAGCTTTTTTCGTTTTACATCATTGCTCCTGGCGGAACGTTAGCTTTACCTTTTCCCCTGATCAGAACACCATTTTTATCTTCGGCTAAGTATTCTGCCACTCCACCGAATTTCTTTACGATTTCTGATTCTTCATGGCCGACCAAACATTCGATCGTTATGAAGTTATTCACCGGATCAACCGTATATTCAATCTGTTTCTCAGTCAATGCATCAGCAATATCTTGGAGCTTGTCTGCGTCTATCTTGTAGAATCCGCAGTACGGATTGACTGATTCCATTATAGGTAGAGCACTAGTTCCGGAGGTACCGCTAGAACCTGAAGTTCCTGGGCTAAGTTGAACTGGCATTCCATCCTGATAGTATTCCTGTTTCTTTTCCTCGAGAATCAAATCAACCGTATCGTCAATCTCAATCACTGGAACTCCAGGTGATTTGAATTGAGATAGGTCTACTGTTTTCGATTCATTCAATTTTTCGCTTAGGTCACGGTTCATGTTGAAGAATTCTGAATGAATTGCATTTGGAGCTGCTGACTTGAATGCCGTGTAATCATTGTTGCGAACTGCATCCATTATAGATTCTTTGACTCCAGCGGTAGGAAGTTCCATCAGCCTTAGATCTTTCTTCAAGTTCAAGTTTCTCGAACGCTTACGCGCAAGTTCCAACTGAAGAGCTATGTCTCGTATCCTGCTCTTGTTTGCGGCTACGATGTTAGGCTCGTATTCCGGCCGAATTTCCTTTAGTAAGCTTTCAACTTCCCCGTCCGGAACAATAACCAGTCCTACCATGAAACTAGGATAGAGATTCACTAACTTGTGAAGAGCATTGACTATGGTTTCTTTTTTGAAAGGCTTTGCTTTTGAAGTAGCTCCACAGTGAACGCATACTAACAGGCAAGGAAGCCCATTCTCGTTGAACAAACCCTGTGCCGATTTTATGTGCCCTGGGTGAATGGGTTGAAAGTCAGAGATGATCAAGTTTACCGGTTTAGTTCTCCTATCCTCAATTCCTTTGAAGCTCTCAAAATAACCAGGTTCCTTATCTTCACCAACGAACTCTTTGAATGTTGGAAAGTAATTTTCGTAAATTGCATCTCCCATGATTACTTTGCTAATTTTGTCTACCTGAGTGTTCAGGTTGTCTTTCATCTCCTTCGTGAAGAACGATGAGCTTACCCTAATTTTTTTCTTCCTAAACATGTTGAGGAATACTCGATAGATTTCCTTGAAGTTCGGGTTCGATTCGATTATTTGAGTCACTCTTGCATCGTTCACCAATCCGAAATTAACGTTGAAGTCATCTCGTTGTAGGAATTCAGGTATTTGAATGTCAAGGTCACGATACTTTTCTCCGAACTCCTTTATGAATTCTAAGTAAATGTGATTGACCAAGGAAATGTACTTTTCTTCGTATGTTTCTCCTGCGACCTTGATTCCTCTAAGTTCGCTGAGCGAGTACTGTTCAATGAAGTTCATTAGGTCGATCACGATGATCCAGATGTAGTCATCGCTTTTCTTTTGGTTCTTGTCGCTGGCCCTTGCCTTAGCGTTAGCTTGAAAAGCTGGGTCGACCAGTTTCGCTAGGAATACTGGATCCTCAGTTTTCTTACCTTCCTCGTAGAACCTGAAAACGATTCCCTCAATGTCCTTGTCCAAAGAATCACGAAGGAATGTTGCTTCCATTTTCGGATTAAGGACTGACATGATGTACTTCGTGAACGAAACTGTCTTGAACTTTTCGACAAGTTCGTCGAATGGAGTGTAAACGAATTCCTGAATTTTCTTCTTCTGTTCGTCCGTAAGTTTTCCCTGGAAAATGATTGGCGGTCTTTCGATTCCCAATAGGTCAGCCCATTTGTTCAATTCGTCCCTGCTCTGAACTGTTTCGGAAATATTTCCTCCAGCGTTCAAAATGTGGATGTAACTTAGAATGAGCTTGTTCTTTGGTAACCTATCGTACGCTATCACCTGAGCTTTCTTGTCAGCAAAGTACTCCATCCCGAACATGTACTGAACTGGAATCTTTTCGATAGTTTCCGGCGAGAGACTTTCGAAGTACTGAACTGCCGGTTCGAAATAACGACTTAGAACTCTATCGATGTACGAGAGCTCGCCGTTACGTTTGAAGTACTGGAATTTTGATGAGTTAGGATCAAGTTTCACGCCAAAGAAGGCTCCGTCCATCTTCTCATTAATGATGACGGATTTATTAAGGAGATTCTCTATGAATGCCTTACCTTGCTTGTCTAAAACGTCCTTTAAGTGCGATAGTCCTGGCATAATCTTTATTTTTTAGTCTAACGGACCGAATTTTCCGCTGCTCATTGCCTGGCCGAAATCACGTTTTCCATGAGAATCGAGGCTGATACTTATGTGAGTTATCTTTTCTCCAATCTCAGGATTTGCTTCCAAGTACGAAATCAGTTCTTCAGGTTTGATGTCTTGCGATGTTGTGCTTCCACCCTCTGCTGCCAGGAGTTTTTCAATTTCGTTGTACCTTAATTCTCGTCCACTTGCTTGCCAAATGTAGAAAGTCACTTCCTTCTGATTGCCTTCCTTGTAATAGCTCTTGTAGAATTCGTCTATCTTCAAGAGCTCGTCGGAAATCTGCTCGAACGCCTGTTCGGGTCCAACTTCCTTAATGATTCCTGGCCGATCGGAAATGATTGTTGCAACATGCGAAGCATGCCCGTGAATGTCCGCTGGATAGTGGATAGTTTGCAATTTTGGACAGAGACCGATGATAGTTTGCAAGTCTGCTAAAAACTCAGTTGCAGGTTTTCCCTTGAATGGGGTTTCTATCGATTCGTTGATCTCGGAAAAGTTCTTTACGAATTTCTTAAGCATTACCGTTTGACAATTTTTGTTATTTATTAGGCGGAATACCTAAAAGCCTATAACATTCGGCTGTGAATGCCACATCCGAGTCATCGTTGAATCTCTGTGTGGTCTCGTTAAAAGTGTTTGTGATGAAACTTAAGCTGTTGTTTCGATGCTGATTCGATAAGAATTCCACTCCGAAATCGAGAAAATGCCCGAGCTGATGGTACTCTTCTTCGGTTGAATGAGCTCCATCGAACATGTCCTTTCCGCGATTGTCGTTAGTTTGCCGATCTACCGCGATGACGATTGTCTTGCAATTCTGATAAAGTTCGGAACTGAGGAGCGCTCGGTACTCGTCTCTTGCGCGATTCGGAGTCAATCGATTTCGCAATACTGCCCATGCATAAGCTGAGATGATTGCCCTGTCGAAGATCCAAGTATGTCCTTGGTACTGAGGGCGTAGGTTCATTTCCATGATGGACATGATGTTTCCCAAGCTAAAATAATGTAGGGCCGGAGTTGCATCGAGATCTTGCAATCCCAACGTTTTTATGTGGTTTGCGAAATAGAACTTGTAGTACTCAACTCCGAAGAATACTGGATCCAACGGATACTGTTTCTGTTGTTCTTTTAACTTCGCTAGGAAGTTCTCGATGAGATAAGTTTTGCCACATGAGCGTGGACCTTCTACGAATAGTATCATGTCAAACGAATTCTTTCTGGTTTTCCGAGGTGCCGTATGATTTCGATTGCGGGCAGTGGCAGCTCGAAGATCTTTGTCTTGTCCACGAAAAATATTGTAACTTGCAATTTTGAACCGCTAAGGACCGTAGCGTACTTTGTTAGTTCGGATATTGAGTCCTCGTAAATGGTAACGCTTTCGATGGTAGGGTTTTCGGAAAGGATTTGCTTCAGAACGTCCGCTTTATCTCCGTCCCTTTCGCAGAAGAACACTTCCGTGAAGTTGCAACCCTGTTCGGAAAGCAATCGTAATACTTGTTCCTTGTTCACCAATTTTCGGTGAGTGATCAAGTAATTCGGATTTCCGTTCAATCTGGTCTTTTCGACAACGTTCTCGATTGCCGGAATGTGAAAGTCCGGAGATAATGACCTTTCCGAATCGTACCACTCGTACATGGTCTTGCCTTTCGGCTCTAACGAGGCGAAGTTCTGAGTTCTGAACATCGTGTCGTCAAAATCGAATATGTTAATGTGTTTTGGGTTGTTCATCTTCAAGCAGATATGTTGTTTCTGGTGTTACTACTGTTATTCGTTCCTGAAATAGCTGAACTCTCAAAATTTCTCCGAGAGCTAAGGCCTTCTTTAGAATCTGCTCTTCTGTTCTTGGAAATCTCGAATAGTTAATATATCCAACAATCACTCTAGGTTCCCAACCATTTATGTATCGAAATTCAGTTGGAGTGATTGACACGCAATCTCCTAGACCTCTATCGTCCAATGTATTGACGAACTTGTTGCAGATTTCTCGAACTTTCTCTATTGGGTGAATGTATTCACCGTATCCAGATCGAAGGCCGACCCAAATTTGAAGATTGAACGATTTCTCAGTTCTCATCATTATAGTTTACTTCTTCTACTGATAAATAACATAGTAGTTTAACAATATCACACAAATTTCGCATGGACAGATCGCTAAGACGCTCACGAGAATACGATGGCAATAGGTATCACCTTATCAGGGACTGCGTTCAGCAGCAAAAGCCTTTCGCCATATACAATTTTACGTCAATGAAGCAGTACAACGAGTTCCTGAACGATCTGGACACGTTCGAAAAGCTCAATTACGTGATCCAAACGATCACTTCGCTGTCCAAGATCGAACAGAGAATTCGAATGGTGTACCCAAGCATCTTCGTTACTAACGAGGGAACCGCAGTATCGCTCGACGAGTTCAAGGAAATCATCAAAGGTTCGTTAGCTCACTACAATTTAGACTCGATTGTATGCCTGTACGACGGAGCAGTCTCAGTTTTCTATCGTAACGGTGACCACCACACCATCGGTAACACCATTTACGGAAGTAACCAGATCAACGAATTCCAAAGCGATTTTTATCAGATAGAAAGCATCTATTACACCTTCCTGACGTAAAACTTCCACTTAGTTTTAGGTAAAATACTAAGATGGAAGAGGAAAAACCAAAAAGAACGTTAGCTGAGGTCTTTCGTGACAAGCGAGAGTCATTCTCAGGAGAAATACAGACTGGGATTAAGCTTTTGAGCAACATCAAGAACATTCCGGATGTCCAGGTCACATTTTTGAGCATGAGACAGCGGCTTCTTGAAGAAAATCACACCCTCTTGGAGCATTTCACTCAGTTGAAGAAGCGGTATCGTGAAAAGAAGGGAGAAGAGTGGGCTGACGCATCAAAAATCGGGCAAATTCGTTACCAGTCGACCGAAAAGGCGACAATTGTTGACGGAAAGACCGCAGAATTACGAGAAAGGCTAGAACAGTTAGAAAATCAGATAAAATTCTACTCGGAGTCCATCACGACGGTGGATTCGGTTCTCTGGGGCATAAAAGACCGTATTGCCGCACAGAAAATCCTCGACGGCAGTTAAAATCATCGACTATGCTTGCTAATATTTGACGTAGCTGCGGACAAGCAGCACCTTCAGTTGGTACATCACGATACTCGTGGTGAATTAAAGGATCTGCAGCTTTATTTCAAGAAAAGGCAACAGGGTTACTTCCACAACATACTTTACAAGCGTAAGTTATGGGACGGTTACGATAAGTTCATCGATGATCAACACCGAATAGGCATTGGGCTATGGAGAGAAGTCTATTACTTCGGCGAGAAGTACGATTACGAGGTAGAAATTCGTGGTCTCGATGGTCTTCTCAACTTAGAATTCACCAAGGACAAATCCGATAAGTTCGCATCCGTCATGCTCGACGGAACCAACCCGCAAATAGAAGCTTACGATTACCAGCTAGAAGCGCTCCATCGTGGACTAAAGTACAAGTTCTGTGCTCAGGAATTGGCCACCTCAGCAGGTAAGACTCTCATCTTCTTCCTTTACCTTTCGTTCCTAAAGCGAAAAGGAATCATATCGAAAGATAAGAAGGCAATCCTTATCGTTCCGAAAGTTTCGTTGGTGAATCAGACAGCTGATGCTTTCGAAACGGAATACCAAACAGGATTGGTCAATTGGAATATTCATAGGATCGGAGGTAAGAACGAATTCTCGGAAAAGAAATTCGCCGAATGCGATTTGGTCATCACGACTTACCAGAGCGTAATCTTAGACGACGGGACTCCACCGAAGAGAGGAAAGAAGAAAATAGAACGACGTACTAAGCCAGAGTTCTTCAAGAACTTCAGCGTAATTTGCATAGACGAAGCTCATACTAGCCGAGGAGATTCGATTCGAAACATTCTTTTGGCCAGCACGAATGCTGAGTACAAGCTCGGACTTTCTGGAACCATTCAGATCGAAGAACAGTTCTCGGACTTCTTCAAGATTCAAGAATACCTTGGGCCTTTGAGCATGAAGGTTAGGGCAAAGTTCCTAATGGACAACGATTATTCTGCGGACGTTCATGTAAAGATGCTGAAGCTGAAGTACCCAAAGGACGAAGTGTTCGTTCAGAAGTACGCCGAGTTGAAAGCAATGGAAGTCAGGCCTCCAGGAAAGGTGATGTACGATATGGAAAAAGAATTCATTATCTCGTACGAGCCAAGAATCAATTTCATCGCTAAGATGTGTGAGACTTTACCAGGAAACAAGCTTGTCCTTTTCATCAATGTCAAGGACAAGTACGGCCAGAGAATTCAAGATAAAATTCGCGAGACCAACGAAAAAGTTTACTACATCGATGGTGGAGTGAACGATGACGATCGAAGGGATTACCGGGAAATCCTAGAAGCCAATACTGGCATAGTGTTGGTTGCTTCGTTCGGAACCTTTTCCACAGGTATCAACTTGAAAAACGTCAACTACATCATATTCGCAGAAAGTTACAAGTCAGAAATCACGGTTCGCCAATCGATCGGTAGGGGAATGCGTAAGCTAAAAGGAAAGTACAAGATCACTATTTTGGATCTGGTCGACGATCTCGACGGTTACATAGTCAAGCACGGAAAGATCCGGGAAAAGATCTACAAGGAACAGGAATTCACGACATCTAAGCACGAATACGACCTGACTCCATTCAGATAAGTTAGCCCTTATGCTTGCTTATTTCTATAGCCTGTAATTGTTTCATGGCTTTTTCCTTACTTAGGTGAGTGCCTAATACCTTTTTTCCGGACTTATCTAAAACGACCCACTTGTTACCGCGCTTACGAACCATTTCGTTCATAACGAAACTATCGAATGATTCGACTATTTGCTGAGCCGGAACCGACTGAGTTTGCTGAATCGGTTGGTTAGCGACAGCTTGAACAGGAGGTTGAGTACGTTTCAAAAGATCTGAAACTTTCGTTCGTATCAGGTCGAGCTTTTGCATTTCTTCCTGAGTGAAGGTCTTTTCATTGAGATCTTCTTCGATTAACGAAACGTATGCTAAGAACGAATCAAGTTGGGTGTTGTCCATTATCAAATTGATATTTTTGATGCTATCACTATCCCTAGGATAAGTTTAGTGTAAATCAGTTGAAATTGATAGTAAGTTAAGATGATCTGGTACTCTTCTCTGTCTAGGCCGACTAATCCCTTACCTAATGCTAGCTTTACCAGCTTGTTGATGACTTCGGTCAATTGAGCATGGCTTCTAACTAGGCCGCTTAGTATTTCACCAGACGTTGAATAGCTTAGTCGAGTACGATTGTCCTGGATTTTGGAAGACCATTCTTCTGCGAAATTGACTCCATCCCTCTTCGTGAGAAGGTCCGTGGAATTGATCGCTTCGTCAATCACCTTAGTTGTATGATCGAGAGCCGTGATCTTTTCTGCTATCTCGTTAAGCCAGTTCAACTCCTGTTCGAATATCATGATGGTCATTGAACTTTGGTCGGTCTCGTAAACGAACTTAAGTAATTTAGGATCAACTGTTTGAGTAGGATAAGGCGAATCATCAGCAGCCATTGGTTTGAACAGATCGCCTGCTTCAACTTGAAATTCATTGAACGGGAAGTTTTCAAGGAAGGGGTACTTTCTCTGCACTACGTACGCCTGTTTACTCACAGAAGTGATCATTTGGTCAGTCTTTTTTTCTTATTTATTTAGTACATTAAAACTTAAATTGGATTCACTTATACAATACCAGTATGAATCAAACGTTAGAACAACAGATAAAGTCATTGGATTTGAAGCAGAACGCTATCAAGATTCTCATCAACTCCTTCTACGGTGCGTTCGGCAACCGGTATTTTTACTTCCATAATAACGACATAGCTCAGTCAATCACCTTACAGGGACAGGACCTCATCAAGTTCTCGATCAAGGCAATCAATCATTACTTCATGAACATGTGGCATGTCGATACCGAACTTCACGAAAAGCTCGGCATTCTCGGTCGTCCAATTTCCAAGATCGAAAAGGAAGCAGCAATCTACACGGACACTGACTCCGTTTACTCGTGCATCGAGTATGCAATCAATTCGATTCAAAACGACCTTCAATTAACTGACGAACAGGCTTTTCAGTTCTGTTTGGACATCAATGCTTACAGGCTCCACGGTTACTTTGAACGCTGTTTCGAAAAGTACGCTCAGCACTTTAACACGAAGAATCGTCAGAATTTCGAGCTAGAAAACATATCTCGTGCAGGAATTTGGGTCGCAAAGAAAAAATACGTTCTCGAAGTTGTATCGAAAGGAACCAAGCTTCTTCCGAAACCGTACCTAATGATCAAGGGACTCGAAGCTGTTCAATCCTCATATCCTATTTGGGCACGTCAGAACTTGCAGAAAATTTACTGGATCCTTCTGGCAAAGGGATACGATCTCGATCTCGAAAGGGATCTCATTCCAGTAATGAAGGAAATGAAAGCCGAGATGGAGACAATGCCCATCGATGAAATCGCTTTCAACTTCTCAGTTCGGGTTTACGAGGAACACCTACGAAGCTTACTACCATTGGTGATGGAAAAAGGAATGCCGATTTATGGTCGTGCCTCTGCCTACCACAATCACGTAATACAGAAAACGAACAACCTGAAATATCCGTTCATTCGTAGCGGTTCCAAGATAAAGTTCTACTATGCAGCACATAATGAATACGATTTCGACGTGTTCGCATATGCACCTGGAGCCTTTCCTGAATTCGCAATGCCGATCGATCGTGAACACCAATTCTTCCGCCTAATCGTGGAACCGATCAACAAATTGTTACTCGCAATAGGTTTCAGCGAACTTAGTTCGAAGCTTGCACGACACGTAGAAGTAATAAAATCAAGAAGCAGAACTAAAGCTTTCACTGATGACGAGATCTATCCTCTGTACGTTGTGAACTCCGAAACTCTTGATTTCACGCCAATTCCCGAAAGCGTTCAGCATTTAGTTGGCCATCCGGAAATTGACATTCCGCCCGAGTTATTCCCTACCTTCATATCTTCGATTTCAATGTACGGTCTCTCGACCGTGATCGTTCCAAAACATGAACTTCAAAAGTACCGTGAACGTATCGCAAAGAAAAAAGGAATGACGATAACCGATCCATTCGAAATACCATACGAACTTTCTGGCATTATATCGACAAGATCGAAACGAAAAACAAGAAACGCTCAAGCCGAGAATCGACTTCTGGACGAAACGAGGTCTGAGTGAACAAGAAAACAATATTATGAGTACTCAACATGAAATAGCCATCGATGTGATAAATGACCACATCTTTAGTAGTGAACCGTTTTCGTATGAGGAAGTTACAGAAGAGATAGTGGAAAAGGGCGGTATTCTCCGAGTTTCAATTGGGGTTACAATTGGAATGTATTTGAAGAAATTAGTAATGCTGAAGGTCATTTCATTTGATCCCAATACTTCAACATTTAAAGCCACTAAACCTGAGCATATTTTAGCTTGCAAAGGGCCAAGAACAAAGAAGCAAACACGGCGGGTATAACTACAAAAGCTGCGTACAACAGAGCCATGAAGATCTTGCAAAAGAAACTGACCAATGCCGTACACTCAGGAAGAGATACAAGAACAGGTAGAATTGTAATAAATGCAAAGAGAAGAAGTCGTACAGTTCATTAGGGTCGTTCTCGCCAAACGATTTCACGATAGTTTTGAGAAGCAGAAGATAGACGATTCTAACGATCGTAAATTGAACTTCGCTTGTCCTATCTGCGGCGACTCGCATAAAAAGGCTTCAAAGAAACGAGGAAATCTCTATTTCGATACGGAAGCTTACAAGTGCTTCAACAACGGGTGCATGGCATACATGTCTCTCGGAGAGTTCGTAGCAAAAATGAGTCGCGAACTCGGCATCATGCTTCCGAGCTTCGTTGCTGAGATCGATTACAAGCCCACAAAAATAAAGAGGACTGAAAATCCATTCCTTCGATTCATGACATCCGACACCAGCGAATTCATCACCATTTCCGAAGTCATCAATCGTTTCAACTTAGTTCGTTTGGACCAGACAGAAGAGCATACGAATGCATTGTCCTACATCAAGGGCAGGAACCTTCACCTCATAGACGATTACGGGGACTTCTTGTACACTGACAATTCTGACAATAAGATACTTATCTTCAACTTCGACCGGCGATCTGGGAAGCTCCTGGGATTCTCAATGAGGAGCCTCGACCCTAAGGCTGAACGCAAGTACATTATCAAATCGTACACGGACCTGGCAAACATATTCCTTCAGCGAGAAATCGACAAGGATCTCGTCGACGATGCGAACTACTTGAACAATTACTTCAACATTCTCAATGTGGATTTCAGCAAGCCGATATGCTTGACCGAAGGTCAGTTCGATTCGATGTTCGTACGCAATTGCATAGCGACTACTGGCGTAACTAAAGCCAGAAGCATACTTCCATCCTTGGGAGCAAAGGCCGGAATTCGAATCCTATTCGATAAGGATAGGGGCGGAAAGGACGAAATGATGAACTTGATAAAGCAAGGTTACTCCGTTCTGTTATGGAATAAGATACTATCCTACCTTAAGAAGGTGTGCCAGACTGATTCGGAACTCATCCAGATAACCGAGATTAAGGACATCAATGATCTTTTCAATTTCCTTAAGGCTAGAAAGGCCGATTACTCTATCAAGGAATTCAACGATTGGCTAGAACATTACTTCAGCGACAGCGTGTTCGACATCGCGTACCTTTAATTCCAAAGGTGATCATATAAATAATCAAAATGATCACCTTTGGAATTTATGGTAAAGCTAACAACGGACATAAGTAAGTCCATTATTTCTGAATACTCAGAAAATACTTCCATTACTTTACGAGAATTAAGTTCAAAATACGGAATTCATCATGTTACTATTTCCGCATTTTTGAAGAAAAATGGTATTGCCATTAGGCGAACTGGCGCTAGAATAGGCCATCCTGTAAAAGAATCAACACGTCAGCTTTTTTCTAAATTGCATGCTGGTAATACATATACAGTAGGTCGTAAACAAACAAATTCCACCAAATTAAAAATTATTGCTACTATGTGGAAGGTCGATTACTCGGCTCTTTTACAGTATCCAAATGCAAATAAAGTTAAGTTGATAATTCAGTGGATGAATTCAAGTAGAAATATGCTAAATTTCGAAATTTCAACCAGACTCACTTTTTTAGATCACTTTTATAAGGATGAATCTTTTAATAGAATTTGGGATATTTGGATCAAAAACGGTAAAAAGCAAGAATACAAACCAAGTATAGATCATAAAATTCCATACACTCGAGGTGGAACATGTGATTTTGCAAATCTGCAAATAATTACCTGGTTTGAAAATAGAGCAAAAGGTAATATGACAGAGTCTGAATGGGAGATTTTTAAGAAGGTAAATAACCTAAAATGCGATCTTTTTATATGAAGACTCGAGAATCAAATGGAATTAAAGACTTTCTAAAACCGAGAAATGGAGAAAAGCGGCCAAGACAAGGATATTTCAAACCAGTAAACACGGAAAAATACATGGGAGATATTTCTCGAATTATTTTTAGAAGTTCATGGGAATTCAAGTTCTTGAAGTGGTGCGATCTCAACCCAACCATCCTACGATACTCTTCCGAACCAATCGGAATCATTTACTACAATCCATTGGACAAACGACCCCATCGATATTACGTCGATTTTTTCGTTATCACCAAGGATCAGGATGGTGTTGAACAGAAGTGGCTTATCGAGGTGAAACCGAACAAGTACATCGTTCCGCCAAAAGCCCCGGACAGAATGACCGACAAACAGACTGCGAATTACGTTTGGGCAGCAAAACAGTACATAATGAATCAGGCGAAATTCGAAGCTGCTAAAGCTTTCGCTGAGCAGAAGGGAGTTAAATTCGGGATCATTACTGAAAACTTTCTGTTCAAATCCATATAAAAGAAGTAATGAAACTCAAAGTAATAAAGGACTTCATAGATCTCGACCAAATAGAACCATTTCCATACGAGGGGACCTCTTACTATTTCGATACGGAGAGAGTTCCGGTTAATTTTGCCAGGTTACTCCCAGGGTATTTTTACACGTTCGTTTCGATTGCAAATGCAGTCGAGGATGAGCTGCTTAGTTTGGACGAATATCAAATTGGCCCAAAATCAAAGAAGCCGTATTTTGATCGTCGCCCAATATTTTTATCCCTTGGTCAGGAAGGGCCGATGGAAGTTGGGCTGAACGTTAAGTTGATGCCTTTCAAACTCAGAAGGTGGTTTCTTCAAAGGTACTTGAAGCACATCTATCCAACCATGGTAAAGCTAGTGGATGAATCTGGCGATTTAGCAACGCTGAATTCTCGCATTAGAATGCAAGAAACTGCATCTCTTTATGGGATCAACCGACAATTCGTTAGGGCCATATCCGAACAGACAGGCCTTAAATTAGAATTCCTGGTTGATAAATATACAAGAGGTGAAATGGGGAATCCGTTAGCCCTAATCGATTGGGACCAAATTATTAAAATGGGTCGGTGCAATTACATTCACGACAAATCGATACTGTCTAAGACCCCAATTTCGTACTTCTTGACAAAATTTACATGATAATACATGGCAGGATTTTTAGAAGGTAACCCAATGAAATCTCTCAGGTCCAGATTAACGGAACTGAGCAGGTTCGGCCTTAAATACGACGACTTACTTATTAAGAACTCGCAGGCAATCGGTTTTATCGAAAGCCAATTGGGCGGTTCCGGCGGTGGTTTTGCTACCGACGATTTAATGAGGGCAACGGTCGCCCTAGCGGACACAACTTCCGCCTTGAAGACCAAAGCGATCGCATTCTTTCAAATGGACTACGTTTCCAAGCGTGAAAGATTGAGGGACATCGCATCCAGCGGAGAAATCGAATTCGTTCTTGAAACAATTACTGACGACGCTATCGTCTACGATCCTGACAACCGTTTCTGTTATGCAAACGACCTCATCGGGGAAATGCAATACTTGGGAGACAACAAAAAGAATCGTCTCGAGTACCAGGAACGAATCGTCAATGCTTACAATTCAGCTTTTTCCAAAATTTACAGTCGCTGGGGATTCGATCAGGGAATTTCAGCATGGCAGTATTTCTATCAGTGGCTGATTGAAGGACACCTAACATTCGAAATCATTTACGACGATGTATTGAAGCCAACTGAAATCATTGGTTTCAAGGAACTTGACCCAGCCAGCCTCTATCCTGAATTGAAAAAGGATAATGAAGGCAAGATGGTCCTCATGTGGTCCCAGCGTGATCCTCTTACGAAGCAAATAAGAACATTAGCCGACTCACAGATCATTTACATATCGTACTCGAATCACATGAGGACGAAACGTGTAAGCTTTGTTGAACGTTTGGTGAGATCCTTCAACATGCTGAGGATCATTGAGCACTCGAAGGTCATTTGGCACACAATGCATGCTCCTATTCGTCTCGTTACTACTGTTCCTATTGGAACCAAGTCAATGCAGAAAGCTAAGGAGGACGTTCGTGAATTCACGAACACTCTGAAGGAAGATATTTACTTCGATGGAGAATCTGGAGAACTGAAAGTTGATGGTAAGCCAAACATTCTGTTCTACAAGAACTATGTGGTTCCAGTAAACGATCAGCAACAGCAAGTAAAGATCGAATCTCTCGAATATGCAGGTCCAAATCTTTCAGGTTCGGAACTTCTCAAGTACTTCCATGAAAAACTGAAGATGGATTCGAAAATTCCTAACTCCAGGTACACTGAGGGTGGCGGAACGTTCACTTTATCAACTGAAGGTATTTCCAGGGAAGAAATTCGTTACAACAAGTTCATTTTACGTTTGAGATCAGCTTACAAGGAACTTATCACCAAACCTCTGTACTTGCAGATGTGCATGGACGTCAAGGAACTTCGCAACGACCCAAAATTCAAGAACTCCATTGGCGTAACTTGGTACGATGATAACGTATTCGAGGAAATCAAGAACCAGGATCTCTTGAACAAGAGAATCGCAGCAATCAATGCTCTGAAGGCAATCACGAACGACGAAAATCGTCCGTACTTCTCGTCAGACTTCCTCGTACGGGAATACTTGAAGTTAAGCGATCAGGTAATTCAGAAGAACGCAGACTACTTGGCAAAATCAAAGGGCAAAACATCGGAAGGTCAACCAGCTGAGGTTGAAGTTCCTGCTGGTGGTCCTCCTCCTGCAGCACCACCTCCTGCTGAAAATCCAGAAGAAGGTGGAGGTGAAACTAAGAGTGAAATGGGAACTCCTGAAGGAGGTCTATAATGGGAGCAAAGAAACAAGGCAAAAAAGGCAGGACGAGATATTCGTTCTGCCATTTTTATGAGTACTATCTTAATAAGTTGGGTAAATTCAAGCAGCCTAATCACGTGGTGAAGGCTGATCCGGATCTTAATCCTCGTATAGGGCTGCAAACGACCGTCGACCGTTGATGGAAATGTCCAATCCCAACCCTACCTTATACAAATCGGAAACATCGTCAAGATTGAAAGCAGTTGGAACTATTTCGAACTGTTTTGCGAGCATAACATAGTCCTGAATCTGTTCAGCGGCTTCCTTTTCCAATAAATTCAATGGGTATCCTTCGAATTCGAATAAGTATTTCGTAGCATCGAGGCCGAACGAAGGTTCTCCCAAAACTTCTCCTTTTTTCGTGAGGATAGTCATTCTAACTTGCGTGATCGTATTCTCGATGTCATTTCTTGACTCGAAAACTTCCGGTATGTAGTTCGGATCGTCCGTTGCTCTGAAATAAAAGTCAGTCATGTTAGAAGTGGACTAAGTAAAGCCAGTCTGGAGTATTTTCTCCCTTCATCATTTCAAGAACTGCCGCGAATTCAGCATCAGCTTTAGTAACGAAGGTATTGTAATTCGGTCTTATGCCGCCTGGCAGATTGTAATCGAAACTGGTAAGAAGTTCGCCAAGACGAGTCTTTGCTTTGGCCCTTACGTACCTCTGGAACATTTCGTCCTCATAAAGGTACTGCTCTTCGATCTTTTTTGCTACTTGCATTACCATTTTAGTTGGGGTTCTGCCAGTTATGGAAACGCATTTCGTATTCTTGTTGTAATCGAACGCTACTGTGTCGAGAATGAAGTTCTTGGTGATGTCAAGGAAGGAGAACAGAACTGTCCTGTACACCAGGGATTCGCCAATGAACGGCGTCAAGAAAACTTCGGATCCAATGAACTTGTTTTCTGCGAAATCACGGTCAATCGTTCCGAATATGGAATTTCCCTTAGGTTCCTTCACTTCGTGAACAAACTGAACGCAATCAGGCATCCTTATCGTCCTTGACTGTTTGAACCTATTGTTGGCGAGTAATTCGTTTGGAATCAAAAGGTATCGAGGCTCAACTGCATGCCTCCAGTTATCGTAGAAGTATCGTTCTGCGTTTATAATGACTCGCTCTATTTCCGCGTCCGGAATCGAATACGGGAGAGCCTTTGCCAACGTAAGTTCATTCTTGATGTCGATTAAGAGTTCGGCTCTTGTCATTATTCGTAGTTAATTTTTATGCTGTCGCTCCGGCCGGATTCATTGGTTGGCCTGCTGGATTTCCGCCTATTCCTGGAGAATTCTGTGCAGCTTGAGCTGCAGTAGGAGCGGCTGTGGTCGTTTGAGTTGTTGCTTTTGATTGCTCTGCTGCTAGCTGTTGTTCCAGCTGATTTTCTTGTAATTGCAGGTCACTATAAGCTTTCTGAGCTTGAGTCAGAGCTTCTAACGCTTGCTGAATCTTAGGTTTAAGCGCGTTCAATTGTGTCTGAATAGAATTTGCGTCCTCATTGATTGGATTATCGACTGTTGCAGAATAATCCGGAACATTTGTCGTAAGAGTAGTTAGATCAGCTTTCTTTACTTGATCAACGAACTTTTCTTTCTTCTGTGGATCGACGTTGTCCCCCTTCAATGCAGTCTTTGGATCCTGTAGGGTATCTGTTTTTGAAAACTGGTCGAAGTTCATTACTTTATCTGCCATTTGGTTCGATACTTTTTGTTATTTATTAGACTCTCCTTGGAGGTACTCATTGAACGATTTGACATGTTTCTTTTTGGTCAGTTCGCCAGGGTTCCTTCTGAATTGAGTCACGTTGTTCGAAGGGTTAAGGTCCCATCTCGAATAAGGAGCCGAATTAGTCCATTGATTTGGGATTGCTCCGAGGTTGGTGCTGATTGGGGTCGGAGACACGTTAGGACCTGTGCTCTGATCGAAAGATGCAGCAGGCACCGAATACGTTCCGCTAGCTTCTTCCGAAACTATCTTCCACATTTTTTCTTTGTCCACCTGTCTCGGTAAACCAGCAAAGAATTTTTCCTTATCCATGTTCTTAATAAATTTTCGCATGTCGGTACCAGACACACCCTCAGGTCTCTTCGTGGTAATACGGTTGATTTTGCCTATATTTCCAGCGAATCGTTCAACCGTGTCAAACCTATTCATATCCGAGTCTAATGAATAAATGTTCAGAACGCAGTCCTTAGCATCATCTTTCTTTCCAAGCAAGTCAATGAATCCGTAAGCCGTTTTTACTGGAGAACCCTTGGCCAAGTCGATCGATACTGACTTATCGTCTGAGAAGTACTCCTTCAACATCTGTACGGCCATAGCACCGGTCACTCCATCCATTTCTATTGGAGAAATGAACACGTGTGTTTCATCATTATGACCAGCTATCTTTTTGATGGCTTCATAATGACCTACATGAGGTGGCTTGAACTTTCCAGTGATGATTCCGACTTTCTTCATCGACGATTAGACTTTTAAGTTCTGTGAAGCACGGATCAAGCACTCTGCCATGTAATGCGTGCATTCCTTCAGGAACGTTTCGTAGGTCTGATTAGGATCTTCCGACGTCTCGTAGAGGTGAGCTTCCTTGATGAGAATTTCGTTACAGATTTGCTTGATTGCATTCTTTGCATTCTCGGATAAAGTGTCCGGGTGATCTGAACAACCTTCGCAAGGCTGAGTCATTTCTTCTGGTTCCTTAAGCATATCCTCTTCGTTCACTTCTTCAGTATTATCCTCCTGCTCTTGATCTTCATCTTCTCTGATAGGAGTTTCAGCTACGTGCGATTGAAAGTCCTGAAAGCTTTCGAAAACTTTGTGCTTTTCGAGTTCAGTTGTCATTTCTTGTTCATTATTTTGATTTTCATCTGCTGAATCCTCACCAGAAATCCGTTCCTCTGTAAGAGTAGCATTGTCTTCATCCGTTATTTCAGGACCGAACTTCTTTAATACGAATTCAGGGAGTTTGAATTTTCCGAATTTCCCCATATACTTCAGCTATTTACGGTTATTTATCCGAAGAAATTACCTTCTTCCGGATAAAATCCGTATAGCCTCGGTCATGTTGGTTAGCGGGTTGTTATGTGGCATTAAGGGAGCATCGGTAATTCTAACCAGTGGGTTACTTCCTCAATATTTCTACCACTTTCAGTCAACCAAAAAAACTGACCTTTATCTCGGTAGTCTAAACCATCTTCTAAATCATTCATTTCACAAACGTGCCATCTTCGTATATCATACATTCCTTTATCAATTCCACTTACAAGTACATATTTACCATATTCAGGTAAATCTCTATATGTTTCAATTTTTTTGGTGTCATAATAATTTTAGCCACATAACAACGTGTATAAAACGTTGCCTTTCGTGGTCTTTTTTTAGTTTATACTAAATTTATAATTTTGTTCATTCTATTAAGTTCTATGTTGGCAACGTTTCATACACGCAGCCGTTATACAACATTTATAAAATCCTCTATCCTTTGATTAACCCTCTTTAACTTTGAGTGATTTTCATCATTGTGATAAATCAATTTTTTTCTACAATATTTTTCGTAGTTGCGTCCTCGTTCAGAGTTCATCCATTTTTCTTTTTGTAATAATCGTTCTTCGAGAATTGATTTTATTTGTTTTAAATCACTCAAAGTCATCGTTTCAATGTTTAATTCCATATAAATAAAACGTTGTATAACAAGGCATATATGTAATACCCTATTAAGGTTTGTACTATATTTTAAAGTTTCTGCATCAGGTACTGTATATATACCGACCGTTATAAGCAAGGCGGGAAGTTTTTCATATTTACTTTATTGATAGGCAGTCCTCTTTCGCCTTTTTCGTGATCACCAGGTGATCTCCTTCTTTGACCGTATTGTCTACATAGGCCTCGGCTATGAGGTCTTCCAGGTGTGACTGAATGACTCGTTGTAATGGTCGAGCTCCGAACTTTTCATCGAAACCCTTTTCGATAAGGAACTCTTTTGCTTTGTCCGTGATTTCGACGAAGTAACCGTTCTCTTCAACTCTTTCCTTCAGGCTTGCAAGTTCGATGTCAATGATCTTTCCGATGTCGTCTTTCGTGAGAGAGTTGAACGTGATGATGTCATCGATACGATTGATGAATTCTGGGGCGAATTGCTTGCTTACTGCCTTTCTTAGAACTTCGTTTGCAAGTTGCTTTTGCCTTTCTACTTGGTCGGCAGTTGCGAAACCTATTCCAGTTCCAAAATCTTGCAAAGTTTTGATACCAACATTCGATGTCATAATGATCACTGTGTTCTTGAAGTCGACAGTTTTACCCAAACCGTCAGTCAAACGACCATCATCGAGAACTTGGAGTAGCATGTTGAATATGGATGGATCAGCTTTCTCAATTTCGTCGAGAAGGACCACTGAATATGGTTTGCGTCTTACTTTTTCGGTCAACTGGCCTCCGCTTTCGTATCCAACGTATCCCGGAGGAGCTCCAGTGATTCGACTGCCTGAGAATTTTTCGCTATATTCGGACATGTCAATGCGGATCAGAGCATCTTCTGAGTTGAATAGGAACTTTGCTAACTGTTTTGCTAGCTCGCTCTTACCTACACCGCTTGGTCCAATGAAAAGGAACGTACCGATGGGCTTTTTCTTTGATTTTAAGCCTGCACGTGAACGTTTTATCGCTCTCGTTAGCTTATGGATGGCATCGTCCTGACCGACTATGAATTTTCTTAGGGATTCTTCCATTCCAGCCAACTTTTGTATGTCAGTTCCAGTCATTTTGCTGACTGGGATGCCAGTAATGTTCGAAACTAGCTTAGCAATATCGTCTTCGTTCACTGCAAGGCGATTCGCTTTAAGAGTTTTTTCCCATTCTCTTTTTGCTTCCGCTATTTCTTCGGCAACCGCTAATGCTCTATCACGTAATTTCGCCGCAGCTTCATACTGCTGTGAATTGACAGCATCGTTCTTTTGTTTGATGATTCCTGCTAGCTTTTCTTCGAGATTTTTGATGTTTGCGGGAACAACCACACCGCTTATGTGAACTGTCGCTCCAGCTTCGTCCATCAGGTCGATTGCTTTGTCCGGAAGCCACCGATCTTGAATGTATCGTTCACTGTACTTGACGCAAGCGTCCAATGCATCGACTGTGTACCTCACGGAGTGATGGTCTTCGTACTTTTCTTTGATATTCTCGAGGATTTCTCGAGTTTCTTCCGATGTCGGAGGATTTATGATGATCTGTTGGAACCTACGGCTTAAAGCGCCATCCTTTTCGATGGAATTACGAAATTCGTCGATAGTTGTAGCTCCAATGCACTGAATTTCACCACGAGCTAATGCAGGCTTGAGAATATTGGCAGCATCGAGCGATCCGCTAGCTGCTCCGGCTCCAACTAGAGCATGAACTTCGTCAATGAACAGAATCATGTTCCTATTGTTCTGAACTTCCTGAATTATCTGTTCCATGCGCTGTTCGAACTCACCGCGATACTTAGTCCCGGCAACGAGGTTGGCAAGTTCGAGAGCAATGATTCTTTTTCCCAATAGAACCCTTGGACAGGTCCGGTTAGTGATCATTGCTGCTAAACCCTCCACTATCGCAGTCTTACCTACTCCAGGTTCGCCAATTAGTAATGGATTGTTCTTTTTGCGTCTCGAAAGTATCTGACTACACCTTTTTATCTCGGCAATTCGCCCAACAACTGGGTCAAGCTTACCGTCGAGTGCAAGTTGAGTCAAATCCTTACCAAATGCGTCTACTAGTGGAGTTTTAGTATTTTGCGCTATCTTTACCATTTATTTCCTTTTACAATTTTCGAAATGCCATCTGTACATGCCATTAGTTTTTCCAGAAACTCCGCAGTATGGGCAAGTTACCATCTATTCGTTGTCCTCTACGATACGGAGGTGAAGTAACTACAAGTTGAACAGATTTATCATCAATCTGTTTCATCATTTCAATAGTATCTCCACAATATATTTTATTGATTTCTAACATTCTACTATTTTATCTCCTATTCTAACGTATATCTTATTTCTTTAGGAGCATTAATAATCTTTATTGATTTTCTATCTACTCCCCTCATCAACTGTTCTGCCATATCTTCAATAAGAAGATTAATAAATAAATCATCAAAGTTAGGCATCATATTATAAACTATATTATCACCTTCTTTTGTAACATATTTCCATCCTCCAAAATGATCATTATCCTTTATTAATATGATTTCCCCGTCAAATTTGACGATGAGACCATGTTCTTCACCAACCATACTAAAATGGTCTTGGATGTATTTTTTTAATTCCCTTTTCATTTTACAACTATATTTTTTATATTATCGTATTTCTTATCAGCTATATTCCTATTCTTAAATCTTGGATCAAAAGTAACTTCTATTCCGTTATTAATTCACCAACTCTTCACGACTAATCCCACCACCCTTTCAGACCGCTCCCGTCAAACCATTTATACCAAAGATTCTCAGCTTTTTTCTCTTCATCGGTCATATCTTTGATATACTCAGAATAATCATCGTAGTCTTGACCTTCGAGGATTCTGAACAGTTCTTTCCAAGTATCTTTTTCGATTTTACGAGATAATTCAAAAAGGGCCTTATTTTTGACTTTTTCTTCTTCAGTTTCATCGTCGAGAAGAGCTACCATTCCTTTTTCGTCTGGTTCTCCGAAATTCCAACGACTTACGAGCTCGTATCCCAACTCCTTTTCTGCAAGTTCAATAAAGTCATCCTCGATGTGATGTTCGAGAATTTCGATTGCCCTATGCATTTTTTCAATCTTTTTGTTGCGAGATTCTTCGATTTCGTAACCGTAAAATTCCAAGTAGTTTGCATTACGCTCCAGGTTTTTCTTGAGCATACGAAGTGCACCATTGCTGTCGAACTTGTAGTTATTCCAGAGTTCTTTCCTGAATTGCCAAACGTTAGTGCAGAAACGCGGAATATCGTACCTGCACAGGTCGATAAGCTTCCAGTACCACCGATTGTGGATCCGGAGCTTCCTGAGGCTCTTTGTAAATGTGTCCGCAAATACGATATTCATGATTAGTCATCTTTTTATTATTTACCTTCGGCATCGATGGCGTGCCGATCTTCGGCTATTCCACGTAAGAAGGCACGAATGTTCATCTTAGTTTCATGTTTCAATTTTCTTCTGAACCTATGTGCTTCTCTGTCAACTATTTCGTTCATCAGTGCATACGCTGCTTGATAGAACCATTGCGAATGAAAGCCTCTATGGTTGTCAACGTAAACCATGTAATCTTTCGAGTCGCTTTTGATCGTGATTATGAGGTCCTTTAGAACTATGAGCGTTTCATTGTCAACCCTGTCGTACCGAATTGCTTCAGGATGCTTCTTAGCTTCGCCAACGACGAGATCAAAAATTTCTTTTTGCTCGAAATTCAAGGTTTTCATGGCGGATTTCTCCAACATGTGTCTACGCTTGATACGTGTTTTAACGTTCATGCGTTTTACTTTGTATTGCAATTTTTTTAGCATTTTGTGCATGATATTGCTTTGTACTATTATACCAAAAATTACGCCTTATGGAAAAAATTGTGTAAATCATTTTCAGTAACAACAGTCTTCTTTGGCAGTTCGAATTCAACGAACGACTCTCTAACTCTCATGCTTTCAACGTGCTTCCATAAGCTCGGAATGTCATAGCAGATTGGATTTTTATCGATGTCCCATGCTTGAACTTCCTTTGAATCAGAATTTCTCTCGTAGAGATACCAATCAATCCATTCGGCTGCGTCCCTGCCATAATATACATTGAACAGCAAGCTTACTGCTCCAACCCATCCGTCCTCGTAATGCATTAAATCAACACCAAGTTCGGACAAATCAAAGCTCTTTTTGCTTTGCTTTTCTAGCGTAGTTATTAACAGTTCAAATACTTCAAGTTTCATCCTAATTCGATTTTAGGTGTATTGTCTAATTTTTCAAGAAAGTCCTCAAGCCCAGTTTCGATTCCTGCAGCTATGAGAAGCTGTAAGTCAGCAGGTCCATTGATCTGCTTGTTTTGCTGAGCGATAGCTAATGCTTGGACTATGCTTCCGGCATATTCATTTGCTAATGCAGGTAAGTCAATGTTATCTGGTTTTTTCATTCAGTATGCCAATTATTTTATCAACGTTATCGCGTAGTCGTTCGATCGTAGCCGACCAATCGCCTATCAGCCAAATGTGATTTTCCTTCGTGATGTAAGGGTATTCAGTTGTCATTTCTTCGAAATACGGACCGATGTTCATATCATCAATCGCTACCCATGTTTCAACTTCGTCAGCATGCTCTTCGAGCCAGTCCCTTATCTGGTAAGCTCTGTCGTATGGCTGAGCTGAACTAAGTTTAGCTTTTCGCTCGTGAGTAGCTCCAATTATCACGTTAGGAATGTTGTAGAACTCGAAGAACAGTCCAAGTTCCTCAAGCGTGTAGTGCTTCTTCCAATCTGAACTGATGACTACCTTTGCATCCGTACGTTTGATTATTTCTGACAAAGCGTCACAATCTTCCTTTTCCCATGAGTAAGGGAGCTTGAGGTTCTCATTTATCCTAGGTCCTCTTTCCCAAAAGCCGTAAGCGAGTGGACCGTCTATGTCTACAAATATTACTTTCATTAGTCTATCAGATCATGTAATTTTATGACGAACATTGAATAGAGGTTTCTCCTGACCGTCTGCATGGTAGGGTGCTTCTCGCGAGTCAATTTCGCTAGGAACAATTCAGCAAGCTTGTCAGCGCCTACTAACTGTTGTGGATCATCGCATGTCATGATGACTTTCTTTACCCAACGGTATATGTCCTTGTTCGATTTACCTTTTGCTGCCATTTTACTTTACCTCAATGTTAGTTCGTCCATCATTCCAGTACTCGGGACCTCCGTAGTACACAAAAATTTCTTCACCGGCCTTTATGTCTCGATTAGCAAAGAACTTAAACGTTCGACGGATTTCATCAGAAACCCAATACGCTGAAGCATTGTTGCTATGATTGTACATTGACCCTGCACCCAATACGACAACCTGTTTTGTTTCAGGAGTCATTGGTCCGTTGGGATAGTTAAATCGATAGTCCTGTAAAAGTGGATTGCTTTCGAACGGTTTCAAGCACAAGTCCAGAAATGGGCATTCTTCTATCAATTCGCCTGCACTTATATCGTCTATTGCGAACACTCCGAACCTGTGAATTGGGCTTAAAGCTACCTTTATCTTTCGACTTACGAACAGTTCCATTTAGCTGATGAACTCGATTATTTTTCGATCGAGATCTCCTGCTACTGTGTGAGCTCCGTACTTAGAACAGAAATGCGTGATCAGAGCTCCTCCGTTGAATTCGAGATACTGAACGCTCGTCTGATCCTGGTACTCTTTCATCCATCGGTAAGCGTGCATTCGTATGCATTCCTCGTAAATCAGATCTTCAGTGTATACTTTTGGTTCCGGTTTCATTGACATAAGCTAAATGTATTTTTCCTGAGTGATCGCATGGATCCTCTCCTTTTGTTCTGGAGTCAATATGTGACGGATGCCCCATAATGCAACGAGGTCCTTTGCGAGTTCCTCATCGTAATACGTGCTTCCTTTGTCTTCGTTGATAGTAATAAGGATTCCAGCTTCCTTCACAGTAGTATGACTCATATCGATTTAAGAATTTTTTTCATATCGATATTATACTACTGAACTGGTTGTTTGGGTTTAGCTTTGACCTGTGATTTTTTAGGTCTCGGAGGTTTCTTTTTCGGGTTCTTACCGAATATGTACGGATCGCCCATCTGTGTGATTGCAGCTTGCTGCATGAATTGGGTGAAATTTTCGACGATCCGTCCCATTGTTATTTCAATTGTTGACCGAATACCATAGCTAAAATGATTCCGGCTAATGCAGTGAAGATGATCCAAAGGACTCTAGTCACCGTGGTTTTGAAGGAAAGGATTTCCTTGTGCTCATCAAGCATTTTCTGGTATTCCTTTTCTTCAGCTTCTTTTTTTGTTTTGAAGGCTTGAAGATCGTGATGTTCAGTAATTAGTTTTTGAAAATCCTTTTCTTCCGCTTCTGATTTCTTTCTGAATTCGGTGTTCTTATTGACCCGGACAACGATTCCATCCTCAGGGTCAAGTAGCTGACGTTTTATGGCACGCAGGTCCTCTTTCATGTCTTCCTGAGTCGAATCAATGTTGGTGATCTTTTCTTGGATCGCCTTCAATTCTCCATTTGGAAGCTGTTTCTTTATTATTTCTAAAGCATCAAGGATCTCATTCATCAAGAGATTAACATCGCCATCGCTGCGAGAACCTGCCATTTTCTAACCGAATTTTTTAGTAAAAGTGAGTGTGCTTAGTCTACTGCTGGAGTTTCCTCAGGTTTCTCTCCATCTTCTGGTTCTGCTGGGGTTCCAGCGGCTGCATCAGTATCGTCGAGAACAGTAACGTCATCTCCGCCTTCCGTTTCGGTAGCAGGCATTTCCATTTCTGGAGTTGCAGGTTCAGCTGGCATATCTCCACCAGGAGCGGCCATTCCGCCAGATTGAGCTGCGCAGAATTCTTCGAAATTTAAGATTTTGGTTGAACCTCCAAGATTAGCACCGTCCATGTTAGGTATGTTCATGTTATTGCTGTCCATATTCGTTAACGTAATTTGGAGTTATTTATCCTGAAGGAGTGGAACAATTTGAGCCTCGCTCTCCCAAATTGTATTAGGCGGTCAATTTAGTCGAACAGATAGGGCAGGCTTTCCAGTGGCTTTTCACTTTAGCGCCGCAGTTCGGACATTTTCTACGAACCTCTCCGACCTCGATCGGTTTCGTACTTTCCGGAAGAATCCGGTAAGAATAAGTATTACAAGCCCACGAATTGAAAGATCCGTAAGTGTCGACCAATTGCTGGTCTGACTTACCTCCCTGTTCTATCCTGCCGGTCTCCAATGATGATTTTGAAAGTTTACTTCTGACTTTCGGTCCTCGTGGTGAGTCATCTGAAAAACTGTCGCAAAAGTTCAAAGAATCCTGGGAAACATTGTTGCTGCAAGATAAGCTAGCATTGTTCATGTAATTGCTTACATTCAGGTCGCCAGTCATGCTTGCATTGGCATTGTTTGTGGTGAAAGAGCTTCCTGAGCCAGACACTCCTCCTGTGTTCGTGGTACCGAAGAAATAGTCATTACGATACAGAGGTTGAGGTGGGCTGATTGTGATCGTTCTTGCTCCGTAAATCCACTGTGTCGTATGACAACCTGGGTAAACGACCTGTTCATCAAAGAATTCGATCTTCACGAGTCCATTCAGCTGGGCTGCTTCGACTGCTTCGACGGAATTTTCGATTTCGTAGGTGTTGAATAGGAACTTGTGATCAACATCAAGAAACCTTTCGAGATATACTCTCTGTCCAGGATTCACGACGATTCCACCACTGGAGACGTTAACTCCATTGATCATGATTTTTGCAAGAACTCTTGTTGTTTTGGGGTTCCACAATTCGATCTCGAACGTTGATCCGTTCTTGAGGTAAACATTTGAATCGTAGAGTCTGAGGCGATTTCTGTTCACTGTAATGTGAGCAATTGGCCAATTATTGACATTGGAGCGACCCACGTTTAGGGTGCTCGATTGATTTTGGTACATAGCTTTGGTGCATTATTTTTGCTCATCTCATTGTGACCGTAGTCGATCACTCGAGGGCCCGCAGGCTCGAGACGAACAGAAGAGCGAGGCTCTATGTTCCGATACTATTTATACCAATTCTTGAAATTTAGTTTTGAAAACTCCTCGTCCAATTTTCCAGTGGAATGACCTTGTCTCAAAAGCGTTGTCCAGTCACCTATACATGTCAATCTTGCTTACCGCTGATCTGGAGAACAGAGTCCATCGGTACTGACCTTCTAGCGAGGAGGTATTGTAAAGCTTTTCGTATCACGGCAGCAATGTATGAACGACCATCGTACTTACACTGGTCCCACAACGAAAGATCGTCGTAAAAACAGAATGGGCCATTGATACCTCTCAGCATCTGGCTGAGCTCGTGGCGATCAGCCGGTTTGTGTCCTTTGAATACTACCATGATGGTTTTTGTTTATACTGTACCACTTTTCAAAGTGCCCCGTACTTTCATGATCGCTTTTCCGAGTAAGTTAAGACCTGGCCATTTGCTTGGTTCCACTCTGATCGCATGATCTGCGTCCATGCCGATTCCCCAGATGCTGTCTACGGGACTCGCTTCTACTATGATTGATTCTCCAGTATCCATCAGAGCTTCCTTCAACTCGGGATTCTGGGTGAATTTTAGCATGTTACCTTCGTACACGATCCTTTCCTTGTTCTCATCCCATAATTGAGCATTGAACCCTTGAATTTCACGTCCCAGTTGTTTCTGAACTCGCGGATTGTTCGTTTGCATTATTCTAGCGGCAGTGTTCGGATCTCCCATTAGCATTGCTTTCTGGTACATCATGTACTGCTCAGCAGTGCAGAAAGTCTTTCCGTTTTCTGTGAATTCGCTCTTGTACCATTGCGAGAACGGACCGTTCCAAAAGAAGTGATATGTTGCCATGTTAGGTGTGGTCTAGGTGAAATTTTACTGCATCGAGCATTGCGTCTAATGAATCGTGAACGTACTCGCCATTGTCCAACGATGTTTGTATCTTAACGTCCATATTACGAGGATAATTTGGGTCAGTTCCAACGAATATCCTGCGTTCTGACCAAGTTTTTCTTTTTTCTCCAAGTCTACCCCATCTTCCATATTCAAATAGAGTGATGGGATTAGTGGATCCTTCTGCGAACCAAAACATAATGATGCCAGCTAATGCAAGGTGATGATGCTCCCAAGTTATCTGTTCCATCGTGAGTTTTGGCTCATTGATGTCGAAGTACGGTCTCCTTGGGCTCATGATGATAAGCTGTGGAACCTCTATCACCTTTTTTATTGCTATTGCTTGCCAATCCGGACAATTGCTTATCCCACCAGCAAGAAACAGAGTTCTTTTCGATCTGTCCTTTAAGTAATCCGGTGCTATGAGTATTTCTGCCATGTTAGTAGTATGCGACTATATCCGTGGATCCAAAATGAACCCGAGCTTTTACGTTTATTTTTGCATCCTCTGGATGTGAATCCCAGTAATGATACGAGTACTCTCTGTTTTGATACTTGACGATTGCGTCTCTGCTATGTTCGCCAGTCTCGAAATTGGTCAAGTGAGCGAACACTCTTTCCATCAATGGCAACGCGAAACCTGGTTGATCGTGTTGAGCAGCAATTCGTTCTTCACGCACAGCTTTTTCGTGGTCCAATAATTCTTTTAACGTTACTTCCGTTGTAGGAAGCCACTTGATCTCCGTTTTCTTTTCAATCGGAGCTAAAGCTTCGATTATTGCTTTTTTGCATTCGGGGCAGTACTCTTTATCCTGATATTCTTTCGGAATGCCTATTGCGTTATAACTGCCAGACCATTGGAACACGTACTGTGCTCCGCAATTTACACAATAATGAATTGCAATTCTCATGCTTCACGTATTTTGAAGTTATTATACCAAAAGTGAGATGAAAGTTAACGGATGTTCTCCATATCCTCGAACTTGGACAGAATGACATCGACATCGTCCTTCAATCCTGGAGAAACATCGACCATTTTGCTACCTAAACTAACTGCACCGTGCCAAATGACGTCGAACTCTTTCGTTCGAGCTACACTAGGATCCTGTTTTTGAAGGTTGATGATGTCAACCAGTACAGTTTGTAACAGCTCTTCAGCTGCACGCAAATTGATGGCTTTAGGATCTTCTTCCAAGAATCCGAGATATTCTGTCATCTTTTCTGCCATTTCTTGAAGTTCAGGATGGGCATCGACAGATGGAGTCGTGCTCTGCGGAGCGCTCGATTTCTTTAATGAGAATTTTGGAACCTTTACTATTACTCCTTCCGATCCGGTCAATTGAATTTTTGCGAAATCACCGTTAAGTTCTACGACTTGACCTTTTCCCCTGTAAGATTCAACGTAATCACCTTCTTCTATTTCTGGATTATCTGCGTTCTTTGCAAATTCGGCTTCTGGATTTTCCATGAATTGATTTACGTCGAATTCTTCGAAAATCATCGTGTGTTTGCGCATGATGATGGAGTATTTTGATTATTTATACTCCACCTTCACTCTGGACCTGAATTCTATTGGAAATTGATCTCCTGCTGCTTGGAATAGGTCGGCGAAGCATCCATCGACTAAATAAGTTACAGCCCAATCGTCCGGAGTCCTTACTGACCACATAATCTCAATGTTCTAAATATTTCCAATTGCTAAATTTTGAACTTAATAATCTATATCTAATTGTCGTTACGGCTAACATCAGTTGGTTAGAGGCATCGTGCAAACTTTCATAGATGATTTCGTCTATTTGAATTCTTTTTTTATTTGGTCCCGGCCGATTTTTGCTAGCTTTTCCAATATTGCATTTATGTTCTTCAGTAAATGGTTTTTTAGACTTTCCCTTAAGCCTATCGGAAATTGTCTTCCTGCCAATTTCGCTCTTACTGTATTCTATCAGTTTTTTAGTAGCTATAGACCTACCGTTGCGTTCTTTTTCGGTATACCCATCAGTCTGCCATCTTTCACTTTTAGTTTTTGCTGCCTTTTTGCCACTTAGCAATCTGCGTGATTTATCAATTCGAAAATTAATATCTCTCATGAGTTGACAAAATTCAGGTGATCGTTTTTTGCCAGTATTTGAGAGTTTTCGTTTTTCAATTATTTGCATTCGATTTGGATGATTAGTTAATGTATCACCGCCTGTTCCACCACTTGCTATATTATAACCATTTACTTGAGAATTTAAGTTTTTAATCCAAAATTTTTCTCTTTCACATAGGCTCTTTTTATTATTACATGTTTCTAAGACTTCCTTTTTAAAATTTTCCAATCCGTATTTTTTAATAGCTAATTTTATAATCTTACCAGAACCGAAATAATTCGCTCTATCTTTTTCATCCTTACCTATGTAAAATTTTCCAGTTATTAAATTCGTAATTTTATAGATTTGCATGTGAGTTTGTTTTTATTTATATAACTCACATAATGGTTTTACTTACGTACCATAGTTAATCTATTTTTAATTAAATCATCGTTGTGCAAGTCAGACTCACGAAATAAATCCGAAAAGCAACCGTCGACCAAGTAAGTGACAGCCCAATCATCTTTATGTCTAATACTACGACCTAGTCCCTGCAGTACGGAAATTTGTGTCTTCCAGGTGTACCACTTTTGCGAGAACTTGAGCTTTGCAGCTACATACTTGTCACCGAGATGGGGGTACGGAACTTTCATGAACACCTGGAAGCGAGAAAGTTCGTCGATTAGGTTCAAACCTTCGAGCAAGGAAGGACCCATGAGGACCAGTCCCTGTTTCTTCTTCATTTTCTTCAGCATCGTGTCCTTCTCTTCCGATCCTTTGTACAGCAGGACCCTCTTGCTCACATTTTTGGGTAAAGCCTTCCACAATTTCTGGCCAAGCTCATAAGAACCAGTGTGAATTATTCCGGAATCCTCTGGGTGTGAGTTAAGTATGTTCACGAGGGTGTTTACTCCCCATTCGAAGTTATCCTCTAGGAATCTGGCAGACATTTTCTTGCCTGGATAGTAAATGATTGGCGAATTCTCCCAATTGAAATGAGAATCCATCTTGAAGTACTTAGCATTCTTTATTCCGTGATTGCGCATGAAGTCTGCTGGATTGCCCATCGTTGCAGTCATTAACAACTTGAAACCGAATTGATTGAAGAAGTGTTTTCCCAAGAGGTAGTACTCATCGATGCAGTTAAAAACTATGCTCGTATCGTTCGGGTTTTTCACCATCTTCTCGACTCCGACCTTGTCAATGATCTCGCAGTAATCTTCGAGCTTGCAGTGAACGTCCTTGCACCAGTCAGTGAGATTGAACACGACAAGCCAATCCTTAGGCACGTCTCGTCCTTCGAATTCCCTTCCTGCTACTTCGCGAATGTCTGCGGTTGCTCCGACTACTCTCTCGTAAATCTTAGTGATTTCTTTCAGTTTTTCTAGCAGAACTCGGTTATCTTCTTCAGCGTACACATCATCGACTAAAGCTGTGAGCCTTTCGATGTCAATTCGTGGAAGTCTCAAGCCGATGTCGAACATGTCGCTTATCAGCTTCTCAACTTTCTTGTAGACTTCTCTTGAAACTATTGGGCTGAAATGACTTTGGGCGATGTCGAGTATCTTGTGAGCTTCATCGCATACGACGAAGTCCCTCTTTGCAAATGGTGGCTGCTTGCCGTTCTCTACTTGTTTCTTGTCAACGTAATTCCTTTGAATGAGAGCGTACGGATAGGTCAGTAAAGCGAGAGGAGATCTGATTGCTTTTCTTCTTGCCATCAAGTAACCGCAGTGCTTGAAACAGGTCAAGGATTCGGCAGCATCGTAGGAAATTCCCTTGCTCTTGCAGTCTCCAACTGAGAACTTCTCGCCGTTGACCGCACAGTTGTAATTGTCAACGCCCTTTATGTTTCCCCAGTTCCATAACTGCATTTTCTTGAAGTCATTGACGTACTGCTGGTGGAGAACTAAATCTGACGCTAGAATGTAACCTCGTTTACTGTGATTTGTTAACACGCCTGCGACTATCATAGCGATCCAACTTTTTCCACTCCCAGTAGGAGCATCCAATAAATAAATTCCATTTGGATTTTCAAAATAAGATTGAAGTATATCAATGATAATTTCCATTTGTTGTGGTCTAAATTTAAAATTAGAACCTAACTGCGTTTCTGTGAATTTCAATATTTCCTTTTCGAAATCAATTTCCATAGCTTAAAAACTTTAAACATTTTTCAATACACATCGAAGGTTCTTTTAAATAATCGCTCTCCCAAATCGTTAATATCTTATACCCCAATCTATTAGCAACTCGACGCTTTATTATGTCTTTTTTCCAAAGATCATTAGCCGACAATCCATTACGAACTATCGTATTTTTTGAAAATTTCTTCGGATTGGCGTGCCAGTAATCTCCATTATACTCTATTATTTTTTTATGTTCTATATCGCATAAATCAAAATAGTAATACTGTACGCCATCAAATATCTTCAATTGGTTTTTTCCGAACAACAGAGGCTTTCCTAGTTTTTCTTGTAAAGTTTCAGCCAATTGCAATTCTGAAGAAGACGTTACTTTCCAAACTTTTGTTTTTGGAGATTTAGAAAATTTTCCAGCACGGTACTGGGTTTCCATTTTTGTGCTCCAACTCGCATTAGTTTTCTCATATCGTTCCGTTCCAACTTTTTCCCCGTATTTTTCAATGTATTTTCGTTTAAGACGAGTACTTTGCCTTTCTTTTAAGGCTGAGATTGCATCTGTTTCAGAATATCCCTTGTCCAAGAAATACTGGATAGTTGTATTAGATTTGTGATTTTTTACTTTTTTCTCTTGTACTACTTGAAATTCTCTAACCTTATTAATGGCTTCGATATTAGAATAACCTCTAGCTTTCCAAAATTCAACGGTCACTGGAAATTTTATTAGATTTCCACACAATTTAGAGCACGTTTTATGAGGATACCCGAATCTAACGAATGGCGTTTCGTTTCCACACACAACGCATATTCCTTCGTTAGGAATTTTCAAATATTCATCGTAATACTCCTTAGTGGTTATTTTGTGTGTGTATTTAATGTGTTTTGATAAACCGTTGACGGTTGTAAAATTCCTATTGCATAATTTACATGAAGTTTCCATGCTTCTTTATTTTTTATCTATACAACAGGTTAAGGAAAAAATTTCCACTTCCAGTAAATGCATTTAGAAATTTACACAAGTGATTCGAAGAAAGGTTACAAGGGTCCCAATGAATTGGTGGGAAATTCGTAGCATGGAGTTTCTTTTTCCACCAACGTGCAGGCAGTTCCGGTAGGGCTTATGACGCCGTGGCAGTAACCGTAGTACTCATAAACTATTTGACCTGCAAAGAAATCACGTGGAAGCCATGGACATTCTTCTTTGGTCACATCCCGAATAAGCAGGCGGGCGGATTCAAGGGTGGATGATGTATCTGATTCCTTGGATAGTTCCTTTATCTGGGCTGATAGTTCGTCAGACATATCGTGTGCCGGCGGGTTTCCATTTACTGATGGCCAAGGGTACGTAGGCTTCATCGTTGGGTTGTTTGGATCGTTCATGGTGTTATTTATTTGGGTTGTGCCCAGAACAGGAATCGAACCTGCACTCTTTCGAACTGGTTCCTAAAACCAGCGTGTCTACCAATTTCACCATCTGGGCAAAAAACAAGCGGAGATTGCTCTCCACTTGTCTGTAGTTCCAGTTAAGGATTAAACAAGTTCGGCTTTTTCGGTCATCTCGAACGTGAAGTCTAGAGGAGTACCGTCAAGCACCAGGCTGAGAGTGTTTTCGTCGAACGATTTGAATTCGGTGAACCACTTTTTGGAAAGGATCAGCGAGAACTTGATCTTTGCGATTTCCTTCAGAACATTGCGGCGTGCTTTGTTCAAGTCGTCGGATTTCTTTGTGATGTAGTTCTGCAGAACCTTTGTCTGCTCTTCAGCCGGCAAGGTAGTGAAGATAGGAGACTGAAGCTGCTGGTTGTACTCGTCGATTGCTACGGCGAGAAGTTCTTCCGACACTTTCAGCGGGGTACCTTTTGCAATCTTGGCGATGACATCCTCGACCTTCGGTAAGGAAGAGAGGCCTTTCACCTTGGTGAAGAGGTTGACCGACATGTAGAAGTCAGTTGATTCATCAGCGGTGGTCTTCGGCGAGAAACCGTTGTAGTCAGTGATACCGTTTGCTTTCAGCCATTCAGCTGCTTCGGCACCGTAGGTTTCTGCATAGGATTTGCTTTCTTTCGGGAAGAGAGCTTTACGGTAGTAATCGTAAACTTTTTTCTTTCCCTGGAGTTTCAGAAGTTCCCATTCCTGACGGGCCAGATCGTTTGCCGAGATGGCTTTGATCATTGACCGGTTGATGAGAGGCAGGCTGCCAAGGTCGAGGATGATGTAGTCTTCTTCGATTTCAGCTTTGATGCCTTTGCTCAGGAGCAGGTTGTACAAGTTCTCGGTGTAATTGACCGGGAGTTCGATGATGTTAAGGATACCGTCCTTGATGAGGGTGAATGCCCTGAATTTGAAGGAAGGAACCTCAGTGATGTTGTGCTCGTTGACAGGGAGTTCCACCTTACCGTAGATACGGCAAAGTACCGAAAGGTTTGCACGGTGTTCGTTCCATACGAGGCTGGTGAGAGAGTAACCACGGTTGGGGTCGGTGTCGATGAATTTTGCATCTATCTGTTCCGGTTCGCCGCTTTCGTTTACAGCGATTTCGCGCTTACGACCGATACGGTTGTAATTGAATCGATCGTGGCTAGGATAGAACTTGTTGTCCATCTCGCCGAGATCGTTGATGAGGTCCATGACGCAATATGCATTGTCGTCGACTGGCTGGATTGGGGCAGTTCCCTCAGGGAAGCGCTTTGCAACGTTTGCAACGCATTCGTTCATTGCGGCTTTGAAGGCATTCAGCTTCTGCTTACCGAAAGCGTTTGCGAGCATGCGGTAGTGGTACGGGTCCTGCAGAACGTAGAACAGCTTTTCAGCGTCTTCGTTCATGAGTTTGTCCGAAAGGACGTAGACTGCTGCGTACATCGAAGCGATGTCGAATCCACCGGCATCCGTGCCGAGAGGTTTCGTTGAGAAGTAATAGATCGTGTCAACATCCTCGCTGACCAGGATCTTTCCGTCCTCGATTGTGTAAAGGATTACACCTCCCATAGGGGTTACCGAGTAAGCGAAATCGTAGAGGTCATTGTGAACATCAACGGTAATTTTCTTTCCTCCGAACTGGCCGGTGGAAATTTTCTTGTCGAACATCGGCTCGTAATCGTCGAAATTACTGCAGCTGATTTTTTCACCGCCGATAAGACCGGCCATTTCGGTGAGGCGTTTGGAGTCGGCATAGTAACCGTACTCAACAAAGGTTGTGGCAGCGAAATCGCTTTCCATTCCCTTGAGAGTCTTTACTACTTCCGGCCACGGACAGTCATTGTTGTAACCGTCGGTAAGGAAGATGAGCGAATTAACGCTGTTCGGCCTGTTTTTCTGGATGCGGCTGACTGCTTCTTTAGCCAACTGCAACGGTTTCAGGAACGCGGTAAGGCCTACCGGTTTCAACCACTGGTCAATAGCTTTGTGAAGGGCATCGAGAGTCTTGAGAGACTTTACTTCGACTTCCTCAACGAGGATACCGGCCTGGCTGCTTCCAGAGAACCAAATAATTGTAATCGTGTCTCCCGGGTTCATGATGTGGGAGAGCTTGTTCTTAAGCTGAGTACGAATGAACTGTAACTGGCTATACATTGAGCCGGAGACGTCAACGATCAATACGTGATTGGTCGGTTTGGTCACATTTACAGCAACTCGCCTGTCGCTAACTTGCTGAGAAATCAGGTGAAACCCCTGATCGATTTTTGTGTACTGCATAAGAATTAGATTTTTAGGTTATTATACTACTTAGAATGATTAAGGTTCACGGAAGGTGAATATATGAGGTTAATAGTTTCCCCGGAAATGCGCACTTCCAGGACGCTCCCGTAACCATCGTCTGGCGGTGGTTGGCAGTCGTCCTGGAAGTGCTTGATTACTGGTCCATCGTCCTCGATCGAACTTAGTGGCGGAGGTATAAGAGGTTCGGTTCTTTCGAGGACCTTTATAATAGCATACCCTTCCATCAGTTGAATGATCGGTTCTTCGAACATTCCCATTACTGAACCTTCGGTCTTGGCATGCGTTTTGAAGTATGCTTTTGCGTTCATCAGTCTGCTATCTGAAGTCCCTTGTAGTTAGTTTCCCACTCGGCATAAGGAATCCATTTTACCGGTCGTTGGATTTTCCTTTTCTTTTCGAGTCGATCTTTTTCTTCTTCCTCGTTCAGGACTCCAATGAGGATGTTTCCATTTTCGTCCTTAGCGATGGCTATCATTCCGCAGCCTTCACACAAAACTGCGGTGTAGTGTCCGGGTTCCATGTCATCGGCTATTTTTTGAATGTCAATGTCCGGCGGTAACTCAGTACCCCACATTTCAATTGCGCATTTTGTACAGAAATCTGCCATTTTCATAAAGTTATTTTAGGGTCGGCCAATTGACCATTGTAATTTGTCTGGCCACTGCCAATCGAAGGCAGTCAATCGAGAAGGTTCATTGATACATATTTCGTAAGATAAAACTCCGTCAGTTTGCATCACTTCGCATACGAAACGAACGTGTCCATGAATCCAGAAAATGTTTTTTACTGCGATTTTGACGTAAGTTCCCGGTCTTCGATCTTCTTGGAATGTTTTTTGGCATAGCACTGAATGTATCAGTAATCGTCGCAATGTGCATGTCCAGGTTTAGCTTTGGTTATGAAAATACAATCAACATATCGAACCACGTTGTATTTCTTTTTCGATTGCCATTATCGTATGGTGTCGCCGATACTATACTTACCCACCGAATCTATGAATTCGACCTGCATGCCATTGCTACTGGAATACAAGTAGTCGATCATTCCTGGCTTGAATTTAATATCTTGGCGACGACCCTTAGAAATAATAATGTACGGTTTCTCCGGGTTCTTTTGCTGTAATATTTCTGCGCAACTCGATAGAGCGACGATAAGTAATAAAAGGCTGGCTAATTTTTGTATTGTCTCATTATTTCTCTAGAATATCCGTTTATGACAGGTTTTCCGGTGTTATAGTACCCAAGAGCTACGTCCCAACGTCCGGATATTTTGTAAAGGTACTGCATTATCTTCATTGAGGTTTCCACGTTGAACTCCAGATCGGTCAGGAGTTCCTTTGACGTGACTTTCCTTTTCCAGATGAATGTCGCAGTTGGCGCTTGTATCTGCATCGCTCCGTACGCTAAAGCGCTTGACGTGAGTTTCGGATCGTACGACCAGTGGAATGGACCACGGTACTCACTTTCGCTCTTCGCTATTCCGTATGCAATTTGAAATGGGACTCCGTATTTTTCTGAGTACTTAATGAGATAATCGTATAGTCTGACGCACGGAGGTCCCTGTTCAACTTTGATTTCGGAATGGTCGATGAAATCTCCCTTATCCTTGAAGTGTTCGTAGGACCAAACTGCTCCCAAAAACGCGACAAGGATGAGCAGTATTGTCATCCTTATCCGCATGATTACTTAACAACTTTGGTTATTATTGGTACAGGAGCAGGGTTAACTACTTGATTGTACTTGGTTTGGGCATACATGTTGAAGATTGCCAAGCCTACCGAATCCTGGTAAACTGTGTAGTCTCCGGTTGCCCGATTGAGGAGAAGGAGTTCATTCCTTTCGCTGATTGCGATAGAAGTGGTTTGGATCGTTCTGATCTCCTTCATTGGAGAACGATGAGCAGTTTTGTCGATGAAGACGAAGTAGTAATAGCCGATGAAAAAGCCGGCGACAAGGGCAACTGCAATGAGTAGAATGTTCCCGAGGTGTTTAAAAAAGGTAACGGTTTTTTTCCACCAATCCTTAACCACAACAACTTCGTGGTCGATCAATTCTTTAGCACTTTCCATTTCTAATCTTTTTAAGCGTTTCCTCTGGAAGCATTTGGATTGCGACTTCGACGATTGTCCTGAAGTCTTCAGGTTTCAACACTAAGAGCTTGATTTCGAACTCAGTAGTGTTGAAATTCTGTCCAGGTTTCTTTGTCAAAGCAGACCGATTCTGGTTCAGGATCTGCGAAGACAATTCGCCCACCATGTGGCGAACTATTATGTTTTCGGTTACCTGCAGGTCATCATGTACTATCATCTTGCATTTGTGGAGTGATTGACCCAATTTGAATTGACGAAATAACGTCATCATTTCGCTAGCGTAAGAATCATGTTCAAAGTCCATTAGTTTCGTGGTTTAGAAGGATTATTATACTCAAAAAACGGCAAAACGGTCTAGCTAAGTACGACATGATAATTACTTTATGCTATTTATCGTTACTTTGCAAGGAACTCCTGCCTAAAGACCAATCGCTTGCTCGAACTCTCTTCAAGTTCTATCAAGTACCTGGTTCCCTTTGTTAATGTCGCGTCCCAGATGTAGAAAAATTGGGTGGTGAATATCTGCCAAGGAAATTCGAAAACTAAATTTCCATCCTGATCGAACATTTTCACGATGACAGTAGGATCGAATTTTTTATCTCGAATGAACGAATTCTTGGTGAGGATGACATCCTTTCCGTCGTACTTCACCAATAGATCTTCCTGATCGAGAACGGTCTGAGAGTACAGCTTATCAATCTGTTGCCAATCGTGCGGAGTCTTGTAACCATGGAATATGTAAACGTCCCTGTCAGTTTTTGGAACTCTAGCTAGAATTGAAATATCTGTGTAATTGTAACTGTAGTTCGATATTCGGTTCAAATCTATCGTGGAACCTTCCTCTATGTCAACCACAGGAAGGGATTTTTCTAACTTGTACTTCGATAGGATGACGTTCAGCGTGTCCTCGTCGTGAAACTTGAATATGCATCGACGCTTTGAGTCCTTGTGCTGGTAATAAATGTCCATTTGCTCTTGAAAAAACCATGCTGATCTCGCATCGTACATCATTACATTGCACTTACGCCTTGGAAAGACAGTGATGTCAACACCGATCTCTTCTCCCAACGAATGCAGAGAACTGATGAGTTCGCCACCATCGTGCGCATAAATGACATCGTGAACGTGAGAATTTACCAAAGGATAATGTTCCAGGTCCTTAAAGTACTTAGCTACTCCGTCGATGTTTGCAGTCGCGTAAATATCAGTATCGAGAAAGATGAATTTTTTGTCAGGGTATGCTTTTATGGAATCGAGATTTATTAGGCCCTTTGACGTTATCGTCATGAAGCTTCTCTTGCGTTCGTCCATCCAATCTCCTTCAGTTCCGATGTCGATCCTACGAATTATGAACTGATCGGACAGAGTATGTTCGAACTTTGATGTGTAATTCACGGTGTAGAGCAAGCACTTACGCTTTGAAAATTTGGAAAGTGATTGAATGAAAGTCTTGACGATAGGTTCGTAAGATTCGGTGAAGTACGTGACCCATAAAAAGTCGTCTTCGTACTCGAATTTCCTGCTAGCAACTATTGTGTTGCCTTTTCTCTCGAACTTGGTGAGATCCTTTCGATAGAAATGATGGAGCAATTTTTCCTTGCCTTCAATGTACAATTTTCCGCCTGACCAAGTTGCATCGAAAAGAATTTTCCAGCTTTCCGAATTCATATTTCCTGCTCCAAATATGATCTTGTACGATATTCCCAATTTTCGAAGGAGTTCTGTGAACTTGCGTTCGTCGTACTCGGCATACTCTTCCACTTTCATTGTCTCGTAAAACACAGGATCTTTGACGTAAGCTTGAGTCACCCTAGGAATGTTTCGTATGAAAGTCAATGGACCAGAAAGCCTATTGTAAATGTGTCCGTCCTCGCCAAAAGAAATAGCATCGAAATTATTGAAGTACGGAAGCACCCAGGAAATAACATCGCCCAATAGCGTATCGATGTCGTACCAACCTATGTACTCGTAACCGACCAGGTACTCAGAAAAAATGTCACCATACGCGGGCTTAACGTCACAGAACTTGTAATTGTTCTTAATGACGAGTTCTTTGCCGGTCTTATCGAGCAATCTCTTTTGGATCGCTTCAACCGACATCGGTATGAACTTAACGTTTGGCGAATTGAATTTCGCGTCAACTTCTTGATCGGTGAATACGTAGAAATCTATGTTCTGGTTGACGCAGGTATCGTAATGATACTGAAAGTAATCTGGTAACTTTCCAAGCCATACTTGGATGAGAGCTATCGGTTTTTTGACCATCCGGCTAACTTTTTCTTCTTATACTATGGACAGAAACAAAAGTTAGTCGGCTGATCAAATTTACCGGATGATTATGCAATGTTGGTTGCCGAAAGAGTTACTGCAACTGGAACAGCTGTGTAAGTAGGAGTGGTGAAAGTGTAAGGTCAGCCACCGAACCTGGGTGATAAAAAAAATTTGAGAGTCCTGTGGGGCTCGAACCCACGACCACGGTTTTAGAGACCGCTGCTCTAACCACTAAAGCTAAGGACTCGTTAGCCTTATTTTACTTCAACCTTCTTTAGAAAGGCCAAGCAGGTCCGATATGCGGATTCCAGTCCGGCCCTGTCGTCGAGAAGGATGCTGTAGAAAATCTTTGGACTTGAAGAATGAAAGAAATGTGGATTTTGATTGATCGCATTAAATGGGATCAGGTTCTCCCTGAGATAATCCTCAATGAAGCTATATCTTTCTTTAGCCGTTCCTGTCCAAACCACCAGGCTTATTCCTTTCACCTTCGAGAGACGCCGGATCAGATCAATCACTCGGTAATAAGTTTCTCCCTTTTTGTGATAGTCATAGACGGTATTGTCGAAGTCAAAAGCTACGACCAAGCCACCATGTTCTTTGTATTCCCTGAGCAATCTCTCGAGAACTACTTCTTGGTGCAAATATGGATCTTTCATTGTTCTGGTTTTTTTGAGAAAAAAAATGGTCTCCCGCTCACAGGAGCGGGAGACCATTGAAGAGTTTTTTATCAGTTAGGCAAGCGATGGAAGTTGTTTCATCATTGAGATCCGGTTCTTTGAAAACCGTGTAGTCCAAGTCTTTGTAGTGAATTTTAGTCTTCCATTTGTGTAGTGCTTCCGCGTCTCCGATGTTTAAGTAGACTAATGTTTGATTCATCCAATCATTGTTCGGATGGTCAAGCATCCATTGAGCGACTGCGTGTCCGGTCTGTACGGCTTACGCAGCATAATAAAAGTACCTCAGTCATTTGATAGTATTTATCTATGGCTAAGGTACATTTTATTCCAGTAGCGGGAGTGAGATTCGAACTCACGTCATCGGCTTATGAGACCGATCTGGAACCGCTCCAGTCCATCCCGCGATATGAATTATTTATACTGCGAATCATATAATAGTTTTATATGATACGCTTCTCTCTTTTGTAGCGGTCTTTTTGTTTTTTCGATAACTTTTCTTTAGTTTCGTTCGATAGTTTATGACCTTTAAGACTGTTAGATACTGATAATCGATGGGTGTCTGATAATTTTCTACCTCTCATTGAGTTAGAAAACTTTTCTATAGTTTCTTTGGTATGAGTTTTTCCCTTAAAGTGAGGGCCTCCTTCTCCACCAATTCCCTTATTATACGAGTTTTTATCAGCAACCAATTCCTCAGTTATTAGTTCCCTTTCTTTTAAGTTCATTTCATGCTCATTATCAAAGACGAAAAGGACTTCCTTTGTAAAAGAAGCCCTTCCGTATTTTTTAATGGCAGCCTTAATTGCTGATCCTGAGCCTAAATAATCGTCGTTTGGATTTTCAGTCTGATGTTTTCCTAAATAGTACTTACCGTTAACTATATTTAACGTGCGATAAATTGTATAAACCATTATCTGTTTACTTTTATTTATCTTTTGCTAATGAGTGACTTACTAGCTGCTACTTCGTGAGATGAAATTATGCCTTTGAATGCATCATCCTCTTTTTTGATTGCGTCGAACGCGAAAATTTTATCTATATGCACCGTTCCGTCCTCGTTCGCCCTTCCTGATGCTCGTGGCCGGAAAACCACTTGATCAAGCATTTCCTGTAGAGAATCTCCAGCTTTCGTCTTCAGTAGAGTTACGTCTCCAAAAACTTTAGCATTTTCGATTCTTACGTTCTTTACTGAGTGAGAAGCTTTTGACAACGAGATATCAAAGTACTCTGGATAACCAATCTCTCCGAATCCAACGCCAGTTCTATTCACTTTTTCGTTGTACTCATTGATCTTCTCTCTCAAGTTCTCATTGTTCAGGTAAGTTCGGTCGTTCAGATTTTTCTCACCCAAGTACATGAGGGTCTTCGTGATAGTCGGTAATGTTTCGTCCATGTTTAAATTATATTCATAGCACGAAAAAAGTTTTACGAGTATCGGATTGTATCAACGACTTCATGAATTTGAGAGATAGCGATAACGTTCTGTTTTTCCAATTCAACAATGATCTTTTCAAGAATTTCCCAAGTATCGTCAATGAAGATGAAAATGTCGTACGAATACTGTTTTTCAGTACCTGCGAATATTATTGGAGTTCCTGATCGTGATCTGCGAAATTGGCAAAAAATCACTCTTGATTTCTTTCCTTTTTTGATAGCTGCTATCCTGCGCTTAAGTTCGACCGCTTTTTTGTGCTCGTCTTTGAAATAATCTTTCTCTTCCATTTTGATTTTTTTTAAGGTTAACTGTATCTTGTGCTAATTAAGTTCAGTTGCTTGTCCCTAGTCTCTACCTTCCTGTCCTTGTAGTACAGGATGATTAGCGGCTCGATTTTTTGGTTTTTATTCACTATTGTTTTTGCAATTATTGCTAGACCAACGATTCCTGTGTAGTAATTCGAAGTCAATAGGTCTAATTTCAAATTGCGAATTTCGACTCTATCGTTATCATACCACATTGCTATGGTTTCGTGTCCGCATACTGCATTGACCATTCCTGTAAAGTAATTGCTTGCAATCAAATCACCGTTATCGGCCCTTACTTCCAATTTCGCTGCGTCCAAGTACAGAACTTGTGAAATCGATACGATTGATAAAAAGACGAATGCTAATGCTAACAGTACTCGTTTCATGATTCTTAAATTACGGTTAATGTACCAAAATTAGAACACCAGGGACGTTCTGAAATTACGGTGAACTGCTTCGGAGTCGGAGATCATTATGATGATGTCCTGATTGACTACTACCGGATCTCTTTCCGACGCTTTTTCTTCGGACGCTTTGTTAGCGGCAGCCGAACCTCTAGGCCTGCGTATTCTTTTTTTCTTTGCAAGTTCGAGATCAACGCCAAGCAGTTGAGCCTGGTAATGATTGAGGCCTTCTGAATCGATTTTCACCTTGATGATGCGGTCGCCGAGGATGTCAATGATCTCTCCGATGTACTCGCTGTTAATGTAGAAGCTGTAACCTTCTTCGAATTCACAGTGAGGGCGGACTTTCACTGCTGTGAATATCGGCATAGCGGAAGTTTGCACTCCAGTATTTTCGTCGATGAGGAAAATATCGAACTTTTCAGAGATCTTACGAACGTTGAACACGTCAGCAAAAGAATCGGGCTTCTGATTGTGAACGTTCACTTCTTGGCAGATCGTTTTCACGATGTCAACAGTGATCATTTCTAGAAGCGATATGAAACGAATGATGTCGTCAGTGTACTCCTTGCGAACCAGGCAATCGTTCACGATTTCCATGATTGCAGTAGTGCTGAGATCCTTGAAGGTTTTCAAGTAACGAATACGACCTGGCCTCTGTATGAGGTTCTCGTTGATGTACAACGAGTTGGTGGTCAGTATGAAAACTCTCTTGTGTTCTGAGTTCATTGCCCCGTCCATGATGGAAAGCAGGGTGTGATTTTCCTCGAAGATCTTTTCGTACTCGTCGATGAAGATGGTGATGTCTTGCGGAATGCTGTTTAGATAGTCCGCTCCGCCCTCAATGTACTTGCCCACAATGATGACCGGCAGATTGAGCTCGTTGCACATTACTTTGGCCGTGACGGTCTTTCCGGTTCCACGAGTTCCATTCATGAGGATGCCGAGGTTTCCTGGAACTTCTGCAAACGTTCGTTTCACTCGCTGGATGAGATTTTCCTCGAGATCGTAAACTTTGTAATCGAAGGCGAATGAATCTGCGACTCTTGAAAGGTACATGTTACCCAGAGGATCGACTTCAAGCGTGAATACTTCGTTCGGCAGAATCTTGTGACTTACTCCAAAACTTCTAAGCCAGAATGTCTGATCGTTCTGAGCCCAAATCTTTCTTGATCTTTCTTCCATTACTGTGATTTTATAGATTAACGATTTGTGTGACCTGGAATGAATACACCTCTACCAAGGTCGATGAATTGCAAGGTCTTTCCTGCGAAGGCAAGACCACGTACTTCGTCCGTGAACGATCCAGCGTATTCCGTTGAATGCGTTTTTATCCAGCGCTTGTTCATGTGTTCGGCTCGATTGATCTTGATGTCTGGTGTATGATCAAGAACCGTTTCGTAAACAGTGATTGGCGTTCCATTCACAGATACTGCTTCGCCGACGTATTTCAGGTCGTCAATGTCAATATCGATTCCGGTTTCTTCCATCGTCTCGCGAACGCATGCTGCCTTTTTTGAAGTGTCTTCGGCGTCCACCTTTCCTCCTGCCAAGCACCAACCGAACGGATTCTTCGCTCTTAGTAAGAAGAGAGTTTCGCCCTTTTCGTTGATGATCCTGTTTACTACTGCGGTTTTCATTTTGGTTCGGTTATTTCAATTTTGTAATCTACTTGAGTAGAAAAGTGTAAAATGGTTTTTTCGATTATTCGCTGACAGATAATAGCATCATTGACTGCTGAATCTTCTAAGCCAAGCATCAAAATGATGCTATTATCCATCAGCGAATAGTTTCTAACGTCCTTGTACGAATCGCAAAGGTAATACTCGCCACTACTGGTGGACTGTCGTTTGTATATTTTGACTGTCATGATTGTTAGATTATGTGATTACTATACCACAAACGGTTGGTAATCGGTTTCCGTAACTCCACGAAGTTCTGCCAACATGTTCTGAGCTCCATTGTAGTTCCATGAGTGAATGATTACGATAGGCGGAGGGTTCTTCATTTTAGCAATGTGCTGAGCTACTTCGTAACCCGTGTTCTCACCGCTCTGTTGGTAAACCTTTCCTCCGAGATCATGGTCCAAGCTGGCCAAGTCGAACTTGATCTTTTTTAAGAGATCGATAGCTTCCTTGGCAGTTTCAGCTATGTGCAAGTCATGATTTGTTGCCCATCGTTTCTTTATAGCTTCGATGCGATTGTGATCATCGTCCAGGAAAAGTATTTTCATTGCTTCTTCTTATTTTATTGTAACAGGTCTATCTTACCCTTTTGTACGTCCTTCCATCTGCACTGCTTGTTGGTAGAGTGATCCACCACCATTCCATCGACTATTCTGTACGTCCTCTTCCTCAATCCCCTACCACTATCTCCGATCTGATCGTTACGGTGATTTCTAATTCTTTCGTCGTGCTTGCTAGTTGCAATCGACTTCAGTTTCTCCTCTAACAATTTGTAAGCGAGTTCCTCGTTCTTATTTTGATCTCGAGTTTTTTCGCACCTTATTTGAATGTCAGTTGGAATGTGAGTTAGTCGAACGCAGCTAGAAACTTTATTGACATTCTGGCCACCCTTCCGCGACTGCGTGTGTATTGCTTATTGATACTATTCATGTCAAGTTTGAATGAAACCTGGTCATCGGGATTCATTATAGCAACCGTTACGAAACTTGTCTGTATTCTTCCGTTCTTCTCGGTTGGTGGGACTCGTATGAAGCACTGGGAACCGCTTTCGTTTGAGAAGAACTTGCCTGCGTCATAGCCTTGTATTCATATCGACATGAACCCATCCCTGAGTTCAGTTACTCTTCAATTGTAAGCTTGGTTCTTGCACGCTCTGACGTAAATGTTAGTCAGGTCTTCCACTAAAAGTTTTGAGTCATTGCCTCCCTCTGAAGCTCTGATCTCGAGTTTAATCTGTTTCATTTGTTTGGCTTTTTTTAATCGCATAAAAAACCGGAGAACATTGGAAAGAGTTGTTTTTGTTGCAAAAAGCGGATTCAAACCGCTGACATATTGTCCCCAAAACAATTGCCCTATCAGCTGGGCGATTTTCGCGAAGTAACTCTTGACCTTGCTACCGGATTTCTTAAATTCAATTTCAAACCATGAGTTTGAAAATTCGCAGGTGATTCAACAACTGCTCGTTACCCATCCATTCTGCATACCCATCAGCTTTTTGATAAGCTTCGTGAATGTTCAGGGCTTTCACGTAAAAGTGTAGAACTTCACCGCTCGTAAGGGTGATGTCTACCAGCCAATACTTGAGAGGCTGTTTCGGTTTTTCAGTTTGTGTTTTCATATTGTCAGAACGATCTGACTCTACGAACTGTTGATTCTCTTCATGGTTTTTAATAAGTTTTTGGGAGAATGGGACAAGGGCTTTACGCCTCTCGGCGTTCGGCCGGACTTGAACCGGCGATCCATTGTGTTGCGAACAATTGCTTAAACCAACTAAGCTACGAAGTATCCCTACGCGTTGCTACCCAAATATTTTTAATGTCTTCAAAGAACAAAGAAACCGTCGACTACTTTTCGAGGGAGGTACTTCATCTAATTTCCCTGTGTCCCCCTAGTATAAACCTCCGATTGATTCGGTAACGCATTTCTGCGCCTACGCATAGCGACGACCCGTTAGGGTGCATTTAAGACACCTCGATTTCAGCCAGCCATTTTTTAGCCCAACCTTTAACCTTCTGAATGTCGCTATACGTTTGCATGTCAACCAATTTCAAGTACCTCATAGCGTTGCACCTAAAATGATTATCATTATCAAGCCAAATATTTATAGCTCCATTGTCTCCAGCAGCGGTTACCGCTAATTCGGTTGTAATTTTTTTTACTTGAAAAGCCTTATTAATAAAAATGGCTTTAGTCTCTTTTCTGTTTGTCCCTTCTAAATTATTAAGTGTTACCATAATTATGAACCTCCAATTGATTCAGTAATGCATTATTGCACCTAAGCTACTTACCGTCTCACCTTTTCGGTTCAACAGCAATCCCGTTGTTTATCTTACTCCCACCTCGTCAGCGGTTTCAAAGAATTATTTATTTTTGAGGAGTGGCCAGAATTGAACTAGCAATCCGATTCAGCTTTTCCGAAGCCTTACTAACTTACCTAGGCTTTTAGCAGGTCCTTCGGGACTGTTTCGGCCCTTTTACTCCATGCGAAAAAAACGAGGCCGGCCTGGAACCGGCCTCGGTTAGTGAGTGTTAGATTACGATCTTACGTACCTTGTCCAGGTGGTATGTAGGATTGAATTCGACGTTGGCGATGTCGTCGAACATCGAGAAGCCGTAACCGTAGTAGAAACGGACCTTGTCACCGATCAGCTGAGTTGTGCCGTAGGATGCCAAGTCTACAGAGTAGACGTATGGGTTTCCGACGTTCCTCAGGTAGTTCGTGTACGAAGAGTACGTGTTTCCACGGTTGCATTCGTTGTCAGAGAGGATGAACACCCTGTCGTACGCCTTTCCGGAACGTGCTGCCAGATCCCAAGCGGTGCTTAGGTTGGTTCCACCAAGGTTAGCATTGAACGACCTTGCGATCGAGAATACGTCCTGGTTTGCGTTCCATGGGGTGAAGTGAGCGCTCGATCCGAACTGAATAACGTCAGCATTGGTTGCCTTCGCGATTGTTGCTCCGATCAAGGATGCCTTGTCAGCACATGACGTTGAGTACTGAGTCTTCCTGTTAGGGTCGACCATCTTCGTGGTCATGGATCCGGACCTGTCGATGATAACGAGGTTCCTTCCTGGCAATGCTTCCGCAAGGTTTGGAACGGATGCTTCGTAACCGATCAACAGTGCCTGTGCGATCTTCCTTCCGTCCATCTTCGAGCCGAATTCTGCGAGCAGAATTTCGCCGGCCATGTCGATCTGGTAAGGCATGATCTTTGCCTGCCTGATAAGGTTTGGGTCCGACAGAACTGCGCACAGCTTGTCAATCGTTGCACGATCGGAGACCGTGTTCAGAATGCTCCTGATGTTACGCAGAGCTGCAAGAGTACCGAGCTTACCTTCGGTCAACAGAGCTCCCCAGTTTTCAGCCTTAGCTTCCTTGAGGATTTCTGCACCTTCAGCCTTGGTGATCTTACCTGCCTTTACGGCCTTTGCAACTTCCTGACCTGCGTCAGAGTTAGCAACTTCCCAGGTGTCGGCGGATACAGCCAAGCCCTTGATAACGGCATCGATTGCAGATACCCTTTCGCCCTTGAATTCAACGAATGCCCTCGACTGCTTTGGGTCAGGGTGAACGAGGTTGATAACGTCGATCAATGCTGACTTGTACTTCAGGATCGAGTATGCGTCGAGCCTTTCGATTGCATCAGCAAAACCCTTCTTCATAGAGTTGGTTGCCTTCGTCTTGTTCATAACCGAGAAACAGGCGATGATTTCGGCCATGTCGTCCGGACGGAAAATGGTTCCACCAGACTGGTTCTTCTTGTTCCACAGTGAGTAGAACCTCTTCGCCCATTCGAGACCAGCGCAGTAAGGAGCGAGGTAGCTTGCTGCGAGGTGGTTGATCGACCTCATACCTTCACCAACGCAACGTGAGTACACGATGCACTGTGCGGTTAGGTAAGGATCTTCCTTTGCACAGGCAGTAACGATTCCCTTGAGTTCCCTCATGGTTTCATTTTCTGACCTGTAGAACTGGTTTTCCAGCTTCAAGGTGTTGAGCATTGTGATCAGTCTCAACCACTTGTCGATCGCATAAGCCGCGTGGCCCGAACGATTGACAGTGTTAGGCGTAGGAACTGCGTTAGCAGCTACTAACTTCGCCTTAGGTGCCGTCTTGGCAAGCTTAGTACGAAGATTTGCGTTTCTGAACTTTGTCATTTCAGTATCGGTTTTTTTAGTTGTTTTACTTTACTCTTTTTACTACTCATTGGTCTCTTCGCGCGAAAATATTCCAATATCTTTTTTCCTACGGTGCTTTGCACTTTCGGACATTTTTGCTTTAGTTTCAGGCGAATGGGTTCTTCCTGTCCAATCGCACGGTTTTATTTTTCCTTCTTTATGCAAGCGTTTGAAAATATCGGAATTTCTGTCTTTTACTTCTTTTCTAAATTCCGGATCTTCTTTTAATTTTTTTGATCTAGCAAATCCGCCTGCTACTGCTCCTTTTTTACAACCTTTCGGCGAAATAAATCCGCCGCCGCCGCCATTAACCAAATTCATACATAATCGGTCAGTTAGAAGCTCTTCATTTACCAATTGGTGTTCTCTGTCTTTCAGTTGTTCCAAATTGGGTAAAAATTCTAAGATTTCCTTAGTATGATTTTCCAATCCGTACTTATTGATAGAGTACTTTAGTTTTCTACCGCTTCCCATGTAACCATCATGTATATTTGAGGTTGCATGCATTCCTATGTAATACTTTTCAGTTACTTTACAAGTAATTTTGTAAATGTAAAAGATTGAATTAGGTTTTCTTGGCATTTGTGTTCCATATTTTGGATTATTTATCCATCATTAGGTACACAAAATACCAGTGAGGCAAGGATGGGATTCGAACCCATGACTTTACTGTTTTGCAGACAGTCCCCTTTGACCACTCGAGCACCTTGCCGTGCTTTACTCAGTATCCGCGGAGGGACTCGAACCCCCAACCCTTTGATCCGTAGTCAAAAGCTCTATCCAATTGAGCTACGCGGACATGTATTCTTTATTAGTAGCCAGCAAGCGAATCGAACGCTTATCTCAAGTTCCGGAAACTTGCGTTCTATCCGTTGAACTAGTCGGCCATATCATCTTGGGAAATGTGGTGGGATCGGAGGGAATCGAACCCTCAACCCCCTGATTAAGAGTCAGGTGCTCTGCCTGTTAAGCTACGAACCCATATTTATTGGTGACCCAGGAAGGACTCGAACCTTCGACCCACAGCTTAGAAGGCTGTTGCTCTATCCACTGAGCTACAAGGCCGGATTTTTTCGTGGTAGCCCAACCGAGAATCGAACTCGGATCTAAAGTTTAGGAAACTTCTATTCTATCCGTTGAACTATCAGGCCATATTTCTCGTTTACCTGGATGATCCAGGCGGGATTATCTTGTGATAGTCACTGTAACTATCATTCGATTACCTTCTGCCATTTGGCTAACTTCGTTTCGATCATTGATTTTATCTGATCTTTCGACATTCCGATTCGAGTCATGAATGCAAGTATTACCAGTAGGACGTCGACTGCTTCTTCTCCAACATCTTCGATGCTCTTGTTCTTGTACTCGCAACCGCATGCTTTTTCGTACGATAGAAGAGCTTCGGCAACTTCGCCGGATTCTTCCATCAGCTTCAGAAGCAACTGCGATGCAGTCTTGCCCTCTTTGGTTCTTGACACTTCCATTATTTTGTCGATCAATTCTTCCATGTTAACGATTTTTGATCTATTATACTGAGCGGAGGATGAGAGGCTCGAACTCTCGCGGCTTTTACACCATTTACTTTTTGCGGCAGAGAGAGGATTCGAACCTCCGGGCCAGTTTTCACCGACCGACAGTTTAGCAAACTGCTACCTTAAACCTCTCGGTCACTCTACCGTATAATATGTTTATCGATTAAAACTAGTTTATCCCATATTTCTAAATTACCAGTAAATTGACTCCATTTACTGCGGTCAAGTTCTGTAATATATCCTTTAACCTCAATAAACGTATTTGTCTCTAACAAATAAAAATCTGGGCAATATGTTCTGTTTTTACCAGTTGAATCTGTATAATCAAATCGTTTTTTATTTCGTATCCATTTAACATTATGACTATCCAAAAATTTGGCAACCGCTAATTCCCATGAACCATCTAACTTAACAACTCCAGCAATAGGACTAACGTAATCAATTTTAACTGTTCTGCCGGCTTTTGATTCCCAACCATTTGCATATCGTCGTTTCATTTCTTCACTGCGTTGTTCGCAGAAAATAGACGACATTTGTCGACCTGCTATTTTGCTAGATAATAATTTTTTAGTTTCAGGCTTATGGTGTCTACCTTTCCAAGTAGATCCATCATTTAATTTTTTAAAATGACTTGTTCGTATCCCACTATCATATTGTTCTTTGAGTTTAATTGTTATTTTTTCTCCAATTTTAGACTTAACGTCAGAACACAACTGATAATTTGGCATGCAGCAAACCTTTCCATTTTTCAATGTAAATTTTGCTTCTTCTTTTTGACAATACGAACACAGCATACGTTTTTATTTATTTATACTGGCCCCATAAGTAAAAAAGCAAAGAATGTTTCAAACAGCGTTTTTCTAATAGCGCTCTAGCCGTTGAGCTATCTGGGCATGGTCTTAAAAATTAGAGCCCAGAGCCGGATTCGAACCGACAACCTCTCTCTTGGAATGAGAATCGAAGTAACTGTTCAGATTACTATTGCTTTATTTTTTAATTTCGTATTGTTTTAATTCCGCTTCTCTCCAGATTTCCAACTCATTATTTTTCAATACCTCAGTCCATTTGAGAAGATCAGTATCTTTTACATATCCTTTAGTTTCAACATAATAGAAGGATCCGTCATTTCTAAAAACCTTAAAATCCAAAAGATAGCTGTGAGATTTCCCATCCAAGCCAATATATTGAATTCGATCGTTAGTGTATTCCCAATCAAATATTGTTTTCTGTTCTTTCCATCTGTCTAAGATTTTACATGCTCGCAATTCGTATGTACCTTGAATTTTGATGTCCTTGTAAACAAACCATTTTGTTTTTCCACCATATACCATTTTTCCAGAAGAGTACAGAGATTTTATCGCTTTGGACAAATTTAGTTTACGTTCGTCGCTAAATGAACAATGTGTATTTGTATAGATTTGTTGACAAGTTCGCGAACAAAATTGAGATTGCCGTTTGGTCCACGGTCTAGAAAATTCATTTTTGCAATTTTTACAAATGATAATCAAGGATGGATGACCAGATCCCTTTAATTTGGTTGAAACTTTTTTGTTTATTAATTCTCTTTTTTCTTTTGAACTAAATCCACGTGAGCATTTTATTGAACAAAAACGACCACTTCCAAATGAACCATTGTGCTCTGTGCCACAATATTCGCAAGATTTCATAAGATTTTATTTTTTTTTCTTATTTATCTTCGAACCTTCGACTTTTTGAGCCATCTAAAATGTGGGTGTCTAACCAGATTCGAACTGGTACTAAAAGTGCCACAAACTTTCGTGCTAACCATTAACACTATAAACACCATGTAAAAAAATGCTTCTCGGATTACCTTACGGCATGTGTCCCGATAGTTCTGTATGCACGAAGCATTGTGTACCCAATGAGGGACTCGAACCCTCACGCCTTTCGACACTGGTTCCTAAAACCAGCGCGTCTACCAGTTCCGCCAAATGGGCATGTGTACTCATAGTCGGACTCGAACCGACACGTCCATACGAACACTGCGCCCTGAACGCAGCGCGTCTACCAGTTCCGCCATACGAGCATTTGTACCCGAGAGGGGACTTGAACCACTACGTCAAATTGACACATGGCCCTCAACCATGCGCGTCTACCAGTTCCGCCACCCGGGCAGGTGATTCGGTTTCGAGGAGAGCCTCCTACTCTCTTCCATCACCGTTATTACGAACGGTTAAAATGTCTCGAAGAGCTTTTCACATGCGCACCGTACTTCCACTTTTTACATTTCCATACTTGTTATGCTACAGCTCCATTGAACATTAAAGGATAGCGTCCCATGCAACTCGAAACCCCCATCGTAGGTTTTTACTCTAAAGCTCGCAGAAGCTAGAGAGCCGTTAATTACTTTGGGATTTTGTTTGGATCTGCGGTCCAAACAACTTTACTTTTATCGTGCGGAAAATGAAGGATTCGAACCTCCGGACCCTTGCGGATCAACTGTTTTCGAGGCAGCCCCGATCGACCACTCCGGCAATTTTCCATGTACTTGGCGGAAGAGGAGGGATTCGAACCCCCGGACCCTTTCAGATCTCCAGTTTTCAAGGCTGGCGCAATCGACCGCTCTACCACTCTTCCGAATTTTTTGTTTTGGTGGCAGTCCCGCCAGGATTCGAACCTAGACCAAGAGAACCAAAATCTCTTGTACTGCCGTTACACTACGAGACCGTGTAACTTACTGTTGCTTTCTTTTCATGACTTCTTTCTTTTTGTATTTTTACCTGAAAAATTTGAAGTTTGGCTATGACAATTTGGGCATAGCAATTGTAAATTTTTTAATCGATGATTTTTAGAATTTCCATCTTTGTGATGTAGTTGGAGGTTAATTTCTCTGCCATTCCAGTTTGTTAGACCACATTCTTCGCATTCATCTTTTTTTATTTCTTCTTCTATTAACCTACGTTTTAGGTTTTTAGTTTGATAAGATGAATGTAGTCCATCTAAAATTTCAGAAATCGGTATTTTACCTATACCATCGATTTTTGGTTTTTTAGTGCCCTTTCCTCCTTGATTCTTTTTTAGAGGTACTGCAAAATCATTAGAGAGTTTCCATAATTGGTATCTATTGATCTTTAATAATTTAGCAGCTTCTGTTGAAGTTGGGGTTTGATGAATTGCGGCGATAAATTCAGATCTTTCCATTGCAAGAGTTTGTTTTTATTTATTTGCAACACTCTCACATTTTCAACACATGTTGATTAGTTGTTCCGGAAGGAGTCGAACCTTCGTCTAATGATCCAGAGTCATTGATGTTACCATTGCACCACGGAACAGTGTATTGGAGCAGATTGCGAGGTCGTTAGCCACGCTCCCTCGGCTTGGTGCCGCTATGCCACACGGTTGATCAGTTTCCGTATACACCCTTTCTGCATGTGAGCGGATGACCAGAATTGAACTGGCGTCCGAAGCTTGGCAAGCTCCTACATTACCACTATGCTACACCCGCGATTTGATAAATTTTGTTAGAACGTCATCAAACTCTTTGCCGTCTGACCATGGTATTCTAATTACTGTAATTCCAATGGATTTTAGATAAGCGTCTCTATTTTTATCTTTCTCTTGTATTTTAGAAAATCGATGCGTTCCACCGTCTATTTCCAAATCGATTTTATCTTTTTCGAAATAAAAATCAAGAAAATACATTGTCTTTTTGCCGGTAACAGTAATTGGATATTCTTTAACAAAGTCTATGCAATTAGCGTCTTTCAATTTTCTTTCAGTATATTCTTCTGGATAACTTTGAAGATTTTTTCGAGTTTTCCAAGTTGCGTGAATTCCGTTATCAAACGCTTTTTTTGCAGATTCGCTCATTTTTAATTTAGCTTCTTCTGTGTGAGTTTTACCTTTCATCCATGGAGAACGGCCGCTCATTAACTTTGAGGAACGCTGTAAGCTATCGTTAGTGTCCTTTGATAAACCTTTATTCCATACAACTCTTCCATTTTTGTAACCTCGGTTTGGATCATGCGATTTACCATCTCCGTGATTTTTCCAAATATGCGTTCCTAACCCGTATCTAGAATAAGCTTTACCACAATATGGACAATTTTCGGTTTTAAGCATGGCGTTTTATTTTATTTATACAACGCCATGCTCTACCAGTTTAGTTAATCGTTTCGTAATTGGACTTCTGTTTCTCATCTAACATTTATCTTAGCCTCAACCCGACTATCATTGAATTGCTGACCTTCTAAGTCTGTTTGAGTTGCACCAATGTCGTATAACGTCTTTCGACTTCAACAACCAGCAAAGGTGGCACCAATTTCCTCAGTTTCCCGCGTTAGATACTTTCGCCTAATGTTCTGGAGCTAAAGTCGAGATTCGAACTCGAGACCTTCTCAATACCAATGAGATGCTCTACCTACTGAGCTACTTCAGCGTTGTGTACCCATAGTCGGAATCGAACCGACACTCCTTTCGAAACTGCGTTTTAAGTGCAGCGCGTCTACCTGTTCCGCCATCGGGGCATTTGCGCGGAGAGAACAGGGCTCGAACCTGCACCGCGACGATGTCGCGGAACGGCTTTCCAAGCCGCTGCAGTACCATTATGCTTACCTCTCCGAATTTTCCGGCTGCATTGCCTGCTATGCTACCTCCACTGATCATTTAAGCTAGCTACATGGTACATGGACTTGAACCATGCTACACCGGCTTCGTAGCGATGATCGGAATTGAACCGATGACCTTTGGGTTATGAAACCAACGCTCTTGACCGACTGAGCTACATCGCCATTAAATCAATTACCGTAAACTCATCATTTGAAATTCTTTTAATTTCTGAGTATTTAAGAATTTTCAAATTTTTAACAGCTTTCCATTTTGCTAAATCTCTATCCGATTCTCTTGAATATCCTTTTATCTCAATGTATACATCGTATTCTGGTAAGTAAAAATCCGGAAAATACGTTCTATTTCCATTCCACTCATACGAAAAACCAGTTACATTATTTGTCCATTTGATAGATACTAAATCTAACCATTTGGCAAAGAGTAGTTCCCAAGATCCTTTAAATTTAGTTCCGTTATAGTCGTAAATCTTACATCTACCTGAAACACTAGATGCTGAATATCTTTCAGGATGTCTTAATATTGCAGCCTTTATTTTATTGGACTGCTCTTTACGAGCATCGGGATTTTTCCATTTAATTAGATTTCGTTCTCGAGTTTTATTTCCTATTCGTTTTCTTCCTTCTAATTCTTTAGCGGATGGAACGTATTCAATATTTAATTTTTTAGCTTTTGTGTATTGATTATTGCGACCAATTTTACCAAATGATGGATGATCTTCTTTTTTCTTATTTGGATTTTTGATACATAATCTTTCGTGCGAAAACCATCCCAATTGTTTGCATAATTTTCCGCAATACTGGCATTCATGCATAATAAGTAGGTTTTATTTTATTTATATGTGCATGAATTCAAGCGCTATGCCAAGATAATAAATTGTTAATAGTAGCGGGAGTGGGACTTGAACCCACGTTCTCTTTCGAGTTAGGGCTTATGAGACCCCGCTGGTGGCCACCTCCAGTCGACCCCGCAATGTTCCTTGAATAACTTTGGTCAACCACTCGCTACCCACCATTTTGTTAAAGTACGCATTGGTTATACCGCCCTGTTCAGATTTTACTGCATGAGGACTCCCAAGTTCACGTACTATTAACTCCGTGCCAAAGCCTTGTCCGTTGTAAGTCATTCGTGTGGAGAAAGACGGATTCGAACCGCCGACGCAAAGATCTTCAGTCTTTCGCTCTACCATCTGAGCTATATCTCCAGGTTATTAGGAAGCGACCTCGATTTTCTCGATTCGACTCGAGCTGATGCATTGCTTGACCACAGCTCCGCACATTCACGGTCAAATGAATGCGGCTTATAGGTCCGAGGCGTAAGCGCCAACTACCTTCTACCGACTTCCTAATTTCGTTTGGTGCTCCCTACAGGATTCGAACCTATGACATCTTGCTTGTAAGGCAAGCGCTCTGAACCGACTGAGCTAAGAGAGCAAGTTAGTGTGATCGTAGCGGGAGTTGAACCTGCGACCTTTACCATGTCAAGGTAACACTCTAACCAACTGAGCTATACGATCATTTTCGACCAGCGTGCCAACCGTTTTGCAAGTATTGTTCTAGCTGATCACTTTTTATTTTTTTAGTACTACAATCGTTAGATACCCATACTGTTCCAAATTGAGAATTGTTTGAACCTTTCTGTTTAATAGAATTCATTGATCCGATTTTATCTTTAGTTTCAGCAGTATGATTTTTTCCTACAAAAGTATCGTACTTAATTTTTCCTTTAGTGTGAGACTTTTGCAATCTAACTGAACTTCGTTTGCTTTGGTCTTCTCTGTATTCTGGATCTTTCCACTTTTTCAACAACCAATCAGTTGCTCCTTTGTGCAATTTTATTTCATGATCAGAATTACATAATCCTCCACCTCCACCTGGTTGTAAATTCATGCACATCTTGTCATTCAGGAGATCTTCGTTTATTAGTTGATATTCTCTATTCTTTAATGCTTCTCTGTTCTCCAGGAACTCCAGAATCTCTTTGGTGTGATTTTGTTTGCCGTATTTATGAATAGAATACCTCAATCTTCTACCGCTTCCCATATACCCATCATTTAAGTTCGAAGTCGAATGCATTCCGATGTAGTATCTACCGGTTACATTACATGTGATCTTGTAAATGTAGTGAATTTGTTTTTTTGGCATTTTTGTACTGAGCTTTTTGTTATTTATATGAGCTCAAGTACAAAAATGACCAGAGGTACCGCATAGGGGATTCGAACCCCTGAATCTCCAGGATGAAAACCTGACGTCCTAACCAGCTAGACGAATGCGGCATGTTTGGAGGTAAGCGCTAGATTCGAACTAGCCACACAGCAGATTGCTCTGCCTCATTATCCGAAGGACTTCGACCCTATGCATCAAATCGAAGCTCTTAATTCTGTGATAGCTTACCGTGTGTCTTCCAGTACTCCGGGGTGGGATTGAACCACCGACCTTGATCTTATAAGAATCCTGCTACTAACCGCTGAGCTACCGGAGCAAATAAGTTGGAGAGAAAATCGGTAGAGTTGTTTGTTGTAAAACCAAAATTTACGAAGTAACTCTTTCCTTTACTACTCCTAGTGGATACATGTGGGCTTCGAACCCACGACCTCCTGATTGCAAAACAGGCGCTCTTGCCATCTGAGCTAATGACCCAAATTTCTACCTTTTATCCAACCAGTTGGAATCAGTTCGTTTTTTTGTATTTTCTTATTTACTGTTCCATTAGTAATCCACTGAGTTCCGTATTGCGAATTATTAGAACCCAGTTGACTGGTTGAATTCTTTAATCCTATTACTTTTTTTGTTTTATCAGTATGCTGCTTTCCTAAAAAATTATCAGTTTTTATTTTACCAGTTTCCCATGCATGCTTCATATTTGCACTAGAAATATTATGATACTTTTTTCTAAAGGATTCATCGATTTGCATACGATTCGAAAAAGCAGTATTTCCAGCAGTCCCACATTTTTTCATGTGATTAACATTACAAAATCCGCCGCTTCCGCCAGGTTTCAAATTCATACACAGTGGATCATCTAGTAACTCAATATTTACGAGTTGAGTTTCTCTATTGATCAAAGATTCTTTAGTCTCTAGGAACTCCAGAATCTCCTTAGTGTGATTCTCTCTGCCATGCTTAAGAACTGAATATCTTAATTGTTTGCCGCTTCCGAAATATCCATCTTCTAAATTTGAAGCTGAATGCATTCCGATGTAATATCTACCAGTTACATTGCATGTGATCTTGTAAATGTAAAAGATTGATTTAGGTTTTCTTGGCATCTGCCGTACATTATTTTAGATTATTTATCTAAGACAAGGTACAAAAAATGCCGGGGTGGAGATTACGAGATTCGAACTCGTGACATCCTGCTTGCAGGGCAGGCGCTCTGGCCATCTGAGCTAAATCCCCATAAGTAGAGAAAGTCGGAAGAGATAACAGGCGGTTTCGACACCGCGACTTTTGTTTAAGAGACAAATACTGGACTCCCAGCTCGAAGTAACTCTTTCCATTACTACTACTTTGTAGGGTAGGTGGGCTATGACCCCACGTGCTCTTAATCCCAAATCAAGCGAGATAAACCAGACTCCTCTACTACCCTGTGATGTTATTTTTTAAGAATGTTTTTATTTGAGATTCCATAAGTTTGAAATTTCGGTGTTTCCATTGTATTCTTACAATTTTCCAACCTTCCTTTTTTATTATGTTATCTCGATTTACATCATATTCTTTTCTTTCCTCATGTTGTTTTCCATCTATTTCTAAAATTACTTTTTTATCAATGAATGCAAAATCAGCAAAAAATCTATTTACTTTATGATCTCTTATGTATTTTATTTGTTCTTTATTAAGAAGATCTATTGTAAATTGTTCAGCCCAAGACGGTTTCTTATTTAATCGTGAAGGATAACCATTATGTCTACCTTCTTTTGCTAATTGTTTTTGTGTATATGAAGAAGAACAATTCCGCGAACAGAATTTATTAGTATTTGTTATTAACACTTCTTTTTCTTTTCCGCATACTAAACACGACATTATTTTTCTATCAATTAAATGAAGACCTTTTCTATTAGTTGACGTTCCTTTCAAAAATGATGGTTTTCCTAATAACGATTTACTAACCTTTTCGTTAATTTCTTTCCGTTTTTCTTTTGTACTAAATCCTCTAGAACATTTAGAAGAACAAAATCTGCCACTTCCATATTGACCATCATGTGGATTACCACAATTTTCGCAAAGTTTCATAAGTTCGTTTATTGTTATTTATATTCGAACCTATCCACTTTTTTGATCCCGGTAGGCAGGGGTGGACTTGAACCACCGGCCTCTTCCTTATCAGAGAAGCGCTCTAACCAACTGAGCTACATGCCCGTATATGAAGCAACGATTTTCCATGTCAGTAGGACGTTGCCAACCTATCCAGCTTACGATCTGGCTCGCCGTTTGACCTTGCGGTCAGGGAAAGCGAGGAACTACGACCCGGTGGCCTGCCGGTACATCGAGCCTTTAGACGGATTCGAACCGCCGACTCCTCAACTACACCGTATGGTCTTGATTCGTGTACACTCCTCTTGATTTTCAGGTTCGTCTACCTCGAATCTCCTGGTTATCCATTCAAGTTGTCTTACGTACGACGCATTGAACCTTTCGCCAAAATTTCCAAGGTCCGGTCCTAATCCGGACGCTCTAAGCCGCTGAGCTAAGGGGATATTTTATTTGTTAAAATTTATTTCGATGAATCTTTTTGTTTGAGTATTAGAAATGTTCCAACTTTTTGATAATTTCGTAATCCAACCGAATTTCTTTTCTATTGAATCATACTCATTTTTTCTTCTATTAAATTCGTCAGTTTTCATTTTTCCAGCTTCGCTTATCAATCTTTTAGATTCAGAAGTATGTCGTTTTCCTTTGAACGATGCAGCACCCAATCTTTTTCTTTTTGATAATGGAATTGGCCAACCCTTGTGTTTTCCTTCAATAACGTTTTTCTTTATTGATTCTCTTCTCTCTGGTCTGCTCCAAGCGTATTCCCAACCACCTTCTCCTCCAAGCTTGAGATTGTAAGTATCTTCTCTGTTAATAAAGAATTCATTTACTAGTTCTTTTTCTTTTTCTAGAGCTTCATTTTTCGTTGGAAAAACGTAAAGAATTTCTTTTCTGAAATTTTGAATCCCATATTTTTTAATTGCCGCTTTTAACAATTTTCCAGAACCAAAATACTCGTCATTCAAATTTTTAGTTGAATGATAACCGATGTAAATTTTAGAATTTAAGCAATTTGTTATTTTGTAAATAGCGTAATACATTAACCGTAGTTTTGATTTTATTTATATGAATCTGCGGTTAATTTGAGCTTCCTGTAGGCTACGACCCCACGACCCTCTGAGTACAAATCAGATGCTCTACCAACTGAGCTAAGGAAGCATTTTTTGAGAGCCTCATACCCGATTCAAACGGGTGACCTACTGAGTACGAATCAGTTGCTCTATCTGCTGAGCTAAAGAGGCATTATAAATCTTTGGCTGTTACGAATTCCTGTGAACTGATTCGGTTAGGACCTCCATCGACGAAGTACGTAAGATTATTTCCAGTTCGTATTGCCCATAGTATCAACCAATTAAGAACAGCTGAATCCATTTTAGAAACTGCTTCTATAGCTTGATAATGTTCAATCTTGCCAGTTTTCTTCGTCACTAGAACGTTGGACAAGCTCGGTTTCATCCACATTGGAAAGTCATCATTCGTTAACCATTCGCACTTGTAAGTTATGCAAGGATCGATCGGTCTATTCTCGTAAATCGTGCAACCTTTTCCGATTTCTACAAAGTGACAAGGTTTTCCTCGATAGAATCTTTCTCCATGAGCTACTCCGTGTAACCAACCTTCACAACATTTCGTGCAATCTCCACAAGTTCTTTTTGGAACATTAACAGTTTTTTCCATTCTAGTAGTTTTACTTATTATACAGAAGGACCGTAACAAGTTTTATTTGGCACCCGCGGAAGGACTTGAACCCTCAACCCTCGGTTTTGGAGACCGGTACTCTACCAATTGAGCTACACGGATAAGTTTGATTTGAGAATGGTAAAAAGAGTTTTTTACTAAGCAAGGTTTGGTGCTTGGTGTTGGATTCGAACCAACGATAACCATCGATGTATCTCTTTTTTTTGCTACAAATCAGCGGGCCCAAACGGATTCGAACCGTCCTGAATCTTCTGAGTGACAGTCAGACAGCCACACCTAGCAGCCCCTGAGCCCATGTTCTTTTTCTTCAATATTCTGTAGTTTCCAAACTTCAAACTGAATATTTTGTTCAGATAATGCTTTCCATTTACACTTATCGATTTCAGTTTCAAATCCTTTAACTTCAATGTAATAGGTAGATCCATTAATATTGATGACTTTGAAATCCAATAGATAATTATGAACTTCGTTATCTGGACCTATGTATTGTATTCGGTCATTTGTGTATTCCCAATCTCTTATTAAGTAGTTGGCCTTCCAATTATCAAGAATTTTACAAACTCGTAATTCAAAGGATCCCTGTACCTTGATTGATTTATATTGATACCATTTAGAAGTTCCACCAGCTACATAATTATGACCTAACCTATAAGCTTGTTTATGAACTTCTGACCAATTTACTTTATTATGGTTTGACCAACTTCCTCGTAATTTACTAGAACAGCTAACTGAGCAACATTTTTGATTTCTTTTATTCCAGTGAACTGAGAATTTAGTCAAACAATATTTACAAATTAACTGCACATCTTCGTGTTTTGTCATGGCACTTTATTTATACGCGCCTCGTCTTTCGCCGTGAAGTTAAATGTGGTAGGCTCGAAGGGACTTGAACCCTTGACTCCCGCCTTAAAAGGGCGGTACTCTACCAACTGAGTTACGAACCCGTAATCGCTTCTCGAATCTTTTGTTTATGTTCATCCGATTTAGCTTTACCCCTATTTCCTTTACCACCGTTTGACGAACGTTTTCTCAAAAGTTCTTTAGCTTTAACTTTGCCATGTTTATCAATCATTCGTTGATAGATTGATGGCGCTCCATTTTCGTATTCGTCAATTTTATTATCTGACTTAGTCCCCCAATACATGTGATTAGGATTACTACATTTTGGATTGTTACAGCCGTGGCAAACAACGATGCTATTTCCATTGACTGGCATTGTCGTATCGTAGTGGTATGCAACCAGAGCAACTAACTGAGTAGAGTATTTCAATCCACGTTCGTGGCAAGGTTCCTCTAACTTTAGCATTTGTTTTCTTTGTGCTCTAGTGTTTTCGATTACAAAATTTTCAACTGATTTCATGTTTTAGTTTATATATCTAGAGCAATCTCTTAAAAGTACAGCACTCTAGCGATAATTGGTCTTTGTTCAATAAATAACGGCATGGTTAATGAACGTTATTTTATGTGCTCCAAGTGCGGAACAGTCGTCGACTCGTTCGGCAAAGCAGTGGATGCAAAGAAACTAGAAATAGACATAAAATCTTTAAGAAGTACCACTTGTAAGATTTGTCTTGACTATCAAATCTGGGAAAACAATACTTACTTTTCGAGGACTGATCGGGACTCGAACCCGAGATAACCAACTGGATGGGGCGCGCACCAACCACCACGTTCAGCCCATAAATACAAACAAGAACACTGGATAGAGGAATTTGATTGATGTCAATTTTACAGATTGATGACTTAGACCGCTCGTCCAACGACCCGAAAGCCGTACGGGATTCGAACCCGTGATCGAAGTAACTCTATGACCTTACTATGCTTGATTTCTTATTTACAATGTTTTTTGCTCCGAACGTATGTGTTTGTGAATGACAGTTTGGACACAAAATTCTCAGATTTTGAAGTCTGTGATTTCGGTTATTTCCGTCAATATGATCGACTTGTAATGATAAAGGTAGACCGTTCCATTCTGCTGGAGTTCCGCATTCTTCACATCGATCCTCTTTATAACCTTCCAGTATCAATCGTCTTTTTAATTTCGATGTCGGATATTCTGGGTGTTTTCCTTCAAGAATGTCTAGCAATTTGAATGCTACTCCTCCGGTTCTTTTCATTTTTCGTAACTTGACTTCAATTTGTATTCCTAACAAATTGCAATATTTGGTTAGGGTTACTCTACTGATTCCAGTTACTTCTGAAAGTTCCAAAACAGAGCTAACGTTCTTGGCATTTTCATTGATTTTGTCTACGATTTCTTGGTTTAGCCGCATTGCTTTATTTTTATTTATATGCGGTCTGTTTACCAAAACCTCTGTAAACTACGTGGGATGTGATGGAGTCGAACCACCCGAGCTTTCACAACAGATTTACAGTCTGCCCCGCTACCATCTACGGAATAACATCCCATTGTCCCTCTATTTTTGATTTCCTGGAGGGTGCGGAAGGTGCGGGAAGGTGAGATTCGAACTCACGAGATCAAATTGACAGTTTGATTGTTTCCGATGCAACTCTTATCATTGCTATCCTTTCAGAAGAAATTCGACAGAGCGTTTTGAATTTCTTCCCCGAGTGTACCTGTTTTTACTGTACAGGAGAACAGTGTAGGAGGGGGAAGTTGGATTTGAACCAACGATCAAATTTTCAAGGTTTGATTGTGCCGATGAAACTCTTATCATTGCTATCATCGCTGAAGAAAGTCGACAGAGTCGTTTTTACTTTCCCCCATGTTTTATTAAGTATTGGCGAGGGAGGCTGGATTTGAACCAACATAATCAAGTTTTCAATTTGACTGTTACCGATGCAACTCTATTCATTGCTATCATTGCTGAAGAAAGTCGGATAGAGCATTGTGTATATGCTCCCTCATGTATTTTTATAGGTTCCAAGATTTTCCTTTGTACTCCCGATTCACTCTTCGGTATGAAGAGATGATCCCTTGTGAATGAAGATCGTAACCGTTGAGTATTCTTATATTCATTGGAAATTGGTCCCATTTTGCGAAATCTTTATCTGTAGGATATCCTTTAATTTCGATGTAAACATTATCCTCTAAAAGATAAAAATCTGGCGTGTAATACCTTTTTTTTCCATCAAAGAAGTATTCGAATTTTTCAGTAGGTCTTCGCCACTTGATCGAATTTGCATCCAACCATTTAGCATATTCAACTTCCCATATTCCTTGAAATTTTTTTCCAGCATATTCATGAGTTCTAGACTTAGAAAAGGATAAATGCCAATTATCATTTTTAACGTTTTCTTTTATTGTATTAGCAATAGTATTTCGATGATCTATTGATAAATGTTTTCCTTTAAAAAAAGGTATGAATGCACCGGATTTAAGGTTAGTATTAAAAGTATCTGACCCTTTTTTAACTCTAGCATCGGTTTCTTTGGTTAATCCGTGATTCCATGAAGGTTTACCACCAAGATTATTATTTTTCCAATTAATTCCATCTTCATGATTTCTCCAAATGTGAGAAATGATTCCTAATTTAGAATAAACTTTACCACAGTATGGGCATTTATAAGTTCCATCATTTTGTAAATAATTAATGCTCTTTAATCTAATTTTCTTAGTTCCACAAGATTTTTCATGTTTAGATATATTACTTAAACTTATCTTAATGCCGCATTTTTTACAGTTAGTAGTGTGTCGGTTCATTGCATTTGACCTTTATTTCTATTTATAATAGTCATATGCAATTATTGTTAGCGGGTCCTCCTGGGCTCGAACCAGGGATCGAAAATTAACAGTTTCCCGTGATACCTCTTCACCAAAGACCCAATGTATTGAACGTGTCGACCACCCAACAAGGCCGATGTTATGGTGCAATTTGAAGCGCCGCACCTGGATTAGGGATTTCAGAGGTTGTTACTTGTGCTCAGCCTACGGGCCACTCACTTTCTTTATGCATGTCTTGCATCGATTTCGCAACTTGAACCATCGTTCAATTTTTTATTGGAGCGAGAGACGGGGATCGAACCCGCTGCATCCAGCTTGGAAGGCTGGCACTCAACCAAATGAGCTTCTCTCGCAATTATGGTAAGGGGATTCTCACGAAGGCCCTTACCTTGTCCGGAGGATGGTCGCCTCCAGACGTTATGCCAATATTTCCCAAGATGTCAAAGAACATCGTAACTGTAGCGATGTCCTGCTACTCTGTTACTGTGTGAATGAAGTTGGACTCGACCAACGTGTATTCTCTAATTCACTCGTATTTCAAAAGAACTGATGCCGTAAAACGAAAAAACCCGGACTTTTTGAAGGTCCGGGTTTTCCCTAGATTTCGTGATATGTTATTTCACCTTCACTCTAACCTATGTAAACCCAGACCCATTCTTTCGTCGCATGACGGATTCCATGTGCCAATAAATCCCACGAGGGCTATTGGTTGGGAACTACGATACGACTTATGTAAGTTCTGGTTTTTCATTGGTTTTTGTGTTTGTTCAGGTTTATTTATCACGATACTTCAAAAAGTTTTCGCTTTAGTTTTGATATTTTACCACTTTTTTTCTGGGTTGGTCGATTTTTTTTCTTGGGCCACCAAATTTATTTAAGTCGTATGGCGGTAAGTAATCGTCTCCCGTTGGAGTGGATGTTGTGTTGTACTCTTCATTTACTTTTCGGTTTTCACCGGAATTAAACTCTCTTGCAACTTTACCAAATTGGCATAGAACATTGGCCTGTTGAAAATAAAAAGAGCCGTTTCGTATGCCGTGTGCATGGCCAGGTAAGCGTAATGAATGATGATCAAAATCAGAGCTACTATTGCTCCTGCGATCTTTGCGGCTCCCTTGAACTCCTTCATCATATTCTTCATTCTCTTCCAGTGGATGCCTTCTTTCTTGTAAACTACACCTAAGTAAGTCATGTTATTTTGATTTGATATTGCAAATATACCAACTATTGCTGAAACGAAAAAATCCTGGTGAAACTTTTTTACAGAGAAGCTACGTAAACTTCCTTTTTGTCGAGGTAACACCTTGATTTGATGTTACTTGGAAGGTTTTCGTACTCTGATTTTGGCAGGTAAATGCAATTGTACGAATCGTAGTTAGGTATTGAGAACGCTACCGCCCAGTTATTCCCGTCGGCGTATTTGTGGCTAACGTACTGGATCTGAGGCTTATTCATTTTATCCGTCATCGGAGCCAATTTCACTTGATCGAGACTGTAGTAACCAACTTCCGGTTCGCCATCTTCATCCTTTACGAATCCTATGAGAGTATCGCCTTCATGTGTGTAGATCAGGTAATGAGCGCTCTTTTGATTCGCGAACTTGTACGTGTACTCGTACGTGTTCTTTTTTACCAGCTTCTTGGCGGTTTCGACTTTCTTTTGGAATCGTGGACTCCAGTCATCAGCTTCGAATGTTGGGCTTTTTACCCAGTTGCATGAAGGATCCTTGAGAGCAGCATTTTCAACGTAGAATGAACGAAGAACGTAGCCTTTTGTAACCTCTGCTTTAACCGGAAGGTGTTTACGGCTAATGAAGTTGGCTGTCAGTATTGACACCAGCATCAGGGCTGCTGCGATTCCGAGAAACGTCAATCGGTTTTCCCAGAATTTCTTTCCGAATATGCAGCTACCTGCTACTATGGCTATGATAATTGAAATTACTATCGTGTACATTGTTGTTATTTTTTAAGAGGTTTGTCCTTTATTGAATTACTCGTCGTCTCCTGTGTCTACCCATTCGATTCCAGGGCAGTAGTCCTTTTTGCTGGCTCCGAAGTACTCGCCGAAGATTCCGATGCTACCGAGAACTATTCCACCGAAGGCTTTCATTAGGCCCCATGCGAAGATACCGAAAGGAGTCAACACGTATGAATACAGGACGTCGTAGAAGATGAATTTTACCGGGATGTAGATTACATAGTACACGAGGTACCAGAGATCCAGGATGAGGTATTTCACCGGGTAAGCTGTGACGTAAAGGAGGCCATCAACGTACCAAACGGTCTTGCCGATTTTGTACTTCTGAATGACACCCTGAATCCAGTTGAAAATCACGTAACAGATACCGACGATCACTGCGAGAATTGCTAAAGCTCCAAGTCCGTACAGAATGTAAATCCAGTAATTGACTAATATGTAACCGGCACAGTCGATAAGAACGTTAAGGAACCAGCTGATGCCTACTACTGCACATACGGTGAAGACGAGGACGATCAATGAAACCAGAAAACCGATGAACTGTTTGGTCCGTTTGATGATTGGGCTTCTCTTGTAATCAAAAGTCATTGCTGACGAGATTGCATTTCCAATCTTTTCCATTTGCAGGTTGAAGGGACGCCAGAATTCTTCAGACTTACGTTTACGTTCCTGTTGTTTTTGGTAACGAATGCGTGCGAGTTCGGTCTGTTTGCGATCTTCTTCGAGTTCTCTTTCATTTTTCAGCCTCCGTGCTTCGCGACGAGCATCTTCGTGAGCGAGACGTTTAGCTTCAAGCTCTTCGACTTTGGCTGCGTACTTTTCCGGATCCTTAGTTTTACTAATTCCGTACCTTACGCGAATGAAAGTTTCCATGAACGAGTAGCCGGAGTGCTTGAAGTGGGCTTTTGCAATGACCGGCACATCGTTGTAGTAACCAAGGCCAACCTTTTTTTCCACTTGAGCGACTCGTTCTTCCGGGAAGAACATGAGAGTGAAATCAGCGAACAACTCGATGACTTTGTAAAAAATGTAGGGAAATCCCACGAGGAAGGTCAAAAATACTTGCCACAATAGGACGAACGGGGATACGAGCATGCAAAAAACAAGAAGCCAGAAATACGGGCACCCGTTCTGCATGGTCTGAGGAGTGGGGGTATTGCTACCGAGGATGTACTTCATCAGGCGATAGTGCCATGATTTCATGCTGATCTTCATGAGCTTCGGGCTTTCGCAGAAGTTCGTGAATTCAACGTGTTCTTCTTTCAAAAAGAACTTGCCTGACTCTTTTGCTGAGCCAGCGTACACTTCGATCGGTTTGATGAAGTATTCATCATTCTTTTTGAACAAAAAGCCCTTGAGATGATCAGTGTCGGTTTTCAACATGACCAGCTTGTTGAGCAGTGATTGCAACTTGTCGTTTTTCATGATTATGAATTTGGATTGTTATTGTACCACAATTATTCGTGTTCGTACTTCGGGCATTCCCATACAGGAAGCGTCATGTTATTATCCACGCAGAACTAGTAATTAGCCTGAGCGAGTGGACAATTTTCTGGAGTATTCGGTTTGAAGAACTTGCACTCAAGGTGGCACAGGCAATGTTCCCTGTGCCGACCCTTGAGGTGTTCCTGGACGTTTACCACAGTTCCGTGGTGTTCGTACTGGATTACTGTTGCCATTATTTCTGGTATTTTTCTTTCTTAAGGTGTTCCTCAATCGTTGCTCTGATTGCGGCTAACGTTGTCCTGCGAACGATGACTCCATCGACGAATACTGGCTGCAACATTCCTGTCGCTTCTTCTTCCCAGGTAACTCCGTCGGTGTAGGTCATGTCTTTGTTCACTCTGACGAGACCGCGAGCTGATTTCTTCATTCCGCTGTCGGTGATGGGATCCTTAAAGATTTCCTTCTGGCGACCATCTACAGTTTCGGCGAATGTAGCTTTCATCGCCATCATGTAAGTGTCCCTAGTGACGTACTGGTAGGTGTAGGAACCGATTCCGAGGACCAGATTGGAAGCACAGAATCCCTTTTCTTCGAGCCGTGCAAGAATGTCCCTCTGTCTCTGCATCGTAATGGAATCGCCGTAGATCAGGCCGATGTGAGTGTCAAGCTGTTTGTAACCTTTTTCTGTCGTAGGACCAGGAAACATGGTGTACAGGTATTCGTAAGCTCCGAGGAATTCAGCATCAGTCATTTCCTCAGCAATCTTATCGTCTGATTTGAAGAAGTACTTCGGCTGGTCTTCGCTGTAGTCAATCACGATTTCGTTGACCCTGTAGCCAGAAACGATGTGAACTGGTTCTCCTGAGTCGGGACGAATTACGAGACGACCGTTACGGGCGAGGATTTCTGTTTTGAGGCCGGGGATCAGGACCTTCAGAACTTTCCAGAAGTTCCAGGTGTCGGAAACCACGGAGATCGGGCCATCCGGATAGATCTTCGTGATCAGCCGTTTGAAAGTATTGTAGTCCGAGTCAACACATTCGTCGCGGGTAAGACCCTCTGATGCGACCATGTGGATCATGTGCTCGGTTGCCGGGATGCTACCGCCAATGAGTTCAGTATTGCTATCAGCCCCGTAGTAATCTTCGAGGAAGTCGATTGCAAGAATGGTGTCGGTGCCGGTGAAACTTAGAAGGTGTGCTGCTCCGGAAAGAGCTGCATCTTCTGGGCCTGACATTCCACGGAACGAAAAGTCGTGTCCCTGCCATTTCACGAAGTCCATCGGACCGTCAGTGAGACGCATGTGGCGTTCGAATTCTTTCCTGTAATGGAACGCGGTCGTTGCACTGGTGCAAGGTTTCCACAGAACGCAGCTGAGCAGCGATTCCAGGTAATTGGTCAACCATGCGAAACGTTTGTCACCGTGCTTGGTGTTGCGAATGGTGAGCATTGGGGTACGCATTGGAACGAGAGTTCCTTCAGGTACGGCCTTAATCACAAGCGGCAAGTAGCCAAGATCATGGAGAGCTTCAATGTGAGCTACTGGAACCGTTCCAGGTCCGAGTGAGCTATCCATTCTTCTCTGGTACTTACGTACGACCTTCGCCTTCGGTTTGAAGAAGAATTCGTCGTTCCAGTTACGGACAAGAAATTCCTGAAGGAAGTACTGGAGGCCGAAGAACACGATCTCATCAGCCCATGGAACCCTGGTTCCGCGAGGAGTGAATGTCGAATAAATGACGACCGTGTCTTCCGGTATCATCATTGGGTGTCCGACTTTGTAGAAGTCGGCCGCGTGCAATGGGAAAATTTTCATGGTGTATGTTGTTAAGAGTTAAACATTCGGTGAAAAGGACTCGAGCAAGCCGACAATCGCTGCAGAGCAGATGAATATGATTCCGAGCTTGAGAATTAAGGAATCGGCATGCTTTCCGAACAGTCGATTCTGACCTTCGGTCAATACCGACTGTACTGCGGCTGCGATCCTGAGAAATGCCATACAACAGGCTAATCCAAAAAATATTGCAGATAACATCATAGTGAAAGATTTATATGGTTTTTTTCGTTTTGAGTCCGTAACGTTCGTTGTATTCGAGCTCGACATTGATCTGGTATATCAATGGATCGTCGATTTTCTTTAACAGGTCGGTGCAGAAAATTCCGGCGAAATACTTTCCGAGTTCTTCGAATCCGTTAGAAAATATACCAAAGGTGACTGCTAAGTAGATCTTTCCGCAGTTACGTTTTTTGAGTTCCTTGGCGATCTCAATGAATGTTCTTCCTCCGTCGCAAATGTCATCGATGATGAGGATGTCATTTCCATGAAGGTCTTCCTTATTCACAGTGGTCTGAATAATTTTGCCGGTAGATAATTCCCGAACCTTATCGCAGAGGATGATGTCGTCATTGTAGCCAATCTCCTTTGCTATGGTGAATATCTTCTTATAGGCTCCGGCATCTGGTGAAACCAGGTTGATCTTTGGCTCTTCTGCTGTTCTCATTGATTGCAGAGCATCGAACACCTCCTTGACGAACGAGTAGTTCTTTATTACACAGCAGTTGTCAATGAGGGCAGGGCCGACATCGGAATGCGGGTCGAACACGAAAACTCGTCCGAACTTCTGTGAATTGATCAAGCCGACGAATGCTTTGACTGAGAGAGGTTCCCCCTCAACGCAGACCCGGTCCTGACGAGCGAACGGAATGAATGAAAGGAAGAGCCAGAGCTTCGATTCCTTTTTTAACTCGCGAACTGCGTTCGCAGCAAGAAAAATTCGGATGAGGTCATTCCCATTTTGCGGTCTTCCAGTAATCAGGGTAACCGTATCATCATCGAAATCGAAAGTTTCCGGGTCTAACTTTACATGAGGTTCGATACCGGAATAGAAATCGAGAGAAGCGAAGTCGATATTGTACTGAGAGTACACTGGAGCGAAGTCCTTATCGAGATTTAGGGTTTGAATTTTGCTGATCATAAGATTCGTTATAGGCGATATTGTACTACATTTCGACCGTTTGTGTTTCGAATAAATAACGCTATGCAATAGTCAAATCATTCTTGCAGTTCGTCAACGAGAACGAAGAACCCAAACTCAATATCCAGCCATTTTTGGTTCAATTAGCAGATCTAATTCGAAATTTTGATACGTTCGAAACTGTATCTGTCTAGAGTAATGTAGAAAGTAATTACATTCAAATTACTAAGAGCGATGATGTTCATGAATTGGCAGAAGTAAGAGATTCAAGCGGCGATCTTATTCGAATCTATGCTGATTATACGACAAAACTCATGCCAATTTTTACCAATGAATACGAAATCGGCCTTGCTGAACTTAACGATTTAATTGAACATGGATTTGCCGACATTACTAATTACGTGAAAGGCTTTGCTGTATCTGTTGAAATGAACTGCTGGTCTAAAGATGCAGAAAGTTGGCGATGGATGACGAAGCGATGAAATGACTGAAGAATCGCTAGAAGATCTCGATGTTACGGTTGGAGCATCGATCGAAACTATAGCAGAAGAACTGGCCGAATCAATAAATGATCGATTCAACCAGTTCTACTTGTCCGATGATATACTGCAATCGTCAATTGATGATTACGAAGGCAGGAATGATGATGAAGAGTCAGAAGATTAGAAGCTGAACGGCTTCATTCCTGGTTTTACTTTCCAGAACAAATGCCTCCATCCAACAGGGATGTAATGCGACATGTCAGCTTTGTCGAGAATACGGTGTCCACCGCTCTTGCTTACGTTCAACTGAACTGGCAATTTGATCTTGATCTGCTTGCCGTCATGGTACTCGTAAATGCGGTATTCCTCGGTAGAAATGTCCATGAACTCAAGGTTCGTAGGTTTCGTAAGAGAAGCAGGAATTTCTGACAAGGTTTTCGCCAGGTTAGTGTTCCCTTCCGAAACTCCACAGTACTTCCTCATCACTGATTCGAAAGTTTCGTCAGCATTCCATGTGCGAGCATCGTGCCTCATTTCGAACTTACCGTCCACGTTCCAGATTCCGTCAGTCGTGTTTGCAAACATGACCTGAACTTCGTCATTGTCGAGGACAGAAAAAGTACCATTTCCAGTTCGGTCGGTTGACCAATAAACTCCGTTGAAATGGAACAGCTGTTTGGTGTACCCGTACTTGCGTTCGAATTCAGCTTCGATGCTGGTGACAAGCTGACGGCCAATCATTCCGATGCTCATTGCTCCAGTTTCCAGCCAGCCATTGATCTCTTTCTCACGAATGACGATGTCTATCGACTGCTTTGTTCCAGGTTTGGAAATCCGGTAAATGTCAGCGCCAACGTAACTTGCAGCAACCGAAGGCATGTGGCTCGTGATAACGCTGCAAATCGTCTGGTAAAGAGGAGTTGGAGATTCTGCCAGGAAGTCGATCTTCTTGATCATCGACTGGAATTCCTTAAACACGTTCTCGTATCCCATGACAGTATTTACCCTTTCGTTCATCATCGTGATCTTCAATGATGGTTCTAACGGTTTGGATGTCAATACTTCCTGCATCAACATGATTGACTTAACGTTGATTTTTCTTAGCTCGTCGTCCGTGAATTCAGTAACTCTCTTGAATTCCGGTGAGGTGTAAAGGTTTTTCATTTGGTTTCGTATTTGTTATTTTACTCTTTCTTTTACTTCGACCGATACTGTGAATCCGCTCGGTTCCTTTTTAATGTGTAGGGTCATTTCGGAAAAATCTCGTACCCACATGACGTCTTCCACTATGTCCTGCAAATCGTCACCACATAATCCTGGGTGAACGACTCCTGGCTGGTATGGGTCATGCTCGAGTTTCTCTACAAATTCGTTAGCTGTCCGGATTAATTCTTCCTTTTCGGCTTTGCTCCTCATTTCTGATCCTTTTTCTGACATTGACATATTATACTTCGTTTTGTATTCCATCGTCCTCCTCATCATCAACTTCTATCTCTTCAGTCTCGTCAATGGTCGGAAGAATGTCTCGGATGCTAGCAGCACCTTCGTAATTTTCGCTGGCAAGGTTGTCCTTCAACAGGGACTCATAGAGAGCTTTCTTATTGATTTTGACGATTGCCATAGTCTTATCTTTTACTCGACAGGTGGAACGGGTTTTCTTTTTCTTGCGTATATCATTCCAATCAAGTCAGTATTTTCATCGCCGGCAATCCAATCGGGGTTATTCTTTACCCATTCGAAACCGGTTCTTTCCAGTTTTGCAAGGATGGGTTTTAGTTCCGGGCCGTTGTTGAAATGGTATTCCAGTATGATCCTAGGAATGGTAGCTAGGAAATCGTCCGGTATGTTTTCCATGATCTTGTATTCCTCTCCCTCGCAATCGACCTTCAGTAAGTCAATGTGATCGAGCTTTGCCGTATTGCGAATGAAATCGTAAAAGTCTATGCACGGAACCGTGTACTCTTGGATTCCCATTCCTGCAGGTTTGCAAAGGGTGCTTGAATCTAGAGAACCTAGCGTACTGTAGAACGTAACTTCTCCGTAATGATCGGATACTGCAACGTTATACAATGTAACTTTGTCCTTATCGGGATAAATGTCATGGATCTTTCCGTACAATTCATGATCCGGTTCGAATGCTACGATCTTGCTGGCTCCCTTGTTCAGAGCACGCAATGAAAAGATTCCGAAGTTGAAACCGACATCGACTACTACGTCTCCTGGTAGAACATCAACGTAATCGGAATTCTCGTGAATCACGAGATGCTCAGCAATAACGCCAATCAATCCCAACCTTCTTTCGTAACGACTTTCCCTATCGGCAATCTTTTTTAGGTAACCTTCACGATCCATCGGAGCAAGGTCAAACTCTCCGTCGAGAATTTTACTGTCGTAAACTTCCTGAGTTTCTCTGTCGACTACTGAGAACGTTCTGTTCCTCCAAGGTAACGGCTGTTCCGACCAGTATGTTACATCGGGAGGAATGTCAAGCGGATAAATGTACTGAGTTATGCCAGTGTAAGGCTCGACGAACTTTACTTCGACCTGTTTCGTGGTGCTCGTCACATTCGTGAAATGAACCTTTCGGTTTCCATTCTCAACTGCAACGATTTCGAATTTCTTAACGTTGTCCATGTCAGCGAGAGCCTTTTCGACGAACTCTTCTAGCTTATTGCTCCACATGAGGTCAGACCATTCAGCAATTCTCTGAGCTGACCAATCCCACCATCTTATTTTCAATAACTTTTCGACGATGTCCGAGTTGAACCTGGTGTACAGAAATTCAGCCGGAACTCCGCCGACAACCGTGTAAGGTTTGACATTCTTCGTGACGATTGACCTGGCAGCAATTACTGCTCCGTCTCCAATTTTTACTCCAGGCATTATCATAGATTGAGTTCCTATCCAAACATCATTTCCGATGATGATGTCACCGCCTTTATTGTGGCCGAGAACATGATTTAAGTATTCATCAAGCTCAGGAGTAACAGGCCCCCTAAGCATAGTTGAGGTGGTGACCCAATCGGGTCGGTGGTTTGCATTCAATATGAACGTACAATCCCTAGCGATAGAACAGTACCTACCGACCTTTACTTTTGAATCATTTGTCCATGATATGATGTTGACACCCCTATCGTAATACGTACCGCGTCCGGTTTCCATTAAGTGTAAGTTCTCTGACATTTACAATAATTTTTTTTTCCAAAAGTCTACAAAATCGTCAACTGTACGATCGTTTAACTTTTCCATTTCTTTAAGGTGATTAGTGGCAAAAGGCAAGGTTGCTTCTGCCCATGAAATATCATTCCAACCATAGGCTATCCCACATGATTGCAATGGATTTAGCATTCGAAACTCAGTAGGAGTCACTAATCGATTGTCCAAATCGGTGCTAGCGTTTCTTGCAAATTCGTATGATCTTCCTGGATTAAGTAGAACAGTAGTGCATCCGCAAAGCACAGCAGCAATAGAGTAATAGCTCGCGTGATCGTAGCTGAGCATGTACTTATACTGATTTAATTTTTCTCTTAGGTATTCGTATCCTCCACGTTCTTTCCAATCAGTCAAATCGTATGATCCTAATTTTTCGAATACCAAATCGCCAGTCGGCGGAATATTTTTATGGCGTATGTGGCATATCCCATCTCTTCTTCCAAAATTAGTCAAGAATAGTTCGTCAAATTTGTAATCAAGAACAGTTAACTTTCGATCCTTTACTTCTCTGTACGTTTTGAAATTAGAGTAATTGAAGTATTCGTCTGTTTCGTCATACTGTTTTTCTATATCAGCTTCAGTATGGTATAGGATCCATCTAGCTACATGTTTCGTTCCAAATGGATTGCCCCTAGTGATTTGCGGGTATATCGAAATGGTGTTTGATATTGGATACTCGAAATTATCCCAAACGAAATACTCCATGAACCCTTCGGATTTCACAATTTCTCCTGGTATTCTGACCAAGTTTTCATGAGGTTTTGGCGGATCAGCAACGACGCAAGTCTTATAACCACGTTCAGCTAATTTATAAGCAAGTTCATGCATAGCTACTATTGCTCCAGTCATTTTCTGTTGCAATGAAGAATGCACTCCAATTATAAAATTAGGGTTGACGCTTGAAAAATCGATTTTTTCCAAATTAAGCTATTTTTTTAATCTCGGTTCGCTTTCGTGTAGATTTCGAATTTCGAAAGATCAGGATACGGCAATTCCAAATCATCATTGTGTTTCTTGGTGCCGTCTATGTTATAGAACTGCTGAATCAGCAGTAACCCACGCGTTGCAATTTCTGGCATCATGTAAAAGTTCCATCCGAGCATGTCAAAATAATCATCGTGGTACGAGCATTCCCTACGACCTGAAAACCTTGCTCTCTTGAACCAATTGTAGGCTTCAAAATTATCAGTTAGGATCGCCCCTCCCTTAGAGAGTTTCAAATGCTTGTACGGACCGGTGAACGATACGCACATGTGAGTCTCTGGTTCGTACATGTCTGCCGTGAATCGAAGCGCAGAATCTATGACAATAGTAGGAAATAGTCGGTAAGCCCCCTTAATGGTTTTTCCTTTCACTTCTCTGAAATTAACTTTCGCTCCAGCATGAATGATCTCACATGGAACAGATGGATAGGTTCTGGCAGGAATCGTTATTTCCATTCCTTTCACTCCTTCATGCATCAGAGCTAAGAACAGAGCGTTCGACATGTTATCGACTGCAACAGCGTATGGTGCTCCAGTATAATCACACAAGGCTTTTTCAAATTCTTCTGTTACTTTATAGACTCCATTTGCCATGGTATGTAGTTATTTTTTATCATGACAGCATTTTCGCCATCATTGAACAGTCGATACTCATGTTCCTGAGCCCAGTCTAAAATTTCGTAGTATTGAGGTTGTTTGATATGCATTACTTCGAATATTATGAGAGTAGGTTCAGTCTTCAGAGCCAAAATCAAATCACCGTCTATTCCCTCGACATCAAGGTGCAACCAATCCAATTTACCGTTGAATTCCTTTTCTATCAAATCATTGATTGCTGTGCTAGTGCGATGAGTTTGTTTGATCTTATCATCTGTTAGGAATATGTTGATGACCGGCTTGTAGATCGTGTCAGTAAAACCTTCTCCCCCTTCGAACCATTCAACTTCTTCTCCATCAGTGGTGATGATGTCATGAATGAATTTGACGAAAGGAAGGTGACCGTAATTTCGAACTACTACTTCGCACTGGGCTTTGCTTCCATCCACTAGGACTGCATCCGTCATTCCGAGAATTACTGGATAGGTCCAGTGTCCGAATGTTCCGTCATGACAGCCTATAACCAAACCCTTTGGTTTATGATTCAAGCTACGCAGGAAATGCCACATCAATTTTTCGATGGAATCTCCGTGCTGTGGTACTGAGTACTTGTGTTCGAATACGGTCTTTCCACTTGGAGTGGTAAGAACAACATCGTATGGAGTTTCAGCGCCTCCCCATGAAACCCAAGTTCCAGGAGATAGTGGAGAGCTCCAAACTTCTTCGCCAGTTATCGACTTTTTGAAACGTGCAGTTAATGGAAGATCACTCGGCTGAAATATGGTGAACTTATCTAAAGTCACTACCGTTTTATTTTCGCTGCGACTGTAATCTACTTTTATCATCCATGTTCGATTATTTTGTTACTGATTGGATCCCATTCGATCGTTCTTGGTTTGTACTCATACTCGTACCTCTCGTTCAATACGGAAGCATTGATGAAATGGGTGTGACCATCGAAATGATAGCCGTTTCCACTGTGAATGTGACCAAACACATGGATCTTAGGCCTGAATGCAGTTATCCTGCGTATTAGAACTTCGCAACCTAACTTATCGCTCCATCCTAAGATATTGTCAAGGATTCCATTTGGTGGACCATGCGTTATGAGAATGTCAGTATCGTCTGGAATAGCATCCCAAACTTTCTGAATTTCCCAACCTTCTCTCGGGAGGTTGAATGCCCAATGACAAAATTCTGGTTGCCATGGACTACCGTAGATTTTTATCTCTGGGTCCATACCAATGGTCGTGTGATCATCTTGCAAGTAATTGATCCACTTGTACGAATTGACTATCTGAGCAGCATCGTTCCTCCTATTTTCGAAAAGGAAGTCATGATTACCTGCAATGAAAATCTTACGATCGTAATTGTCGATCTTATCGAACCACTTACAGAAGGCTTCCACTTCATGTGGGTACCCTCTAGAACTCAAATCACCAGCGTGAATCAGAACGTTTCCGCCCGGAAGGTCGACCATTATCTGATTGTGCTTGTTGTGTGTATCTGAAATGAATGAAATGCGCATAATTATGTTTTTTGTTTGCAATTATTAAAATGCCATCGATACATGGTCGTACCACCAACTTGCCCGCAGTGCGGACACGTTATTCTCATGATCCTGGTAAAATTATTGGTTCTGCTGGTTTTGGTTCTTCGATTTCACGAAGCTTGAATTGCTTGTTCATATGATGACACTTAGAACAAGCATACGCTGGAATCGGTACGAGTTGGTCCTCTGGCGAACCGGTCAATAACTTAGAGACCTTTCTCAAATAGAGAACTTCGATGAATGTATCGTTTCCACATTCGTCGCATGTTAGGGCAGTCGTGTTATTGAGCCCAATGCGAATTTGCTGATTTGGAATATTTCCTCCTGGCATAATTCTATCTTTTTGATTTTTTTACTACACGGTGACGATTAGTTTAGTTACTCACACAAAAAAAGGGGCAAATTGCCCCTTTGTAATCAAGCATTCGAACTCAATTATTTGCTTACTGGCTTTGCTGAATCATCTGTCGGTACAACAAGTGTTGAATCTGAGATCTGTAGAGCTGCGATGGAGTCAGCTGTTGCAATTGAGTCGGCAATACGCTTTTCTTCAACTTCCTTCGCTGACGGTCCACACGATACTACAAATAACGCTGCTACAATTGCGAGCATTCCAAAAAATTTCTTCATTTGTTTATCTTGTTTTTTTCTGTTTTATTTATACACGATATATTCGTGCGGTTTTTAACATTTTTTAACATTTAGCGAATTTCACATGTATTACGGTCTGACTATTTTAACTTTATATCCAGCATATTTTAGTTTGACTCGTTTTGCTGAACCGATTGTTATTTCAGTTATGCCATTCACTAAATCTTTCAAATTATAATGAAGTTATAGTACATGCATTTCCTGCGCAAGCTAATTCGCCCTTAAGGTCAGTACAATCTTCCAATTCAATTACTTGCGATAGATCTACCTTCGTTAAATGCGCCATCATTTCTTCGTACGCTTCTATTGTACAATCCTCGAACGGTGGCTGTACGTACGATCCACCATCGTATGGAAGGACTGCAAGGCCGTTGTAGAACTTACGGTTTTCCCACATCCATTCTCCAACTTCGTCCCATTCACCATCCCTTACAGACACGGTTGCCGAGATGTTGTGAGTGTTCTGTCCAGTCCTGTGACCTGGTTTTATCCAGCTTACGTAGAACTGTTTCACCCTTTCGAGCAATTCAATTGCAGTTTCGTACCTGAACATGGATCCCTCTGGGGCGCGTTGTGGTACCTTGATGATGGCAGTATCAAGCGGACGGAAAAGATCATTCTCGAGCAATTCTGGGTGATGGATCGATAGATGAGTGTAGATAGATTCATTCTTACCTACCCTTATCCTACGGATGTAGTGGTCATTGTGCCATGCATGAATTCCAGAAGAAGTTCCGAGTACCAAGCTCGAAGTTCCACTTGGTTTGATGGTGGTGCACCTAGCTGCTGAATTGATACCGATAGCCATTGCGACTCGTTCGTTTTCTTTCTTCACCGCGTCTGCTGCTTCCTTCAGGTTGTACTTCTGTGCTGCTCCCGATCCGATGCCTGTCATTCCTACTCCAATGAGAGCTTCGCGTTCCGTTGTCTTCTGCCAGTTAGAACGAAGGTAATGGAAGTTGGTGTAACCTGCTTGAAGGGTTCCAATGAAGGATGCTGCTTTTACCCTGCGATTGAGGTCTTCCTGTGACTCTATGTCAGATGCATTCACCTCACAAAGGTTGCAGAATTGAAAAGGTCTCAGCGAAATTTCGCAGCACGGATTAGTTCCCCAGTCCTTGTCATTGCTGAAATAGATTCCAGGTTCTCCTGCTCCAGAAGCTTTGATCTTGTTCCAAAGTTCCAAGAAGAATTCCTTCTCGATTTTGTTCCTCAACAGCACAGCAGAGTTGTTAGCTCTTCCGCGTTGAGGGTTCAGTTCCCACCACATTCCTGACTTACATGAAATCATTTCGTTATCGTCTGCACTGAACAGACTAATAAGAGCAGCCCTACGAATTCCGCCTGCGAGAACTGCATCGGCAATGTGACATACAAGATCGTGAACTTCGATAGGTTTCAGCTTCTCGTTATTTTCTTTCTGTGAAAGCAGACCTTCCATTTTAAGGAGGCACTCCTTAAGAGGTTGAGGGCCTGGTGCTTTACCTCCGGACGTTACAAGTTTGGCTCCCTTTTGCCGAATGTCCCTGAAATCGAAATCGATTGCTGACCCGCCAGTAAAGTAAGATTTGACAAGAACTTTGACTGCGTCCGCCCAACCTTCGATGCTATCGCCAATTAGGAATCTCTTCCTGCGATTGGGATTTGGCTTCTTTATTTCCGGTAAGTTCTCGACATGATGTTTCTGAACGCTGAATCCAACTCCAGTTCCGCCTAGTAGCAGGAACATAATTTCGCCGAATGCTCTCCAATCATCGATCGGTAAGTACGCGCAATTGTAAATTCTGTTGGGCGATATTTCGATAGGCTTTCCTCCAAACTGCAACGATCTCATTGACGGTAGAACCTTTCTTTCGTAAACGAGCTCATAGTTACTTCGGATCTCTTCTTCTAACTCGGGATATTTTTTAATGTGCATGTTCATGTTTCGCGTCACCAGTTCGTTCCATGTTTCTCGTCTTTGTAGTTCGTTCGAGTACCTTGCGTACTTCATGTAAACGGTGATGTCGCTCAAAATTTGGTTTGATAGTTCCATACTTGTTACTGTCGTTTTTTTAAGTTCTTTGTGTCAATTAGTTAAGAAGAAGCCTCTCTAATTTGAATACTTTTGCAATCGGTGCTCTGTTCGACCGGTGATAACATGAGCTGGACAGAAGATCACTTTCTGTGATCCTGTCACGTTACGTACTTAAACTCTCTAAACTGGATTTGATCTGGGGATGGCCTCGTATATGAAGCTGGGGTTATTATTCTGGTTAGATCAATCATGTTAGTAAAAATGGAAAGGTTTCAGTCTTATTTATACTGACGATGCTACCGTTTGGTTTGAAATAAATAACAAAAAATCGAAAAATATGAAGCCGATTACTCAATATTCATTTCATGCTGACCAGTATTTCCAGGAAGAAACTACAAAGAAACAAATTTACCTCCACCACACTGCTGGAAACCCTGATCCGTTCGCAACTTTCGACTGGTGGGCAAGCAATTCAGACAGGATCGCCACCTGCATAGTCATTGGTGGAAGGCCTACCTCTTCTAACAAATGGATCGACGGCCAGATCGTTCAAGGATACTCATCTAAATTCTGGGCATTCCACCTAGGTCTTAAACAAGCAGTGTTCGATTCACAGAACGTTCCGTATCAAAAACTTGACAAGATCAGCATAGGGGTAGAGACCTGTAATTGGGGACAATTGACATTAGCACCAGATAGATCCTTCAAGAATTACGTCAATCGTACAGTTCCAGAAAACGAAGTATGCGAGCTCGACAAACCGTTCAAGGGCTTCAAATATTATCATGCATACACGGACGCACAGATCGAGAGCATTTACGAACTGCTTATTTTCTGGGGACAGAGGTTCGGAATTCCAGTAGCTTACAATCCTGACATTTGGAACGTTTCAGAAAGAGCATTACGTGGAGAACCTGGAGTCTACACACACAATTCAGTAAGAACAGATAAGAACGACATGTCTCCTCAGCCTAAGCTAGTCAACATGCTAAAATCACTCTAACTTATGTTCAATCCAATCTCAGATACCTATCGATATTTCGATCAAAAAGTTAAGATGCTGTTCGAAAAGCCAGAACCTTGGGAAACTAATCCTGGACGCGGCGAACCTGATGCTCTACTTAGAACTGCTAGAGCTTATATCGCTTATAAACAGCCAGTACTAAAGGAAGGAATCTTAAGCTGTTACAAGAAGGAAAGTGACGGACATTATCAAGCTTATCGTTGCGCTCCGGATATTGGAGCAGAAGACGTTAGTCGAGATCAAACTACTGGTTCATTAGCCGCCCTATTCATAAATGGAGACAAAACAGAATTCGAAGAAATCGGTCCAAAGCTAAGATTTCGGCTCAGCAAGCGGTTCTTACAGGGACCCGGAATGTGGTTATGGCTCAGGCAATGGTGGGTAGCTTACGGAATAATTGAGTTCTTCTCTATCGTATTCGGAATAATGTGGAATAAGGTTTTGTATCGTTTGCTAGATCGTACTAAAGTTTATTCGGAAGAAGAGTACTTAGCTAAGGACCCAAATACTGGAGTCTGGTTTAAGGAAAATGGAACATGGAAGTACATAGAGAATGCTTACTGGGCAACCAACGGAAACAAACTGTACTCAGAATACAAAAAGAAACTCGATGAGAACAAATTTTATAAGTTCTTGGACATGACAGAGTACATGACGTACGGAGCATTCCTAACAGTAATGATGGTCTACTGCATGCCACAAAGCATTTTCAGAAGGCTTCTTGTGAAATTGTTAAAATGGAATTTCAAGGGCGAGAACAACTTGCTTCTTAGGGCAATGTTCGATAAGGATGTTACTAAGGAAGAGATCGATGCATTGAAACCAATGAAGGGATTCAGATGGACCTCCAGGTTCGATAAATCTTCGTACTTCGATTACCTCGAAGGGGACGATGCTAAGTACAACAACTTAGACAAGGACATTCTTTATGGGATAATGGGATACTCTGCTCCGGAAGCTGTGACTTTGCCTGCGACTTAAACTTTTTCGAGATGCTCGTCCATTGAACTCTTATTGACGATGGCATCGATTGCTGCCGCTAAGGCATGCGCACAACTAATTACTTTTATCTTTGGAGTTTCCACTTGTTCGATGGAATCCGTAATGACGAGCTGATCCAAAAATTGGCTCGTCGTTATTTTCTCACGGCCGTTTCCTGACAGAACTCCGTGCGAGATAAGGGCAGTAACCTTTTTAGCTCCTCCTTCCTTCAGCAGTTCTGCAGCTTTGATCAACGTTCCTCCCGTGTCTACCATGTCGTCGAGAAGAAGAACGTGCTTTCCAGTAACTTCTCCAATGAGGTCCATTCTCTCGATCGCATTTGGTCTGGTCCTTAATTTCGACATCATTGCGAATGTGGTATCCGGGAACTTGCGAAGGAATTTCTGGTAGAACCGCATGGCTCGCTTCACTCCACCTGCATCAGGCGAACATACACAGTACTCATCGTCCTGCAATTTCTTGCTGAATCGACTGAACGCAACGCTTCCAGGAATCATGTTGACCGGTATGTTGAAAAATCCCTGAATCTGTTCGGAGTGAAGATCGATGGAGATCACCTTGGTCGCACCCGCCGCTTCGAATAGTGTAGCCATAAGCTTTGCACCAATCGCACCCCTAGATCCCTCTTTTCTGTCCTGTCGTGAATACCCAAGGTAAGGCATCACTATGATAATTTCGCTGGCAGAAGCAAGCTTTGCAGCTTGAATTGTCAGGATCATTGTGAGTATTTTTTCCGGTGAAGTTGTGCTTCCGATTAGGAAGACTTTTTTCTCGCGAACGGTTTCAAGGAACTGAGGACTAAGTTCTCCATCGGAAAACCTATCCACCTTAAACCGACCAAGCTCGGTACCGAGCTCGTCTGCGATCTTCTGTGCGAGTGAAGATCCATCAACTGAAAAGATCCTATACATTGTGTATGGTAAATTTTGGCACTAAAACTGTCTTGTTCATCCCGACTGCAACGACCCACATGCTGTAAACTTTGGTGATCTCGAGGTAAGGCGGTTCATAATCGTCTGGGTACCTCATTGGCCTTCCACCTGGATTGTAGAAGCCTTCTTGCATTCTCTTTTGTCCGATGACGATTCCCGATCCAAGTCCACGCTGAAACACGAGTTTCCTTAGGGCTGGAGGAAAGTAGATTTCTCCTGGACGACCGACACTTTCTCTTTCTGGAACGATGGTGTACGTATCACCGCTATAAAGTTTACGATCCTTGAGATCTTTTTCAGCAATGTAAACTACTTCCTTAAAAGTTTCGAAGAAGTCGATTCTGTCTCCGAACTTAACCGTTGGTTCTTGTTTCTGTTCCTTCATATATTTTGACTAACTCTGGATTGATATGCACTTCACCTTCTGAACTGTCAACATGCTGTTTGTAAAGAGGGTAGATCTGATCGCGAGCGAAGCCTTTAGCTGCGCTACGACAGCTTTCCCATTTTCCGTCAGATGCCGCACTTATGAGAACCTGTTCAAGTTCCCTTGCGAACTGCGCGTGTAAAAATTCTCCAATGATTGACGTGTTAATCGTAATTAAATGGGCTGAACTCCTGTAAAAATTTCTGTCTTTGCTGAATGCGTCCGCACCTTACCAGCTCGTCTCCAAGTTTCTTCATAATGTTCCCAGTTCCGGCAACGTCAATGTGAATGACATGACTGTTAGTTCCAGGATAGGTGAAAGTTATCCATGCTTTATCGTCTCCGACTACTGTGTTCGGATTTTCGCCGGACGCTCTGTATTTGAAACCGAGTGACTCAGCCATCTTACGAACTTCCGCAATAGTTACCTTATTCTTCATACTCTGTTTCCCTTTAGAATCATGTAATCACCTCCGCTGAGATTGCCTTCAGTACCGTCATCAACGTGATACGAAATGGTCCATTCGGCTTCCTCGTACCTTCTTTTGAGTTCGTCAGCCATCATTTTTTTTCTGATGGACTTCATGTTAGTACGACGTTCTTGATTGATTGGATTGTACTCGAAGTTAGCCGTGCAAAGGTCTATCCAAACTTCGTTTTTCGTTTTGAACTGCCTTAAAATTTCATCATCGATATGCTTTTCAATGACAGAGACCATTGCCAGTTCTTCTTCTGACAATGGTCTCTTATCGATTTTGTTCAATTCACTGTACTTGATTGCCATTCTATTTCATAATTTTCCTTGACCTTGTGCTCTAACCATTTGAATAATAATGATTCCAACCGATAGTATTGCTCCGAATCCAGCCATCATGTCTCGTGCTCTTTCCGGCCATTCCGTGAAATCGAAGTTACCGTTCCCAAATGAGAACAGAACGTAAAGAAGCAATAGTATTAACAGTATCAGATTTCGGGTTTCTTTTATGAAGTTCATGGTCTTAGTTTTATTGAAAAATCTTGATCATACGTAAATTTTCCTTCTGGGAATCGAATGGTCGTCAAGCAACCGTGGTAAGTGTCCGACAGGATTGCCGGAGATGAAGTAAGGATATCAAGTTCTTTCAATCCAAGGTTCTTTTCCTTGTTGAGCTTGCTTATCTGGTAAATTAGCTGGTAAATTTCTTGGACTGAACAGTGCCGTTCAGGAAAAGCTAATAGCCAATGATCAGGAAGCCTGTTCAATTCTCCGGAAAAAATCTCATCGAACTTATTGATACCCATTCCTCTGATGAAACTGAAAATGGAATGACGAGGTGGGATGTCAATCGAAGCGACCACTCGGAGTTTGAATCCGTAGTGGTCGATCGATTCTTGTGACGGGTTAAGGTCCTTAGCCCATTCGTTGAATATGTCTGATATTGAGCGGGCAGTTACCGACATCTTACAGAGATTTGAAGAGGTCCTCTTTAGTAGGGTATACTTCTGACTCTTTGAATTCTCCGTGACAGGTGGAGTACACCGTGCTGTTCGGGCCGAATCTCTGGAAAGCTTCTTTCTGAACTGCTGTGCAAGCTTCGAGGTCGGAGTTCTCGGTGTTTGCCCGGGAAAGGATGCGAGCTGAATGAACTAGGTTGTTTTTCATGTAGTAAACCAACTGGCCAATCTCGTACCGGTAATCCGGAGCGATGCGTTTCAGGCCGGAAGATTCGACTGAGGTCACGATGACCTGCATGCCCATGTTGTAGAGGTCCTTTGCGATTGCTGCGAATTCTTCTTTAGTGCCGATTGCACTGTCCCACAGGGTGGAGAAGATTGCATTGCTCTCGCCGAAGTACGTCCAACCACCGGCTGCATTCTGTTTCTTGTAAATTTCCAGGCCGTTCGACAGGACTGCAACACGGATGAAACCGTTCTTTGCATTGTAATCCAGTCTTTCTTCCTCGTTCAGCTGCTGAACTGATTTGGTCGGGGTTCCGGTCGTGCCAGTTGCGACTGCTACGCCTGATGCTCCGGCATTCGCTGGAGGAGTGGTGGTGAGGTCAGCTTGTTTCACGAACATATACTGACCTTTCGGGCTACGAACTGCGAGGCCTTTTGAAACCAGGGCTTTACAATGAGGACTTGCCCATCCACTGTAATCGCTGGAATCGTAGTACGATTTATCCAGGCCATTTTCTTTTTTGAAAGCCTTGCCGATTTCGGTCGGAGACACGTAAACGTTGAGCTGCTTTGCGAGGTAATCTAATACCCACTGCTGTTTAACTGTCGTTGCGTTCATATTGCTTCTTGAAGTTTAGATCCGTTTGGTTTGGTATAAACTACCATTTTTGGTGTCACTTGGAACTTTTTTCCGGCAAATAAATCTACGTACTTCTGGCCCATTCCAGGTTTCAAATATCCGATAGTGGAATGTGGATGATAATCAGGGAATGATGTGGTGTGAGGCATTTTTGTAAGCTCAGCATTCAGTTCATGAAGAACTGAATTGTCCGCGTCCATTTTCAGAACATCGTACTTCTCGTTAGAAAAGATCGATGCATTTCCCAGATTTATTGGCCCTACTGGTTTTGACTTGCACACCGACATTACTGATTCGTCAGTAACTTCATTGGCGTGCAACCCGAATAACAAAGTAACATGCGGTTCTTTTTCCAAACCGAACGTCGGGTCTTCTGGATCGACGTACACATCGTTTTCGTCTATCTGAGAATGCAGGTCCTGCATTTCAGGAAAGTCGAAGTAAACCATTGCGCATCCGTACTCGTAAGCTTTTTGTTCGTTAACGAACTGCTCAAAGTTCTTGATTTCAACTGGCATTGTTGTTCTTGTTTTTTTCGAATTCGACGGCTTCGTCCATCGTATCAAAGTATCGAATAGCTTGCTTCGGGTCCTCGCCCGAACAACATTCAACATCACATAAGTAGTCCGCATGCATCTTGTCAGAAATGATGAGCCCCTCTGCTTTAACTCTCTCACACACTTCGCATGTACAAGTAGTACCATTACGATAGACTCTCTTTCCGATTCGATCTATGAACCATTGCTTATGAGCTTTATATTCTTCTTCAAGGGTTTGTAACACAGGCTCTTCCTTTTTTTTTTTTACTTTTTCGGGATAACTGTCCATGAATTCCCGGGCTTTAGCGAATGCCATGTTATCTGGGAAACAGACGACCTTTCGCTGTCCGCCGTTCTGATGATTGAGCATGTCAATCAAATTCTTAATGTGATCGGTAAGCTCGTCATTATCCCTGAACACTAAAAGAACAGGTTCCTGGTCCGTGTCGGACACTGTGTTTCCTACTTTAACTTTCATTTTCTTCGACTGGTTTTAATCTTGGGAAAAGCTTGTAAAATTGTTTCCATGCGGTCTTGCGAACTTTCTTTGACCAGTGTATGCTAGCTCCATTTCCTCCACCACTTCCGTAATTGATGTAGGACTTGTTGTCCTGTCTCGGATTTTTCGGCATGTAACTCATTAAGCGATACCTCTGGTACTGTTGGTCATGAACACTCTTGATCAATGATCGCATTTTCTTTACCTGCTGATGAGTTAGCGCTTTTCTTGAAGCGCTAACTCCGTAATTTCCGGTGGGCGCCGTTCATGTACCCTGAAATCGAAATACCCTGACTTACGCTTTTTCATCGTTTGAATTCTTCTTCTGTTGGTGTAGGTAGGTTCATTGCGGAATAGAGGTCAATGTACCACATGCCGATCTTATACTCAGCATAGTTCACGGTTTTGAACTGATCGTAAAGTTTCTTTCCGTCGCGTCTGTAGTAATTGTACTGCAAGTTCTTCCGTACGAACTGACCCTTATTCTCTGGTTCCGTGAATTCGATGTACGGTCCGTGATTCCCAACCATCAGGCGAACGAACTTAGGTTCTGCCGCTCGCATGAAAGAATCGTCCTGAACTATTACCGTTGAATCGTCATCCGCTAAGCTAATTGAACCGAACTCAATGAAATCATTCTTGATGCGATCGACATAGACTTGGCGAATGAATCGATTGATTTCCCTGATCTCCTCTTTCGTTTTCAGGTTCTTCAAGTCCCTAACGAATGCTTGGTAAAAACCGGAGTGAACGTACTTCCAAAAAATATCGTACCATTCGAACTTAAGATCTTCAGCAAGTTTCATTACTTCGATATTTGAGATTCGAGCCTCATGTGAATTTTTACCAGCCTAGAAATGAATTCTTGCTTGGTGAGAACCGTCTTACTAGAATCGGACCTTCCGATCTCATGAGTAAGACTTGCATCTCCTGCCGTGAAGAGGGCGTGTTGAAATGACTGGTTCTGTGATAGAGAGTCGAAGGCTCGATCAAGTAGTTTTTGGTAATCTTCCGAATGACGATCGTACGATATTCCTTTCCAGTAAAGGGTCTGAACTGCCGATCAGTCATGTTACCGAGCCAATGAATTACTGACTGTATCATTCGTGTATTGTGGTTTCAATGTCTGTTTCAATTTGATGAGATCTTCCTTGTACATGTCAAGCGGAAGCCTCTTCTTTATTTTGTTCAGTTCCACTTTCTTTTCTTCGACTTCCTTTAGCAACTGTTCATATATTTCTTTCGTCAACGAATGGATTGGCATTCCAAGCAAGTAATTGTAAGAACCGTCAACTTCATCGAAGTTTGCTGTCTCTAAGTAAAGGACAATTGCCTGTTTAGGCGCGTTATTGATCTTCAACTTGCCAATAATGATTTCCTTAACGAACCTTGCTCTGTTAGAAAGAAAGCTGAGCTCTCTCTCGTACTTATCGATCAAGTATGCCTTGCGCTTGTCATAGAACTTGAGGCGGAAGTTCACGAAGTATTCCACGACTTCTGGCAAAGTACTGAACTCGATTAACTTTCCGTTCTCGTCCAAGCACGTCAAGTTCTCAGTTTCGGTCTCAATCATCTTGAGAGTTTGATCAAGCTTTCCTTTAGCTACGAGTTTAGCCAAGTTCGCTCTGTTGAACTTCAGGATGTAATTGATTCCGCTGGAAGAGTTGTCCTCATAGTTGTAGATGATGCCTCTCTCAAGCAACGAGTTGAGATGTGCTTCGTACTTTTGAAACGTTATGGACGGCGGAAGTTCAGAAACTTCGACTGTAGTGGTGTTCACTACGCGATACCTACCGCGCATGATGTACTGGTTCGTGTCGTCGACTTGCTCGACTGGCCCATTGTAAGCGCTCCACCATGGAAGCAATTTTCCAACTTTCTTTCCTTCGAGAACTCTCTGGCATGCGTCAATGAGATCGATAGGATTACGGTTTAATATGTTAGTAGCAAAGCCGACAGCGATTCCAGAGCTTCCATTCAACAGGACAGTTGGAATGATTGGTAGGAAGTACTTCGGTTCGATCTCACACCCCTCTTCTATTCTACTCTCTAAGAGGTCGAAATCCTTGTACAGCAATCTGAAATTTTTGGTCGTCTTTGTAGAAATGTAGCGAGCCGCTCCGGCTTCAGGAGAACGAAGGGATCCGAATTGGCCGATCTCTTCTAGTAACGGAAGAGAATTATTGAAAGATTGCGCCATCCCAATGATTGCTCCGTTCAAACTAGAATTGTGAGTAACTAAATTATCTCTAGTTACTATAAAATTATGAAATTCGTCAACTGTGATATCATAGAATTTCTTAGGTTCAGTTAGCGTACGTATATTAATTGACTTTACTTTCATTTTTTATTTTATCTTTTTATGAATTTCGGCTCGTAAAGATTCAAATTGTTCGACTAAATCGAGATCAGTCCAGACTATTTTCACTGAATAGCCATAAGATTCGATCAATTTCATTTTTCTAGTAAATTGTTCAAAATTATCCTTTGCTGTTTGCTTAGAAATTGGATGAACCCAATTTTGATCAGGAGATTTTGCATGCCATGATACGTGATTATATTCTATTACTAATTTGAGTTTAGGAATAACCAAATCATAAAAATACGCCCGCTTATTTTGTGAATCACGTATACAAAATTCTCGCATACCATCTAACCCACAGAAAAATTTTATATTAGCTGAATTTAGTATCTCAAGTAAAGGTTTGAAAAAATTTAAACTTTCCTTTGACGTTCGTGGTAAATGCTGTATTCTATTATCATAGCCAAGTCGATCAATTAATTTATCATGAGCTTTCCACCAAGAACGCTTTAGTAAGTCAGGATCAAGTATTAAAGATTTGGCTAAAGTATTTTTCTTTCGTTCTTTGATTTCTGGTAATTTGGAAATATTATCTACGTTGTATCTTCTAATCATCGTATTTTTTATCTTAGATACGGTAGACGGCACAGCGAACTGATTAGCTACGCCAAATTGATTAACTAACTGACGCTCTATTTTCTTTTTAGTTTTTGAATTTTTGCAAAAATTATGATACGTTCCTTCGCTTCTTAAAAATGATTGCTTTTTTAATTCAGTAGCGCAATCTTTAGAACAGGTTTGATTTTGATAGCTATTGAATTCTATTCCACAAATCGGGCATTCTTTAAATCGCCTACATACTTTACATAGTGTACTAAGCATATCGTATTTCTGCAATATCGTAGTTTCTGATAAATTTCCTATCCTATATTCGCAATTACACCGTATACAAACGAATCTAGTCGTTCTGATTTTTTTAATATCCATGATAAGTGTATCACTATTTAATTTTTATTTATATGCACACTATCATCACGGTGTTAAAATGTCATCATCTTCTACTAGGTCTTCTGCATTTACCCATCCTCGAGCTGTTAAAAATGGGTGATTTTTTGTACATTTTAATACTTTACCAGATTCTAATTCAATTTCAATTTCTTCTGTTGTTATATTTCCTATTCTTGGAGAATGACCAATAGCCTCAATAAAAGTATTTGAAACTTCATCAAACGCTATTACTTGTAATGATTCATTTGGAAATTTTTTAAACCACTCGCCTACTGTTATATAAGTTCCATCAGCTAATAAAATTTCTGTATTTGGATCCAAACAGTCACCGTGATGATAGTGAGCGTCAGCAGCTATCTTGCCGCCAAGCTGGAAGATCTTCAATGGCTTTTCGTTGCCAGTCTTCCAAACCTTGTCAGCAATGAATATGATCTTGCGTTGGGTTGGCTTGAACCCGTCTATGACGGACGGGATCGCTCGATTCTCAAGGGTGTACATCCCGTAAAGGGAATAGTCCTCATCGAGGTATTGCGTTACAGTTTTCTGTTTGGGTTGCATCATCTTAGTTTGGTGAAATTTGTGTCATCCATATCATGGTGCCTTCTGGCAAGTCACTGTTCGTGTCATTGACTCCATCCGTTATTGGGTAGATATGGATCTGCTCATCTTTTTTGAAGACTATGACTTTCTTAGCATCATCGTCGAGCTTAATGTCTCCTTTTATATCAACGACAATCCCTTCGGTTTCTTTTAACAAGCATGAAAGAGCTGCTGCGAATACTAAACATGAGTTCAGCCAATCCTTTGGAGAGTCCTCATGGTTCGGATCCTGTGGTTTGGTATAGTTCGCCATTAGATGGAAGTTTTTGCTTTTACCCCGCCGCCGAACAGGATTCCGGAACCTAGAACGAATCCAAAATCGTACCAGCCGCCGTTGTTATTCTTTGCGTACATGTCGATGTTGTCGCTTAACAAGCTCCCGATAAAACTGATCGGAGCGATCATTCCGTGCCACAAGCCTCCCCAGAAACCGTACGGCGTGTCGGTCACGCATGCTTCCACATGGGTAACGTCAGCACAACCAGTTAAGAATAAGAAGGCGACTATCACGAAGAGCGCCAAGTACTTCACATTTACGTTTTTCATTTGCATGTATGTTAGGTAGCTATAATACCACGAAATTGAGTATAATATCCATAGAAATTCACACACCATGAACTTTTTCAAAGTAGGATCGGCAGTTTTAATAGTAGCTTTAGCATTGGTTCTCAACGCTCAGCACTTCGTGAGCTACGAACCGATTGCAAAGTTCAGTTCGCCTTCGATTTCTAAGGTTTACACAGACAAGAAAGCTAATAACTTGGACGAGGCTATTAAAATGGCTTTGAAGATCACCACTAATCAGTTGACCTTCAAGCTGAAAAGCTCAGGAAATAGCGACGTGAATTACTTGGTGAAGTCCGGCCAAGCTCACTGTGTTGGATATGCCAACTTTTACAATGCAATGCTGAAATCTATCTTGATCAACAGCAACATAAAGGATTGCAAGATTTACAGGGTAAGAGCCACGGTGATATTTGCAGGAATAGATTTGACTTCAATATCAGACGATCCTAGCTTCAAGGACCATGACATTAGCATGGTAATCGATTACAAGAATAACGTCAAGTACTTGATAGATCCTAGCTTATCCGAAGTGATGGGAAGTATTATTCAGCAGTCTTCTGTACTGGAGTAACTGGATTCTGAGCCGGAGCGTTCAGAACGAAGTCAATAGGATAACCTTTGTATCCCCAACAATTCCCTCAACGAGATTGTCTTTCTTATCAAGCTGTACAGGGTTGCTTCTCCAGCAGTCCATAACTTGAAGGCTTGAGCTATTCCCTTGAACACATCAGCTTTCGTTTGATCTCCTTCGACCACGTTCATGTCGTAGTTGTCATGAACCGTTATCGCATTTCCAGTTTTCTTTATTCCGCCAGGAGAAATTGCTCCAAGAGTGTACATGAATTGGCCTGCTAAGTTTGGAGCGGTAATCGGCTGACCAGTCGGTGCTTGCTTCAGTTTAGCAGTTTCGTTCTGTATTCCTTGCGTTGTGATAGCAGTTGGAAGACCGGCTGCTCCAATCGATTTCCACATAGGATAGTCGAATCCCTTCTGCCCATACTTAGTAGCAACATCATAGAGATATTTCTGTTCCTCTGGTGTGAGCTCGTCACTGTGCATGGGCGTTTTTCTTCCGCCTAAGTAGTATATCATTGCCCGAATATGTAGTGGCAGAGTCTTCATGGATCCCTTTATGAACTTGGAGAACCATGAACCGTGTTCGGTTGCTGCGCTTACTTCAGGCTCTGTGATCTTTACTGAATTCGTTTGGTTTGCTTTTGCTAGGTCAGGTCGAATCTCTTTCATTATTGATTCGATTCTCTGTTTTTCCATTGCCATCTTATTCGCATAAGGTTCGACTTGGTCCATTGATGCAACCTGAGGTTTTGGAGTCAAGTCTAGAGGTTTGGCTACTGGTTGATTGCCAGTTGCTTTTGGAGCAGTAGATTGATTGGTCAATTTTGGATCGTTCAATGGATCGTACCATGGACTTTTCGGATTTGAGAGGTCCTTATCAGTCGGTGGTTTTACAGTCTTACTAGCAGCTTGCCTCTTGGCAGAAGACATAGGCTGAACTCCGAGTTTTGGAGCAGTAAGAGGTCCGACGAATCCAGTCTGTTGAATTCCATTGTCAGCTTGAAATTTTCTGATCGCAGCTTTGGTGTTCTCGCCGTAAAGACCATCAACTCCATCCTTATTGGGACCGGATGTTCCGAGTAAGCTGGCGTATTCACCGCCCTTTGCTTTTAGAGCAGCTTGAACCGCCCTTACTGTTTCGTCTGCCGCCTCGGAAACGAGACCTTCGTTGATACGGTTATGCTGGTCGAATGATAGGGTGTACTTTAGCTTCATGCTACGATGCGAACTTTTGTTTATTTATTCGCTCGCTTCTCCTTTAATATGGCCTTTGCTAATCGATGAGCAATGACGGCAGTCACTTCGAATTCTCTAGCTTTCTTTTCTTCCTTCACCCTGTCATTGTAGGCTTTCCCCATGTGGTGTCCAATCTCATGAGCGAAGAACTCCAAACGCTGTTCCATCGTTACCTTGGAATTGGCCCAGTATCGGATGACTACTTTCTTTCCGTTGTTAGTGTATCCCCAAACGTTCGATTTACGACATCTGCTTATGTACTCTTCGAACATTATCCTTTCCATTTTGGATCTCAACGATCCGGATTTGATCATTGTCATTTCTGACTTTGGCATGAGGCCAGTCAAAGGCCCTGCCCTTTTAATACGAAAGGCGCTCTACGAGTGCCTCAAGATCATCATATTTCACCAGTACCGGTGTCATCGCGTCCAATATATGTTACCATCTACGAGTATCTGCGTCACATCCAGGTCCTTCTTAATCCTTGCAGCATACGCTTCCGGTTTCTTTACCTTCTTGTACGCTCTCTTCTTACCGCTCTTGTAAATTGCGGTGACTGTTGATCCGCCTGGAATCAAGCTGAGTTCGTTGGTCCTGAATTTATCCGCTACTACTAAAGTCTTTGCCATGATTAGAAATTAGTATCGCAACGTGAGATCGAGTCAGACGGAGTGTAATCCACGCTAGGTGTATAATCAACGGCTGGACTCGAATAGTAGGATGGGGTAGGATCTGGCGTGATGTCAACATGTGAAGGGCTTTCCATAGCTTCATGCATCATTGCACCGACAACAGCACCGCTCATGTCCGGTCCTATTGGAACTCCCGTTGCTAGGCCAATTGCCATTGATGTATTGAAATCAGACGACCTTTGGTCTTCTTCCCTTCTACGTCTTTCCGTGTCTGCTGTGTCTGCTTTCATACGATTGTATTCGGATGCAGAATAAGGTTGAATAGGTTGAGGTTTGTACTCTGAACGATCTCTCCCAACGCGAATGTCCTGATGAACTCTTGGTTGAGGAGCCGGTTCTATATCAGGTCTCGGAGTGTTCGTTTCGGGTTTTACTCGAACTTTCGAGCGATTGTTATGTCTTACGATTAACCAGCCACCGCAGACTACGACGAAAAGACCGATAAGAATGATTGCGATTGGGTCCATAGTTGTTCTTAATTTTTAGGGTAATACAAATCAATGACTGAAGTATTCAGTATTTTTATCGCTTCTCTCAGTTCCTTTCTGGAAAATCCAGTGAGGTGAGGACATTTAATGAAGTGTTCCCGTTGATTGTAAAGCATATCAGAGTCATCGTCCAGAATAATGTAGTTCTGGATCTGGCTCTTATCGAGGTATTCTTGCTGCCTCTCCTTTGACCAGTTAATTCTCTGGAAATCGTGGTCGTCTAACCATTTGTCAATCTCACAACCCCTCGGAACTGTGTATCCGGATTCCTTGCCAGAAATATGCATGCTTGGAGTTCGGTCAATAACCTCGCCAGTTATTCCTACTTGAGAAAAAAGAAGTTTCAATTGATCAACGTCTCTACCGTGTCTCCAAGTGGAACTCACTACGATTTTCGCTCCAGTCAGATCAGTAAGACGATTCAATCTCTTTACTGCATCAGGATCGAATTCATAGAATGGATACTGTGCGGCAATGTCGTCCATTTTAACTTCGGTCGATCGCCGCACGTACCAATCATTAGAGTTCAAGACTCCGTCTATGTCGAGGAATACTATTTTCATTTTATGTTGAGCGGCTTTGCCGGAACGCAACGAACTTTGATCTCTTTCTGCTTGTCCTTAGGATCAGAATTACATGTGCTCCATTGGTTGCAACTTTCGTCGTGAACCTTTACCTTTTCGTGAGGCATCGAATGCGGACAGACTCCGCACAGGTTTCCCAACTTACCGGCTTTATTACAGATGTACAGTTTCATCGTTCTCGTTATTTACAATTGTTTCAGGTAAACGAACTGGGCCTTTGTCAGATACGATTTGAGCAGTTGGCATAGGAATCCCTTTCTTATCGAAAGCTTCCTTAACGTTCTGGAAAATGCCTTTCATTACTTTATTCCATTCCTCATTATTCTTCTTGTCGCCAGGAATGTACGGCATTATGTCCATCCCGATCGTTTTAGCTGCAACGTGTTTTGCTCTTGGCAATAACGGCTTATCCAGTTCTTCCATGTTACCTACTTCTTTGTTTCGAGCGCAAAGGAACTTTGTTCGCAATGTGCCAAAAGGCAACGTTTGCAATTCTCTGTTCTTCGGTCAAGCGAGCGCTCATCTTCTTGTAGAAATCGCTCTGAAGCCAGTCAGGGTATTCCATGTTGCCACGAGTCTTGTTGCATTTCCTGCAAGCACAGAGCAAATTATTGACAACGCTGTCGCCCATCATTTCCCACCGTACGACATGGTCGACGGTCAATGGAACGTCATTAGCTCCACAGTACCTGCAAGCATATCCATCCCTACGGTAAACTGCCCATGAAACTCCTTGTTCGATGTTGCGTTGGGACTTACGAAGAACGACCTTGTGAAGACTGGTTATCTGTAAGGTGTCCAACTGATTAAAGATCTCTTGCAAGTCTTCAACTGAAGGAAACAGAGTTTCGGTATGACAGTCCATCCGTTCTTCTGGGAATACTAGAATTTCCTTGTAGTTTGCATTGCCTACTATGATACCAGCAATCGTGTACTCGTTGCCGTACTTTTCTAATTTTTCCTGGTTCATGCTGTTATTATTTCTGGTACGTATTCCATGAATGCTTCAACGTAATTGATGTCCTCTCCTCTGCTTGCTCTAACCATTCCTTTTTCCCATGGAGTCATTGATTCGAACGGTTCGTGAATATCCCAGTACAATTTCTCAAGTTTTTGAGCTATTTCGTATGGGATTCCCTTTGTTACCAAGTTCTGGGCAACTTCGCCAAAGAAATTGTTGGTATTGCAACAGTTACACAGAAAATGTTGACGAAATTCTCCATCGAACATGAATCCTAAGTTACTAGGTTCGTTTCTGTGTTCTGTTATTTTTCCGCAAGCATTGCAATGTATTAAGTATGTCTTACTCATTTTCGTAATTTTTACCTATTATACCGATTTCGCAAGGAGTTTTTCCTTTCTTGCGCTTGGATCCGGACCAAACCAATCGATCAAGCTCTTTGCTGAATGCTCGTCATTGACCAGTTTTACCAGAACGGGCTTGTGAATGATGTCCTTGTACTCTTCGTTCTCGAGAGCTGCAAGGCCCTTCTTGTACTCGATGTCCCAAGCCTTTGCTTTGTTCTTGCGTTCCCATGCAACGAATTCCTCGTCCGAATAGAAGAGAATGGTTTCCTTGCCCTTCTTTGCAACGACTAACGGAGTCATGACCTTGAAGACTCGACCTTGATTGATGAGGTCCGGCCAGTACTTGTTGAAGAAGTTTATGACCGAAGCAGAGATGTGGTCTCCGTCGGGATCTGCATCCGTGTACAGATAAATTTTTCCGTACCTTAGGGCGCTTGGGTACTCACCGAATTTTATTCCTAATGAAGCCATCAACTGGACGGCCTCATCATTCTTGATCACCTCGGTATTGGTCATTTCACTTACGTTGATGAACTTACCACGTAATGGGAATGCTCCGAACTGTTGAGGATCCCTGAACTTACGAACGGCAGATACGGCTGAGTTTCCCTCGAATATTCCGAGCACGCAACGTTGACGATCGCGACCCTTTGCATCAATGAGCTTCAGCACTTTAGCCGTTCCCAATGATTTGTTCAGCTTACGAAGTTCAGTACGTTCTTCCGCTGCTTTCTTCTGTTCGATCCAATCCAATAGTGACTGAACTACTGCAGATTCGAAAAGAGCTTTATTGAATTTGTCAGAAACTTTGTGAGTAGTTCCGAAGTCCTTAGGTTCCGTGATGAGACGAGTTTTTGTCTGGGAATCGAATGCCGGGTTTACGATCGTGCAATTCATGAACAGGAACATGTGCGCTCTGATTTCAGCAGGCTTCGCTTCGACCTTGTGTTTCTTCTTGATCATTGCTCGAATCGCTTCGACCGCTTGGTACAGAATGAAGTTCTCGTGAGTTCCGCCCTCTTTTGTTTCGATAGAATTGACGAACGTAACGGATTGAAAACCATCCTTTGATACGCCAATTGCGATTTCCCAGTCCTTCGACTTTTCCCATACGCTGTCCTTAACGTAGGTGTCAACGTATTCCTTGAAGGTCTTGAACTTGAATTTCTCCTTGTTGAACTCCAGCTTGAGTCCTGGATTGGAAGCGGCAATGTCAATCACGCGTTTGCGCATCATCTTCACGTGAGCTTCGTCGATCGTAGTAAGTCCGAATCTTTCAAGGTCCGGTTCGTATGTTATCTCAGTAAAGTGCTGAGTCATTGGTGAGATCTTCGGTTCGGTCTTCTTCGACATGTTGTCAGTGTAAATCTGAAGAAACCGATTCGTTCCGTCGGCAGTTTCGACCACGAACCTCTTTGAAAATATGTTGACTGCAGTTGCTCCGATCCCATTAGTTCCGGCAACGATTCGACTTTCGTCATCATCGAAGTTTGAACCAGCCCTAAGGTTGGAAAAAATCATTTCCGGAATCCACTGCTTGTGTTCCGTATGCTTGATTACTGGGATACCGCCATTGTCCATTACGGAAATGGTCCGATCGGTGACATGCACCTTAATGAGGTTCAACTTTCCACGTCTCTTATGTTCATCGACCGAGTTCGAAATGATCTCGTCGAAAAGCTTTAAGAAACCAGGATTGTACGTCAATTCCTCTTTCTCGTACATGCCATCAGTAAGGATCCACTCGCTTGCAGTGTGAGGCTTCGTGGAACCGATGTACATGCCTGGACGCTTGAGAACGTGTTCGATCTCGTCCAGTAATTGGTATTTCTCGCTGATTTCCTTGTGTTGCTTAGTCATATTATTAGTTGAGGGTCTCTACTTCCTTTTTTATCGAAGTGACGGTCAAAGTTTTGGCCTTTTCTTGGGAAATGGTTTCAAGGAATTTTTCGAGGGTCAGATCGCAGTACTCATCTGTCCAATCTCCAACGAAGTAAAGTTTCCTGCTTCCACGGATCATGCCGAAAAGAATTGGATCCTTTGCTTTCTCCTTCTGTTTCTTTGTCATCTGTGATGCATCGCCGGCCTTGTCAAAATGAAGGACAACATAATTGTCGAATATGCCTTCCTCATCGAACTTGTTTTTCAGGTTCTTTACTCGTTCCGGGATCGTTCTTGTGTAATTGCGCATCCATGTAAGCTTGATGAACCTTCCGTTGTTCTGAATTTCCTTGTAGAATTTAACAACGTCTTCCTCGCTCACGTACTTGATGGATTGCTTGGTTCTCTTAGCATAATTAGTAAGAGCAAGCTCGCGGGTAAGAGCTCCACGCATGTCCTTGAGTATTTCGAACAAGGCCTGCTGCCCATTTTCCTGGGCTTCGTTAACTGCATCGACGTAGAATGCCAGGTCCTTTTCTTCGATGTTGAGGTCGGCAACTGCCTTCTTGATGTTGTGAAAGAAGTTATCGATCGTCTCGTACTTGATAACGTTCTTCATTTTCTTATCGCGATATGTGAAGAGCTTGGCGAACCCGTGCCTGAGCTTGTTCTTCCATGTTGGGTTCGCTGTGAGCAAGTAATCGAGGTACTCTCCGTAAAGAGCACGTTCGTCCCTTCCGCTTCCACGAAAAGACAGGCGTCCGCTAGCAGTTCGGTTGATGAAACTGATTTCGTCTCCGTCGTCTATGTCTATCGATCCGCTAACCGTTGAAAATCCATTAGGGCCAGACCTCGGAATTTGATCCGAACTCCTTTTCTTTTTGAGATTCTCGTCAATGAAAAAGTCTTCGAAAACTGCTAATTTGTTGTCAGATGTTATCATAATCCTAAGAGTTAAAGGTTATTGTATTTCTATACAGGTAAAGGTTTTGGTTTGTTCAAACGTTCTGATATTCTATCTCTTATCATAGCAACTTGCTCGGCAGTTGGCTTGAAATCGTTCCAGTATTCCGGTTTTTTAGCGTAAATTTTCCAGTTATCTGCATAGCTCTGGATGTTGTACTTACGCCGCTCGCATTCATTACGAATTTGAAGGTACCGTTTGTACGTATAGAGCCCCTTGTCCAACCAGAATAACTCCTTGAAAGCAATTTTACCTTTCTTGATCTCGTAGAATGGAGTTGGAATGTCGTCGAACTTATTTTTAGCCAGCCTTTGAGCAAGGCGATGACACACTCGCTTGATTTCACGGTGTTCAGCAAGTAAATGAGCGCGTGTGAGTTCACGCACGGGGATTCCAGCATTGACTCTAGTCATACTGATATTATACCAATTTACTACTGATTTTGGAATTAACTGCCCTTGTAACGGTTAACTATAAAACCCGGGTCAGTTCTGAGGTTCTTTGGAAATGATTCTAAATCTCCGTCCTTCGGATTTATATTCGCATTTATCCATCTTAGGCCATTGATGTAAATTTCTGGTCCTTCTCCTGGTAAACCATTGATCATTACTCCTGGATCGCCTTTCCATTCTACATTTATCCTAACTCGTCTAATGTATCGAGTTTCGGTTATTTGCATTGCCCGCTGGTTTTTGGTGGCTTTAGTAGTTATCAAAAGACTACCATTGAATAATTGACGCTCAGTTGAAACAATATACCAGCCTTTTTCCTGCATCATTTTCCATTCAGGAGACCTCAGAGTTTCGTATATGCCGTATGTAATTGCTTGCCCAAGAATCGGATCTTCTAGGGTTTTCATTCCACCGCCGGCTTTCTTAATGATTTCTCTTTTCTTTGCTCTAATTGCATCGCTTGAAACTAATCCGGCGCTTTGCAATGCAGTCAAGTCCTTAATGTGTTCTAGATCCTCGCGCTTTTCATCATCATTAAGGTATCCCTCATTAACTAACTCATTGAATTTCTTTACTTTGCGAGATTTCATATTACATCCTTGATTTTCCGTAAATAGTCAATGGTGTTTCAACTGCTTGCCTTGCACGTTTAGGCAAAAAAGCACTAATATCGCTACGTGGATCAACTATTGCTTTTACCCAGCGAAATGCATTCAAGTATAAGTTAATTCCATCTCCTGGAATGTGGTTGATCACAACCTGAGCTTGTTGACCAGAGTTAGGGTATACTCTACGAACGTATCGATTGGTCGTTATTTGAAGGCCGGACCTTCCTTGATTTGCACTTATAATTAGAGTTCCATTGAACAAATGCCGATCGTTTGCAATGTTCTGCCAACCGTCCGCTTCAAGAGCTTGCCATTCAGGAGACTGCAAAGCACGATAAAGGTCCGGAGCCATTACTTCTCCGAGAATTGGGTCTTGCATCATTGCTCTTGATCCGCCAGCTTGCCGAACTATTTCATGGCGTCTCCGTTTGATTTGTTCAGGCTCTATCATACCTGCATCTCTCAATGCTATCAAATTGTCCATTTCGTCTTTAACTCCGCGTTTTTCATCATCATCTCGAAAGGCTTCGTTAACGAATTCGTGATAGTACTTTATTGGATTACGGTTCATCGTCAAAATGTATTTTTGCTTCTTTCAATAGAGCATGCAGCCTAGCGACTTCAGCAAAATCCCTACGGTCAAGAGCTTTATCGATCAATTCCTGAATCTCGCTTGGAGCCAAGTCAGCATCTGCCCTTCCGTGAAATACTTCAGGTTCGATGTCCCTTCCTCCAGGTAAAGTATCGCCATCTTCCTCGTCTTGGTAATCTGTGTCGTCAGCATACGAATCGGTGTAAGCAGGTTCCTGCGATCTCTGCCATTCATCGAGTTCTTCCTTGATGAGGTCGATTATCTTCTGTACTTTTTGCCTTGCGATTGGCATTGCTTCGTTTGCGGCAGCAATTTCTGCTTCTGATGGTCTAGGATCGCCTTCGACAATAGTCCTGTACAACGGAGCCGCCGTCCATATAAGTTTCATTAACTCCAGGAATTCCTTGTCAGGAAGGACCTCTGCATTGATCATCTTGCCCCAAACGTACTCTCTACCGTTCTCCATGTTCGTTACGTCAGGAAAGCTGTTCATGAAATCTCGTAGGTCTGCAGTCGTCAGCTTAGCGCGTTTTAGATCCTGAATCTCATCCTTCATTGTATCGGCATTCATGAACACCTTTGCAATGTCATCTTCACTCATGTGGGCTAATCCGCCCTGATTGATGAGACCGTAAATGCCCTTGATCGCTTCGTGAATGAGCATCGAAAAATCGAGTCCACGAACGATAATGGTCGGAACCGTGTTCTCTTCAGTAGGCTCGTCGCTTCCTTCTTCTTCGTCATCATCTTCCTTTTCAACTTCGTCCTCTGCCTTTGGTGGAGTCCATTTGATTTCGGAAGCTCCACTGAATCCATCTCCCTGTTCCCACATCTGCTGAGCAACTTCTTCTGGCATTCTCCAATCCATTGCAGTAGCAATGTCAGTGATCTTTATTAGAAGGTCTAGTATTTGCTTTCCTTGTGCTTCTCCGAAAATCTCGGTCATTCCATTGGTTGCAACTTCTCCAGTAAATAACTTCTTTGCATTGAGAGCTTCTCCCTGTGCGGTCATGTTCAGGATCTTACGCTTATGAATAGCGTTCTTGACATCATCGTCCTCAATCTCTTTGAATGAAGGTTCTTCCGGTTCCTCTGGTTTAGGAGGCTTCATCATTTTCTGAATGGCATCGTCAGTAGGAATCTTGATGTCAAGTTCAGTGTCTCCAAGAATCGAGCCGTACTGATCTAGAATGACTGCTTTGGCCAATTGTTCAAGTTCCTGTTCATGGCCTTTTTGCATGGCTTGAACTTGGTGAACGTACTGCATGAGATTCATCATGTCCCTACCGTACTTGCGTTCGATTCCTTGAACGTTATGTTCAGCTCGCTTATTCAGCGAAGCAAAATACTCTGGCGACATGGCCGGATTTTTCTGAATGTCCGCTTCGTTTATGAATTGCACGAAACCTTTGAATACTTTATCTTCCATTGAGGGCTTCTAATCTTTTTATAACTTCATCAGCTTCAGCTTTAGCCGGTTCCGGAGTTTTATGTGGTTGCCGTGTCGGAATAGGACCTGGCTTATTTGGAGTTGAAGGTTTAGTAGGGGTCTTAGTTGGAGTACGAGTTGGAGTTTTCACCGGAGCAGGAGCGTCCATCGTAAGAGATTCTAACAGAGCATCTATTTCTGAGTCGATTCGCGTGATCGATTCCATTACCGATTCGATTTGATCATCCGGCACTCCGAGACCCTGTAAAATCTCTCTCTGCTGCGGAATAGTATTTCGCAACTGCGGGAACTTGTTTAACGATTCTGGATATTTTCTAACAGTAGCATTGACTATTTTGAAAAGCGAAAGAGTTTTCTCAATGATTCCTTTCTTTTCCGAGTCGGTTGCTTCTGGTAAAAGTTCAGCCAATAAGTAAGCGGAGAACTTGGAAGCTACACCGTATTGAGAATACAACTCGACAACTTGTTCCCTTGAAAGGGTAGCAGTTATACGAGTTCTCACGATGTCCAAAATGATCAATAACGTTTCTGGAGTAGTTGCCGGATCCAATGTGTAACTCTGCTTGATGATATTGAACAGAAGAGTTTTAGTATCGTACTTGTTCAGACCAAGATCGTAAACTATCTTCTTCACCATCACCTCATTTTGGAACTGAGCTTCGACTGCGTGTATCAGTATGTCTGGGTATCCAAGATTGTGGAAGTGTTTCTGATACGAGCATCCACTTTGGCTAGGATGAACGTCCCTGCTCGCTAGAGCATTGCTAGCAGCATAAGAGGAATTAGTGCAACGACCGTCGGAATACTGTCCGAAGAAGTTTGAGTCGTTCAAATCATGCGAATTTGAAACGTTTCCAGAATAGTTCACAGTATTTCCAGTCAAAAATAGAGGAGATCCAGGATTCTCTGCGAAATCAAATATGTTTATCTGCAATGCGTTCGATGCATAACTTGAGAATGATCCACGATTGATGCACCAATTAGCAACAGCACAGAGAGCCTTTTGTGCTTTTTCAGTACGAAGGCTGAGGACCATGAACCGATCGTCCATGTAAAGAACTCCAGCTTCTGGATCAAGCTCGGCGATCTTATCCATTTTCTTCTTAACATCGAGGTTGGCATAACCCTTTATGAAATTAGCTATGTACTCGATAACTTCCTGGATCGGAAGGTTCTCCATCGATTTGATTTTCTGAAATAGCCTGTCAGTAATTTCCTTTCCTAATGCAGTCAATTGATGGGCAGATGCTAATAGAACTTTCTGCTCGCTTGGCTGTAACTCGCGATACTTTGCTTTTAGCCTGCTTGGCAATCTTTCTATTATCCACTTTGCTTCCTTTTCTCTGTCGATCGTTCTGATCTCGTCATTCAATGCTTCGAACCCGCTTACTCCGTTTATTTCTGGAGTAGCAGCGTACTGATCAATGCTTCTTGATAATTGCTGAATGATGTGCTTCTTAGTCCGTATCAGTCCAGCAAGTTCAGTCAAATCAGGCAATGGAATTCTCTGGTCGTAATGGAACTTAACGAAAGGCATGACGTATCCTGGTTGATCTCTCAATAGGTCTAATATAGCCTTGTAATCTTTAGACGCCAATGCTTTTTCGCGTTCTTCTGGAGTAAGATCAGCAACGTTCTTCTGCAGGTGGGCTGCCATTTTCTTTTGCATGTACACCTTTGCCGCAGCAATGTTTTCGTTTATTAGCTGATCGGTTCTTACCCAACCTGCAAATGATTCGACTATTCGCATATCCTTTTTGATTTCTTTTTTGAGCGGTTTCTCCTCTTCTTGCATTATCTTAGTATCGTCAGGTTTGAAACCTTCGTCCGAATAAATGGCGGAGTACGCTTTAGCTTGGAGTTTTATGAGCTTGCCAATGTAACCTTGGTTCCTTAGCTCTTTGAAGACTAGGTTTTCGATGGAGAATTCTCCCTCTTTCTGAAGGCTCGCATCTCTTGTGCTCGATATTTTCTTCTTGAGAACTTTCGTTCTGTCGAATATCAGTCGAGCATCTTCAATATCGTTGGCTGCAAGTAATTTGTTAAGTTCCTCTATTTCGTTCTTGTACGATTCGATCTTGTCCACAACGTAATGCATGTCAACGGTGGGTGGATTGTAGGATGGTTTGCTGACCCATTCGTCCTTCAATAGAGAATAGATTCCGGAGGAGATGGTGTGTTTCTTCTTGTCCTGAATGTACATTTCGACATTGTGTCCCTTTATAGAAACAGGATGACGTAAGTTCCATACGAACTTTAATCCTTCAAGAGCCTTTTGAACTAGCTCCACGTTATCGTCAACTTCAGCAAAATCCACATGAACATGAACGTCGAGATCTGAGGTGTCAGACCAGTTGTAGTTTGCCATTGATCCAGTAAGATGGATGTCAACGATTGGCGCGTCAATTTTAAGGTCCGCGTAAAAGTCATGAGCTATTTGTAAAAGTTTAGTTCGGACTGCTGGGTCGAACTTTCCGTTCTGCCAGAAATCCGGATTGAGAATTCGGTTGTACACCAACTTCTCAGTAACAAAGTGCGTAAAATTATTGACATGTCCCATTACGGTTATTTATTCGGTAGTGACGTACGGATTTATGTATCGCTGCCACATCTCTTCAGGAAACATGCTGCGATTATCACGTAAAAACGCGTAATACTTCGAATAGAACCGAGCTATTTCATCCTGCCCACACCGGTTAATAGGTTTTCTTGAAATATCTGAAGATGCGAGCTTATGATTTTCAAAATTATTTGGGTTGTTTATGTCCCCACTTTGTTTATGTCCGGCCAGGTCATGGGGATCGGACCAGTTGAAACAGTAGGACGGAATGCAATTGTCGTAATGTTCATTCAACTGACCATCATCCCTGAGCTTGGTGTACCAACTCAAACCCTCGTAACCGGAGATGTCAGTTCTGAATCCGATTTCTCTTATCCGATTCATTTTAGTTATCACGGAAGCTTCCATCGTATTTTGTGCCAATTCCATATGGTCTGGCCTAGCGAAAAAGCTTTTCTTAGGTTTCCAAGCGTCTTTACTTACTTCAGTTATCTTTTCGACAGCTTGCCTGATATGCCAAGGCAAGTAAACGTCATCGTCATCTGCTAGCATGAAGTACTCTCCAGACGCATGAATTATTGCATCTCGACATATAGCTCCTCGATTGGTGTAAGGTTTTGCAGTCCGATAGTCCAAGTCATTATTGACCACGATTATTCGACCGTCGTTTAGGGACTCGTCCAAGACAAGCTGGTTCTGCATGTCCGTGTTGAATATGATAAGTTCAGAATTCGTGTAATCCTGCTGCAAGAACTGTTCTATTATTCTTTCTACGCACCGGTATCTGCGGTAAGTCGTACATACGAAACTTACTTTTCCTGGAATAATTTCTCTGTCCTTAGGTTTCTCGAGAATCATTTGGTATGCGTTAAGCCTGACAATGTAATCTTTTTGCAAAAGGTACGGAATGACCAAGGCGCCTTTGCCAACGTATGTTACGTTATTATGAATGTCGTCTATGAGAACTAAAGCTCCATCCGCCAAAGTCCTTTCAGCAGCAATCATGGCCTTTAGATGATTGATCTCGGATCTTTTCAAATCATCCTCGCTTCCACAGTAATCCCATGCATCCAAGTAAAGGAGATCGATAGGCTCGTTGAATGTTTCAAGGAAAGCTATGCCATCGTCCCTGTGCAAATGCACGGAATCAGTCATTGTTCCAAGTCTGATGAGTTCTGACTGACAGAGATCGATGCACCTCTGATCAACGTCAACGCTATGCAGAGTTCCGCCGTACATTGAAACGAACGAACCGAATACCGTGGTAGAATTTCCGTCTCCATCAGGAGAATTAGCTCGCTGCATCCCAATTTCAACTATCATTGGATCCTTTTGGTAAATGAGCTTGCTTAGAGCCGAGATTATTCCGTTTCTTCCGGTGTATGGTATTTGAAAAGATTTTTCTACTAGCATATTTGAGGTTTCGTATTTTTACGCCTATTCAACGAATCTTTTATAATTGTCTAAAAAATGGTTTTTCAAATCGAATGGATATGGCCCCCTGATTCAAATCGTTATAACGTTATCTTGCCAACATAAAAGTTCACGAGAAAGAATGTATTTTCGATTAGGAAAATTAATGTACACGCAATCTATTGCTAAATTAATATCGTACGAATCGAACAGGCCTATCGTAAAATTTTTCATTAACAGCATACGCATGAGCCCCATAAAGACCATGATCATTACACGTTGCTAAATGCTCAGATATTTTTTCGCATTTACCATTTTGGTTTCCACCAAAATAAAAAATATCCCAATCGAATTTCGGTAATTCCGTTAGACATGCTTTGATTTTTTCTTCAAAATTGTCAATGAATACTCATTTGAAGTTGTTGTTCTCGTACGTTCATTAATGAGACACTATGCTGTTTTAGATACGTATATACATCAGAACGATCATCTTTTTCGAGGTCGAACTTTAAAAGCTTCAGTGCTAAATCTAACGATTTCTTTCGACCGATAGCCTTGCAATAGTTATCATTCTTAGAACATGTTGCAATAGCTGTGACAGTCTGTATTGGAGTTATTGTAGCCAATCCATTTACTGTCATATCTTTTTCAGATACTGTTATAGTGCAATGTGTCTTACCGCCTTTACTTTTCGGCATTTGTACCCGCTTATACAATTGTAAACCTTCGACATCCAGAGATGCGATAGTTGCTCCTTCTTGAGCTGACGCTGACGGCACAGAAGGAAGAAGTACTTTACTGATAGGTAAAAACGTTGTACCCATTCTACGTTCGTGAAACCAGTCAATTGTTACAATTCGACCAGTTGTTAGTATTACTCTCATAATGATGTTTGTTCTTTTTGGATAAAGATTTTCTAATCTTTTCATCAAAGAAAAGGATTTTGCCGCTAAGCGGCTCGGAACATAATGAAAAAAATTTACACATAATTGTCGTTTTTGAAATTATTAAACAAAGATACAAATAAGTTTTGGAATAAAAAACTTTTTGGAAATTATGTTAATAGCATATCATTTTCAGTTGGAAATATTCCAATTTTATCTGATGTGTGAAGCGTGGTATTGTGCGCCGGCATATATTCACATCCATCAGTACTTCTTTCGTTTCATTATTGATGCGAGTATTTTTCCGATTTCAGTATCGTCCTTATAGACGGGCATTCCGATGGATAAATGTTCGGTGTTTTTAAACTTGAATGCTAATTTCATAATATTTGCGTCAAGGAAAGGGAGGAATTGACGCCCGTTTTTAAATTATTAAATAATATCTACTTTTGTTAAATTGTTTATAATATGTCGAATAACCGCTATATGGCGGTTAGCGACCTGTTATAAACAATAAAAATTATTCATTAGGCATCAGTTCCTTTTTAATAATTTCTACCATGTCATCAAATGAAATTTTTCGTTCATCTGCTTGCTGTTGTATATATTCTTTACTTAGGTGTATATAATTGGCACTTGGTTTTCTATTTTTATAAATTTCATTTGATGCCTTAATTATCTTTTCCATTAATTTTTACATGTTTATAACAACAAATATAAAACATTGTTGTTGTAGTTTCATTTATATTATACATAAATAATTTACTTTTGTTACATTTATTTGGTTCTATGTTGCAACGTTTTATATTTGCAGTCGTTATAAGTAATAAAAATATTAGTCTCGCATCTAATTGTTACCGTTTGTCAACGCCTCAGTTTACCTTTGGAAGCTTTCTGGGTACTACCAGCCTATTTTTACATACTTATAACAAAGTATAAATTCAATATTAAAAATTATTATGAATTTTCTACCTCTTTTAACATTTCATCTAATTCATATTTAGTAAAAAATGTTTTAGATGATGTAATTACTTTTCTACATTTTAGATACATAGCAGTTCCTTTCCATTCGGAAGTGTGTATCTCATTTTTTACTAAATATTCAAGTGCTTCTATTTTAGTCATTTGTTACATAATTTTTAATATTAAATTTATACTCAACTGTTATAAACAATAAAAATATGATAACATTGCTACTAATCCTATCGCACCAATTACACCACAAATCACTACAAATCAATATTGCGTTTTATTTCTTCAAAAGAAAGTTCTTTAATCTTTCTTTGTCCGTATATTTCAGCTTTTAATCCTCTACAATAAGGGCATTTAAAGTTGCAATATTCTGTAATAATCATTTCACATCTTTTCATTTGCGAAGTTTCGGAAGTATTTAAAACACGTTCGTCCGATAATGTATAAAATCCTATTTCTTTTAAGTTCATCGTTTTAATTTTAAAAATTAATAAAAACACCAGCAGGTAACAACGGGTATAAAACAGTTGGGTTTCAGTGTGTTATTCAACTGCGTAACCCGTTGCAAGTTTGGTTCGGTTTGATAGGTTACTTCTTCGCAATCCCAACCGCTTTCATACCCGCATCCGTTATATGCAAGCTTAAAAACGTGCATCTAATCAGACATATCAATATGCCAAACGATTTTACACTCATCACATATCTTGACAACATCGGTGCATCTGCATAGATATAATGAGTTATCAAATTCACGCCAATGTTTTTCGTTCCTATGGTCGTGGTGTCCAAGTTCCACACAATTAGCAATCTCTTTACTATTGCCTTTGTGTAATTGCCATCCTAAGTCTTTATATCCTTCGGGCAGCTTCCATGTTCCTGATTTCGGATTTCTTTGTAATGCCATTTTGATTTTAAATAAAAGCCAGCATATAACCCGTGGTATAGTTAATTGCCGTGTTTGTACTAATTTGAAGCGTTACTACTCGCTTGTAATTCTTTGTAATTTGATAGGAAAATAGCTCGCAATCGGCAACTAACCATACCACCAACGTTATAGCCAATGCTACAACAGTACCCAGCTAACAGATTTTACCCATTCCTTAAATTCCGCCTCTTGTTTTTCTGCCTCACTACATTCAAGAGGACAAGCATCAGACGAACTTTGCCAAAACAGTTGAAGTAAATCGCCAATGGGCTTGTCCGTAACATTCAACCCAACACTGCTGTCTTTGAAATGCTGTAAATCTTTAACATACTTTTCATAACCAATTGCTTGCTTGCAAATATTCCTTGTATTCTTCTTTTGAGTTAATTCCATTAGGCATACATTTTTTGTTCAAAGTTCTGTAAAAGTTCATCCGCTATATCAGAAAAATTATCGGCGTCAATCGCCATAAATGAATCTCCAAGTTCTCCGCAAGAACCTGCTCCGTATAATTTGGTTGCGTGTGACTCCGTATGCAAAGGCTGTTTCTTCAGTCCAATCGTGGCAATAGAAGAAACACTTGATTGCTCCGATTATCCTTTTCATTCGACTTCCTCGTCTCCATCGACTGAAGACTGCCATTCGTTCAACATACGGGTGAAGCTCTTTACTATTGGGTCGTACGGCTCGCTCTCGATAATCTTCACGCATTTTCCAAGCGCGAATGCACAGCCCATATCGAAATGGATTCCCTGAGATTTCGAGCTGTAGAAGATGTGAACTTCGTCAGATTCCTCGATAGCGTTCAAGTTCTGCGAACAACTCTCCAAGCCACTGTCTTCCTGATCGGTGTCACGATGTGGCAAATGAACTGTGTGACCTTCCTGTTCGAGAACAGCTATGTGATCTTCCAGTTTCTTACGGTGCTCGTCGTCCATTCCGCGGACGCTGCAAATTACGAAAATTTTCATGGTGTTTGATGTTATGTTTCAAAATAAGCTTCGATAGCTTCTTGTACTGAGTAATAGATCGGAAGGCCTAATGATTCAGCTAATTTTACTTCCTCATCGGCTCCCTTACTTTCGCCCGGCAATCGCAAAAGGCAATCGCATGCTTCGACCCATTCGTTGTCGAGCGCTGTCCAAACGGTATACGGCCTTGGATGAGCCATGTGCTGAAAATGAGAGTAGAGCGGAACGAATGGAGCAAAACCTGCATCCATCAATTTTGCGGCAGCATCCATTTGATTCTTAACGTTGACTGCAACGTCTCCGACGGTGTATGGACTTGCAATGTAAATTTTTATCATGATTTGGGTTTTAGTTTGGTACGACTGTTGGACCTCCGACTATCAAGTGACCGAGGTCTGGATCTATTCTCTGCCGCTTTCTAGTTTCTTCCTGAGCTTTCAAAGTTTGTTCTATCATAGTTTCTACCTTCGGATCATTGGGATCAAGCTTTACAGCTTTGAACTTTCCTGGCTTGAAGAAGCGTTTCTTCTTTGGCACCTTAATCTTCGGTGGTTTGGTAGTTGTTGTCGTCACATCTGGTGCCCTCTCGTATAACTTTATCTTCTCGAAATAGAAAACTATATCTTTCTTTGACTTCCTCACCAGGCCGAACCTGGTAGCAATTTTGAATTGGGTGGAGTATTTCTGCAAGCGATCGAGCAGCTTTCCGATTTCTGACCTGAAGGTCTCGATGTCCTCTGCACTCTTGTAATTGTTGCATGACTGACATGCAGGCAATAGGTTGTCTATGTGATTGACATCGAATTCAGTTAAGTGTTCCAAGAACTTAGGAACTCTGAACTTATTCTTGATCGTTGTCAAAAAATTTCTTTGGGATATTACGTGATCGACAGTCCATCTCTTTCCGAGAGTGTCTCCGCAATACGCGCAGTTACCTCCGCACTTATCATGGACCGTCTTTCTTGTTGTTTTATTCATTCACTAGTATGCATTTAGTCATCTTATACTACAAAAAAAGTCGGAAGGTTTCCCTCCTGGCTTCTCGTATTCAATTCGCTGGTTTTCTTACTTGGTCTTCAGGTCCAGGCTGAGGTCTTTGGCGGCTTTCGCTCCCATGATTTCCATGAAATTGAAGGCTCCATTTCCGCCGCCAGTTCCGGATCCACGCCTACGTATGAAGGTACGATGTTACCCTGGTACTTGCTCATCGGAACGGGCAAAGTTCCAGTGGTGGCGTTTTGCGTATTTGAGCGTAGCCTATAATTTCCATGTTAGGAATTGTGTTAGAAATGTAACAAATCTCTCGGACGAGAGAAATGTGCCTATTCGTTTTCGGTCAGTCTGCAACAACGGAACGAAATCATGAAGTTCCGGTGAGTGTCTGCGAACTGACAACGATCGTTTCGGCCATAGAGTTTGTTTCAGGAACATACACAGAGCTCTGTGTAATTCTCCACTGCAGCTCCTTGTTCTTCTGTTCGATGAACTCATTGATCTGCATGTTCATCTTGGCCATCTCTTCTGGATCACATGTCACAGTGACCATATGCAGCCTATGCACAAATGTCCTTGAGTGCGTCATCGGGATTCGGTGAATTGACAGCACCCAGCCATGCTCTCTGTTCGAAGAACTCGATCTTCATGTCGATCAGTGACTCGAACTCTTCGTCACTGATGCTTGCATCGACTCTCAGGACATTGTACGGTGCACCAGTGTTCCCAAGATTTCGCTGCTCGATCATGATCGAGCAGCCATATTTCTCCAGCTTCCTGATCTTCGGAGCCAGTTTAATTCGTCTCTGTTCTCTACTATTCATTTGATCATATTCGTTTTGTAATGCCATATTTATTTCTTTTTGAAAAGTCAAAATCAAATTCTTCCCATTGGAAAGATTTTCATCTGGTGTCCCTTCATAATCTCCATCGTTTAGTGGCCTTCTCGGCCTCTTCCTCGAGGGGTCTGCAGAGGCTGTCGGTGACCTGCTTGGCTAGCTTCTCTGGGTCGTAGGTGACTGTCACTCCGACCTTCGTTATGTACGTCGTCTTCATCTATTACGTATGTGAATGGTCTGTGTCTCTTCCTCTCGGTCTGAGCGATGGCTCGTTTCAGCAGACGATCCGGTTGGTGGTTCCTTCCTGGTCTCTGCTCCAGAAATACATCGTGCAGTCCTTGTCAGGAGGACGGGCTGCAGTGATCTCAGGGTAAAGGACTGCAATCTTCTTGCAGCTCTCCATCGTCAAGTATCCGCCGTTGAACATGCCCTTCAGCTGTGGGCTGACGTAGAGGATGGCTTCGCAGATTCCGATGCTGCTTCCTCCGAGGACATTGTGTCCGCTTGTCTGGGAAACATGACTGGCGTCTTTCCGGAAGACTTCCGGGGCCAGTCTGTACGTCCTGTTCCGGCTGACCTTTCCAGGCACCTTGTACTCTGCAATCCGGTCTTTGAAGCTCATGTTGGGCGGTTGTTTGTCTGTGGTAAAACTTAACATATCGTTATTGGTTTTTATGATTATTTGAAAAAGAATTCGAATGCTTTTATTATGATTGACATGCTAACTTCATGGTAGATCAACCACTTCAACCAAACTAATGGAGCAAGAAAAAAGTCCACTACTGCCCAAAACACGTTGTGGTGAATTTCCATGCCAACCACAGCAGTTGCTAAAGAGAATAAAGTGTACATCAATCCGCCCTTGAAAAAGGTTTTCATTTTGGTTATTTTGAAGAAATTGTACAACAGATTCGTTACAATGGCCTGATAATTTCGCCAACTACTTCATTTTCGAAGACGATGATCGTGCGTCTTGGATTGCTCGTGATCAGTAAGAATCCCTTGCGATCGAGAGTATCGATCTCATAGTCGAACTCAACATGAGGCCTGTATGGAAGCAATTGACCGTTGAACCGATCTGCTAATGCTTCACGGATACCTTTGAACATGCGATGAGTCTTAGGAAGACCTTGGCATACGAGCAAGTACCAGTAACAATTAGAAAGATGTTGGTGGTCAATAGTCGAAATGGAAATTTTCTTTCCTTTGAATGTCAACCATGAATCCGGAAATTCTGTGTTGAATCTCCAGTAGCTGTCCGATCTAGGAGCAGCAATTGGATCGTAGCTTGAACAGTCGTTATCATGGCCCTTAAGACCTGATTTGCACGAATCGTAATGGCGACATGAGTCGCACAGACATGAGTTATTCATTGGTGACTTTTTTATATACTTTACTTCAGTTATCATAGAAAGGTCAGATCTTTAATATCCTTTGCACTTGGACCATTAGAATAGAGAACCCTACGAAAGCGTACGCCTAACCTTCTGCTTATCTCAGTGACAAAAGTTTCAGGAGTTTCGAACTCCATTACAGTTCCTTCAATTGTGAATGCATACTTCTTCATTTGTTCCAAGCAAGTTACGACTAAGTTGCAATCAACCGAATCATTGAAGGCATTGCGTTCCCTACGTAGAGCATAACGCAAGAGATCGAGGTCGAGCATCGAGGTTCTGAAATTTCCCTGAAACGTATTGGTCACGTTTGTCTCATTGGGATTTGGATTCACAATGTCTTCCTTGTCAGTGTTCGTCATTGGCCCGTTCCCGTGTCTTGTTTGATAAGCTCTGGTTACGAAGTAAACGTCGAGCATGTTCGGGTTAACTTGGGAAATGACATTGGTAAGATCGGTCTTTCCTCTGGTAACATGTGGAAAGATCCCGTAATCTTGGTCGAGCATCAGGCCTTGAGATCCTTCGAATACCATTTGGCCTATTGAAGAGAGATGATCGACTATTTTGATGTTGTTAATGAATGGCAAAATATCGCAAGCTGCTAAAAATTCTGCCATGTACGGATAAGCCTTTGGGTTTTTATCGTAATACTTTATGACGCTGTTCAATTTTTCCTTAAAAACCGAAGGAAAAAGAAGGTCCACTGCTTTTAACGAATAGAATTCTTCTTCACGCTTTAGTGTTCGACCGAATCCGGTTCCACACGTTCCATTCTGCATGTCATTTATCTGATTTGATACCTTATCGTATGGAGTGGTAACTGGGCATTCGTCATTGATGTAAAGAACTGGCTGAACGCCTTTTGCCAGTAAAGCTTGGTACTCTCGTATTATTGCAGGTGGGTCTATTGTGCAGGACTTTCCCCAATAGGTCGGAACTCCGTAAAGAGTTCCGGAACCGAAATTAGAAAAGACATGGGCGACACCGTTCCGATGAACGGTGTGCCCTGCCTGTTGTCCTCCTGAAAACCTAACTACTGTTGCAAGATTCGGATCGCCAATTTCTTCGACTAAAAAGTCGGTCGTTAGACCTTTACTTTCGTCGCCGAAGCCAAGGCCGATCACCACTTTATGTTTCAACATCGATTAGATTGTTAGAAAGCTGTTAATTATTCCGTGATTTCAGGTTCGTTGGCCGGAGTTGTTTCGGCTTGAACCGGAGCCGGTGTAGGCTCTTGTTTTACTTCGGGCTCTACCGGTTTCGGCAGGCTTACGATTGGATCGATACTTCCCATGTTATAAAACTGGATTATGTTCGGGTTTGTCTTCTGGTTTTTCTGCCGTTTGTGGTTTGCTGGAAACCGGTGAGCCGACTATCACTCTTTTCGAATTTTTAAGAACGAGATCCGAGATGATCCTTGGGATTTCACGGAAATCTTTCACAACGATAAGGTTCTCACCCAGAAGCTCTCGCCAACCGGCAATTACTGATTGGTTCGATCCGGTTGGAGTTTCAGCAATGTGCAGGTGATACACATTGTATTTCTCGCTGGCTTTGGAAACCAGTTCAGCTGCAGAATAATCTCTGTACTCGCCATTTCCCATGATTCTGGTCAAGTCTCCAGCTCTCAAGCTGCGATGACATGGCTCGTCTCCAATGGTAATGAGGATACCTTTCATGTTCCGCTTTTCCATGGCATCGTGCTGCGTGTGGAAACCTGCGAAGTAATAAGCTAGCATGTAGCTCTCTCCGCCATTTCCGCCGCCGCCGCCCTCTAACCATACTGAAGTCAGCCACTTGTCAAGCAGTTCGTCGCTGCTTTCAAACTGTCCGATTTGGAGTGGAGTGCGATCGTAGAGATGATCACCGATCGCGACGAAAAGCAATTGAGGATGTTCTACTCCGGCTTCGATGATTGTTCCCATGATGGTTGGAAGTCCGTCCTTCACGAGATCGTGAGGAATTCTTCCCATTGATCCGGTAACATCAAGGCCGAGAACGATAGGTACGGAAATAGGATGCTCATCCGAATCGCGAGATTCACGGAGCATCACTCCGCTCGGGTCCATGAGACTGTGAACTTCGCGCTGGACGAAGATCTGTTCGACGGATTTGGTCTTATATCCTAAGGATTCTGACCTTACCGAACGACTGTGTAATGAATAACCGCCGCCGCCCATGATTAAACTGCTATTGCGATATGTTTTCCGAAGAGTTCGGTGTACCTTTTGCAGGCCAGACCGTACAGAATTTCGAGATCACGAATCTCGCGGCCGAACTTCAGGTCTTCATCTGCGAATACGTCAGCATCAATTGTGTTCGCTGGTTTCAAACTCATTGCGCTGTCAGGAGAGAAATCCAATGCGGATCTCTGTTTCATTTTCAATCTTTTCAGCTTGAGGCCCATGTCCTCAACTTTACGACGATAAACAGTTTCAACTTCCTCGGTGATTTCGAGAGCGCGATCGGCTTTGATCTGCTTGTTCGAGCGAACCAGCGATTCATTGAATAAACCAGTAGCTTCAGCTTCCGGCCCAGTTATGGTTTTTTCTAATTCGTCCATCTTGTGGATTTTTTTTTGTTGGTGAATAATTAATTGAATTATACAAGCTATTTGTAAAAGGTTTCATTCCAAGTGAAAAAATAAACTTATTTCACTTCTTTTATGGAGTTTGCTGGAGTTCCATCGCACACGACGATGCGTTCCTTAGGAAAATCGTCAGTGGCTCTGGTCTCTTCGATGACAACTTTCTGCACGCCCATGATTTGCAGGCCGTACTGAATGATGATGATACGATCTCCGACATTGAATAGGTTTGCCGCAGCTCCGTTCAAGCAGATTTCTGATTCTTCTCCTTCGATGACGTACGTTTCAATACGTGCAACGTTTTCCTTATCAAGGACTTGCACCTTGTCTCGTGCGTCCATCCAGGTTAATTTGAGAAGATCTCGGCCAATTGTTATGCTTCCCTCGTACTCGAGGTTGGCCTGAGTTACCACGCAATTGTGGATTTTCGATAGCATTCTTTCTTTGCCGTACATGGCTCTAGGATTTAATGATGTAAGTGTTCAAAAAGATTTTGCGTGCGACGATCCATGCATCGATAGGATTCGTCCTATCCTGACAGATGAAATCTCCAACTTTGCAGAATTGTCTGAGACCATCCTCGTGTTGTTCTCCATACTGTCCGATGATGTAATAGTTACCATCACTCTGACGATTCGGGTGAATGTCGGGGTCCAGAAATGAATCGGCGAACTCCTGAGTTATCTCGAATACGTTCACCGCGTTTCCTGGCCTAGGTTCGCATACAAGCCAACCATCGTCATTGATGTTTTTGACCTCGTAGGTCTTTAGTAATTTGCTAGGCATTTGCTGCCATGCATCTCCGGCTTCTCCAACACAGATAAGGACCCCGTCCTTCAACGGTTCCTTTCCTTCGAGTGTGTCCACCAAAAATTTGTTAGTAACAGTTCTATCGACCATTACTGAAATCAACGGTTTAGCAACGATTGGTTTTGATTTGGATCCAATCCGCCAGTCCGTAATCTTTGATACTTCTAATCTCATTCCATTTGCAATTTTTTTACGAGGTAGTAATCCGGGCCGTACTTTTCAAGAACCGATCCGCGTAACTGAGATATTTCGTCGGGAGTTAAGTCCATCACACAAACGTCTATAAGCTCATGATCGCTAACCTGAAATTCAGATCCAGCTTGAGGAAACAGGTAAATGACTTTCTTTTTGCCCTTCGGTTGCAGAGCTTTCATGAATTGGATCATGGTACGAGATATTACCTTGTTCTTATTATACTACGAATATTCATCTCTGGTCTGATAAATAATATCATGAAGAAGCTGAAGTACATCAAACTGTTTGAGAACCTACATCCGAACGAGCATGAGGAAGACTTAGAATCAGTTCATGCTTTAGTAGCATCAGGGATGTTGGACGACAGTGAAATCATTCCGATGCTTCTAAAACTGAATGCAATATCTTGGGAAAATACTGCTCTCATTGAGATTCAAGGAGAAAGCATAGCCGGAAAGTTGAGCTATCGAGCAAGACTTCAGTTCGCTGGACGACAGAGGTACTTCAATATGGATAAACGAGAACAATTATCTAGCGATACCGTTATCAGGTTAGCTAAAGCAGAAGCCGTTGCAATGGGCGCGGACTTTGCATGGAGATCTAATAATCTTTTCGCAACTCTCTACGATTTACAAACCGGAAAAGATTTCAACATAGAGAACGTTGGTACTCGGCAAGTCATGACGACTATGTTAGGCGTCAATACCAGCAAACTAAGAGAAGATCTTGATGTTTCCGATTTGGAAAAGTCAGACGAGTACATTGAGCTCGCAAAAGTCGGATTGACTTCACGTCAAGTGACCGTCACTGTTCATACTGGATATTTCATGGATGATGAAGAACTCGATTATGATAAAGTTGGAGAGAAATATGCAGACGAAATCAAAAACTGGACTGGAAAAAATGGATTGAGAGTAATAAAAGGAAATGTCGAACTGAATGCAGATGCAGGTAATAATTACTATATGACTGGCAGCTTCACATACAATGTCATGTTCAGCGATCGTTCCGTCCTGACCATAAAGACTTTCATACAGAGAAGTTCGGAAGTAGTCGAAGAGTACTCAATCGTCAAGGACAATCAGAAAGTAGATTTGACTGGCATTTACATAAAGTTCGAAGAGGAAGGGACTTATCTTGATCCAATACACGACGAGAATGGAGATCTTATCATCACCCAACCTTTAGACTTCGTGGTTCAATACAGTGGCTTATACTAAGCTGGAGTTAAATCAATCGTTCCAACTTCCCACCAATAGTCTTCGTATATTTGAACAGTCCATTGAGAAGAAGTTGCTGTCCCAAAATTTCCCGTGCTGCTCATAGTCAATGATCCAGTTCCAGAATCGTATGAGGTTATGGTTCCATAAAATGCAGCTCCAGTTGCTCCAACATATACTCTAACTCCTGGGCTTAACCCGGTTTTTTCAGTCTCTATAGTAAATTTTTACTTGCTTTGTTCGCCATTGATCCCAGCGAACACGAGCTTTCCTTCTTCGAGCGCTCGTTCTCCTTGATCGGTCCGCCTGACCTTGAGTGCAGGAAGATATAGCCGGCATTCAGGACAGCCTTGAGCTTATGGGCAAGTACTGCATCTTGGGTGGACAGCCTGTCGGTGACAGCTTTCACGGATTCCTTTAGGGTCGGTTTCATGTTACTGAAGTTTGGGTTCGAAGTGATCGTGCCTGAAGCATGCTGCGGACCCGTCTGTTGGGTCATCGAGCTGGCAGGCAGTATTGGAATTGAGTTCTCCCTAGTACATGCATTTCGAGCACATGACTATGTCGTCTTCCGTGCTTATTCCCATGTTCCTTAGGATGTCCCTGACCATTGCTTCGGATTCGGCTCGAGTCTGGGTCTTCTTTCCCATGAACCAAAAATCCATCATTCGTCTGATCTCTGACAGCTTGGTCGTTCCGATCATTATCTTGTTAGCCATCGTTTTGGTTTTAGAGTTTCATGCGAATGGGGGTATTGCTGACTTGCACTCGTAGTAGACGAAGCGCTCCCTTATCTTTTTTTCTATTCTTTCTTCGAAGCTCATGGCTTGTTCGTTTTGGATTTCTTTTCCATCTTACGAGCTAACCTCTTGTTCTGGTTGAACACTTCCTTGCTCGAAGTCGTCAAGTAAGGGGTTCCCTTTTCCCTGGTGTCCCCTTGCCTGTAGCAGTAATAGGTGGTCTGTTCCAAGAAGATCTGGCCGTTTATGACAGTCTCTTTTACCATGGCTCGTTTCTTTTGCTACTAACCTACCAAAAACCCAGGTCCCCGGTCCAGATGCCCGCCACCAGCACAATAAAAAATATCAGATAAAGAATAAGACTAACAGCTACATCAGACTCGTCTTCATAGTTACTATCTTAGATACCGACATAGGTACTAGGGTACCAGACATATCAGGTACCATAACCCGTTTTATAACGACCCTACCTGGACTAGGCGCTAAAGCGCCATGAACAAGCTGCACCTGTTCTAGGGAGTAAGGTACCCCCGAATCCTGGCCAACCCTACCCAGCCTAAACTTGACCTTGCCGCAAACTTGGCCCAGTCTAAACTTGGCCCAGTCTAAACTTGGCCCAGTCTAAACTTGACCTTGCCGCAAACTTGGCCCAGTCTAAACTTGACCTTGCCGCAAACTTGACCTTGCCGCAAACTTGACCTTGCCGCAAAC